TTTCTTAGTTCTTTTTTCTTTGTCTGTTTATTCATCACCCAATCGACCACTGGGAGATTTATTGGACACACTCTGACACATACCTCACATGCTATACACTTATCAAACTCGTAGTGTATGCGTCCTCGGTATCTTTCAGAGGGTATTAGTTTCTCATAAGGATACTGTATTGTTACAGGTCTTCTCCTCATGTGATCGAAGGTCACAGATAGACCATCGAACAGATATTTAGCAGTATCTTTAACTTCCTTTATGTAATTAAAGATTCCTTTAATCATGCTTTTTTATTCTTATAGAGAGTAACACCCCATACTGCCAGTCCTAATACCACTAAGGTACTAATTGCTGTAATAGTAGGGAAAGGATAGTCTACACCAGGTGCTTCCCATGTTCCAGGAAGTAAGTAGACTGAAGGTTTAGATAGAAAAATCATGACATTGGATGGAATAAAAGGTCTGGGAAGAAGTAATTAAACTCTATGAGTATTACTGCTGTAATAGTTAGCCAAATAGTTGCTACAACTGGTGCAGATCTAAACCATTTTGTATAAAAGATTTTAAAAATTGAATTCATTTCTTTGTTGGATCTGGAAGTATAAATGGTGGAGCATCATTACAAGATGATGGTCCATACTTTTCATACTCTTTGTATCCAGTCATCTTACCACTTGTCTTCATTAAAGCAGACATAAAAGCAAGAAGAAGGAACACTGTAGGAGCACCAATAATAAGTGCTGCACCAAATATGTAACCAACAAGGAACTCAGGTATTGAATGATTACCTAAGAACTCATGATTATTTAACAAAAAATCAATCATCGTTGAACATCGTGAGCACAACCATCACCAGTATAGTCATCACTATCATAATAACCACCCTTTGTACCAAAGTAAAGTGTCAATGCTACAAAGGGAAGTGATGCAAATATCAAGAAGGTTTCTAGAATCATGAATAATATTTCACTGCTGCGTCATAGTATGACCCCATGTTATGATCAGCAACACCATCAAATCTGGTGTCCTTCTCGTCTTTTAACTTGATGACTGGATGTGTGTGTACATATCCTGCTAGCCATGGTGGGGTTCCAGGTACTATATCATCTCCATGAACAAAACGCAAGTGCTCAAGATCCTTGATCCTCCTACGTAGTCTGCGTCCACCTGGTCTAGGTGATCCAGCAGTTACAAGTGCAATATTCTTATTGCCTGACTCCCATAACAAGTCTGCAATAAGTGTTGCGGTAGCTCCACCAAGAGAATGACCTGCAATAACAAGCTTTCTCTTAGGATCCAATCCTTCATATGCTACCACTAGTTCTGCTAGTGTCCTGTTAGCATTGTTCTTGAATCCTCTGTGACAATCGTCACGTTTAATAAGAAACTTTAGATTAGTGATCCAATCTGTTGTTTCATTCGTACCTTCTACAGCAAGAATGGTATGACCTTCCACCTTCCTACTGACAAGAAAGTCTTTTTCGTTAGGGTAAACATCCCTACAGCACCTTAATGCTTCTAATACAACCTCTTTTGATAAAGTCATTATAAATTTAGCTACTAGAATATATAGTCTGCTTCATTAAGCACCCTTAACCATCTCCTCAACCCTTCTGGGTAAGGAGTGTTTGGTATAGGTGTAACATAATCAGGTTGTAACTTTAAAAAAGATACCAGACGTTCACACTTATTTTCTGTCGTCTCTGTCTGCGTCATTATTATTACCTCTTGGTCCATCAGGGACTTTTGGCATCACTTCAACAGTTTTTCTTTTCTTTTTTCCTTTCTTATTAACAGGTAAAGTGTCACCTACTGGCAATCTATACTCTAAAAACTGTCTGTATGATTTCATTTCACATATCCCATAATTTTTTTAGCTTTCTTTCTCTGCTTCTCTTTAGTAGAACATCCTGACTCTTCTTCAATGACAGGCTTGTCCTCAATCTCCCACTTCTCACCTGTAACAGTGTAAGTAGTTTTATTTAACTCACTTAGTTCTGTAAGAATCTTAGTTGCTTCATCCCAGAGTTCTGCCTCTCTTCCTTGTGCTTCTTCTCTGGCAACTACATTAGTATAGTTGATTGCTTGACCATTAGTTTGTGGAACACCACCTGACATAGATCCTTGCCCCATAGTCATGGAACCCTTTAGTGCAACAGCAGGTTCACCACCATTAGATGTTGCTTTAGGATCTTTTGTGCTACCATCATCAGGTTTCTGCTTCTCTATTGTAGGAATCGAAGTTGATGCATCAGATGCTGGTGCAGGAACTGATCCTATTGGTGTGTCAAATGTAGCAAAAGCAGTACCACCCTGCTTCTGTCCTGTAGGAATTTCTTCCTCAGCAATCGAAGTGTTCTGGAAACCGTCACCACCAGACCAACGTGAGTAAGACTCCATGAGAGCCTTAGAAAAGTCGTCGTTATGTGCGAGACTGTTAACTGTCTTCTGCTTTTCCATGTCTAAAATTGAAGAGATTTCTATGATCTATTTATAGTACGAATATCCTTTACCCATGCACGAAACATGTCTCCACCCTCTGTCACACAAATAACGTAGTTGACACCTGTCCTATGGATGGTTCCCTTTTCACCTGAAACAGCATTCATTACCCTATCACCAACAGATAGTCCTTCAGCATGTCTATGTTGCTGACGTATAGCCTGCTCTCTCAGTTTTCTAAAGTCTTTCATTTATCAGAGATACTCTCAGAACCACCTACAGAGAACGGATTGTACTTATCTGTGGCAATCCTATACATTTTTTCATGCATAGTTATATCATCAGCGATCTCTTCCTCTGGTCTAGGATTCTCATTAGGGTCTTTTGCAATAGGCATAGTATCATGGGGGTGTGGAACGTCATCAAACCAATCATCAACTGGAAGTCTGTGTAGGATTTTCATTTGAAATTTTTTGGTAGATTACTTTTGATTTCACTCATCAAAGTCATCACATCTTTGTCATTTAAAGTGGGTATACCTGCCTTAAATGACTTAAAATCACCAGCAAATGCTGCACGTCTCATCTTTGTACCAGATATGGTAAACGTATCACCGTCTGCATCTCGACTACCAGAAGATTTTATCTCTATAGTACGAAAAGTGAAGTCTTTATGATTATATTTATGCACCCACTGCATAGCATTAACCCTATCAGACCCTACAAGAAATACCACCTCATCATATCCAGACATCATTATATTCTGTAAACATGCTACTGGATCTGCCTTCGGAAGACTGAATATTTTACCTCTATGCTCTGGAAACATCTTGTTCATCCAGAATAATTTTCTATCAGGTGGTAATGGGTTACTACCTTTAGTGTCATGAGTGTGTGAAATATAGATTCTATAGTCCTCACCATTAGCAGTACGTTTAACATTACTAAAATTGTCCTTATGACCTGTAGTAGGTGGTTGAAACCTACCAAATGTGAAGTAGCACTTGTTACACTTTAACGCCATGACTTCGCTACAGTAAAATTATTGTATGAAAACTCAAGACGGTTAACAAATTTGATCATATCTCCGTCTTTATGCATAACATATCCCTCTGGACCAGTAACTTTATAACCTTGATCAGTTCTAACAAAAGTTTTAAAGGTCTCAAGTTTATCCAACTTATCTATAACCATCTGCTTCACTGTCTGCAACTCTTTATAGAGACCAAGCAATGATTTAAACTTAGATTGATTATCTCTTAGATAATTTTGACTCTTGTATACAAGATCAGACTTAGCCACCCTATTAGCAGGTGTCTTTATCTTATCAAGCATAGCCTTAGTCTTGTCATAATAAAAATTATAGAGACTGGCAAAAGTAGCATCAACATTAGTAATAGAACGTGCTGCTTTTATCTCTGCATTGAAGAACTGTTTCAAATATGATGCAACATGCCACTTTTCGTTACCTGTTGTGCCTGTATTTGTCACCAATTCATCAAGGAAATACCCACAATCTCCACACAATTTTTCAATGGTTGACACATGCTTATCAAACTTAACCTCTTCAGTATGATTCAACCCAACTCTGTCCATTGGAGTGTCATTTTCTATACAAACAACGTCCTTACTGGATTTAACCTTAGCACCTGGTCTAGCAGTCATACTTGATATGTCCCATCCATCCTTCTCTCCAGCATAATGAGTATGAAATACCACACCAACCTTAGCTTGACCAATTTGCTTACCTAATGGATGGTCTACAGGTATAGCATATGTAATAGTGTTTGGTGTAAATGTATAAACCTTCTCACCATGTATAGTTTCTGCCTTTCTTGTGGCAGAAGTGAATAAAAAATCACCCTGTATCACACCATCAATACCTAACTTAGAAAAATATTCCAAAGCAAGTTTCAAACCAGCAGCTAAGTTTGCTTTATCACCATACCATTCATCAATTTGGTCAGGACCATAGCATATCTTAGGTTCAGTCTTTGCAAAGACACCTTTAGTACCTACAAAGAAATGTCCATTTGCAGGATCTTTACCACAAACTATAGAAGGAGCACCATCCCACTTAGTTTGCATAAAACCTGTGCTATCATCACATCCAAGCATCTTTCTCAGTTCCTGTAAGAAACTAACAGACGCTTTACATCCAGCAACTCCATAGTTGAGCATCTCATCTTCCAAATGTTCTAGATGTTTTAACTGTGTTACGTTAGCCATTAAGAAACCTTTATATATGGTGCAGATTGATCTGATTCTGATGTTGCATACAGATATAATTTTGTAGCAATATCATGTTTATCATCTGTATCAGCAGTTCTCATGATATCAGCAAAGACAAGACCAAGATACTTAGCAAACTTCCACTTTGGTGTCATGCCAGAGATTCTATCAAGTGTTATCTCTTCATCATCCTCAAACATATCCTTGTTATCTGTGGCTAATTTAAAAATTTTCTTATCTAATGTATTAGCAGCAGATGCTATTGCAGATGTCTTTGAATAACCTGTCTTAGCAAACAATCCTTTGCTTTTACCTAAGACTTTCGTTAAAACATTATCCAATACACCACCACCTATCTTACCATGCTTTGCCGATTCACCCATTACCTCACCTTGCCATGTCTTACCAGCAGTATCAGTAGCACGGAACTGTACTTCTATATCACCTGGTGATGCTGTAAAGTATACATCCATAGAACCAAACAAACTCTTAGCTCTCATACCAGTAAATCTTCTCTTTTGCTTTGCTGGTCCTCCTATGAAATTTTTCTTAGATATATTTGCACTACCAGAACCAATACCTTTCAACGATACACCAATCAATTTCTTCTGATCAATTAAAATCTGCATCTTAGTATTCAAATCAGCAAAAAGAACTGTATCTGTGATCATTGTATTATCAAAATCACAATCACACATGTACATATCAGCAGGTGTCCACTTGTTTAGGTTAGAAAATGGTCTACCTTCATTCTTATTGACAGTTTTAAAATGTTCTTCAACTACATCAACAACCTTCTTACCTCTATAGAAATGGAACTTAGGATTCTTAAACTCATTAGTTGAATATAGTTTGTTTGCTGTCTTAATAGTAGAAGTCATCCAATCTGAATTGTTATTCAGAAACATAAACGCTTCATGTAACGTTGCAGTTGTATCTACATGCTTTTTCACACCTTCAAAGTCTGATTCTTTCAAAACATATCCATCTGGAATACCACCAGCTTGATATGCAAGAGCAGTCATCCAACATGCAGCACTTTCAAACATCTCTGTTGCTTTTGCACCAGCACCTGATCCTGTATTGCTTCCAAACTCAGGTGACTTAAAGATTTTTGTGAAACCTATCTTATCTACTAACTTAGTCTTACCTATCTTTCTTACTTCTAAAACTTTTCCTTTAGCACCACTATATCTTGACTTAAATGAATCAGTTCCTTTAACAGAATCATATGGAAGATCACCATTGAACACATCTTCCATGTCATCGTATACTTTCTGAGGTGCAGTCAACAAAACTTTGCCGTGACTCTCAACCTGTAATTCTTGACGCATCATCATTTTTGAGAAAACAACCAAGAGATACATATCACCCTTGTTGTTTACCTGACCTAATTTTCTCCACGATACGTTAGCCATAATAGAAAACCTTCTTCTAGTTATTTAGAGGAAGGTCTATTCTTTCTATCCCTTTTGCGTAATGGTGTACCAATTGGGTTTCTTTTGAGATCTTTTTTTATCTCTTTGAGTTTTTTAAGATAATCCTTAATCTCTTTCCTTGATATCATCCTCCAACATCTCAATAATCTTTGTCGAGTCAATAATGTTATCAATGTTAGCAAGCATGTTAGCAATATGTTTAGCAACATAAGGTTTTTCACTTCTTGCAGCAAATGCTAGTGCGTTACGTAAATCTTCTTGTGCATCTCTTAGAGATTCTTCTACGGTTTTAGTGAGGGTCATATTTATTAATAACTGAGTATACTATTATTAGCACTATCAATGCTATACAAATTATAGGTAAAACTAAATGCATTAACGATCTCCTTTTGCTCGTACTTCGGATTTTTCAACAGAGAAACTGCCACCTGGATAACGTTTCTCTAACTTTTTAACATTACCTCGAACAACATCATCAAATGGTACATCTAATGCCATACATGCTTGTGCTACGTACCACATAACGTCACCCAACTCAATAATAAGATGCTCTCGGTTGTCGTCGTTCCAAGGTTTACCTTGAAACACCATCTTCTTAACAATCTCAAGAAACTCACCAGACTCAGCAGCAAGCCCAACGCCAGCAGTGGTAAGACGTTCAATATTTGCACCTTGTCTGTCAAGTTCACCCATACGGTCAGCAAGACTGACAAAATCCTTAGAACAATCGCTTGTGACAGCATCCACGAAATGACTGTACTTATCAAAGTCAACATTATTAGTCATAATTTAAACGTTCCATTCAGCAAATTTACTTAATCGATTTTTAGTTTCAGAAAATTGAGGCATCTCTTCTTCTTCAGCAGATGAATTTAGAACTGATGTATCCTCAGCAACATCATACAGCCTCATCTTCGATCTGTCAATACCTATCAAGAATTTCTTGTTAGAGGTAGGATCATTGTAACGATTCTTTAGTTGCTTAACTAACAATCTGTTTTGGGATTCCAATTCCTCAGTAGATATGAGAGCGAACATAAGATCAGCAGTAGCAGGGAGTCCAAAGGATTCTGAAGTGTCAGTGAGGTCAGGATCACTAGACCCATAACCAGCACGAGTAGTTTGAGTAGCACTAACAATCGGTACGTTATGCTCGACAGCAAGACCCCGAAGCTCCTCAGCAATCGCTTTAACATAAGTGTAAGAGTTAACAATAGCACCTTTGTATCTGGCAGAAGCACAGATGTTTAGGTAATCCACAAATATTATATGTGGTTTAAAATCTTTCTTTAAAGCTAAGTCTGATAACAATGCTTTAAAGTGTCCAGCATGTGCTGAAGCAGTAGGATATTCTTTAATGATAAGTTTACCCTGTGTCTTTCTAGCAATCTCCTGTACCTTAGAATTATACAGAACTTCAGGTAGTTCTGGTATATCTTTGATGTTACAGTTTAAAAGATTTGCGTCAATTCGTTCAGCAATCTTTTCCTCTGCCATCTCACATGTAATGTAGAGAACGTTGCTGCCCGATGTGAGACAGGCACTAGCCATATGGCACATGAATAAACTTTTCCCGACACCTGTACCAGCAAGAGCGATGTTGAGAGTCTTATTAGGTAGACCACCTTTTGTAATATAGTTAAACTTCTCCAGATCAAAGGGAATTTTCTCCTCTGTTTTATGGTAGAAGGCATATCTATCTTCAGATTGTTCAATGTAGTCATGTCCAATGTGTTCATCAAAGGAGACAGCTAAAGCATCTTGCAAGATACTTGGTATAGCATCCTTGCTAAGTTTCTTATCTCCACCGTCAGCAATCTTAATCGACTGCATTAACGCAAGATATATAGCACGGTCTTGACACCATTTTTCTGTGGCATCGACCATCCATTCAAAATCTACCCATTCGTCAGTGAGTCCACGTATAACTTGAAGAGATTCATTGAATGTATCTTCAGTTAAATCAGTACGATTTTGTAGATTGATAATGATAACTTCTTGGGTAGGAAGTTTATCATACTTCAATGCAAAGTCAGAAATCTCTTCAAAGATTACTCTCTCATAGAACTCTTGAAAATAATCAGGCTTAAGGAAAGGAACTACCTTACGATAGTACTCTTCAGTGAAGAGAAGATTGCGTAAGATAGTTTCTTCAATCCTTTCAGTTGCCATAACTATACTCCGTTCGAGCTGCTTCTTCTAATTTTGCCATCACTTCGTCTGTGAAGTATTTCTCAGGATTACTGAGTATAGACTTAGGGTAAACATTAGAGTCACCAACTTTGATACGGTTTCCCACCCTTGTGAATACTCCATACTTTTCACCAAGCTCCAAGAGTCCGTAATAGCGGTCCAATCCACGTTCGTCAAAGTATAATCGTGTAGCAACTTTAGAACCCTCCTGAGTAAATCGTGATTTTTTTGCTTCGCACTTAATGATGTTGCCCACCACGTCAGTACCGTCCTTCTCTTTCGATTTAGACAAATATATTATAGTAGATGCAGCGTACTTTAGTCCACTACCACCACCCATTTCTTTAGCTGGCACATAGGATCCGATCACATCATATGTGTGATTGGTAACAATCATTGGGATACCTGCCTGTCCTAGTTTCAAGGTCAATACCCTGAATGCACCCTTAATTAACTGTGATTTGGTCATATCTCTGACCTGTTTATCATTGGAGATGTCATCCATCTCTTTTGATGTACTAAGCATACCAAGACTGTCAAGGACAAACATCAATGGTTGACGCTGATCCTTTGGTTCCTTCATATACTTGTCAACAATCCTAGTTGCCTGAGTCCTGAACTCTTCTATCGTAGCAACAGGGAAGATGACCATACGTTTAGAATCAATTCCTCTGGATTCAATAATATCCTTCGAGAGAGCAGACTCAGACTCAAAATAAATAACCCCACCGTTGCTATTGTTATCAAGAAAGTTACGTACAACACTAAGGGCAAAGAAAGTTTTTCCTGTTGAGGATTCTCCTGCGAGTGCTGTAACTTTGTTGGAGGGAATGCCACCGAAAAGAGAACCGCTAACGACAGCATTAAAAATATAGCTACCTGTATCAACAAAACTGGATGTATCTCCAGCAGCCACTCCGTCACTGACCCTACTTGCAAACTCATTCCCACTATCTTTTATTACAGTATCTAGGAAGCCCATTTACTCACCTCACTTTCGTACATATTAACATAATCATATTTTAAAGATAGTTGTTGGGCATAAAACCTTGCGGCCTCACGCTCTTCAAAAACTCTAATCTGATCTGAATCAAGTGCCTCTACTTGGGCATCTTGATACGTCACAGTCCATACTGTTTTACTCATTCAAAAAAAGCTCCGAGTGTTATTTTTTTAGTTGTGTGCCATCCTATACAGTTTAGCACCTTTTCCAGAGGAAGCAAGAATCCCTTATCAAACTGTAGTTTATAGTCAATAAAGGAAGACAAACCAAACTCCTCTGGTATCTCATTAAAGAAACTGATAGCATTCTCATGTATTGGATTTGGCATGTTAAGATAAACATATTTTATCTTCTCGCCATCCTGCATCGCCTGATGCTTGTTTTGAATCTTATGTTTCTTTAAGTAGTGGTTGTAGAGGAGTGCTCCTCTGACTTGGATTGGTGTGCTTGGACCATAGATGTCAGTTCTGTGGCTGTATCTCTCAAAACCTGAGACTGTTCTTGGGAAGGAGATTTCTTCGATTGGTCTTTTTCTGGTTTCTGCTCTGACTGCATTGACAAAAGAGATAAGGTCATCATTTGTTTTGCTGACAATGATCTTATAAGCTTCATATAGTTTCTCCCGATAAAATGCTGGTGTCGATGACCTAGCGGTTTCTAGACCCATGATTTTCATCTTGGGTTCTTTGTATCGAACACCTTCGGAGTCCCATACGTTAAGTATGTATCGCTTCTTGGCAGTCCATATACCACGCTCGGCAATGTTCTCCCTCTTCATGATCATCTTTTGATCATACGCTTCCACATACGACGCAAGCTCCTCATACGAGGCATCAATGAACGGTTCCAACTTATCCTTACAGATCTTGTCAAGTATTTCCACGATCCGAACCTTATCGTCAGACTTATTACTAAAAAATTTAGTAACAAGAGGTCCGAGATTAAGATAGATCGAGTCGGTATCTGATGCAACTACGTAATCCTCATTATTTGTAGAGAGTAGTTTATTTAGATAAGCATTAATCTTGTTCTCTATCCATCGAATAGAAACCTGACCAGATAGTGTAATGGCCTCAGCGTTTGCTAACCTATAATACCTGAAGTGCTCATTGCCGATAGCACCATAAGCACTATTAAGAGATATCTTCTTTGCCATTTGGATGTTGTTACACCTGGCAATCTCTTTGACAAGATCAGGCGTGGGTGTCTTCTCATACTGCTTCTTCGCCTCAATCATTTTCTTCTTGAATATGACTCTAGAGTCATACATCTTCTGCATCATCAATGGTAGGAACCCTTGTACATCCTTTCTGTACTGTGCTCCATTAGCACATGTAGCAAACTCAGGGTTGACCTCAATCTCTTTGTTTAGGATCCCTTCAACACTGGCACTACTGTGTCTAGTCTCCCAGAGGGTCTCTGGTGAGATATTGTATTGCATAATAAGATGAGGATAGAGGCTATTGAGGTCAAAATTAACAATCCAGTCATAGCCTCCTGGTTTCGGTTCTTTGACATATGCTCCTGCGTATTGTATATCTTTAGTTGCTTCCTTCTTAGGAGGGATAGCAATCTTTCTTTTATTTAACTCACAATAGATGTAATTATCCCACATCCTCACCTGTGAGAATACATCCTCATAGTTTACCTTAGCATCATATGCCATAGTAAACGCAAGGTCTAATAGTTTCATCTTGTCATCAAGTTGATCTACCAACCTAACGTCATGGATGTTGTAATCAATAAACTTCTGCCAATCATTCTCATAGAAATCTTTAAAGGTTTCAAATTCAGAGTGATCTAACTTTCTCGCTCCAAGTTCAACCATACAGATGTGATCCAACCTAAAGCTTTCTTGGTTTGTATAAGTGAATTTCCTGTATAGTTGGAGATAATCCAGACAAGCAATTCCTGGTAGGTCGTAAGCGATTTGCTTCCTTCCCCTGATATAGATTTCCCTACGAGATATAAGTTTCCAAGGGCTAAGACTCTTAGCAGCCCTCTCACCGAGTATCCTATCAATACGGCGAGCGATATAGGGAATATCAAAAAGCTGTACGTTCCAGCCCGTAATAACATCAGGAAAATTTTCATTCCAGTACTGTAAGAATGCAGTCAACATGGACTCTTCTGTTCTGAAATGCATGTAATCTACATCATCATGCTTGTTGTCAAATGGTCTTGCCCCAAAGACAACAATGCGACCAGTGTAAGAGTCCTTAATACTGATCGCTAATATTTCTTGATCTGCTGATTCGATATCGGGAAACCCATTCTCAGCACCTGTCTCAATATCTATGTTAAAGACACGTATCTTTGACGTGTCAAATTTTATTTGATCCTCTGGATGCTCATTTAGAATGTACTGATAGAGATACCTAGTATTACCATAGATATCAAAGTCTGGTACATCTTTATATTCTTTAACAAACTCACGTGCTTCCTTAATGGAACCCAACGGAAGTGGTTCTACACAATCACCTTCAAGTGTTCTCCACTCTGAATAATTTTTTGTAGGAACATACAGGGTGGGGTTATAAGCCACCCTGTATGAGAATGCAACACCAGATTCATAACCACGCACTAGCAAGCGATTGCCAGCTTGTTCAACATTAGTGTAGAATTTCATTCAGATTCAATGTAACGAGCAAGAACTTTCTTACTTGGACTAACCAATACTAATATATCAGATGACCTAATGACAACCTCAGCATCCTCAGAGTGAGGAGGCCAAGGTATTAATTCACCATCTTCTTTCACTTCTTTAGGGTTGTATAGTACACAGTCTGGGTCACCAAACTCTACACCACCCAGTTCTTCAACTCGGGCTACTACCCACTGGTCCCGCAGTAGCAGCAGCTGCACTCGATTCTCCTGTTGTTCCTCCTGCATTTAAAATGTCCTCTCCATTATTAGGTAGGAATCCTAGATCAACTCCAGCATCCTTTAACTTCTGTACATAATTTGTCATGATCTCCACATTTGGAGGCATGGCAGTCACCACATGTTGTGGGTTAATTCGGAAGTCTTCATAAGGTGTGAAAACATTCCACCTTCTATAATCCACACGATAAGTAGCATCAGGTGAACCTTCTTCGCCATCCACTGTAAGGGTAGTGATCAAAGGATATAACATTTGATATGCTACAAACTTATCTTCCTCACGAACCTGAGTGAAGTTGCAGATAACATTCTCTCCTGATGCTAGTGTCACGATACGAATATTATGTTGTATTGTTGGTGGTGCAGCAGGTTGTCCACCATCCTGGACAGGTGGTGTTGCTGTCGCAGCTGAATCCGTCATAATTTATTTTTCTACGATTTTAATAGTATACAGTATATTTAACAACCTGTCAAGTCAAAGCCAATCTTTCCTCGCATGATGCTCTGGAATGATTTTGCCTAGTCTAACAGAAAGAAGACCATCTTGAAACTCAACAGACCTGATTTCTACATCATCTGAAATAGACCATGACCTCTTGAAAGATCTCTGTGCTAGTCCTCTGTGATGGTATTCTGTCTCTGTGTCTGTGTTTTCTTTCTTGCCTTCTACATGTAGTTTACCATACTCTGTGTAAACTGCAACCTCTTCTTTCTTGAAACCAGCAAGAGCGATCTCTAGTTTGGATTCAATGTTGTTCACAGATACCAGATTATATGGTGGATAGTTATCTGTTGTTGCATTAAAAAATCCATCGAAAAAATCTTCCATTCCGATAGAGTTCTTGTTTATTCTGTCTAGTAGCTGTGGCAAATCCGCAGCATGATACCTTGTTAGGTTACCCATGATAGTTCTCCTTTTCTAAGCGAGTGTAATTGTGTCCCTTTCGGCGACACTACTATTTAACCACACTACAACTTAGTTGACAACAGGATTATTTTAGCAAGATCCTCACCTTTTGTTTCGGTTTTTTCGATATAATTAAATGATTCTTTAGTAAACAAATCAAATGCTAGGGTATACCGTACCTGTCTATCCTTAAGACGATCAACCCTATGTTGTAACCACGAAGGAAACAAACATATATTACCTGGATCATTCTTTACTCTGAAATAACCATGATACAAACTAAACAATGGGATCCAATAATCTGTGGTAGTATCATTCGTACTAAGACTCATGTTTCCACTAAGAAATGTATTCTCGTGTAGAGAGTGTGAATGCATTCCTATATGATCACCTTGTTCAAGTCTTACAAACCATCCTCTAACCCACAAATCCTTTCTCTGTAATGGTTCTATTTCAAGTGTCTTACAGTAATCTACATAACTTATATAAATTCTTTCTCTGAGCATAGACAACACTGTCCACTCAGTCCAACTAAAAATATTATACTTTGTCCACCACTTCTTAAAGTCTTGTCCTACTAAAAACGAACCTTCTGATACATTACCTATACGTGTTTCCTTTATTAATACTTGAAGCTCCTTTGCTAATAAAGGACCATAAGAATCTACCCACAAATGTGCATCTACGGTGGGTGCAAATGGTGTCTTAGGTTCCCAAGTTTTCCATCTATGTAATTTACCACGTTGCTCTTTTATAACAAGAGCATTTATTTCATCAGTCAAGATTCAGTTTTCTTTCTGCCAATATTATACTTGCTTTCTAATGTCCAGTCACCCTTTTCTTTGAATGACAACACTTTTATTTGATTAAGAGGTGCTAGGTCAAGCACAGCATTACTATCAGAAATTTTAATCAACCCCCAATCAGATAGTAACTGCACAATTCTATTACGACGTTGCACATCATTTGTTGATAAGTTAGTTTTCTTACCATCCAAAGCAAACAGTTCCTTAAAATGAACTATGTAATACTTACCTTGCTTGTGTAGGATATGGCAAGATTGATAAATCTTTTTTTCTTTACGAGATGCTACTCCTATCCGAGTTAAAGTCTCTCTCACTTTCAGAAAATCATCTGGTTCACTCAGCATGACTTCAATCATGTCTGATTGTTTCCACTGGATCTCAGTTTCGACGCTCATTGTTTCCACCCTTTCTCAATGAATATGTTATATGTTCAATCTGATCCTTGGTGAGAATCCTGAGTGCTTGAAGAGCTTTATCATCATTATAACCATAATACTCTTTAACTACGTCAAGATAATCAATAGAATCTTTACGTGCCCATGGCGAAAAACGCTTTCTAGGCTTGAGACTATTTATATAAAAGTCGTACTGCATCTTCTTAGGAAGGTGTGTAGACTTATTCATTTCATTGGCATAAAGAATGGCATCTGTAAATGAAGACAGACACCGATTAACCACATAGGGTGTGTAATTTTTTATAGCATCACTGTCTTCATCCATCAAATTCTTTTTTGTTTGATTGATGGTGTAGAGATAATCCTTTAACTGATATTTCATTTATTAAGGGCTCTGTATGTTCCTTCTTTATGTGAGTGTGCAATACCTAACTCATGCATCTTAGCATGCTCGTCAATAGGATCTCTTAGATCTTTTTTACCTGGTCCTATTGTAAGGTACAATCCATACCCCATAATAAAGAACAATAATCCTACGATTATAAAAACTAAAATCATTTTGCCTCGTCTTGTTTTTTCCAGTGTGCGATCAACAAAAGTAACTCATCGATTCGCTTTTTTGCTATTGAAATCTTTTCTTGTAGATTAGTTTTGCTCATTTGAATACAGCATTCACAGACATTACTTTAGCATGTGGGTTGCGTACTTCTGCAACCTGACGTGCCTCCTGATAATCACGTGCTTCGACAAACTCACTATAGACTCTGCCAGCAACATAGAGTTTCACTTCGCATCTCATAGTTAGTACCTTTGTTATCTGTATGTATTATAGCAAAGGGTGTGTGTTGTGACAATAAAATGTGACAGTTCTTCAACTGGTTCAGTAGTTCAAAAGAACCAGTTCCTTACGGTCTTGCTGTTCCCTCATATAGTCACCAACAGTACGCATGCTGTAAGTGTGATCGAACTCAGCAGCATTCCAATCTTTGAATCTGTCTCTTACTACCTGACTACTGTTATATGATATTAACATAGGAGCAGTATGATTGTCACAATCGTAAGCAAACTTATCATGATCAAAGTACTTGTGCATAGCACCCCTCTTCCCATAGATAGGAATCTTAATATCATAGGGTGGATCAAGATAAACGAATACATCCTTCTTATCTGTTAGAAGGGATTCGTAGGTGTCATTGGTAATTTTCCATCCTTCAATAAGCTCGGAGTATTCCATGAGTCTTTCAATTCCATTGATGGAGAAGTTGGACTCACTTGCTTGTTTTGAGAACGACGAAGATTCTGTGAGACCACTAAAACTGCACTTATTGACAATATAAAAACTGACAGCACGACGGAAGGGATCAGTTTCTTCCGTGGACAAATACTCTTTAGATCTGGTAAAGATGTCCCTTGCCAGATCGGGAGTATGATATTCTTTCTTAATTTGTTTAAGTTCATCTTGTAATTTTTCACCATCATGTTGTAATATTTGCCAGAAATTTGCTAGAGGTTCATATAGATCATTGACCCATATCTCAATGTGAGGATACCTTTTTGTAATTTCTAATGCTACTGACCCACCACCTAAAAAGGGTTCACGAAACTCTTTTACCTGGGTAAGGTCTGGGAGGTATTGCAGCAACTTTACTATCGCTCTGCTCTTCCCTCCTGGATAACGCAGTGGTGTCTTCAGTGATTTTAGTGTTCTGGGCATTGTAAGGATTTGGTCTCTTTAATTCAGTCATTGGGAAACTCCACTTGCTAAAGTAATTTAGCACACTTTATTTGAATTCGCAAGTCATCATTATTTCAGTCAGACATGCTAACATATTAATCTCTTGGTCTGGTACATTTGAGATATCTCTCATGTACTTTGCGATAACTAACACAGCTTCTGGTATTGAATTGGGTTTTAGTACACCATAAAGATTGTCATAAATCTTACGCATTACCATGCTAGGATCATTATCCATATGTTGAACGACCCAATTCTTAACAGTCTTGAAATCTTTCTGCTTCAATGCCGAAAGAAGATGATCAAGATTAACGTCAGCAACATCCACGAGAATAGCTGCATCAATGGCTCCATTAGCAGAATAGCGTTGACACTCATTGATAAGCCTACGCCAATCAGGATAATACCGCTTAATAAGTTTAGCCAGAACTTTATCTTCAAATTTAGCATTCTCTTTTTTTAATATAACTCTAAGACGTTCAAAGAACTGACCCTGTAATGCTACAGACTGTCCATTCTTTACACGAAAATCAACCACTGTACACCGTGAGTGTAAAGGTTCAATAATCTTGTTGATAAAATTACAAGTAAATATAAACCTACAGTTATTGTGAAACTCCTCCACAGCACTTCTGAGAGACAGTTGAACATCGTTGGTTGTGTTGTCTGCTTCATCTATAATAACGACCTTGTGGGACGCTCCAGAGGTCAGTGAGACAGTTGAAGCAAACGTTCTGATTCTAGTCCTAACAGTATCAAGAAATCTACCCTCATCAGATCCATTGATCATGATGTAGGATGCACCTATCTCATCACATAATGCTTTGGCGATGGTAGTCTTACCAACACCAGCAGATCCAGTAAGTAGGAGATTAGGTAATTCGCCTTGAGAGACGAATCCCTTGAATACATTCTTGATAGTCTCTGGGAGTATACAATCATCAATCACCTTTGGTCGATATTTCTCGACCCATAAAAAATCATTCGACACTACTTGGGCTCCAACGCAATGTAATAAGTTAATTTGTCGTCAGAAGAAGTCCATTCAGAAATCAACTGAGATGATACCTTAACGTTATAATCTCTCTCCATCACCCTAACATTCTCCATCTTAATATCAAGATCTAGATCTTGATTTGTATAAGTACCTTGCACACCAATTTTAAATGTGTTGCTGGTATCATTATCATTGTCATGAAGAACAAGTTCAATCTTCCCACCAGTTGTAGTGATGTTTAGATCTGGCAAGTGATATACTGCTGCTGCTTTATACAACTTTTTGAGATCCTCAGCATTCAATTCAAATGTAATGTCACCACCAGGAAACTTTACATTCTTCTCTGGTGCAGACTTGAGCGTAATCTCAGGGTCACTATAATAGTACTTAACAGACTGACGGCCGCTGTTAATCCGAACATAATTCTCAGAGGAGAAGTCCAGTTCAGGATTATCAAACAGAGCGAGACCAGAAAGAAACTGTGGAAGATCATATATAGCGAAGTCAGTCGGAAAGCTTTCATCGCTGGTGTACTTAGCGAGGATGTTCTCTGCGTTACTGATCGTTCTGATAACATTTCCTTTTCTAAAAACGATAGATGAATTAATGTGACAGTAGTTCCTTAGAATGTTTACTGTGTCACCAGTTAGGTTTACTTTATTTGTCATAGTCAACGGTGAAGGCGGTGGAACTAGTGGATGCAGCGTCTGCTGCTGCTCGTTTGTCATTGAAGTGTAGAAGGAGAATTCCATAGTGAATAATTTTAATAATATCTTTACGTGCTGATCCTTTACGGTCATAACGTGAAGCATACTTCAGAACATTGCTTCTACAGAATGCCTCTGCATCTCCTACAGAATCAATGAGGTCAAGTGTTTGTACATTACCAGCAGAGTAGTGTCCTCTGTAGGTTTGACTAATGTAGTCATGAATCTCTTTGATGAGTTGGTCTTCGTTATACTTCAAGGTGTCCATACATATTTGATCTCTTCATAATAGCACTCTTTTTGCGAACCGTCAAGATTTAATATTGAAATTTTATCTTCACGTACACTGAGCACCCTAGCAGAAGCACCTCCCTTAAGGGAGATGACACTGCCTACGAATCTACAATCGCCTGATTTAATCATCGGATTCTTCTCCTACGTTAACGTCAATCTTATCATACAAATCTAAGAATGACTGCTTAGTCTCATCATCAAATCTGTTTACACATAACTTGATTGCTTTTAAACGATCTTGCCAGATAGCAAAGGCACGAATGATGTGTACGAGTCTACGAGTTGAGATAACTTCATCGATACCACCATCCTTGAATGTTCTACGAATGATGTCAGACCAGTTAGCAAGGTTCTCACAGAACTCTTCGTCAAGCACACCTAAGTTACCAGATACTTTCTCAAGGATTCTCTGCTCAGTCTTAACTGAAGGATACTCTTGCTCGAATGTCAAAGCAAATCTCTCAAGGAATGCTTCGTTCAATACATTAGTACCAATGAATCTACCATCTTCAGATCCCTTACCCTTTGTGTTTGCTGTTGCAATAACATTAAAGCCTGGTTTCCTTTCAACATACTTACCAATCTTTTTAAGGAATACACCCTTGCCTTCTAGGATAGATTGTAAGCATAAAATCTTATTTGATGCAAGGTCAACTTCATCAAGAAGAAGAACTGCACCTCTCTCTAGTGCTTCTACCACAGGACCATTATGCCATGCAGTTTCACCATTAACAAGTCTGAATCCACCGATGAGATCATCTTCGTCTGTTTCAATAGTGATGTTTACACGAATGAGTTCCCTATTTAGTTGAGCACATGCTTGCTCTACACTAAGTGTCTTACCATTTCCTGAGAGTCCAGTGATGAAGGTAGGATAGAATAGTTTAGATGCTATAATTTTCTTAACATCTGAGAAGTTTCCAAAAGGAACAAAGTTTGGATCCTTAACTGGTTTTAGGTTCTGCTGAATTTCTGGTATTACAGAAGGAGAAGTGATTTGCCTTTCAAGTTGCTTCTTAACCTTCTCGATATTCCATGTACCACGTTGTACATAGAACTGACGTAAACGTTTGGTCGTTGTAGCATACCCAATCCCAAAATGTGATGCTGCTTCACGTACATGATCTGCATTGATCTGTGTACCATATTTTTCTGATAAGTAACCAACTAACTGTGTAGTTGTAAGAGGATTTGGTGCTGGCATTTTGCTTTTTGTTTGTTATGTACTTAGTATAGCAAGAAAAAACCCCCTGTGAAGGGGGTGTGTGTCACTTATTGAACTGGATCATTGTGCTATCTGGTAGTGTCATTCTCACACTAGAAGATTTGTCAAAGTACCTATCCAAAAAGAAGGTGGCATCTAAATTCTTAGGAAGTTTTTCCTTAACCACCTCAAAATCAAGTTCCTGTTGATCAGGAATTTCAGTATCCTCTACTGGAAGAGGAGTATCCTCATATAGTTCAAACTTATCACCAAAGTTTACACTTACCTGAGAGACCTGCTTACTCTGTCCAAATAATTTTGGAGCATACTGTCTGAATTTGTATAAAGCAGGGTTAACGTTCTTGGTTTTTTGGAATATGGAACTCAAACGTTTTGCAACATCACCCCAATCCTTTTCTGTCATCTCATCGTACACCTTCTTGTACTTAGGATTATCCCTAAAATATGCCTTCGCAGCTTTCTTCAAGAACTTCAACTGAGTTCCATTTGGGTTTTCCTGGATCTGACGTTTTAACGCCATGGTGAAGATCTTATCGTTGTGGAAATTTGCGTATTGATTGTATTCTGGACAGATTTGTTTGAGTTTTCTCATAGATTTGTTAGATTTGGCTTACTTTGATTCAGTATAATACCGAAAAGGGTAATTGTCAAGCAACGTACCCTATAAAAGAATTCAACAACTTCTTGTTAGTTGACTTAGACTTTAACATTTTTTTGAATGCTCTGGAAATGTCTGCTTTCTTTGATCCAGATTCTATATCAAAGTCAGTGGTGTTGTCAAGTGCGGTTTGCTGTATAGCATAGAGAGCAGTGTATCCAAGTGGGTTTGGGATGATGCAAGACTTGTTCTTTCTCCACTGTGCTTGAATCTCACTATAGTTTGATCCAAGTTTAGAGTACCTACAAACAAACTCTTGAAGTCTGTTGCCACTCATGATTCTAAATCCTAGAACATTAACACCAGCATTTCTATCTTGAACTTGTTGTAGTAACTGGTTAGTTACTTGAGTGTATGAATTGGTTAGTGGTCTGTATATGATGCCTGTCTTACGATCACGCAATGCATTACCATAACCTATTTTACTCGCATAGGTTCTTTCCTCACCAGTTCTTTCATTGTCTGATAGTCTACCATAAGCAGAGCAGCATGCTTCACCATCAGTAAGAATAACAGCATTTACTTTCTGTAAATCATTCTTTGCTTTGAACTCAGGAATGATATAGTTGAGCATAACAATTGCTTCATTCAATGGAGTACCAGATAGATTCATACCCTCTGGAATTTGATAACTGCCAGTACGATGATTATCGTAAGCATATGTTATTCTCCAAATGTTCTTGCACTGTCTCTCATACTCACGTGAGTTACTACGTGATGAAAGAATATTCATCATATGGAAGTTACCTTCTTCAAGATGGAACTGACCAGTAACTAAGTTTTCTGGTTCTCTATAGTAATAATAGTGTCCACGATCAGTTTGGTTATCCTTAATGTAGTTAACAACTCTCCACTCATTTGTGAAAGCATAAACTTCAAATGGAATCTGAACTTTCTTACAGAATGCAGTAAGGTTAAGAACCTGTTTGTATGTTGCATGTAACTGTTCAGACATTGAACCAGACCAGTCTAGTAAGAAGATCAATCCATGATTCTTACCATCAGGAACAACAGTTACTTTCTTGAATAGGTCTTCATTGTACTTGTATGTGTGAAGTTTAGTGCAATCAAGTATACCAGTCTTGGCAGTAGTAGCACGAGCATATGCATCAGCAGATTTACGGCACTCAAATTCTTTAACAAGATAGTTAACTTCTTTCTGTGCTTCTTTTCTATGAGACTTATACTCAGAATCAGCATCTGCTAATCCTATCTGCTTCCAGTATACTTCACCATCAGCACCTATAGAAGATCTTGGTTCTGGTGTTTCAGCAAATCTAGAATCAATCCACTCATGTACTTCTTTCCAGTCAACAATAAACTTATCTAGATTTACCTTTTCTGGAATCTCATAGTACTTAATGTTATAACCATTATTACTAGAGAGTTGAGTAGAAGCACTATCAAATGCATTCTGTGTATGAGAATGCTCTGCACCTTCTTCGCCACCTGAATTACCAGGTGTTGTAGAACCACTACCACCTTGTCCACCATTAGAACTACTAGTCTCAAACTCTTGATCATCCTCTTCACCATCATCTGATTCACCTTCTTTTGAATTTTGTGGTGTTGAATCTGATTGACCAGCATCTTGACCATCTTCTAAATCATCTTCTAACTCTAGACCTTCTTCATCTAATTTTGCTTGTGCTTCTGCTTTCTGCTTTTGATCTTCTTTAGCATACTCATAGATTTCACCTGCTAGAGAACATACTTCTTCGAATGTTTCAGTTAGTTCTGCACGTTTAACAAAACCATACTCATCAGGATTAAAAGGTATCATAGCAGCAGCACCAACCTTGAAGTGTAGGTTGATACGATCAATCAATAGAAGTTGTGAAATATCTTCACCTTCAATCTGAAAGAAATCTTGATCATTTAATTCTTTGTATCCGCCAGCAAAACTCTTCTTAAGACCAGGATACTGACGCTTCATTAATTTCTCAATGCGAACATCTTCAATGACATTCACATAATCCTTTGGACATTCAACATGATCTGTGTAATCCATATTAGGAGTGTACAAAGCATGTCCTACTTCATGACCTACAAGCATGTCATACACAACACCACTTGCTTTATCCCATTGTGGTAACTGAAGAACTCTACGGTCAGTATCAAATGATGCAGTAGGAATATCTTTCCTATGCTCTACTATAAGGTTCTCTGTTGCTAGGAGTCTTGCAAGGTTGCCTTTGATCTCCTGTCTTTGGTGTGAGTGATGCTCGTATGTCATTGGTCTTTTGTTTGATATACCTAGTATACACAAAAAATTATACTAGCCAACCAGTGCATGTGACACTTCGTGAACTGTCTCCTGTACTGTCGAATAATTCTTTTCTTTGGTCACATTGATAGTTCTATCAAACTTATCATTCAATAGATCTTTATGACTAATTACGAAAACATTAGTACTATCGTCGAAATTACGTAAGATCCAACCAAGATCAGAAGCACCAGATTGGTCAAGCGAGCTGTCAAAGATTTCATCTAAAATTAAAAGGTTTGTATCTACACTATTCTTAAGCTTAGCAACAGATCGCCAAGTTAGCAATAGGCTGATATCAATACGTGCTTTCTCACCCTCTGAGAATGACTCATACGTAAAGACATCTCTATATCTAGACTTGATTGTCTCATCAAAGTTCTCATCAAGGGTAAAATTAACATAAAAATCCATCCTTTGAAGATACTCATTGATTAACTTGTTCATCGTAGGAAGATAAGTCTTGATGATCCTAGTCTTAATACCACTGTCCTTCAACAAAGCAATGGCAGCAGATAGAACATCACGATCCTTCTTAGAATCAATAGTTGTCTGCTGTATCTCTTTCTTCTCTGTTACTAACTTCTCTAACTTAACAAACTCTGCTTTCTTATCTGGATTGGAACCTTCCAATTCCATAACCTCATCATGAATTTCTTTAATGGTCTTGCGTATAGTTACCAAACGATAATTTGATGTTGCAATCTCTGCGTTTGCTTCTGTCACCTTAGTGGATAACTCAACAAACTTATCATGTCTTTTCTTTTCTGCATCAATAGTTGTAGTTAATTCTTCATACCCACCATACATTTCATCTAGTTTAGCCTGACCATTCTCTAACTTTTCACCTCTAAACTCTTCAGTTAAAACCTGAGTACAAGTAGGACACACATGATTCTTCTCAAAGAACTCATGCTCCTTCTTAAGTGTATTCAATTTCTGATTTAATTTTATTAAAATTGTATTAAGTTTCTCTAGCTTGTCAACAGACTTTGCATATTCTTCCATCTCTTGCTGCAAATCTTGCACGTTATCTACTAGACGTTGAATAGATCCATTGGTTTCTAATTCTTCCTGCTCTGCTTCTGTGATCCTTGCTCTCTTTCTATCAATCTCTTCTTGGTTCTTCTTTTCTAATTCGAACATATATTTTTTCTGTAGTTCGATCTTTTCTGTAAGAAGATGCAACTGATAATCTAAATCCTTTAGTTCATTACTATTATCCTTTACTCTATCCTTCAATCTAGTATTCATAATAGAGAACACTTGAATGTCTAGTATATCTTCAATGATCTCTCTACGTTGTACGCTAGGTAAACGCATGAAAGGAACAAAGGTACTAGATCCTAACACCACAATCTGTGTGAATGACTTGAAGTTCATCTTCAAGATATTCTGTTCTAAATTCTTCTGTTGATCTACTGCCTTAGCATTCTGATCCAGCATCTTACCATTACAATGAATCTCAAACTTGTTAGGTTTGATACCACGAATGATATGATAGTTCTTCTTACCAATAGTAAACTCTATCTCTACTATAGTGTCCTTCTCATTGACACTATTAACTAACATACTCTTACTAATCTTTCTGAATGGTTTTCCAAACAGAGAGAATGTAAGAGCATCTAATATAGTTGATTTACCAGAACCATTAGCTCCAACAATCAAAGTATTTCTAGTCGCAGACAGATCAATCTCGCTGAATGTATTACCTGTGCTCAGGAGGTTCTTCCAGCGTATCTTGCGAAAGTGAATCATAACTATCGGGTGGAACTATAAAGTCGTCTTCTGTAATAATACTAAACCGTTGACCAGACATAGAACAAGCTTGCATCATCTGTTCTAAGACGACATCAACAACCTCTAGAGGAGGATTGTCGCCAGTAATTTCAATTAGATTAACATACCTAGTAGCATCATTTTTATTCACAAAGATTGGAATGATGCGGTCGTCATCAGCATCTAACACAGAGTATACACCCTGTGGGTGATCTTTTATCGTGATGACGAACATAGAATTTATGAGACTTCACACGCTTCTATGTATAGGGATTGCATTAGGCTCTTCAGGTCGGATTTATCGACTTGTAGATCTACCTCGTCTATGTACTCACCTAAAAGGGTTAGCGTATCTTTCACATTCAATTCTACATCATCATCTATGGTTGTGTCAACCAGCTTCTCAATAATTTTTACATCATGAGCACCGTTGTGATACAATCCGTCAATCAAATTTTCAAAATCGTTTATCTTATGCTTCTCCTCTACCACAACCTTAACAAAAGTATCCTTGTGATTGCTGGTGGCATAATCACTATAATCATGCTCAACATCATTGTAGTATATCTTAGTAAAGATATCAAAAGGATTCTTGATGTATGTTAGTCTGTCTGAATCCGTATCATATATGTGGAACCCTCTAGTGTCTGCATAATCATTCCAGAACATCTGGTATGGGTTACCTAAGTATTGGATGTTACCATGCTTAGACTTATGATGGAAGTGTCCTGACCATACACGATCAAACTTTTTAAAGTCTGTAGATTTGAAACCACCGTTGAATCTGTGACCTCTCATTACTTCGAAGCCGTCTATCTCTAAATGACCAGCACAGATAGGGGCATCTGATTTCTGTATCGCTTCAACTGCTTCAGCACGATTGCCTGAATTAATCCATGGCAATAAAAGAAACTCCTTACCACCTAATGTAAGTTTGGTTGGTTCAGAGTAGATAGTTATATTATTATACTCTTGCAATAATAGTTCTGGGGAATTGATCCTATTGGTATTTTTATAATAGGTACAATGGTTCCCTAGAATCATGTGTACATCATACTTTTCAAGTCTGTCGAAATAGTCAGTTTTAATCCTTGCAAAAGTACTATAATCCATAGACTTTCGATTATCAAATGTGTCACCCAGATCAAGGATGGTATTGATACCGTGCTTCTCAAGTGTTGGGAAAAATATTTCATCATAAAATTTGTTAAAGTAATTCCAAAACACTTGTGATCCCTTGCGACCATCTAGATGCTGGTCTGTTATAACTGCTATCTTCATAAGATAATATCACAACGTCTCGTATTAATATAATATGCTGCTCTAGTCTGAGGATATAACTCTCGCATTCGTTTAACTATAGCAAGCTGTATTTCTAGAATCATCTGCCCTCTCTTGATTTGTTTCTAATTGTAATATGATTACCTTCTATAGCAATCTCTAAGTAATCTCTATGATCCCATTCAAGTTCAGCATAGAGTTTATCTAACTTTTTCATATCATCCCACAAATCAGTGGGAGTCGGCTCCCCCCAATACGGATTATCATCTGGATTCATTTTTTTCGTACAGGTACTTCTATTGTCCATGCTGAACAAGACAGTTCAACCATATCAAAATTCTTTTCAAAATACTGTTTTCTTTTCTTTGCTTCTGCTTCCCTTTTAGTTAGTTCTGCTTCACGTCCAGGTTCAGGTTGAATCTCACCGTAATGTTTGTCTGTCCAGATTTCTGGATGCTCATGACAATCATAGAACTGAAGAATAGAAGCATCAACCATTGAGTAGAGTGCATCCCAAGTTAATTCAGTTCTCAATCTCTCTGCTATGTAACCAATCTGATTATGAGACATTGATACATCATCATCCTTAAATAGAACCTCTCCTCTTGCAGCTACTAATTCATTCAAGTCAATGGTAATCTGTACATTATTATGAATGCCAGTATTAAAATCATATGGTTCTGTCATGTTATATCATTAAGTAAGAATAGTGAAAAGAATTCAATATCATTATCTATCCATGTCTGATGGTTTTCCATCCTATCAACAATAGCAACAACACGATTAACAACGTAACCTGCACCACGTAACACTCTGACTGCTGTCATTGCACTAGAACCTGTTGTGGTTACATCTTCTAATACTGTTACTATTGATCCTTCTTTAGGTTTCGGTCCTTCAATGACCTCCTTTGTACCATACCCTTTAGGATTCTTACGAATTATAAGTGCATCCAAATCAGTATGAGATGCAATATAGTATGATCTTTGTGCTACTCCACATACTAATGGATCTGCACCAAGAGTCAAGCCGCCTACTGCTACTGCTTTCTTATCAACATACTTAATCATAAGTTTAGACAACAGAGCATTACCCTCACATGACAAAGTGACAGGTTTACAGTTTACATAATGTTCTGACTCTTGTCCAGATGATAAAGTAAACTTTCCATGTCTATAAGCATTGTCATGGAGTAGTTGCTTTAGAGTTTCTCTAAACTTGATATCCTCATGAGGAATAGCGTTTTGGTATGGTTTCATTATCTGTTCATTTTAGTTTCGATGTTCTCTTTGATGCTGCCCATGTCAGATTGAGATGGATTCATCCCAGTCATTGTACCTTCAAACGTGTCAGTGTGCATAACTTCATCATATCCTGACCGTTCTAAAATTTTATTCTTGATCTCTAGTTGCTTTTTCTCCTTTTGAATCCGTCTCAAGAATGCGTAGTATATGATCTGAGTGAAGTAAGCAAAAGGGTTCTTGGATTTTTCTGGATCAAAGTTGTCTATGTACTGTAAGCAATTTTCTATCCCATCACAAATCATGTCCTCTCGGAACATGTAGTTGACAAAGTTTGGTTTGTATGATAAATGTGTAGCTATCTTAAGGAAGCAGTCACCGATATAGTTCGGCACACGAGGTCGGGTGTCACCCGATTCCTTTGCTGCTATAACAGAGTTACGGTATACCGTAATAGCCTCTAGAAATTCCTTATTGTTTACGTAGTACTCAGTTTTCTTTTTAACCATTGTTGCATTTGCCACTTAATTGCTTGCTACTCCTATCAAGTATACCAGTGTTTCAAGGGAATGTCAATAGGGGGCTTGACAAGGTGACAAAAAACATATAGACTAACTCTGTCAAGGGTTCAAGGGGATTGTAGCTTATAAATTTTCTCTAGATACCTTTTGGTCTCACTCACAGATCCTAAACGACCCATACTTCTAGTAAACTTATTATTGTCGAGACCTATATGCATTTTCTTGAGTGTCTTCAAATAGAAGACCTCTATTTTTTTGTCTGTCTCTGTCATAGTGAGCACGTGCCGACGTGGGAGTACAAACATTTGATCAAACGTTGAACGAATCCATTCTACTAAAGTAAACCCATTAATTTGAACATCTTGACTACGCTGCTGTTGGACAGGAACAACCTCTAGAGGATTTTCCAATACAAGACTATCGTCATCTGGCATAAAGGATACCTTAGCGACGATCTCTTCTCCGTTGACCAATTTTATAGTAGCGTAAAATTCTTCTTCCATTTAGTTTGCTGTTAAGTTTACTTTGATCACTTCATATTTGAAATTCTCTTCATTGTAGATGTTTACTCTTTCATTCAGATGTTTTAATGTATAATTCATACTACCTATATCATCTGCTATATCATATAGTGTTGCAACAGTTTTTCCTTCACCTCTTCTTAGTACCCTGCCGATGGATTGGAGATTCCTAATCCTGGATTTGGACGGCGAGGCAAATATGATGTTGTGCAACCGCTTAATATTAATACCAGTAGAAAAAGTCCCATAGGACGCAACAATAACTGCATTGTTTTCTTGTTCTGTTATCTGACGAACCTCTTCACGGTCTTCAACCTCCGTGCCACCATGTACAAAGAATACCTTTCGATTTTCTTTAACATTACTATTTATGAGATCGTATAAAGGTTCCCCATGCTTCTCTATATAATTGAACAGCACAAGAGTGTTACCATCTAGGTCTTTAACTAGATTTTTGATCAAGTTATTCCTACCTTTGTGACTAACCAGATACTCCATCTCATCCTGATATGTTTCAAAATGTTGCGGAGCATGTTTACAAAGTAGTATTTTGATCCTAAACTTACTGAGATAACCACGTTTGATAAGATCATCTGTCTTGGTTACTCGGTCACACTCTCCAAAGAGACCTTCTAGCACCCACTTATGGGTCTTGGTTCCGTTGAGTGTACCAGTAAATCCAAATCTATACTTAGCATTATGCAACTTGGTCATGATGCCAGTCAAAGATTTACTCTTAAATAGATGTGCTTCGTCACCGATCACACAATCTATATCATCAAAGTATCTCTTAGGAAATTTATAGATTGATTGCCAAGTAGATATAATGACATTCTTATCAGTTACTTTATCCTTTCCACCATATATTTTGTGAATATGAGTATCCGCATCCCAACCATAGTCGATGAAGTCGGCAACCATCTGCTCAACAAGGGATGTAGTTGGGACGATTATAAGTACCTTCTTTGCGGTGGCAGCATAGTATCTGACTATGGCGTAGATCATAAGAGACTTCCCCGACCCAGTAGGAGAAAGAAGTAACTTTCTATTATTTTTAATAGCAGAATAAACTGCTGCGTATTGATAGTCTCTAGGTTTCACATGAGTGATCTTATCCATAAAGACTTTGATACCACGAGGAGAAACAAAATCATTTATCTCATTAGGATGACCATACCAGTCATCCTTTTTTATTGCCAGATCATAATTACGATCAAAAGCAAATCCTTTTAAATGAGTATACAATCCAGCATACAGATCACCAGTAGCAGGTGAGTACAACCTTATGGTTCCATCCCAATGTCTATATCTGGGATTCTTTTTTAAATACTTTGCTTCAGGTACTTCGAATGTAAAGTAATCTGCTAACTCATGGTGTATGTGTTGTTCAGGAGATTCAATAGTAACGTAGACTTCATTCTTCTTTTTTACTGAGAGATGTGACATCATTGTCCATTAACAAATTTCTCCCACTCGATAGCACTCTTAACTTGGAAGCCTCTATTTGATATTTGTTTCATTACCTGATCCAACCAATAAAGCATTTGATCTAGGTATTTAATTTTCGCTTCTAGATTGATGACTTCATCATCAGACTCTACATAGACTTTCATCTTATCTTGAGTTGAGATCCTACCGCCAAATGGTTTTTCGGCATAGACCTTTGCGTCAGACTCGCCTCCATAGTACTCACGCTTGTCTCTAACTAGTTTACGAAATTCAAATTCAAGTGAGGTTTTAATCTGAGAAATATCAGTATAGTGGTTTAAATATTTATTATGGCAGAAGGGAATGTCAAGTGCGACCTGTGCTAGGTCAGCACTGTATTGTTTATTCTTGAACTGAAAGTCTACATGACTATCTTCTGTCCACTCTTCTCTTAGTTTGTCAAATTTATTACGAAGGGATTCAAAATTCATAAATTAGTTCCAGTCTCTGTCTGTACGTTATATCTTGTGTATTTAAAAACTGCTGTTGCAGTTACATAATCAATGTCTGAAGGGGTAGCATCAAAGTTAACACCTGTTAATGCTATAGGGAATAGCTCCTCAAAGTTGACGTAGAAATTCCCATTAAAATTAGAGGTAAGAACTTGGATTCTTCCTCTTGAAGTTTTATCCAACCCAGATGCATGACCTTCTGTGAGTCCGAAGTCCCTAATCCAATTTTGTATTGACATGTAGTTCTTAAGATCTTCATCGATTAAAAATTGTACGTTTAGATCACCAAACTGTACGCCACCACTACCAGGTAAAGGTATGGAACGAAATTTATTAGGAATCTCAGCAACAGGCATACTAATGTCAGGAAGATTTACTGACTGACAGAAAAAATCTACCCCCGAAAAGAGTTCCAGATCAAACTGAAACCCTACTGGGGATAGAAAATTTCTATTTGTAGGTTGTTCTTTATACCATTCAGCAGCCACATCAACTTCCCAAGCTATTAACTATTTATCCTTATACTGATCGGGTGCTCCATTACCCCATTGTACTTGGTACTCTTCATCAGATATCTCAGGATTAACTTTCCGTTTTAAAGCATTAACTATGATTACCACGGAAGCAACTGTTCCTGGTATACCAATTCCCATCAACACTTTATAAAATGGATTCATTTAATACCTTTGCACCCAGTCCTCAGCAAAATCCTCTGCTTCATTTGTATGTATAAAATCTTTGAATGGAATTTGTCCAGCAAAGGCATTATTATTTTTAGGATCTGTAGTGTAAACCCTATACTGATATGGTCTCTGATCAAAGTCTTCTATCGCAAAGACTTTTGCGTGTCGTACTTCATCGACACTGTAGTAACTACTTAAAAGTCGCATATGCTTTTTTGATATTTGTTTCTGCATTTGGATCACTTGCTATGCCGTGATCTTGAGTTAAGATCCACCAATCACAGAACCTATAAAGGTTTGCTGCTACAGGTACATCAACATCAACTAAGGTTGTCATGAGAAAGGTTCTCAATTCTAAGATTTCATCTGTTAGAGGAATCTTTTCTGCATCAGCAGGATTAAATCCATTCGGATTAAAAATTAGTGGTTCAGTAGTGGTACTCATCGAGAATGTCCAGTGCGTCGTTTAGTGCTTGTTGTGCTGCCCATCTTTCTTTATCATTCCATTCACGATGCCATTGTTTAGTGGCAATACCGCTTTTGATTTTCAAAAGTCTAGATGTCATGTCAACTTTGCTAAGTCTACCATTCATTAGGTGGGCTCATCTATTCATATTATACTATATTTAATAAAAAAGGGGAACCCTTAGGCTCCCCTCAGTGATGATCTCGTGACCAAAATTTACATTAGGTTCTCAACCTGAACACGTCTGTAGTACTGGTTCCTGTTAGCAGTAAGTGTTTCTGCATCAGGTGTACCGTTAGCCTGTGTTACAAATGGGTTTGCAACCATGCCATAACGTGTCTTAAATCCAATCTTGGGCTGGAAGGTGTCTGGACCTATGCTTCTTACCATTTGGAGAGGAACATAAGGGCAGTAGAACAGACCAGCGTCATAAGGAGAAGTTCCTTTGTATCCTACAACGTAGTAATGCTTGTCAGCAATGTTTGCAGAATAAGGATCAACGTATACCTTAATACGTCCGTTCATTGTACCTACAAGTAGGTTTCCAGTGTCATCGACTTCACCGATGGAAGGACCACCAGCACCAGTAAGACCTGAAGAGTAGTCTAGAGTACCAGACATAGCAAGAGCACTAGCAACGTCAGCAGATGTGACGATGAAGTTACCCTTCCCACGACGAGTTTCCTGTGCGATTGCGTTGGCATCTCTTTCGACTTGGAACATAAGTCCTTTGAATTTCTCAACTGACCATCTTCCATTACTGTCTACGTCAAGGTCAAAGCGTCCAGCGTTTGCTACGTTGTTAGCAGCACCAGGCTTAGCGATTGTGTATACAGTACGTACAACCTCACGGTTGATTTCAGCAAGGATCTCACTAGAAAGAATGTTAGCAAGTTCTTGCTCTGCATCTAGACCGTGAATAGCTTTCAAGTCTTGGGCTAGTTCTAGAGTGTACTCTGCCTTGAGGGCTCTGGACTGTGCAGTCACAGCAGTCTTCTCAATGCTGAATGCCATCTCACGGAACTGAGTTGTTTCTCCCAATTCTTCAGCAACGTTACGAGCCATTGGCTTAACACCACGCTCATAAGTTCCAGGTGATGCGTCATTAAGTAGAGCAGGGTTCGAACCATCTGTTGCATCATTAGCAGGGTTGTATGCACCCTTAGTGTTATCTGATCCAGCAGAGAAGTTTGAATCTGGCTCGTTGAATAATGCTTCGGGGCCAGTACGTGTTTCGTAGTGTGCCTTCATTGCGAAGATAAGTCCAGTAGGACCACTCATTGGTTGTACACCGCAGATATCGTATGCAACTAGGTTAGGCATAGCACGACGAATCAAGCTGATTAGAACTGGGTCGAAACCAGCTAATCCACCTGTCTTAGTGTCGAGTCCACTACCAGAAAGTGCGTTTGTTCCGATAGCACCAGCAGCGTTAACTGCTACCTCGTTTAGCATTCCACGCTCTTCACGTAGGAATTTCTCTTGGTTTTCTAACAGTACAGCAGTTACAGCCTTTCTATAGTTGTCTTTGATGGGAGTAGACCCTTCATGACCCAGAACAGGTGACCACTTTTCTGTTAGAGCTTTAGCGTTAAACATTTGTTTACTCTATAAAAGTGTTTTATATTATTAAAATCAATTCCAGCGATTCAAAGCGTCTAGATAGCTACCCATTGCTGGTGTAACATCTTCTGCTTCTACTGGTGTTTCGTCAGATACTTCGCTGACTTGAGCCTTTTCTTTAGGGAAATATGACTCTTTAATAGTATTGAGTTTCTTGGAGTATTCCTCCTCAGACTTAAACTCAACACCCTCAGCGAGAGCTGATAGTTTGTCCTTCTGAGTATCTGCCAATCCTTCTGAAACTTGTTTCAGAATTACAGTTTTTGCAGACTCGTTAAGACGATTCTGAAGTTTCACATTAGCCTTGACCTGTTCGTCAAGTCTTTCTTCCATCTCACGAATAGATGTAGCCATACTCTCTACCGCATCCACTTTGTCATCGGGGATAGAGATGTAGTGCTCTTCAAAGAGATTCTTCAGACCTGAAATAAAGTCTTCTGTAATCTCATTTCTGATTCCACGATCAACGGCGAGTTGGTTCTCTTCTAACCATTGATTCACGGCGTAGTTAACTGTACCATTAACCTCTTCATTGAGTTCTGCCTTAGCAGCAGCGAGCTTTTCTTCATGCTCTTTGGTAAAGTGTTCTACAAGCTTGTCGTACTCTTCCTTGAGTTTTGCTTTCACAGCAGCCTCAAAAATTGTCTTGGCTTTCTCAGCAAACTCTTCAGAGAGTTCTGTTCCCTCTAGGAGGGCTTTTACGTCGTCAGATAATTCAACTTCTTCAAACGATGGTTTGATTGGGTACTGTACATCTGGACCTTTAGAAGTTCCGTGTGTAATTTCAGCACCAAGACTGTTAGCACCAGCTTCGTCACCACCCTTACCAGATGGAGATGATGCACTACTATCTTGAGAGATAGGAGCTGCTGCCTTAGCACCAGGATTTTCTTCACCCTTTTCCTTCTTAGCATGAAGTGGTGGTGTAGATGATCCTCCCAAGTCATTTACTGATTGACCATTAGCAACTGATGGTGGTACTGTTGGTGAAGAACCAGATGGTTCATCTTTACCTGTACCTTTCTGTTGGGGATCACCCGAAACCTGAGTTGGATCGCTACCTGTACCAGGTATAACAGTTGCAGTAACTGTTGGCATAGGATCTTGATATTCTTTGAGAACATCCTTCTGCTCAGATGCGAATTCCTCAAACTTTTCGTTTAACATGTCTGACATTAGTCTTCCCGTAAATTTGAATTATCTATAGTTTATTTATTAATTACAAGCCTTGTAGGAAGTTATTAAACACTTCAAGTGTTCTTTCCTCTAGGTTCTGACGAGTAGCATCGTCTATGTAACTCTTATATTTAGCAACCTTCGTCTCCTTAAGTATGCCATTATCCCAAGCCCACTCTTTACCTTCCATGATTCCATTCACGAAAGCATCGGGTGCGGAGGGATCAGCAACTATGTCTGCTGCTGTAGCAAGCATGAAGTCATCCATGACGACATTAACATCTTCTTGCTTATCAATTGATCCCATACCTCTAGATGAAACACCAAGCTTAACTCCATCTTCTAGGAGTGACTTAGCAATCTTACCCATTGGGGTGTCTAGGATTTGTGCTTTTCCGATGAAGTTATTACCTTCAGCAGAAAGCGATGTGATTCGGTGGGAAACACGGTCAAGGTTAACAGTAGGACCATCAGGATGACCCAACTCGCCAAGAGCACGTGATGTTTTAATGTACTCTTCATTGTATCTGTTTACCTCTTTCTCAAGAACTGAGAATGGATACATACGTCCATTGCGATTCTTTAGTTCAGACTGAAGGAATACTCCCTCAATATACAACTTTTTAGAATCACCTTTACCTTCGCTAATTACATTAACGTTTTCAATTTGTTCCGTTATCAGTTTCATTAGATGGTTCCTCTACCTTTGGTTCATCGAAAAATGTATTTGCTACAGTCTTCTTATAAGACCCCATAGCATCTGCTGCACGTGCATACAATAAATCTTGTATAGCGTCAATCGCTTCAGCCCTTTTATTATTCGATATCAAATCAGCAGTATCAAGCACCGCTTCGGGTGGTTGTTCCACTGGATCTGTTACTGGATCTGCCATAATAATTACATAGTGTGTTTATTATTTAGTTGTTTTCTTAGGTTTAGATGCGGAGGCAGCAACTGGTTTAGGCTGGGCCTTGATTTTCTGTAGTTCTTTCTTGTGATCATCATCAGCTCTTGCCTGATCTAACACTGCTTGATTGTCCTGTGCAGCAGCATCAATCTCTGGTTGGTAAGCAATGTTTTGACGATCCATTGTATCCAATGTAGTGACATCAATAGGATCCATAGCAAGACCAGATTCGATCTCTGCATTCATCTGCTTATCAAGTTCCTTATATTCTGTTTCGTTCTGTTGTAGAATGTTTCTACGGATATGTTCGACAGAGAAATACTTACCTACAAATGGATCCATCTGTGCAACCATTGCCATTCTCTGAGTAACCATCTCAAGTTCTTTCAACTCATTGAAATGATTATCAAAGAGCCAGTCCCACTGAATATGCTCCTGCATATCATCCCAATCTTCAGGAGTAATTACTCCCTTGAGAATAAGTTGAGTCTTGAGTATATCGAGGAATAGTTCTCCAAATCTTTTACGTAAACGTCCAATGAACTTGGTGAACTTAAGCTCGTCTCTAAGGACTTCAGTGGTTTTACCCAAGTTGAATCCCTTGTTGTCATCTGTGAGCCTGGAAGGAGGAAGATTGAGGCTATTATAAAGTTTCTTCCTAAAGTACTCAACATCCTTGAGTTCTCCTAGATTCTGTCCACCAGGTAAGGTGGTGATCTCAGTTCCACGACCACCCTCTCTACGAGGTAACCAAAAATCTTCTAGCATACTCATATGCTTTTTGTCGTCACGTATCTCACCAGTCTTTGCATCGTAGACTAGTTTGTTACGGTAACGTGCCATTACATCACGAAGGTATTGTTCCGCTTTTACTTTTGGAAGGTTACCTACATCGATGTAAAATATTCTACGTTCTGGAGCACGTGATAATCTATAGATTACAAGAGCATCCTCAATCATCCTCAATTGGTTTAAGGATTTGATTGCTTTATGTAAGAAACTTAGAATAAGTCTTTTGTTTAAATCCTGTAGTCCAGAATTAACAAAGGTGATTGAGTCAACAGCAATCTTGATACCTTGATTGTTGGACATATCACCAACAGGACCAAGAGCACCACCTCTGAGGTATCCTCTAGGATTGTATAACCAATAGTCTACAAACTCACCCCACTCATATGCTTTAGCGGATTGTTTCTCCTCTGGAGTTAGTGTTCTATTGTTGCTTGATAATTTTTGTCTGACCTTCTTGATCTTAAGGGGATCAATATATCTCAGTTCTAAGATACCCTTCTTTGGATTAGCAAGGTCTATTACTTTGTGGTAAATTAGTTTACCATCTACATACCAATTTCGAATAAGCTCATGTGCTCTCTTCTCAAAATTGAGTAGTTGTTTTATATGATCAAACTCATCACGGATCTTATTCTTGACACCCTTTCCAACTTCAAGGTTATCTAAGTTGATCTCTACACAACTATCATTTGTATCATTGACTACAAATTCATTCACAATTTCATCGACAGCACTATCCACCTCTGGGTGGAGAGCCATGTCTCTATAACGACGAATGAGTTCAAACTCATCTCTGGCACTGTTGTCCATATCGACATAAGTACCAAAATAGCCCCCTGCAGCTACTGCAACGGGCTCGTCAGCAGAAGGAGGAACTGGAGATTGACCCTTCAGTTCCTTCTTCCTATTAATTTGAAAGCCAAATAACTGACTCATAATATTAAAGTTTTTTACTACCGCAAGTATTTATACGATAGAAAAAAGTCTATTATTTGATGATGTCGCTATTCTTGGCATCACCTTCTTCAACTGTCCAGTATGAATATTGGAATTCAACTGTGAACTCTTCAATCTGATCATTGCTGTCATAAGCAAGGTCGATCTGAGAAACACTAGCAGGAAATGCATACCATAGTTTGTACTTCCTTAAGTTTGATCCCTTTTCGCTTGCGTCTTTTTCTATTTGTGTAACAAATAGATCAGCAGTGTAGCGTTGACCTCCTTCAGCAGGGTTGAATGCCTCAGCAGTATTACCCTCATGAGAGTTCATCTTGTTCAACCAAGTCTCAAAGTAACCACGAGTCTTCATGTCCTTATCGTTGATGAAGGTTGCAGTCCAGTTATCAAATGTGCGGTCTCCAGCAATCTTAACTGACCTACCTCTAAAAGGAACTTCGATTGTTCCTAGACTAGATGCAGGTAGAGCTGCTGATTTACACATCATGTTAACAAGTTTATTGTCAACTTGTAAACCTAGAAGTGGAAATGCAATCTCCACCTCAAACATATTAGGTTTGACACCTTGAGCAACCTTAGCCAGGAATTCTGAGACGTTACTCGATATATTTGCCATTAGTCTTGTCCTCTGTGTTTATATTTAGTGTAACGAATTAGCGTCCGACTACTTCAGCGAACGAAACACCAGTACGTGTTGCAGTAAATGTAACTGTTACGTAGTTGATTGAACGAGTTGGCTTCAGGAATAATTCTGCAACAAACTCATTGCGATCAATAACATCAGGTGTGTTATTGGATGTATCACAAACAACTAAGAAATCAGTTAAACCTTGTCTTGCTTGAACTTCATTCAAGTAAGAGTTAACAGCAGCACTGAAGTTTGAACGTGTAAGATCATCGTTAAGTTCGAATAGAACACCTTTGGCAAGGGTCTCTACTCTAGACTCAATGTTGAGGAATAATCTACGAACATTGATTCTGTCAAATGCAGATGGTGAAGCAAGAGCAGTCTTGTCACCGAATAATGTAATACCACTTCCAGCAACAGAAACAACTGGGTTGATTCTATTCTGATAAAGTTCATCTCTATCTGTCTTAGATGGGTTGTATGCTAGTTTAACAGCATTACGAATTCCACCTCTGGTCAAACCAGCAGGAGAGAACCAGTCATCTGTTGCAGTTGATGTAGCAACACATAAACCAGCAATGTCTCCGTTAGTTGGGATGTAACGATATACATCGTTAAAGCGGTCATAGATGTACTTGTATCCACTATCGAATACTCCATATGATGTGGAGGTTAGTCCACTGAAGAATCCAAGAGTGTTATCCTTCTGTTGTCTAGAAGTCAAAGCACCAGATGTACCGATTTGGTTTCCTCTGTAAGGTGATACAAATGCAATTGCGTCCCTACGACCTGCTGCAATAGCAAGTACCTTAGCTGCCTTTGTCTTTGTATCTGATTCAGTACCTAGTGATCCACCCATGAGGATGAAGTTAACATCAGTATTCTCATCATCAGCAAACTCATCATATGCTGATGCAATTTCTCCAGCAGTATATGAATAGTCATCAACACCAGCAGTTAGTGTTGTTTCGATAGCACCACCAATAGCAAGTGCTCCAGATACACTACCAGAACCAGCGTTCCAAACAGCACCAGATACTGTTGTTGCTAAAGCAGCACCATGATAGACATAGTTTGATTCAGCATTGATGATTGCCTTGTAGTACACATTTGCACCCTCTGTTGATTTTGCATCAGAGAGTTTTGAAAGATATGTAAGACGTTCAACGATTGTGCTAGAAGCACCAGATACATCACCAGTTGTGTCGATCACTGCTACATGCACTTCGTCTCCAGAAACACTTCTATCAGCAGCGAATGCAGATGTACCAGGACGAGGACCGATTGCACTCAACTTAAGTCCAGTACCAGCAATTTCTGTGTTGGTATACCAGTCACTAACCTCAGAGATTGCAATCTGTGTATCAGTTACAGAAGCGATGTCGAATGTTGCATCAGCACCACCACCAGCAACTGTGACTGTATCTCCTACAAGATATCCAGTACCACCAGCGTTGATTGTAACAGCAGTTACAGCACCTGTTGCTGCATCGACTGTAAATGTTGCGTTTGAACCACCACCAACGATTGTTACTGTTGCACCAACTGTGTATCCAGTACCAGCAGTATTGATTGCTACAGTCTGAACAACACCACCAGCGACAACAACGTCAACTGTCAATCCTGTACCACCGCCACCTGTAGTAGCAATGTTAGCACCAGTTGCATAAGCAGAACCACCAGATGTAAGTGTGATTGCACTTGGAACACCAGCTCCAACTGCTACATCAACTGTTAGTCCAGATCCAGATCCGTTAGTTGTAGCAACTGCTGTACCAGCAGTATATCCAGTACCACCAACTAGTGTTGTAGTTGTTGCAGCAACACCTGTATCAGGAATGTCTAATGTGTCAGAAGTTGTAATCTTAGTAGAGGGGGTTGTTAGAACCACAGCAGCAGTCTTGGTTGCAGGAACCCATGAAAGAACTTTTGCTGTTGCACCACCAGTAAATGTAACTGTGTCATCGACACCGATACCAGCTGGTGTTGCTGCGAATGTTAGATACTGATCAGCACCACTATCAACAACGACTACCTTAAGTGAGTTACCTAGAGTACCAGCAGAACGTGCTACAAACTTTTTAGACGAGCCTGTTCCTCCTTCCCAATCAGCAATGTTCTTAACTAGAACTGTTGGACCTGTATCAACAGCATTAGATGCTCCTGTTTCTGCACGAACAACTGCTAGTTGTCCACCATATCCCAGAAACTCAGATGCAACAAACCAGTCTTCTGCGTTAGCATCAGTTGGTTTACCGAATACACTAAGTAAATCCTTTTGGTCAGAGATTGAAACAACCTCACCAATTGGACCTTTCTGGAAAGTTGAAGCAAATGCTGCTGTTTGGCTTGATGTGCCAACAACAACTGCGTTGGATAGATCTCTTTCTCTAAGAACTACACCAGGCGAGATTTGACTTGCCATGTTTTTAACCCCTATAGATGATTCAAATTACCTGAAATTATTTATCTCTAGGAGTATTTTGAGTGGGGAAACAATGCATGAACACTCTACCAGTCTGGATAGTTCTCCTCTACAGTGCGTTTTTTCTTTCTGTTCCTCACCACCCTCTCTACAGTACACAACTTACATTCATACGAATATCCAGATGGGTTGCCTCTCTTATTTTTTCTTATCAAATAGAAATCTGCTATCAAGTCTTTGTCTCTACCACAGACTCGACATGTTCTTTCTCTGAATAGTAGGTGTTCTAAACCGAACTGTTCATCAAGATCCATCACAAATCAGGAAGCATATAAGTTACAGATTCTTCCGTATCACCATAAGCCCACATTTCACCATCACCATCTATAAAGGTATCGTCACCTAATCCATCATCAATAAATCCAAATGGAGCCATGTCCTGTTCAATCTGATTCCTCTGCTCTTCATATATCCTTCGTCTGACATCTTGATCTGTCATTTCTTTGAAGTAGTCTTGCATGACTAACCAAGAGAATAGAACCAGACACATCACCAAGTCATCATGGTATCCTTCATCTGCTTCCCATGCTTGCTTCTTCTGAATGAAAGTCGTAAGCTCTTGTAGTATATGAAAATCTTGGAATGTTAATTTGTCTTCTTCTAGAATTGCTTTGAGGTTTGCACATCCCTGCTTCTTAACTGTGATACTCATCTTGACACCAAGTTGAGTCTTAGTACCAGAGAATCCCTGACCTACTATCTGACCAGCTCTACCTCTCATAGCACACATGAGTACATTAGGATACTCAAGGTCAAAGTTTAACATTGCTCCTATACTATCACCAATGTCATTGACCTCTACTAAGATATATGGAAAATTATAATTCTTTGCTACCTGAAATATTCTCGACGGAAACATGACAGGCTTAATCTCATTATCTCTGAATTTTGCAACAACCTTATACGGCAGAGTGGTGATGTCAAACACGATGAAAGCAGAATAGTCGCCACCAATTCCTCTGGCAACATCGACAGTAATAATATATTCATGACCTTCTTGTGATCTTTCGTAAATATCAAGTCCAGCATTACTAACTATAGGTTCGGTGAATGGTATCGCCTGTAATTTAGCTGGCGATATAAGAGTATCAGCAGATCCAAGAAAGTCGCATTCAAATTCTTGAGCGAACTGTCTCTTGGACGTGTTCTTCATAGTCTCCTCTTTCCATTTAGCATCTCTGCCTGGAACTTGAGACCAATGTACTTCATTTGTAACATATCCATTCTTACCATTCCTAGCATCCTCCCACATCTTATAGAAGTGGTTCATACCATTAGGGGTAGAGATGATTATGACTTTCGTTGACTTACCAGAAGTAATAGTAGGATACACAGAAGCAAAAAACTGTTCTGCAACATGGTTGGGTACAAAAGCAAACTCATCCAAGAATAGGATATTGAAAGACATACCCCTAACAGCACTAGCAGAAGTAGACGCAGCCAATATTTTAGATCCATTCTCTAACTCCACACTACCTTTATTCCACACAAGTATTCCATGCTGAATCCACTTGGGTAAGTTTTCATATGCTAGTTGTAGTCTACCTAAGAGTTCTCTAGCAGTACTAGCCTTGTTAGCGAGTATCCCAATATTAACGCTATCATTGAAGATACAATAATGTAAAAGATACGCCACCACAGTGGTGCTCTTACCAGTCTGTCTAGGAAGTTTAGCAATGTTAAATCTATTTTCATGGAAATCCATTAAGATCTTCTGCTGAAAATCATACATCTCAAAAGGTACTAGACCTTCATCCAAGTTGATAATCTGCATATACTTCATAGCAAAATAGAGTGGATCTTGTTTGCATTTAATCCACTCTTCTACTTGCTCTTTAGTAAATTGTATCTCAGTGCCAGCCTTCTTCAGGTTGGGGTTACCAAGATATATCTCAGTCTTACTAGCCATTCAATGTACCAAGTTGTCTACGGATTACACGTAAGTCTTCAAAATTCTTTTGTTTAGTACCACCATCATATGCCCAAGCATACCCTTCTTGAATCATTTTCTCATTAAGGGACATATTTGAATCCCCGATATAAAGCCACCCAAGAAGACGACCGTATTTACCGACCCCACCAACAAGTTCAGTCCTAATAGTAAGCTCATCATTACCGTTAATAGTATTTGTGAGTTTCTCTTTGAGCCAGTTGGTTGCGTCGATTCCAAGTGCTTTCTCCTCCTTATCACGAGTTCTCTTCTCAGGTGTATCTACACCAGCTATTCTAACACGTTCTTTTTTATACAGATCAAATCCAAGATCAATGGTTACATCAATAGTATCACCATCAAGGACTTTGTTTATCTTCGTCACTCGGAAGTTGTAACAACTCTTCCTCGACGGTGGTGTCATTCCAGTCATCGTATTTAAAAATCCAATATATTAAAATGCCTACTGCGACTAACAGTATTGCTATCATTATATTTATAGACCAAACTACATCATTCAATCTCTTTGTCTCCAGTCATCAGATTTTTCTTGATGGAACCATTCCACAATTTCATCTGGAGAACCAAAACCCCTTTTGTGATGAGTTGAATCGGGGTCTCCTATGTTCAACTCATTCAGAAAAGAATCTGTTGGATCTACAGATAACCTTCTTGCCTTACTCAACATACCTCTAGCAGATGTGTTTGCCTTTGCTAGTTTATCAGCCCAGATCATATCTTCTAAACCAACCTCTGTGCCAGAAGCGATATCTTTACATATCGCTTCTAAGCGTAATCGATATTGTGTTGAAAGCATTTAATTTACCATCGTTGTATTTTACTTATACCATTTTTAACTAGATCATTTTCTACAATAACCTTAGTCTTCTCTGCAATATCATCCAAGATATTAACGTCAAGACCTGCGAATGGTGGAATGATACCAAGTATGCGAAGTAATCCATCTACAAATAATGCTAGACAAGTGAAACCTAGAATCATTGAAATAATAGTAGCGTCACGATTATGTTTACGCATGGATTCTTCATCGATAGCACGTGCTTCTGCAACAGCAGCAGCAATCATTTCATCAACTTCTTCCTTCGTATAACATATAGATTTAATTTTATCTTCAGTCATGTGATACTTTTTGAAAACGAACAGCATCCCTGTTCACGCATCGTACCAAGTTTATCAATCAAATGTTGATACTCATCCCACATATATTCTGAACCAGTTTGTTCCTGATACAGTTTACATGCGGTAGTAAGACGATGTATATCTGCTTCGTTAAGTCTCATGTTTTTCAAGTCATCCATATTTAATTATATCATAATTTAAAAAATGTTCAATAGAGCACAAATACTATTTTGATTTCCCCATTTGTTTTAGCATTTTCTGTAATTCTGCTGTACTACCTACAAACATAGCATTGTTTGTAACAGTCTTCGGACCTTTCTTCTCTGTATCTAAGTCATGAACTTTCTTCTGTAGATCCATAAGTTTATCAGTCATGTCTGCTACCTGCTTCATAGCGTTTGTAGCAACTTCAAATGCTCTTGGATGCCCTGACTCCTGTGCAACCTCTAAAGCACCTTGTACTGCCTCCTGACCCTTAGAAATAAGACTGTAGAGTTCACCTCTAGTATACTCATAGTCTTTCTCTCTATCTTCTGTGACATCTTTAAGGTTTGCCTTTCTAGTAGTGCAACCTCCTTCGGGTGTAGTAGAGACATCAATGTCTAACATCTCCTCCATATTTTTATCTAACTTACTCATAGTATTTCAAATCCTTCATTGAATCCAAAGTCGTCTGTGGAAACTACCAGATTATCATCTGCTGTATCAATAACTCCATCTGCATTCTTATCTTCTAGAGCCTTAGGTGAGTAAGATCTCTCAACATTCCTCTTACTGACGTTCTTGTCACCAACAGTTTCAATGACACGTGCCTTACGAATGACATCTGCCTTGCTGTAAGGACCGTAGATGTAAGACTTAACAGTAAACTGTAGAGTCCAAACTATACTCCTTCTCTCTAGGAAGCTGTCATCCCAATCATCTGCATAATCAACACCATTCAAAATACATGCAACGTCTCTTGTTTCATTCATATCAGGAATGAACTTAAGACTTATGTTAAATGATGGTTGGAAGTAAGGGAGAATCTGTTCTAATATTTGTAAAGCATCATCAGATGACTTGGCAATGATACCAAGTTCAAATGACATATCATAAGGTACTGGAACAAATTGTGTTTGTATCTGCTTTGCATTATCTGCACTACCAGCAGCAGGTATAGCAGCTTTAATCTTTTTGATTGCACTAGTCTTTCTAGTACTATCATATGTTACATTAGTTAATTCAAAATACAAACGTGGAAGTTTAATTGCGACCTTCTTTGTTACGTCTGGACTTTGTTCTAACCTGTAAAGGAATTTATTTTTAGGACCGTATGCTAAAGGAACTTTCTCTGACTCTATGACAGTTCCAGCATTATCCTTCTTTCTGATTTCTATGTTATTAAAAAGCGTACCGAAACCAATAACCGTTTTCCGTATTGCTTCATTATAAAAATGTGGTCCTAACATTAAAAGTCACCTGTTGTAAAATTACCAAATTCTCCGAATGGGTTTACCTCACCCCAATCAATTAAATCATCAGCAGCATCTTCGATTTCTCTATTATCTGCTGCTGCCCTATCACCCATTGTCAAATTGTCAATGGTAGTGATTTCTCTTGCTGTGGTACTAGTACCTCCAGTAAGAGTCTCACCAGTTAGGAAGTTTCCTGTTCTATTTATGATGGTTAGTATATCGGTTGAACGATCCCAGTATGCCACCTCACCTGTAACACCAGATGTAGAACCAGTTACAGTTTCACTTAATGAGTATTCTCCTGTGCCACCAGTATCCATTTGTATAGAGATAGAAGTAGAATATATTTCTTCTACTACATCTACATCTGGAATACCAGTATCAAACTTATCATCACCGATCTGATAGATTTCAGCAGTCATCTGATATAGGTATGTCTGACCTAACTGATAGAAAGGAGCTTCTCTTTCTACATACTTAATTTCATATAATGCTTTTGTTAATGGATAGTAGATCAAATCTCCTTCATTAGGTCTACCATCTACAGTTGTAATATCTGCAAACTCTTGGAATACCTGACTCCATCTATTCTTTGATACAACAAAACTAATCTCGTCTGTGATTGTGAGACCAAACTTACTAATGAATTCTGATGGTGATCCAAATCCCTCTACATTAATGAGGAACATCTCAATCATATACTGAGTCTTGAACTCAGAATACAAAACATCATCAAGGGTTGTGTCCTTGATCATCTTACGTGGAAGATAATAGCAGTCAGTTCCAAATAGTTTTATTTGTTCATCAACAAGTGATTGTATAAGTGACTGCTCACTACCAACACCACCATGCTGAGGAAAATATATACTCTTCATCCTATCATGTCCATAGGTGGTAGTTCATAGGTGCTTGAAGACATTTCCATTAGTCTTGCAATTTCATCGTTAGCATCATTGAACAATTCTCTACCATTAAGTTGAACACCACCTGGTAGGTTAACACCTTGAAACTTGATTAGATTCTGACCCCACTGCCTCTTTATCTTAGCAGTAGAATATTGTTTTACGAAAGGATCATTATAAACTTGTGTGAAAGTATCTGGTTCTAATGCTCTATAGCATTGTATGACAAGATACAATTCTTCTGTCAGCATTGATTCATCAATGTCAAGATACAATCTATCTTGTCTCTGGTTAAACCTATACTCAACAAATGCTCCATTGTTTAAAACCATGTCAATAGTTTCTAACCACTGCTTAACCATAAAGTAGTTAAGCATATCAAGAGAACCAAAAGCATACAGGTCATTCAAGAAGATCTGATACTCGATACCAAATAGGTTGTTACGGATAGCATTACTTGCTAATCCAAATACTTTAGATATCCCCATTACATGCTCAGGGATATTGATATAATTATCTGATCGTTCCCACTTAGTACTATCAGCATCTGTCATGATAGTCTCAGATTTAAGATCAAATCTAGCTTTGTCTGCTGCGGTGATCTTATGTTTTAGGTACATCAACTCCATACCATCATAATGACGCTCCCTGTAATATTGGAGAGCGTCATCGATAGCATCACTTACTTGATCATCATCAACATTGATTTCAAGTACAGGAGCACCTAATTGTCTTTTGCAGTAATCTGCTAATTGTGTTCTACTAGCTGGTTGTGCCATATGACCTCCTATGCTTGTGCTTCACCCCATCTGAGGTTGATCGTGCTGTTGAATGCGTTACCTGATGTACAATAAACGTTGATTGCTAGAACGTCAGGACCATTAGGGAATGTACCTCGACCACCAATAGGAGTATTAGTTAACTCTTTAAGTTCGGTCAAGTCAATACCATCCCTTTGTCCTGGTGATGCCACGAAGGAGAAGATTCGTTCGCCTGGCTGAGCATATGGAGGAACAATGAATGTATATGTTGTACTACCTGCATTTCCTGGAATTGTGCTCTGAGAGAAGATTATCCATACTTGAGTACTATTAGCATTCTGTATTCTTGATACACTAGAACCACCAGGTAGTTGTCCACCAGTCGCCTGCATACCTACCTGAACTCCCTGAACGTCAGTCTTGTTGAAAAGAACCCACCTACCCCAGTAGTTCCTACTATTTCGGTTAACAGCAGTAATGTTAGCACCACCAGCACTCCAGTTAGCACTAGATCCAGATGCAATCTGAGCAAATGATGGTTGTCCACCTTCACCAGATGTATTCAAACCACCCCAAGTAATGTCAACAGGGTTTGATGGATAGTTAATCGGGTTTAGAATTCCTTCAACGATAACTCCCTGAGAAGAACTACCACCCTGTGTAGTGATTTCTACACTCTTCAGTAGCAACTGTGCTCTGTTGATTAGTTCTCTCTCACCCAAGTCACCAGTCAGTGCGTTAGACACACTAGGTGATAGACGGATTAGGAAGACCGTATACGGTGTGACTGAGATCTCAATCTCAGATTCCTGATAGTTGAAGAGGTATCCTCTATCTTCATCGAAGCCACCATCTGTTAGATATGCAGAACCCCAGTGGTTAATCTGTGGTGTTGCAGTAGTGGTGAGTAGGATAACACCCTCGTTCTTAGTATAAGAATCTGCTACACCAGCAGTGTATGTTCTGTTTGCTCCAGCAGTATAGTTGTTCAAGTTTGCTGTTCTTGTAAGACCAACCAATCTGTTAAGTGTTGTATTCCTAGAAGAATAACGAATCAATTCGTTACCAACATATACAACACCTGTTTCTGGGAATAGAGTTACATCTTCAACTGGAAGATAATCAGTAAAACTATCAGTAACAGAGGTTGTCAATTTAGTTCTTGGTCCTTCGTTTAGAACCTCATACCTAACAGGTAAGTTACCTGAACGCATGAATGCTTCTCTGTTCCTGTTGTTGTTCTTAAGTCTGTGTGCGAACACAAAGTTACCTGATGGACCTCTGAACATCCAGTCAATAAATCCAGCACCATACCATGTATACTGGAATCCAATCATCTGCATGGTATTGATCTGAAGTTCGTATCCTGACTTACCAGTACCATCACATTTGTCAATGTTCCATTGTGCTTGTGGAATAATAATATCCTTAGTCAATGCAGCCTTTGTATTAACTGCACCAACCGCACCCCTGTAGTCAGGGTTAACTGTCATATTTGTATCGTCTATAATAGAAGTAACAACATGACTCATTCCACGAATAACTAATCTATCACCAGTAGTTAACTGTTCAGTGAACTTAGTATTAGTTCCTGATATAAGGTTGTTATCTGGTTGAGCACTTACAGTACCAGCAATCTGGAATGTAGAAGATCTTAGACCAACAGATAAGTTTGTTCCATCATACTGGAAGAAGATACCATTCTGATCATCGAACGCACCAGATCTTACAGTAGAACCTTTCCACTTATACAGAGATATACTTGGTTGTTGACCAAACTCAGCATTAGTATCAGCAAGTGTTCCTGTAGCTAAGACAGTCAATGTAATTTCATTAACGATACTTGCAACAATATAATGACCATTATATCCAGCAGTTGTTATACCATTAAGAGCAATCTCAGCACCAACCTGTAGACCATGATCAACGTCATCAGTAACTACAGTTATAACACTACCAAGAGTAGTACCATCAGCACTAACTGATCTTAAGTCATATGAAGGAGCGAACAAAGCACCAGTAGTATACTGAATACCTTTACCTGACTGGTATCTGATATATTTCTTAGATTGACGAATCGCCTGAGCACCGTGTGATGGTGAACCTGTTCCTAGTTGCACACCACCGTCAAATGGTCTGTGTGTATAGAAACAATCTGGTCTAGTATAGAGTTCACCAGTAAGAGCAGTATTAGTATCAATAGTACCAGTAGTTCTTGTAGTATAAACAAACTTGTTTAAGTTAGGAACTTCTTCAATAAAGAATGGTCCTGAAGCAAGATCATGGTTATTACCAGTAGAATCAATAGCAGCAAGGATTGTATTTCCTGGAACCAATCCATGATTGTTAGCGAATGTTGCACTTATTCTTGCAATAGCAGAGTAAGTTATATTAGTACCATTATTAATAATACCACTAGTTGTAGCAGATAAAGAAACAGATGGATAGAATGCAATACTCTCTCCTGATACTGGAGTACCAGATGCAGTGATAGCAGTAATCTCTCCAGTTAGATAATCAATGTCTGTGACAGTGATAGTCATATCGTTAATGGTTGGATCACCACCAAGTTCTTGACCACCGATTAAGAATTGATAACCAATTTGATATCCACTACCACCATTAGCAATTTCAGGAGCATAGTTACCACCAGAAATTTTAGGTAGGAATGTTGCATTAAATGCTATATTGTTTGCAGTAAGTGACTCGAATGTTGCATTACCGTCTGCTGCTGTACCACCAATACTGAATGCAGTGATCTCACCAGATGCACCAACACTGGTTACAGTAACAGTTAAGTCATTAGTAGCAGTTTCACCACCTAAGACTCCACCATCAATGATAACAGTATCATTAGGTTGGTAACTAGAACCAGGGTTGATTATAACAGCACTATATGTTGGTGTGGTTGTTGTATTCTCATTGGGAATAAAGTTTGCATGAGAAATGGTTTGATCATCAGCAGTACCACCTCCACCTTCAGTAGTAGTTGCAACTACAGAGTATGCTTGACCAGCAACTATAGCAGTCAATTGTACTTTTGCAAGACCAGTCTGAGAAGGAGATCCAGCACTTGCTCTTACGAAAGCAGAACCAGTAGAAAGATCATTGATAGCATTAATAAGTCCGTTCCTTACTTCTGTTATACCATCATTAGTAGCAGCATCATAAGTAAATGTTTCAACTGTACTTGTTGCAGTATCAGTTATTTGAATTGAGAAGAAATCTTCAAATTCTATTATTCCACCAACTTCGACATCATCAATCTGTGCTATCTTACTACCAGAACCTGTTCTAGTAACTCTGAATGATGAGTTGATACCAACACCAGATCCAGCAGCACCAGTTACGTTATTATATTCCTGAGTAGAGAAGATACCTTGACCAATAGGAGTAAAGGTAAGAATTTCACCAGCAGCACCAACTGTTTTAATGAAGATGTTTAAGTCATGAGCTGGTGACTGTCCACCAAGAACATTACCATAGATAACAATTTGTTCCCCAACAGCATATCCAGTTCCAGCGTAAGGAGTTCCTTCTGCTGCTGTACCACTAGGAGTAATACTTTGAATTTGACCGTTAACATCAACAGAATCAATTGTAATAGTCAAGTCGTTAGTTGGTGTAGCACCACCTAAGTTAGTACCTAAGATAACAATTGTTTCTGTAGCAGAGTATGTACTACCACTGTTAGATACAAACACATTCGCATAAGATGCTGAACCAGCAGTACCATCCCTTTCAACGTTAAAGGTAGCATTGGTTCCTTGTCCACTATACGTATCTACTGGAACATTATCATACATTACTGTCTGTTTAATATCAACACCAGTGTATGCACCAGAAGTTCTTTGTATATCAAATGATGCTCCAGTACCATTACCAAAGTTAAGTGTAGTTGGTGATGTTGGTGTAGAGATGAAACTGTTACCAGTTCTGTCTGCTGTATATGGTGCAGATAGAGATATAGTATTTGTTTCGATGTTTGTAACAAAAATTGTAGTTCCAGAACCGTTATCTAGAGCAGCACCAATATCAATTCCTGTTGTATCGTTAAGAACGATTGTAGAAACAGGTGCTGTGAATGATGTTGTAATATTAATAGCGGTATCAGAACCCACATAACCAGTTATCTGTGTACCAGCTTGTAATCCAGCTGCAGAAAGAGGAGCACCAATTGGAGGAGGTGATCCTGGAGCATTGATACCAATTCTATTTTCACCAGCAGCAGTATTACCTCTAGTTGATATTTGACCAGAAGCACCATTAGATTCTACTGCTAGAGTAGGGCTTCCTAATGAAGCACCAGTATAGAAACCTGCTTTCCTTAACTGAACAAATCCAGATAATAGACTAGTAGCAGGTGATAGACCTACCTTACCCTTTGCATAGAAAGTAAACTGAGATGTACTTGGAACATCACTAATAATGAATGAACCTTCTGCCTTAGCGAATCCCTCTACACCATCATTAACACCCTTAAGTGTAACAGGATCACCAACAGAGAATCCATGTTCCAATTCAGTATCTACTGTAATAAGAGATGGACCTATACCACCACTGTTTGTAGAAGCATCGGTTGTAATTGAACTAACAGCAACATCAGCACCTGGAAACTCGAAGGAAGATGGATATCCACGTACTAGGTCAATTGTCTGCCATTTAGTTGGCTGAATACCATACTCAAAGTCAGCATCAAGCATACTAAGAGGCTCAGCAAAACGCATACGTTCAATAGCGTCTGTACCGAAGTCGTATGGTCTCATCTTAACTTCATCACCTTCAATAAAGATGATTAAGTTATCAGTATTAGAATATGTTGAAGTATCAAACAGGAATGTAATGGTAGTTACACCGTTTGATAACGTACTAGCGAAAGGGAAGTCTGGATCAGATCCATCAGATGTTTCCGTGAACGCTGCTGCTATCTGTTGAGAGTTATCAGCAAAGTTATAAAGTACAACGTTTGCTGTAACGTTTGTGATCAGCAGAATCTGGTCAGGACTGACTTTATCCAAAACCTTCAATGTTCCAGCACCAGAAAGACCAGGTGAGAAAACGTAGTCTCTTATTTGCCTTTTAGCCATTTTTTAATTTCCCTCGATCTTTTTTATGAAAGTGCAATTGCTAATGCAGTTACTTGGGAGTCTACAGCAGTCTTGGACATTGCATCCCCTGGCGCAGTAGCTCTACCTAGATTCGTTATTTTATTATTTAGAAGACTTAGATCAGCAGTAACACCACTGTGTACATCTAAGGTTCCATCTACAACTGTGTTACCATCTGCATCTACTGTGAACTTAGTACCACCAACCCCGAAGGTAGTACCACAAGCAAGAGCAGATGTAACAGAAGCACTAGCACCAGCAATAGCACCAGCAGCAGAAACACTAAAGGTAGGAGTAGTTAAATCAGCACCACCTTTGATACCACTTTTGGCTCCTAGTTCACCGTCTACAGTGACAGCATCAAGAAAAGTTGCAGCTCCTGTAACGTCAAGAGTTCCACCAACACCAACATTTTGTTGTAAATCAGAGTCTCCAACAACAGTAAAGTTCCCATTAACACTGAAGTCAGTTGCAATAATGTTATACTTAAACTTACCATATACAGCAAAACTCATTATGTTGGCATCCTCAGCCCACACAATAATCTGTTGATCTCCTGTTGCTTTAATGTCAGTTCTCTGATAGAATGTTCTAGGAAATAGTTTCGTGTTATAATTTAAGTAGTTTGAAGTCTGTAATTCTGTTTGTCCATCCTCTAAGATTCCTATTCTGAATCTAGAAGGAGTGTGACTCTGGTTAGAAACGAAGATCGAAAGTTCTACGTCTTCACCAGTAGGTACTGTGTAGATACTAGTATTAGTTCTAGCAGTAGTTACAAGAGCAGAATTTAAGAATCCAGAACCAACTGGGTTATCAACAACTTCTCCATGTACCAAGAAAGAGGTAGTTTCGTAATCACTATATACAATCAGACTTTGCCCATTGGCATAGTACATAGTTTGAGTTTCATAAGTCTCTCCAGACTGAATCTCCATGTCATATAGGATGTAGTTCGATGGAGCGAAAGCCAACAACGCACCACTTGAAACTCCGATCCTTACTCTTACTGGGTATGGACTTTGGTGAGATATTGAAATTTTTGCCTCTACCAGCTTTGCTGCTGGAGCCTCATGAAGAACTGTCCTAGTCTTGACTGGTGGGACTATAGCTGCTAGAGCACCATAAGTAGCCATAACTTTGGGGGTTTATATTACAATCGTTAGTTATTTATATGAAAATTCTTACAGGATGCAATGGGTTCATCGGAAAGAAGTTTGCCGATCAACTTGATGGAAAATTCATCGGGTTTGAAATGGGAAACGCTTTTCAGTTACTAGACAACCTACCTGTCTGGGATGATATCGATGAAATCATTCACATGGGAGCAATATCAAGTACAACAGAAACTGATATTGGAAAGATCACAATTTACAATACTGAGTTTTCAATAAGACTATTTAAGAAAGCAATAGAACTAGGTATACCAGTTAAGTATGCCTCGTCTGCATCTGTCTATGGAAACTCAGCAGGTAATATCAATCCTTTGAATTACTATGCTATATCAAAAGTTCAAGTAGACTACTGGGTACAAGACAATATAGATCTATTTGAAAATATTCAAGGATTCAGATTCTTCAATGTATATGGAGAAGGTGAAGAGCATAAAGGAAACCAACGCAGTCCTATCAGTAAATTTACTGAGGAAGCAAAGATGACAGGTAAAATTAAAATCTTTAAGAACTCTGAGAAGATGGTTAGAGACTTTATATACGTTGGTGATGTTGTTGACTTAGTTCTGAACAACCAATTGGAATCAGGAGTATATGATCTTGGTACAGGACACCCACATTCCTTCAGAGATATTGCTGAAATAATTGCAGACAAATATAATGCACAGATAGAAGAGATAGATTTCCCTGTACACTTACAAGGAAAATATCAATTCTATACCTGTGCAGATATGTTCTGGGCTAATAAGTATGAATTTACAAATGTAGAGGACTATATTAATCACCCCTTAGAACACGGTACGAGTCCTCCTCAAAATGCTCTGTAGAAAATTCGAATAGTTCTACGTCTGTGATGCCTTCCATCATATGTCTAAGACCAGGAGGTATGTAAAACTTATCTCCTGGTTTTAATATGATTGTGTCTGCATCAATAAAATCATCTCTATAACCATAGGTCATCTTTAGTTCACCACTCTGAACATAGAATGTTTCATCTTTAATCTTGTGATAATGGTATGAACACTTCTTACCTGCATTAAAGAATAGAAGCTTCCCACAATACTTTTCAGAATTGCAGATCCACTTCTCATATCCCCAACCTTTCTGTACAATCTTCATCGGAGTTGAATACCCCACGCTAAACTCATTCTCCATCCTGATTCTGGGGCCTCCGCATTATGAATATAGGTAGAAGGAAAAGCAACAAACTTTCCTTGCTTGTATTTACATGTGTGGACAAGGTTTCTTGCCTCAACACCTTCTTCAAAATCTCCATCGTATATGTTGGTATCACCAGAACTATCAGTAATATAGTATAGCACAGTCCAGACTGATGGGTCATTAGAATCCCAATGCACACCTCCACGTTGATTAGGACATGCAGCATTCAATACAATTCTTCTTAGATCTACAAATTCTTTATTAGTTGCAGATGGTAACCATGTGGCTACAAAATTAGTTAAGTAATCTACACTGGCTGGTAGGTTCTTCTGATGGAACTGTTCACGCCATTCACCCCAAAAGAATATTCTTCCGAAAAAATCATCTCCATCATCACAAGCTCTGTGTCCATATGATACAGGATATTCATAAAGTTCTTTATTGATCCAATCAACAGTAAACGGATCAAGAAGATCTTCGGGTTCAAGTATTGAAGAAATCATCTGAATTCACTCCTTTATCATCTATGAAATAATGTGCATGAAATTTACCCATGTGTAACTCATCAAACTTACACCCCCATGACTTGAGTTGATTGAAGGTTAGATCATAGAATGCTTCATGTGCTTTAATCCCATCACCTTCAAATCTACCCATACCTCTGGCAGTATAAAAAATAATACTGTTACCTTCGTCGTATATTTTATTTAACTTCTCTATCCGATCCATCATTGGTTCGGATTTTTCGTATTGTCCTGTAGGACAATTACTTATAGTACCATCTATATCAACTACGTATATCATCTATATCATCTCCAGAAAGAACGTATGTACCATGATTTTGAACTGCTATAGCAGCAGCCTTATTAGCATAAGGAATTGCTTTTTCTATTTTACCATACTCTAAGTAAAAGTAAACCAAAGCACAAAGGAATGTATCTCCTGCACCTGCTACATCAAAACAAGGAACTGCTTCACCTGGATATATCTTTCCTTTATACTCAGCACCAGCAGAACCTTTAGTAACAATCTTATTTCTGTATATACCTTTTAACTTAGAGTTTTCTAAATCATTGATCTTGATGAAGCATCCTTTCTTAGGTAGTTTACTTTTCTTACTGTCTATGAATACAGGACCATTGAATGCTTCTACCAATTCAAAGATCTTTTCTTCTGATAAAAATCCTTTGTCATAATCAGATATGATCATGGCATCAAATGGTTCACCAATAGGTTCTGTATGTGGTGTACCAGTAGGATAAGTATCACCAGTTGGTAACTCCCATCCATAGTCAGCAACCTCATCATTCTCATCCAATCTCATCAGTTGTTGATTAGATCTTTCATCTACAAATCTAGTCTTGACTGGTTTTAATTCATTGGTCATCAAATATACATCCACACCAAATGACAAGAGGTTTTGTCTTACATTACTTGCCATTCCGTCTGCTGTTTCAGTACGAATGTATTCCATTACTGGTACAGGTGCTTCAGGACTTAACCTTGTACACCTGCCATAAACGTATTTGTCTATACAAGTCTCACCTATAACGATGACCTTGTATTGTTTTTGTTGTGGAATATTCTCCGATCCTATCGAAGAACTCAACTCTCTTTGCATACTCACGTCCTACTACGTCTCCGTTTTTCCAATCAGAACCTACCACTAGTATATCAGGGTTTATGATTTTTATCAATTCTTCAAGCTCTTGTCTTGAATCAAACGTATGGATTACGTCCACTGCTTTCAAAGAACTTAATTGATACTTCCTATCCTCTAATGGATAGATGGGTCTATCTGGTCCTTTGTCTGCTCTGACCTTTCGGTCAGTATCGATACCCACTATAAGCATAGATCCTAAAGACCTAGCATAATTTAGCAATTCGAAATGTCCTCTATGGAGAACATCAAAGCAACCATTAACCCAAATAATCATTTGATTCCCATGTGTTTTGAATATAAGTTATGATGTTGTTGATTAGGATGCTGACTATTTACATAATGTGGAGCAGGTAGATCAGAACAAAAGAAAGCAGTGACAATATGCTTTGGACCACTCATTGGTTTGTTTTCTCTATATGGATACATCTGATTACAAGGGAACATTAAAAGTTTTCCTTGTTCTGGTTTAACTTTATAATCTAAAAATGAAAACTCTGTTTCACCACCTTCTTCAACATCATCAAGATATATTATCATAGCATATACTCTTGACAATAGTAATGGATCTGTTGGAGATAGATCAATATGATCTTTAAACCACCCATCTTTTTTTGGGTAGCATCTCATAGAATGATCATAAGAAACTAAAGGTGCTCTCCAAAGAAGTTTATCTTTTGCACCCCATTCATACATTGCATTGATAGCTCTATCAGTTTCTATAGCAATTTGACACCAGAAATCTCCACCAACAATAGGATCTACTTGTATAGCTTTCTTATGTTTTTGTTCATTTCCAGAATCCCCCTTATCATGATATTGTTGGTTCAACCAAAACCAATCAATCCATGACTCACAATCATCTTTAGGAAGGAAGTCTTTTTTCTCGAATATTAAATCTGTTAAGTTCATAGTAGTGAATTACAATCTTTGTATGATAATCTTTTGATAGATGGTTCTGATGCATCAGGTATGAATAGTAGTTCTGCTTTCTCAGGTAAGTAAAGATAACAGATTTCACTTTCTCTCATAGTAAGTAAAGCATCATCTATAGTTTCCACTATAGTATCACCAGCCAAATTAAAAGATGTGTTGAATAATATCGGCACACCTGTTAATTCATAGAATGCCTCTATTAATTTATAGTAGTTTGGATTCTGATCTTTTGTTAGAGTTTGAATTCTACATGTACCATCGACATGAGTGATACATGGTATCTTCTCTATCATTGATTTTAGTACATTTACAGCATACATCATATGTGGTGATTCATGCAACCTATCCATATCAAACCATTCATGTGCATGATCAGCAAGTACTGTGCCAGCAAACGGTCTCCAATGTTCTCTCTTCTTTACTTTATTAACAATATCTTTCCCGTCTACAGCACGGGGATCATATAGTATAGAACGATTACCTAAAGCACGAGGACCATTCTCAGATCTACCTTGACAGATAGCAACTACATTACCGTCACTAATAAGTTCAGCAACCCTCTGAGGTGTAACCTCACATACCTTAAATTCATTATCTTTTAATTCATAATCATACTTAATAGGTTGACCAAAATAAAGATGTGATAATGGTCTTATTCTTTTACGTCTATACTGCTTAGGGCATTCCCTTGCGTAAGTAATATATGCTGCTCCCATAGCAGTACCACAGTCACTAGACATAGGTTCAACATATAGATTAATATGTTCTGGTAATCTTTGTAGTATTCTATAGTTACCAACACAATTCAAAGCACATCCACCAGTAAAGATGATATCATTACATCCACTTAATCTATGTGTATCCATAATTCTTTGATACACATACTCTTCAAAATCTTTTTGTAATCTATATGCTAGATCTGCATGTCTTTGGAACTTATCATCTTCATCCTTAGAATATGCTATGTAATCATAAGGACGAACAACAGTATTCACATTCTTATGTTCATTGAAATCTGTTAAGGTAAATATATTTTCATTTCCACCATCCTCAGATATCATTTGTTTTATTCTATCATTGGGTTCTCCATATGATGAAAGACCCATAGTTTTACCACACTCTAAACTATCCCATCCCAGATATTCTGTGATACCAGAGTAAACAAATCCAGCACCAATATTTTTTGTAGGATGTACAAATGGTGGTGCTCCTTCAACCTTTTGATTTGAATACCCAATAATCTTTTGACTTAGGCATGTTACTGCATTGGGATTTTGATCAAAATAGAATATACTTTCATTCTCCTTACCCCACTCATGGTCAGCACCAGCACCATCTATTACAAGTATACCTGCTTTATCAAATCCTGAATTATAGTACGCACAAGAGGCATGTAGAGAATGGTGATAATCCTTTGCTTCTACATACCTCTTGACTTTAATCCCTATACGTTTAATGTATTTAAAGTAAGGTCCAAAATCACATTTAGTATTGTACAAATGTGTATAAGCACATAAGTCAATTTCTTTAGTAATTTCAGCTACTTTATCCAGAGCATTGAATACTTCTCTGTCATATTTGACATGTGTTAATCTCTCTTCCTGTATGGACAGCACTACATCATTGTCTTTCATGAGACAAATAGCAGCATCATGAGATCTATTAACACCAAGTATCCACATAATTAAACAGGGTTAAAATTTATATTCAATACAATACGTTCTGTTGTGCTCTCTGGATAGCGAGAGGCATGATATCTTCGACCATCAAATAAAACTAATCTACCTGATTTAGGTTTAACAGTTTTAGCAACGGTAAAGAGACTGGGGTCATACCCATTAATGAACCTTTTGATACTAGGATCTAAAAATTCATTAAAGAAATGTGTATCTCCATCACTATCATTCAGGTAATAGATTGCTGTGTACTTCAACCCATCACCCTGATAATCAACATGTGGAACATGATGAGGGTGTTTGTTCTTGTTCAATGTAAAGAGACCCAATCTTAATTGAACAAGATCCTTGATAGTCATATTGATCTTTTCTTCCATCGAGTACAAGAGAGGAACGAAGATATCATACGACTCAGATTCCTTACCCTCTCTCCCCCAAAGGATGTGCATAAACCCAGTAAATAGAGCATCCTCAACTTCTAATTTAGAATCATTAAGTTTATTCTGTTCCCAATACCACAAAGGTGCTGTTATATCACGATTGAAGTACCATGGGAACTTAGAATCCATAACGGATTGTCTAAGATGCTCCTGATATCTTGGACTGATTACATCATCAATAACTAAGATATCTTCAAAATGATCAGTCACGGTTAGGAACCTTAACTAGCTTTTGAATTTCTGGGAGATACATGTACTCGATCTCACTATTATCTAATGTCTCTAACGCATCATGGATAGTTTCAACAAGAGGTTCGCCTCCAAGATTGAAACTAGTGTTAAAGAGTATAGGTACATCTGTAATTTTATGGAAAGCATTAATGAGTTTATAGTAATGTTCATTTTGTTCCTCAGTTACAGTTTGTATACGACAAGTTCCATCAACATGAATTACTGACGGAATCTTCTCCTCAACACCTTCAAGACACTCTACAGCATACATCATGTGTGGTGTTTCATCTCTTCCTTTCAAATCAAACCACTCATGAACGTGTTCCTTCTTAATAGAACATGCAAATGGTCTGAACCATTCTCTGTGCTTAACACCATTAACAATATCCTTACCATCTTTAACAGTAGGATCAAAGAGAATAGATCTATTACCTAAAGCACGAGGACCACCTTCTGATCTTCCTTGGAAGATAGTAACAATATTACCTCCACGAATGAGTGCAGCAACTGAATCATAATCAGTATCTGTTACATCACGTCCAGCAATAGCATCTTCATAAGTAGTAGGATCATACTGAGGACCATAATAAACAGATGCTTGCTTTCTAGGTTCTTCATTATCAGTAAGTTGATGTAACTTATAAAGTGCTCCACCGATAGATGTACCACCATCATGTGAGATAGGTTCACAATAGATGTTTAGATCAGGGAAACGATCCCAGTACTTATAGTTTGCTACACAGTTGAGACCATAACCACCACAGACTACAATGTTCTTTTCACCAGTTAACTCAACTGCTTTCTCAATCAATTGACACATACGTTCAGAAGTTTCTTCCTGAATCTTATATGCCATATCCTTCTGTACATCTGTATGATCTATTCTTTCACCTTCACCTTGTTGATGCTGTTTACGATCATCTTTAAGTATTTGGAATCTACTTTCATTAATAGTAGCAGCATTAGGATATGTTGGAACAATCAAATCTCTATTACCCCATTCTCCATTAAAGAATGATGGTAGTTCATCATTAGGTTTACCATATGGTGCAAGACCCATAAGTTTACCTGCTTCAATAGCAGGGAATCCACAGTACTGTGTTACTGCTTCATACATTTTAGTATGACCAGGATACTCAGTAATGAATGTATTAGGTTCTGGTTCATGGAAACCAATAGCAGCTTTAGTTCCGATATGTTTCCATACAGATTCAAACTCTTCTGGATACTCTGCATGGAAGATGGTTTCAAATTCATACAAAGTATCTGGAACTTCTTGCATATTTAAGAAACTTCCAGCACCATCTGCAATAACACATGCAGCAGATTCAAATCCAGAATTATAGAAACCGCATGCAGCATGCATCTCATGGTGATTCAAATCAATATAAGTTGTTTCAAATTCCCATTTCTTTCTAGCAATCTTTCTTACAAATCCCTCATACATATGCTCACCAGTCCAATCTAAATTAGGACCAGATCTATGTGTATGACATACAACTAGATGATCAATATGATCAACATACTCAAATGCTTTAAGTATACCTAGCATAGGAGATCCATCATACTTAAATCTACTAAGCCTCTCTTCTTCGAGATAGAAGACTATCTCACCGTCTACCATTAGTGTGGTACTACCGTTGTGACCACGTGCAACACATAAAATAATCATATTATTTACCTTTCGCTAAGTCAGCAAATCCAGAAGGAACTTTGCTTAGTGGTTTAATGTCTTTAGTATCTGCCATCAATGCTGGAATCAAATTTGGATTGTTGGATTGTTTCATCATACCTGTTGGAACAGTTGGTTGTTTTCCAGAAGCCATTTGCTTCTTCATGTCCTCTTCCATCTGTAAAGTATAATCTACTTGCTGCTGCATCTCATCAGGAAGTCTGATAACTTTATCAGAAGCTTTATAATACTTCTTCATCAGTTTATCAACCTCTTGCATGATAACAGCTTCAACCTTATCATTCATCGCCATAATACGATCATTGACTCTGTTAGTATACTCATCAATAGTAATACGAATAGGATCGTATACTCTCATACCTTCACCCATATCAAGAACACTAAACTTCTTGTCATCTGGGTAACTGATATTTTCTTTGAATGTAGACCCAACAACTACAACTGCTGGTTTACCAAATGCTTTAGCAATATGTTGCCCAACAGAATCACATCCAATGAATAAATCTGCTGCTTTAATAGCACCAGCAAGTTCTCTCAATGGTCTGTTGACAGGATGAGATACAGTATCAGTCATCCCTTCTTTCTCAAAATCAATTGTTAATTCTGATAGAAGAATAACAGAATATTTTTTCTGCAACTTCTTAATGATACTAACAACATTATTAAACTCGAAACTTCTACCAGAAGTATCCATAATAATATTACCAGCAGTCTGAACTCCTCTACCAAAAGGTTGGAAGACTACGGTTTTCTTTTTCTTAGTTCTTTGACGAACCTCTTCTACAACAAATATTCCAGTTGTTTCTTCTTCTCTGGAAAGTTTGATTGTTGGTGCAGGAAGTTCTCTTGGTTCTTTTAAACCATTAATCTCAATGTCAAATGCTTGAGAGAGATTGCATTTTTGATTATAGTAATGCCAGATTCTATATGGTTCTGGTGTAACTATATCTGTGTGTTTAATCTTGTCTTCGAAAAGATCTTTATGCCAGTGATCGTAGCATTTCCTGTGTAGAATAGGATGACCTTTATAGAAATCTGTACCACCTTCGCAGACTATTACAAAGTCTTCGTCTGGATGGTCTTCCGCATATTTTTCAAATGCAGGGATAGAGCATAGTACACGTCCAGCTCCACCGTTAATAAAAAACGATTTGGGTCTCATAATATTTTAATATAGAATGATATAGAAGGATTTATTCAACTTCGCTACTATTTATACGCATAAAAAAGGACGGATTTTACTCCGTCCTTCCGATCCATCTCGAACTTTTTAATCAGCTTTTGTGCCGTCTCTAAGTGTTTGTTGTTGTACATCTTCAACAACATCAGCAGCAGGAACATCAGAAGACTTAGTTAATCCTGTTGCAGCATCAATCAACTCTTCGTAGTCTGTAACACGATAGTCATATCCATCAATCCAAGGAGTACGAGGATCATCAGGGAATGGAATCATGTGTGGTCCCCAACCATCAGCAGCAGGGAACTTTGTATAGATACCGTTTAATTCGCCAATAAATGCTGTAAGAGCAGCTCTTTGCTGGTCAGTAAGGTTACCCTGACCACCATTCTCAGTTGCTTCTGCGTCTAGGTTTGCTTGAGCATCTGCAACTAGAGTATCTCTTGCTGCTTTATGCTGTTCCATTGAAATCCAAGGCTTGAACCAAGGAAGAGGAGACTTCCAAGCACCTGCTGCTGGATCATACTCGATCTCATCAGCTGCATAGGCATGGTCAGGAGAGATTGGTTCTGGACGTGAGTAATATACTGTATCGTCTCCAGAAATCTTGTAATCCTTTTGTGGATAACCAGATGCTTTACCAGTATCTTTAGGGAAGAGGATAGAACCAATGATTGCTTCTTCGTCAGTAGGAGAAGCCATGTCAATCTGGACTGCGATTTCATCTATACCAGCACGTACATTTGCATGCTCGATGTCACCAGATGTTGGCTCTCTATTCAATCCGATACATGACTGTGAAGGAATCCATTTGTTAGTTTCCTTATCAACGAAAACGAACAACCATCTTGGACCATCATATGTCCATTCAGCAGTCTTTCCTAAAGAATCAGTTTGTGCCAAATAATCATCTGGTACTTTATATGTGAATGTTTTTGTAAAAGCCATAACCTTTGATTACCTATACTTTCCTATTTATATTATTTACAAGTTTTCGTCGTACTTGAAGTTGATACGGATCATACCAGCAGTACCGTTCTCTCCACGACAACAACCACCACTGCAAGTCCAACCAGAAGGTCCACCAACACCAGGTACATAGTTGTGATCAGAGAATGATCCACCCCATCCTAACTGAGCAGATGCCCAATGTAGCATGCAATGTCCACATCCACTGTTTTCACAAGTAACAGCAGTCATCCAACCACCTTTACCATTAACTAATCCAGCAGGATAAGGAACGTGTTGTTTGTTCCAGCAATGGTTATTGTAACAGAATACGTAAGCAGCACCAGGAACACCGTATGCTCCACCGTCTGCACCGTGATAAGTTGCACAGCAACCATAAGGGCAACTACCCATTGATTGAGCATTCCATGTGCAGCAGCATAGGAAGCAGCATGAGCATCCTCCATGTCCACCTCTAGCACAGAAGTTACTCAAACCATAACCAGTGATGTAACTAGTACCACCTTGATTACCACACTGTGATCCAGTTCTACCACAACCAGGTCTACCTACATGAATATCATATGAACATCCTTGAAGAGATGACGCAGCACCTGTAATACGTTTCCACGCATATGCACCAGAACCAGAAGGCATGCCCCTAGAACAGCAGCAGGATGATCCTCCACCGCCTCCAGCACCCCAGATTTCGAAGATAACATCACAGACTCCAGTAGGAATACACCAGAGTGGATACCTATAGTAGTTGTAATTGGTGGAATGTTCACTACAAGTTGAACCACAAGCACCGTGAATATACTGTACACAATAACCAGCAGACGGTAGTCTTGCTAGTTTTGTGGTAGCATCGGGTGCTGATAGTCCCTCCAATGAATCTGATGTAACGAATCCTAATAGATCTCGTAAATTTGTATTAGCCATCTATAGTGCCTCTGTCCTCTTATTTAGTTAAAGTAGTACCAAGCACAGTCTTCGTTCTGTGAACTTGTCTGTAACCAGCATGAGCAGTATGTGATTCTAATGAATCCACCGCCACCACGCCATCCGTAACAGCATCCACCACCACACGCAGTAGCAGAAGGAGCACCAGTTCCAGGAAGTCCTGGACCACCGTTACAGTTAATGTTGTACGCCCAAGGAGTCGTACCTGAGCAATACATGTATTGATGTATACATGCATTACCTTGATAGTTTTGTGTTAACCATCCACCTTTTTGATTGATAAGACCAGCAGGATAAGGCATCAATCCTTTTGTCCAACAGTTATTATCATTACAGTGAGTGATGAAAGCACCAGGTCTTCCCTTAATCATCTCATCTCCACCGTAGGAGCATGCTCCATCTTCGTGAAGTCTCCATCCTCCACATCCACCCCAAGAAACTTTATCTTGGCATCTATATGTTGAGTTCCAGAAAGCCCAGCAACATGTCTTACCAGGAAGTCCACCATCAGCACAGAGGTTGTTTAAGTTACAACCACTAACCCATGTTTTACATCCTCTAATACCACAGCAGCATCTTGAGCAGCAGTTAGGTGATGCAACACAGAGTGAATAACACCAACCACCTTGTATCTGTGGATACTCAAGAGTCTTTCTTACGTATCCTCCAGCACCACCAGGCATACCTTGTTGACAGCAGCAAGCACCACCGCCTGAACCGCCTCCACCCCACAACTCGAAAGTTGCTTGAGTAGTACCACAAGGAACACACCAATACTGAAGACAGTAACCTCTGTAACTACTTTCACAGTTACCTTCGTTACAATAAGGATGGAATAAGAATACTCTACCTTCGTGGTTCCTTTCTAGTGCAGTATTTGCTGCAACTGTTTCTTGTATTGTCGAAGCAAATTCTCTTCCTAATAGTTCTCGTAAATTCATTTGCCTTTCCTTATGTTTTACAGTATAGAGTGATTCTTACGAGTCCATGAGCACCCTCAGAAGAACAGCAGCAACCACCACCAAACACCTGAGCAGATACACCACCAGAACCAGGAGGACCGTTTCTCCAGCAGTCTCCTGAGAGTCCACCGTTGTTACCTGTCAACCATAGTGTTTCAGTTCTACCACAAGTTGCCATAGTATGCTTTCTGTAACCATTAACAACTCCATAACGAGCACCGTACATAGCAGGATATGGATGGTAGTCTTTCTTCATGCAATAGTTACCACAACCAGGGTTGCAATCATAATGAATATAAGGAGTAAGACCGTTCCAATACCACTTACCATACTTTTCACACTGATCCATGCAATCACTACTATTAATTGTATAGTGTTCGCTTTGACTTCTAGAACAAGATTTACCAGTATCTGTTATTCTGGTTCTACAAGCAAAGTAGGAATCAATCCAGTGACAACACTGATGACCATGACAACCACCACATGCACAGAAGTCGCTTAATCCTGGACCACTAATATAGGATTTGCAACCATCAAAACCACCGCCAGAAGGGTATCTACACGTACCATTGGCGACACATATATCATAACAACAACCGTCTAACTGGGAGACACTTTGTACAGCAGCACAAACAGTACAAGCACTGTACTGACCAGAGTGACCAGGCCAAGCAATAGAGCAGCAACATGTACCAGAGCCGCCTCCACCGCCACCCCAGATTTCAAACTTAACCCTACAGATGCAGCTGTTAGGGACGCACCATCTTATACGTTGCCAGTCGTAGTTATACGAACTCTCAAACTGCCAACACATATTTCCTCTATAATATATCTGATGCTGACCACCGCCCATATACGTTTGTATAGGGACTACATCTGCTTCAGGTACATCTAATAGATCTCGTAAACTCGACATTTTACTACCTTAGTTGAATTAGTTGGATAGAATTGACCATCCGTAGGCTGAACCTGTATAAATGAGCTCAAGTGAAGCGTTCTTCAAATCGAAATCAAGATCTTCAGCCAAGTTAGCGATCTTGTGTCCATTTCTGGATACTGTTACTTTGTTAACATCACAGTTACCAGCAGCATCAATTAAATTGATTCTGTCTCCTAATTTACCATTAGCAGGTAAAGTTACTGTGAATGCAGCACTAGTAGTATCAAGTAGCAAAATTTGTCCAGCCAATATAGAATGTGCTGAAGTAACTGCTACGGTTTCTCTTGTGTCAGATGCAGGTGTGAGGTTGCGTCCCATTGTTCTAAAATCTCCTTGTAAATCTATTTATTAATTAGGAAGTTGATTCTTCAACACCATAGGCAGAGATACTCACGCCAGTTGTGTCTGAGAAGGCAACAAGTTTCTTACCTGTTTGCATAGCGAATCCAGTTCTTTCTAGAACTCCGTATCCTCCGATCTCAGCATTGTACTCAACATACTCAGCAGCAGATGGTGTATCAGCAGCTGCAATAGCTACTCTTACATCAACTGGGGTTGCATTAGTGTTGACAATGTTGAAGTTACAGTATGCTACTGTACTCGCAGGTACTGTATATACTGTTGTTAATGTATTTGCGGCTAGGGATTGTTGAGTCCCCAATATTCCAGATGCCATTTACCTATTCTCCGTGTAGACGATAGTGGTTTATTTGATATTTATAAAGTGGGGGATCAAACTGACCCTGCCCAGAAGACGTATCCTTTAGTTGTGCGGTTGTCGTCAATGTATGTCTTAACAGCACGTTGTGTAGGAACTTTTTGGTTTGAGTTAGCAGAAAGTGTAACATCAGAAGAGAATTCTGTGATACTTTCACCCAACTGAGCACCAATAGAACCCAATCTCAAGGATGATAGACCAGATAGGTCAAAGGATGATGCGTTCAATGTAGTTGAACCAGTTGCCTGGTTGACCTTGAAGTAACGTCCAACAGTGAAGTTACCATCTTGGTCTGTTGATACAAAGAATACACGTCCTGGGAAGTCCTCAGTAACTTCATTACCTGGTGCTGGATCCACTAATGGATCTCCAGGCCAGTTAGTTTGAAGTTTGTTTCCTGTACCTAAGTCTAGGAAGTCATGACCAGTTAGACGAACTTGACTATAACCATATCTGATCTTGTAGTTTTGTCCGTCAAATGTTCTTGTGGGTTTCTCAGCAGCAAGAACAACTAATGCAGTACCAGTTGTATCTGTTTGTGCATTTGTAATCTGCATGAATTCACTATTGATTTTTATGTAATCATTATTGTTGAATCCAGAAGCATCAGTAATGCGAATAACAGTACTGGCAGCAGTGAGATCTCTTAAAGTATCTGTTTGATCAACAGACTTAATTTCGATAGCACGTACTGAAGTACCTGATGTGTGAGTAGCAGCATTTGTACCTTCTTGTCCACGAGTAACTTCAAGAGATGTTGCTGTTGGGAATGAAGTAATTGCCATCATTTCATCGTCTACAATACAGTATGCTCCAATTGAGAATCCTGAAATGGAGTTAACATAAATTGTAGTTTCTGTTGTATTGTTAACAGCAGAACTCAAGTTACTAGCACCACCATACTGGTATCTGGTAATTAATTCCAAACCTTGATGTATAGCAGCAGAACTACCTAGCAGTCCTCTAGTAACAGTTAAGTTACCTCTTCCAGTAGGAGCAGTGTATGATGAGTTAGCGATAACAAATGTGAATGGTTCTTCTCCAGCACCACCAGCACCAGTAACAAATTCAACTGAACCACCTGGAACAGGAGCAGATGTTCTACCAGTTAAGGCAAGAACGAATCCGTTTTGTCCACCCAAGTAGTCAGCGTTGCTAAGTAGAGAACCTTGTACTCCAGAAGTTTGACCATCTATAGTTTCACCTTGTACAAAGTTTCCTTTAAATGGTCTGAAGAGTATCTTAGATACACCAGCCTGTACAGAGATAATTTCTCCAACAGCACCAGATGTTAATCCAACAACTCTTTCTTCATTCAACCAAATTGAATCCTGTGCTCCAGCAACGATTGTTGCTTCATCATATTCAAGAGATAGACCATCGATAGTACCATCAAGAGTTGTTTCATTAGTATCGAATCCAGAAGATACAATACCGTATGTTCCCCATGATGAGTTACCAGCAAGAGATCTGATTCTTCCACCTCTAGTAGAAGAGTATGAGATGTGACAGTAGTAAGTAAAGCAAGATACAATCTCAGCACCAGCCTTGTTTGTACACCAGAAACCAACTCCACCATCTTCGTGGATTTGTGTCCAAGAGTCAAACACCATTGTTTTGTTTGATCTGTTATCAAATACAACAGCGTTAGTAGCAGCACTTACAAATGTATGTCCATACTGATCAGCAGGAGCAGCAACACCAACATTAACTACAATGTTTGTATCACTATGACTTGTAATTACAAGTTCCTTACCAAACGCAGGGTCAGTAACACGAGGATATGCATGGTTAGATGCATTACCGTTCTTAGTACAAGTAAATGTAATAGATGCTTGTGCTAATGTAATACTTGATCCAGAAGTCAATCCATGACCAGCACCAAGTTCAAGATCTAAATCTCCAGTAGAAGGATTGTATGTAGCATCAGTTGGTGTAAAGTTTGCAGTATTATCCCACTTAGCGTGAACATCACCGTCAATAACAGCACCAATACCTGTTGCACCGAAGCAAGAACAGTTAGAGACATAAGGTGATCTCTTAATTGGTGAGTTAGGATCTAGACGTACATAAACACCTTGGATTGTAGCAGTGTTAAGATCTTTAGGATCAGAATTTGAAGGAACGAATCCAACCATTCCGTCCATAACCATGTCCTTAAGCATAGTGGTGCTTCCTAGCATCCACATAGTTAAGTTTTCGTTGTTGATAGGTGTTACACTAGTAATACCGATATCTGTAGCACCTGCTTCATATGTGTCTGAAACTGTCCAGAGGTTTTGGTTAGCATCTCTAGTAACACTTCCAAGTCCTGAACCCAATCCAGTTGTTGCAACTCCAACTAATGTTGTAATAGCAGCATCCTGAACAACACAAGTTGCGTTTCCACTTACAGTACTAATGTCTGTAATAGTATCGTTCTTAACCTGACCTAATCCATGAGTACCAATAACAGTAATTGTTGTGTTATTGATAACATCTTTTGCAAGAGGAATCAAGTATGCTAAGATAGAAACAACTTCTGCTTCGTTACCATTCCAATAGTTAGTAGTAATCCAATCATCAACTGTGTCATAAACACGGTCGTTACCACCATAACCTAAGTTAGCAGTGATATCCTGAACCAAACCAGCAAGTTTACTTTCGAATACAGAAGCATCTCCTCCTGGAGGGCTAGTAATAGCAACACCACCGTTAGCAGCTTGTGCAAGAGTTTCCTTAACAAGGAACTGTGTGTTAGATGTTAATAGGTTGTATGCGTCAGCAGTTTTGTTATTTTCAAATCCATCAGTTTGGACATAGATCTCTCCACCTCCTCCTCTAACATCAATAACTTCACCAGTCTTTGCTCCATCACCAGATGTGATAGTAGAACCAAGAACTCTATACTGAGCATCAGGTACTTGTGCAAGTGAAAGTTTAACAACACTTGAAGGTTCACCAGCTCTTGCTTGAATCCTTGAGGTTCTTAGGTTATCACCAACGATACCTACACCTTCAGGAACCCTCATTGGAAGGATTTCGTTATATGTACCTGCTTTAACGTAAATTGTTGCAGGACCAGTTACATTATCTACAGCGTGACGAACTGTTCTCCATGCTGTTGTAATACTGTTACCTGGATTGGTATCTTTACCTTCTGGAGTAACGTAGTAAACTTTGTGTGTAACGTGACTCTCTTTCCATGATGGATAACCAGAAGCATCAACAGTAAGAACTTTATTCTCAGTTCCAATTGCTAATCTAGCAGGACCAGCTCCAGCTTGATAAAGAATATCACCAGATGTTGTTAGAACGTTGGCAGACGCTCCTTCAGCAAGTGAATTCCAATATGTACCAAGAGTATCTGTTTCAGGTGCATTACCTGTTGACTGAGCTACACAAATATAGGAGTTACTATTTCTGTTAACAGCATCACCTGGATAGTAGACAGTACCTACATCCCAAGTTCCCTTCCATGTAAATCCACCAACAACGAAGTCCCAATCAGAAGTGTTTGTATCAGGAGACTTATTAATGTTTGTTGTCTTAGAAACGTATGAGTTACCACCTAAGAGTACAACGTCGCCTGGTTTGTATGTTGTAGTAGAATCCCAGTTACCAACAACTTTGAAACCAGTTGTTAGGATATCCCACTGGTTACCAATACCGTTATTTGGTTGAATAGCAATACTAGTTGTTAAAGCAACATATGAATAACCACCATATGTTACGATATCACCTTTTTGATATTCAGTTGCTGAATCCCAAGTATCTTCGAACTTAAGACCGTCTAAGTAGGCAGCAAACTTAGCACTGTCAAAAGTACTAGTAGATAAGTGTGGTGTAGTAGTTCTATAAAGTACGTTACCGTATTTTGCGATATCGTTTAACTTATAGAAAGTAGCTGCAGCCCAATCACCTGTATTGTAGATACCCTCTGTATGAAGTTGCCAACTACCTGCATCAGTTGCATACCATTGTGCAGCACTCGAAACCGATGTGTGGTTAGCGATAGCTACGTAAGTGTTAGCACCAAATTTAACAATGTCATCAATGACATAAGCGGTTCCAGCCGCCCAGTCACCTCTCCAGTTAAATTTTAGTCTGCCAAGTCTAAAATCTGCCATTTGTTTTTCCTTTACTTAGGTCCCTCGGTTGTATAATCGTAAGATTCATTAAAACGAACATTGAAATATCCGTCATCATCTATAAAGTAGGTTACTTTTCTACTATCAAATCTATACTGCTGATATTCATCTTGTGGATGATTAGTATATGACTTTTCTTCTGTAGTCTCTTCTACATAATCAGTCATACCAGTTGCAATATCTAGGTATGGAGTTCCATCTTTACGATGGAAAGTTACTACATCATCATCAATACTTCTTATTTTGGTATAGTTGAGCATGCCATCTGCATCTCTGCTTAAGGCGTGGATAGTAAAATCGTTACCAAGATCGTAGTTGTTACTAGCAAAGCCTGTACCGCCGCCACCGCCTGAGCTAGTGCCACCGCCTCTAAAACTATCGCTGATGTACATCGTCATTGGACTATTACCCTCCAGTAAACTCCTTCCCAAATAAGTTGGACACTTGCTCCTTTGACATCAAACACCAGAGGTGATGATATAACTCCAAATGTATTCTGGAATTGTCGTCCGATAGGGTCCGTCAGAGTAACATTATTTATATCCCAACTAAACTTTACGTCAATAAACTCTATTACATCCCCAGATTTGGGAACTAATTGATTATTGTAAAGCGGAAGGGTTAACGATATTGGACCATTTGAAGAGTCCACCAAATAACGAAGGCTTGTTCCAAGAGTTTGATTTGAATTGATATATTCCCATCTAGCCCTAAAAACGTCAAATCCACCAGTAGTGGTTCCGTCATGAATGACGGCCATGTTCTTGTCAGTATCAATCGTCAGTTCACCCTGCGCCCCAGTGAAGAGAGCATGCTCAGCTGTAGTACCTCTTCGGAATTGAACCTGAGTTGTCATCAGTGATTATTCGATACCAAGTATATTTATGTTATATTTATCTTATATGATCCATCCATAAGATCTTGGTGGTGCAACTTGTATGCGTCTTGTCTCAGCATCACCAACATGTAGAATAACTCCACCTTCAGATACAAATCTCTGATAAGGTGCAATAACCTTGGTTGTAATATCAATCTCAATTGGGCAATGTCCATCGTAACTGAAGGTACGGAGGACTCCTGCATTTGAGACAGAAGGTATGCGACCTGAACCAGTAAATGTCTTGACGATAAGAGGAATATTGTCCTCTTCGAAGACATCGATTCTTCCTGTACCCTCTTCGATCCTTGTGATACTGGAAGTAGATTCTCCAGAGAATTGTGCGGAACCTTCTCCAACATATCCTTTCCTTGTAAAGGATTCTGCACCTGATCCTCTGACCTCGACAGTGACATCTGTAACAATGTTTCTGACAACTGCCTGTCTTGCAACACCCAAGAAGTCGAAGATTGCAACATTCTCGACTGCAATTGTTCTGGATTCGGATGCATTGTTCCATGTGAAGAATGATCCAGTTCCAACTGTAACTCTTGTTCTTGGAGTATCGGCAACACCAAATACATGTACAACTCCATAAAGTTCTGGAGAGAATGTAATTGTCTCTGCTGCACCAGAGAAGTTGTATAGATTTCCAAATCCTGAGTATGCTTCTGTATGTTTCTCGTCTGCAATACCAGAAACACCAAGATCGATTTGAGAAGTCCAGTCAAATGTGCGACGCTCAATACTGCTAACAAAGTTGAATAGATCTCCGAATCCAACTTCTGCGTATGTTGTTGCTTCCTCTGCACGACCCTTGAATGTAAAGAGACCGTCTGCAAGTGGTGCGACTCCAACACTTTCTGAAGCACCAGAGAATGCAAAGAGTGTACCAAATACAATCTCTCTTCTGACAACAACCTGACTTGAAACACCACCAATAGAGAATAGTGCAGTAGTCTCGTCTGGGTTGACAGTGAAACTCTCTGAAGCACCACTGATGTTGAAGATACGTCCTTCTCCAACAAAGTCCTTTGTAATACGTTCGGATGTATCGACATCGACGTAGATAGTACCAGAACCAATATTGTTTGGTGTGAATCTCTCGAATGCCTTTCCAGTAATATCGACGAATACTGGTACTTCGTCTGGACTCCATACAACATTTTCTGTTGCCCTTGTGCCACCAATAGAGAATAGTAACTGTCTCTCTTCTGGATTGAAGGTAACACTTTCGGATGCACCACTGATATTGAAGATGCGTCCTTCTCCAATAAAGATTTTGGTACGAGAGAATGTAGATGTAACATCGACTGTTGCAGTACCAGAACCAATCCAGTTTGGAATGTACTTGATACTTGCTGCACCAGACAGTTTGGATTCGATTGTGAATCTTTCGCTGAAGGTTTGTTTGAATGAACCAAACCCTTTGAACACCATGTCTGCCTGGAATTCTGGCAAGACAAATGTGACACTCTCTGCTGCACCACTGATAGCAAATATACGACCTTCGCCAACCCATACGTGGGATCTGGAAGATGTAGAAGCACCAAATATATCGACTTCGATTCTTGGTTGCTCTGCAAATGTGAGGATTGGTTCTGAAACTTCTCCACTGAAGAGAATTTCTGCTTGACCAATCTCTCTGTATGTGGCACGAATATCTGCAAACTCTGTACCAAACTGGATATCTGCTGTGAATGCAGGTATCTTGACTGTGATTGCTTCGTCTGCTGCACCAATAGAGAACAGTCCACCAACACCAAAGTGAATATCGACGTTGACAACATCTGCAATACCACTGACGTAGATGTCTCCGAGTGGTTGTTCTGCGAATGTAAGTAGTGGATCTGCAATCTCTCCAAAGACTGTGAAGACACCAGATCCAATAATACCACCAAAGGTGAAGCTCTGTTTGACAGCACCCTTGAGAACTGCGTCTGCTGTAAACTCTGGAAGTTTGAGAGTAATAGATTCTGCTGCACCACCAACAGAGAAGACCTGACCATCGCCTGTGTAAGCGTGTGTCCTGAGAAGATCTGCTTGACCGTATACTTCTGTACGACCAAATAGTTGCTCTGCGAATGTAAGTTTTGCAGGACTTGCTGTTCCACGTACTTCTGTGTGAACCAGACCAGCAATAGCAATTGCACGACTCTCGTCGAGACGACCTGTAAAGTCGAATAGTGCTCCAAGTTCGAGTGGGTTGAATGTAACCGCTTCGACTGCACCACTGAAGTTGAAGATCCGACCTTCGCCAGTCCAATGCTTCGTAATAAGTGGTACAACAGAAACGTTGAATATCTCTGTATGAGATTGACCAACCCAATCGTCTGTCTGTCTTTCGATTGCAGTACCAGAAAGATCGATATCGACAGTAAACTGTTCTGCAACAGTAAATCTCTGACTTCCGAATCCACCAAATGTAAGATCTGCTTGGAATGCAGGTATGTCGATTGTAATCGCTTCTGCACTGCGACCAATAGAATATAGATTTCCAGATCCATGGAAGTGGAGACTGAAGTTCTCTGCTGCGTTTCCAGAAACGTCGATAGTAACGAATCTGTAGTTGTCTGATACAACTGCCTCTTGACAAGTACCAGATAGTTCCATATGAGCAGAACCTTCTTCTGCTGTGATGAACTTGAGATCTGTGTAACCACCAGCAAACTTGAATAATGGTGGTGTTGTTGGAGGAACAGATACTGTACATTCTGCTGCACCACTCCAAGTCCAAAGTGTTGGATCGTTGGTAACCCACTGAGGTGGTACACGAACTGCTGCATCGGAACGAATCTTGATCGCATGTTCCCAAGGAATCGGATCCGATATGAAGATCTTGGTCTGTGAAGGTGCTGATAGAGAAACAAAACTGACAAGTTTTCCAAATGGGTATTCGGAAACTTTTGTTCTGATAGAACTGATTGTGGATGTGAATCCATAATCCTCTCTTACCGTTGCACCAGGATCGGTGATAAATCCACAGTCGTGGACTGTTGTTGCTCCAGTGGTGAGCCAAGGATCGATCTCGTATGTCTGACCAAGAGGTATGTTTGCAACAACACCATTGAGACCAATTCTGATAATAGAAGTTGGTGATGTACCAGAGATACTCTGACTTGGTGTGATCTCGGTGATAGTACCGACACCAGGTAGACTTGCATAATCTCTGTACTGATATAGATTCTCAGAAGAATCATTGTAAGAGTAAGTTCTTCTATTCTCTGTACCAACAAGAGTAGGTAGAACACCTGTGCCTTCATAAGCAAAGGATCTAAGTACAGGTTCTGCTGTTCCATAAGATGCCCATAGAGTACCAAAGGCATTCCAGTTAGGTGCGAATCTAACGTCAGCAACACCCCTGATTGGGAATAGAGCCTGTTTCTCATCTGGGTTGAAGGATACAGATTCAACTGCACCACCAATCTTGTAGATCTGACCTTCACCAACGTAATCAAATACACGTGAAGCTTCAGCGTATACAATACTGAATGCACGACCTTCACCTGTGTATGGTCTAGTAACACTGTAAGTAGCAGCACCAGTAACATCAATCGGAATAAATCCTTCCCACTGTGGGTTAATACGTACCCACGTTGCAGAACGAATCTTGATCGATGCATCGAATGTCTTCTCTGCAACAAATCCTTTGGTTTGTGATGTATGTGTATTGCTGGTATATTGGAAACCACCAAAAGGATAATTCCAGATTGTCTGGGCAATATATCCCCAATCAATAGGTCCATTGAACCCTTCAGAAACCAGACCATAATCAAAGGTTGCACCTGGTGTGAAGTTAGATACAAGTGAGATTGTGTAGTCTGGATCTACTACCGCAACAACACCAACATTGATTCTTACAACAGATCCTGTAGATGTACCTGAGAGGATCGTATTTGTATTGATCTCCTCGACAGTAGCAGTTCCTGGTAATGGACCGAAGTCTTCATAACCAAATGGTAAGATAGAACTATCGTTGTAATCCCAAGTAACTCTCTCAGCATATGCATCTCCAGTGAAGACTGGAATGACACCAAATGGTTGCTCACCAAATGATCTCTTAACGTTGGAGACTTCACCTGTGACATCAACAACACCAGAACCTCTCCAGTTAGGTACGAAGTTGACCTTAACGTTAGATTGAAGTTGAGCGAGAGTACCAGTACCAACGTAGTCTGTAGTGACACTTTCTTCACCACCACCAATTTTGTATAGATTACCAGAACCTTCATAGGTAAAGGTAAATGCCTCGTCTGCTCTAGAGAAGTTGAATAGTACACCAGATCCAATCTCAGTGACAGTAGTTCTCTCTGCAAGAGTACCAGTAACAAGATTCCTGACGAATCCAATCCATTTCGGTTTGGTTCTTCCTCTACCTTTACCAAATACTTTAACTTCACCAGTACCAATCCAATTAGGTACAAAGTTAACTTTAGCAGTACCCTTGACTTGACCGAGACCGTATGGATATAGAGTACCAGTGATACTAAGAAGACCCCAGTCAAGGTTGGTTGTCTTACCAACAGACACTGGAGCATGTTCAATCGAGTTTGTAAACGTACCCGAATGAGGTGCAATCTGATATCCACTAGGATCTACAGTTGCAGTTATTGTAGGATTAATTTGTACTACAGAACCAGTACTTACACCTGACAGTACTTGGTTTGTAGTAATGATTTGATAGGACTGTATCGGAATCGTTCCGTAGTCCTCATATTCGAATGGAACAACAGCAGAATTATTATATGCGTATGTTCTTCTGTTATCTTCGCTACTAATATTAGGTAGAGTACCTGAACCCTCAAATCCAAATGTACGCTTAATACCTGAGACTTCTCCAGAAATCTGGGCTGTACCTGATCCCACCCAGTTAGGTCTAAAGGAAACCCCTGCGTTACTCTTGAATCTGAATAGTCCTTTGGACTCAATTGAAATACTTCTAGTAACTGCACCAGCACCAAGCTTGTACAGTTCACCTTCACCAGATTCTTTCTTAGAGAAAGCTTCCGTTGTGAGGGACTGGATCCCAAACAGCCCGTCGAATTCGAGGTCTGGAACCCAGTGTGTAACCGCACTACCTGATACTCGTACCGTACCTTGAACGATCCAAGGAGCAGACAGACGATAGTAACTACCGACCATCTCAAAGACAGTACCTGTACCAACCCATGCATGTAGAACTGTCCACGTTGTAGCAGTCTTCGGTCTAACAAAACCGTAAGGTCGGACAGTATCTGTGTAAATTATTCTACCCCAATCATCTACTTCGACAGCTTCTACGTCGTTGATAGATCCACCATCTATGATGGTTGTGGGTGTTAATGCTAATGAATTTAAACCGTAGTCGAGTTGTATAAACTCCTCAACACATGAAGGATTCCATGAATATGAATGTCTCTCGCCACTAAAAATACGCAACGCAAAACTAGACCCATAAGGTCCGTCTATACCAGTTGTATAGATGTGCGTTGCCATTTACCCTCCACTAAAATAAAAAGGGGATCCAGTACTGAATCCCCTCACACATAATAATGAAATCAATTGAATTAATCAGTCTAGGCTGACGTTCAGAGTTACTTTGATCTGGTCACCAGCGTTTTGAATAGCGTAAGGACCATTTGTGAACCTTTCAGCGAAGAATATCGCATCATAGAGTGTCACAGAACCTGTACCATCAAGTGCTTTAGTAGTCGTGAAGGTGTTTGCATCAGGTGTCTCAAATACAATGTAAGTACCAGCAGTAGTTGTGGTGTTACCTGTTCCCTGATCGATATAAACTGCGTCGCCTGGTTCTAGACCATGACCTGTAGCAGTTACTTTACTGAAGTCAAACTTAACAACGTCATTACCGTTAGAAGTCTGAATGTTCTCAATAAGAACGTTATTGAGGAATACAGTTACTGTTCCATCTGCATCGTCTGTTTCGTAGTCGATACCAGTAATAACTGTAGCAGCATCGATACCGTTAGGTGTAGTTGTCTGAGAAACTCTCATTCCAAGAGCAAGATCCTCAGCAACGTTTGCTTGGAATACCAAGTCGCCACTAACAGCACCACCGTTTGCCTTACTTAGATAAACTGTAGTACCAACGATTCCAGTAACACGTGCTCCCTGAGCAACGTTAGTTCCTGTAACACGCTGATTAACAGCAATTCCAGTTGTAGATGTAACAACAACTTCGAACTCACCAGCAGTACCAGTAGAAGCAGTAGTTGCAGCAACAGCAGCAAGAGTAATATAGTTGTTACCGATAGTTCCCCTTACACCAGACTTAGAAATCTGTGTTCCAGCAGCAGCAGTACCAGCATCAGCCACACCATGAATGGTTGTAGGCATGTTGTTAGCACGTGAGAGGAAATAACCGTATACGTTACCAGCAGGACCATCAAAGGTGAATGTTTGCTCAGGATAAGAAGCAGTTGTTCTACCTCTACCAAAACTCAATGGTTGTGCAGTGAAGTTACCAGTGTTCTTAACACTTAGGTTAAGTGTAGTACCATCAATGTCAACAACATATGCACCAGTGCCGACAGATCCACCAGTAACATAGTCACCCTTTTTAATACCTGTGTTAGAAGCAACCGTAACTAGGTATGTTCCAGATGTACCATCACCATTAGTTGTTGTAACAGCAGTTGGTTCAGTCTCGATTCCCCAACGGTTACCGTTCAGTAAGATACCATATTGCTGTGCATAATCCTGATCAGTTCTATTGTTAATGATTCCAGGATAACCTGTAGTAGGTCCTGAACCGTAACCGTTAGTATTGTTATCGGTATATGGTTCGAAATATCTTGTTTGAGAGGGAGTATCACTCTCAGCAGGATATGTATCTGTAGTGAACAACTTAAGAATAAGGTTCCTAGGGATATTCTGTGAATAATTCAGCAGATTCCTTAGAGAATCAATTTCGCCGTTGTCGGTGACTAAGAGTGCCATTGTTTTCCTCTGTCCTAATTACGTTGCTATGTATGATTATTTATAACCACCAATTATTTATAATTTTATCCTCAATGCAACACTAGCCTTACTTATGTTCAGGACATGGTTTACATTGAATCTAAAAATGTCTCCAGCATTAACTGTGGTGTTCCAAGTCGAAAGATTATCATCCTTCGCCTTTATTTCTGTACTGGTATTTAGAATACCTAATTTTGGTGTTTCTGTTCCTGTTATCGAAGTGAAGTTAGGATAATCATCATAAGCACACTTCAATATATCTATTTCAATATTACCTGCGATGTCTGCTACTAGAATCCAAGACTCGATAGTACCAGTAACATCTATTGCCATATCACCCTTTGGTCCAATTGCCATTGGGAATGATCCAGCATCAATAACAAAATTCAAAGTTCTGGTTAAATCTGCCGTAGTAACTAAGGCAACACCAGAAAATTTTTGACCAGCAGTAGGTGGAGTAGTAAAAACAATCTGATCATTAGAAACAATGTAGTCTGTATTTGGTTTAAGAACTACATCATTAATAGAGATCAACAATTGTTGTTCATCTATTGGTGTATAAGGAGATCCATTAACAGAAAGACTGAATTGATCTTCTACACCATCAAATCCACCAGATATATCATCAAGTATTAGGTTTGTATACTGTGTAGACTTGGTTGGAATTTGATAATTAACATCCAAGTTGTACGCAGGGTTCTCTCTCAGAGCAACACTATGTTGCTGAGATCCAACTCTAACGGTATACTCTGCCATCAGGATGATACTCCAGGATTAACTTCTACTAATCCTTCAATAACTCTTGTCTTGTATCCTGTTGGAGCAGTCAAGAGAATATCATAAACATATCTTCTACGGTCTAAAGCACCTGTTTCTGTACTATTCATAGATATGCCAATCTCACCAGCAGTTCGATTGACAAATACCAAAGGTACAGACACGCTAGTAGAACTAGTGTAGCTTGTTTTAAAAGCTGCTTCACCAGTATATCCTGTCATGTTGAGTGGCGTACCATCTTTATTAGTAATAAAGAAAGTCACGTCATAGTTAGCATGACGGTCAACGACTATATTTACAGGTATCGCTGCCATTAGACTCTAGAATTTCTTTTATTTAGTCTTCTTTGCTGGTGGTGGTAGTTTTCCACCATTAGCCGCAAGTTCATCTGGATCAGGAGATTCCAGAAGATCTAGTGTTTCCAACCCACCAATAATTTTGATTCTATATTCTTTCAGTTCAGTAAGACTCTTTTCCTGTGTGGTGATTTTAGTCTCTGTCTCACCTAATTGTCTTGTGAGTTCAGATCTTATTTTACTTGCTTCCATAACAAATCATTAAAATATTATTTATGTTGGCTTTGTGGGCCATGCAACGTCAGTAAGTCCAGTAGTAGTAGTTGATATATCAGTATTGGCAGGAAGATCTCTCAATTCCTGTCTATATGTTTGCCACTTAGTTTTAATTGCATCTGGCACATCACCTTGTTGTGTCCAATCAGTTGTGTTCAACAATGCATTTCTTTCTGCTCTTAGATTTTCAAACTTTTCTTCATCAGTTAGAACTCTAACTAATTTTTGAGTTGTGAAACTAGTACCATCATGCTCATCACCAATATCGACAAGGGCATGTTGTTCCACCTCTACTTTAGTTTGACCAGCAGGAGCAGGCCAGTCAACAGGTGCTTTGACAATATTGACTACCTTCCCACCTTCAATTAATGCATATCGTTTTGCATTAGGATCTGTTAAATCGTTAATCATTTTAGAATTCGTAAATTGTACATATACCTTCTATGGCAGTGCCACCCTGAGCCCAGTTAGTATTGTTACTAGCAGCACCAGCAGCACCACGACCCCAGTTAGAACCACCTGATGCAGGAGATACTGGGAATCCAGGTCTTCCACCTTTACAAGTGCTGCTGCCCTCTACAGCGTGACCATTGGATCCATCCATACCACGCATAACACAAGTAGTGTCACCATCATATGTAACCCAAGTACCATTACCTGGACCACCACCATCACCACAGACAGTGCTTATTCCATGGAAGATACTACCATTACCACCTTGAGCAGATAGGGAAGGACCAGTTCCTCCTGACCCTGTACTGAAGGTGCTACCACCTCCATTACCACCATTACTTATACCAGATGCAGGACTAGATCCAGCAGAACCGATAGTCCAACTCATTGATCCAGTACCCATTTCTGCTTTACTATAGAACCACATGACTGCACCGCCACCACCGCCACCACCAGTAGCAACACCTTGAGTTGAAGTTCCTAGAGCAACACCTGCTCCTCCACCTCCTCCAACAACAATAACTAACCAACCATTAGCATTACTGTTAATAGCCAGTGTACCAGATGATGAAGATTGATGGACTCTGTATACACCTGCTGAACCACTACCACCAGATCCACCTGTAATACTGGTGATTCTACCATAGGTATCAACAGTTATTGACGATGGTGTTGCATATGTTCCTGACGAAACTCCACTGGAAGATAGACTTAATGATCCTGTAGTTGTTACAGTACCACTCAATCCTGTGCCACCTGTAACCTGAGTAACAGTACCAGTACCAATAGTAACTGTTTCATTAGTCCAAGTAGAACCATTGTATCTTAAGAATTGATTAGATGAAGGTGATCCTGCAATAGTTACATCTTGAAGATCTCCAAGAACAGAATTACTTAAATTAGTAGATGGAGTAACCCAATTTAATGAAGTACCAGTACTAGAAAGTACCTGACCAGAACTACCCTTATCACCTTGAGCATCTAATATTACACCATTAATCTCTATGCCATCGGCATGTGTTTTTAATTTCCACGTTCCATTATGGAATAAATCAACACCAGCAAGTTCATTACAGAAGACATAATTTACTCCAGCCATGTGTGACATCTTTATGTTGCCATATGCTTGAAGATGTAATTCTCCTCCATCAGCAGCGTTCTGTACAGCATAGGTTCCAAATTGGTTCCTTAGACAAGTAGAAGATCCATTATGGAATGCCTCCCAGTCACCACCAGCTCCAATCTTAATAGCAGGGTTAGTACCAGTAGTGGTACTATCAAATGGAATATTGAGTTGACCATCAAGTGTTAATATATCACTTGATTTACTCCACGTAAGTGCAGAATCACCTGCAAGATTCCCACCATCATTAAATTGTACCTGTGTATCCAAACCAGCAGCTACTGCTCCACCTGCTGCATCTGCTTGGTTAGTCCACTTACTAGTAGCATTATCCCATTTGATTACCTGACCAGACTGAGGGGAACCAGTAATAACAACATCAGATAGATCTGCAAGAGCAGAAGTACTATCTAAGAAATCACTTAAATCTGGTGGAGTATATGTGAATACACCGTTTGTATTATTATATGAAATAGAACCATCACCAGATGCTGTTCCTTCACTACCTACAGAAAGTGAACTTAATGTTAGACCAGTTGACCATGCTACCCCTGTTGCTGTAGAAGTTAGAACCTGACCAGATGTACCTGTGTTAGTACCATCATGGATAGTAGAACTAGACAAGTCTAGTTTTGATGCAACTTTGACACCATTAGCATCATTAATGGTTAATTGAGTACTTCCTGTTCTATTTTTAAATACGATCTTACCAAAAGAACCACTTCCATATAGGATGTTTAAACCATTAGCACTAGCATCATCTATAAATGATGTACCACCAGATGTTGTAGTATGACTAATATACAATCTAGGTGCATATGATCCACTGTCTCCACCGAAACAAGCACCACCAGTATAGAAATCTACATTTGCACTTTGACAATCTAAATTACCACCTAACTGTGGAGAAGTATCTTCTACAACATGATCAAGACCACCTGATGCAACAGTTCCATTTACCCAAGCTGTACCACTCCATTTCAATACTGAATTCAGTGCTGGTGATCCTGTTATAGTTACATCATCAAGTTCTCCCATAGAGAGACCAGTTACGTAACTACTAAGATCTGGAGGAGTATATGTGAATACACCATTTGTGTTGTTGTATGCAAGTCCACCACCACCTGAAGCAGTAGCATTAGAACCAACAGAGAATGCTGTTAGGTCTGTACTTACAGCAGAAAGATCAGGAGGAGTGTATGAGAACACACCATTTGAAGTGTTGTAAGATAACGCTGCTGTACCTGCTGTGTTAGTGGTTACAGAAAGATCTGTTAATGATATACCAGAACCACCTGTTGCTGTTTGGTCAGCAGCAGCAATCCATTTAGATGTACCAGCATCCCATTTCAATACGTGTCCATCAGTAGGGGTTCCAGCATTAACGTCAGCAAGATCGTTGAGGTTCTCAGAACTAATGTCTATTGAAGTTAGATATGTACTACTATCAACAGAACCATCTGCCTTTAAGAATTGTGATGATGTTCCGCTTGTCTTAACAAATTTGTTACCAGTTATATCACCAGTAGATCCTTCAATCTTTGCTCTCCATACATTAGTGGAAATATTACCAATATAAAGTCCAACACCATCAGCAGTATTAATTCCAACACCAGAAGCAGCATTTAAACTGATAGCATAACCTCCAGCATTTTGTACATCTAAACGAGCAGCACCAGTACCACCAGTAAAGATAGTTGTTGCAACATTCGTTGTTGCTCCATTGGATGTAACATCCTGAAGATCTGCTGTCTCAGTATATCCAGTTAGATAACCAGATAGATCTGGAGGTGAGTATGTTAGTACACCTGTACTATCATCATAGGATATACCACCATCTCCAGCCGCAGCACCTTCTGCACCAACAGAAATATCTGTCAATTGAATAAAGTTACCTACAACTGCTGGACTAAATGTAAATACACCAGTTATATCATTATATGAAAGTGATCCACCACCAGTAGCAGCACCATTAGCACCTACAGAAATATCTGATAATGAAATACCTTCCCCTCCTGAACCACCTGCACTAGAAGCATTTACCCACTTATTAGTAGCAGCATCCCATTTAATAGTTTGTGTATCTTGTAGAGATGTAATATTAACATTGGCAAGATTATCTAAGTCAAAATCTAACCAATCAAGACCAGCAGCTCCATTAGCACCTAATACCTGTCCTAATGTTCCTTTATCACCACTAGCATCTTTTATGGTAGTACCACCATAGAAGTACAGACAATTATCTGATTTATCCCAAACAAGATCAGCAGTACCACCCTTAAATGTAGCATCACCATCAGTAGTTGATCCATCAGAAGTGACAGTACCAATAATATTCAATCCAGTAGATGACAATTCAGCTACTGTAGTAGATCCAGAAATCCAATTAAGACTGGTTGATATTACATCAAAACCACTGTTGTTACCTTGATATATAATCTTTCCGAGATTACTATATCCAATTGTTGCATATTGTGATGTTCCAATTTGGAACAGTCCAGCATCAGCACATATTAAATCTTTTGCTGTTATATCTGTCGTAGTTACTGGATCTTGATCACAAACATCTTGAAGATCTGGGATAGTACCACCACCATCATCAGCAATGACAAATGAAGATGCTGAAGCATCATATTTAAGAATTTTGCCGTCTGCTACTCCAGTTGTGTCAACATCATCATGATCATCAATACTATGAGTTGGTAATGATGTTAGATAACCAGATAGATCTGGTGGAGTATATGAGAATACACCAGTGGTATTGCTATAAGATAATGCTCCACCAGAAGCAGCAGTAAGAGTATTGACAGAAATACCTGTTAATGACAAGAATCCAGATACATCTTGTGGTGTGAATGTTAATACACCAGTTGTATTATCATATGAAAGTCCGTTGTTACCTGCTGCAAGTTGAGTAACAGAAAGATCTGTTAAAGCAATCCAATTAGAAGAGTTATCTGTTACTACACTATAATTTCCAGCACCATCAGTCTTCATCAGACCAGCAGTAGTGAAGTCTGCATCCTGAATAGCATCACCAATTGATGTTATAAAGTTTGATAAATCTGGTGGAGTATATGTCAGTACACCAGTAGTATTATCATAAGTTAAGTTAGCAGTACCTGCATTCAGTTTGGTAACTGATATATCAGTCAGTTCGATGAAGGTAGAGTTCAGAGTCGTCTGATTCGTCACAAACGTATCAAACTCAGACCCTATCTGGTTTATCTTCTGCCTTTGAACTTCAAAGGTATCAGTCTTATTAACTACTATGGCTGCCATCGGACTTTATCAATTGTTTTAAGAGGGTCTTGAGTTCATGTAGTTCACTTTTAACATAGTCCAATTCATGCTCCATATTACGGTACTTGTTTCTGGATGCTTTATATTTGGCGAAGGAAGACCTGTCAGTATTTATTATTGCACCTGTATTTACATCACGATATAGATGGTCTTCATTCTCAACTTTCAAATGATTCATATCAATAAGATGCTACTGCCCTCATATCTTGAATCTTAGGAACGAATGCAGGATTATTAGATTTCATAACAATCTTAATTGCATAAGAAGAAAATTCAGGTAGATTTTCTATGCTGTAAGATAGTTCTTGATATGATGATTGTTTCTCTGTAATACCACTAATAGAATTTTCAGAAGAAGCAATAGTATCAACATCAGGTTCACCTGAAGTATTGAAATAAATCCATTCAATATCTTCAAAGTTTTCCTGTGAGGAAGACTTCTTGAGTTTATAAAGTATCTGTAAATTCTTAGTATCAGTTACATTAGCAGTAAGTTTTACATCAATAGATGTAGCTGGATTTTCAATAGAAATCTCTTTAGTGACATATTTAGAAATTCCAGAACTATTCTTAGACTGTAACTCAGAAATAAAGTCAATACCATCAGAATATGATACATGAGAGATTTCAATGAAACTTGCTTCATCTACTGGTTGATTTGGATATGAAATCAAATCACCAACTCTAAAGATATCATTTAACTGATCATCTACATTAGCATTTCTATCAAAACTACTACTATCAATAAGTCTTCCAGTATAATCATTATTAATTGGTTGCTTATCATTAACAGTAGTTAATTCACCAGACTTAGTATTCCACAATACTATCTTACCAGAAATCTTATTGTCATATGTTTGAGCTGGAACTGATGGGTTCCTTGCAGTTACATATGTTGGAGGTGTAGTAGTATTTGGTATATCAAACTCAAACTTATTAAGACCACCTGTTCCAACTTTAATATCACCAGCAAAAGTATCACTACTAAATGTTAATACTTCTCCAGCAACAAATGTATTAACAGTTGTTATTTTAACAAACACAGTACTACCATCAACCTTGACAATAGTTCCTTCTGCTTTAGATGTAACACCAACAATAGTTTGACTATCATTGATTATTTCAGCACCTTGTAGACCAGAAGCAGTGAATGAATACACAGGCAAGAAAGTTACAATTTGATTCCTTCTACCATAACGATCCTCTGAACCTGTAGCAGATTCAATACGATTAGTAATAGTCTTGACAGATGCTCTTGAAAGATCAATAACTGGTGAAAGATGAGTGACAGTACTTGATAGATCAAGTTTATAGAGTAATGAATTGTCAATACCATTAGCAGTTTCATTAATCTTAGAAGCAACAATCTTCTGATTAATGAAATAGAAGTCTTCATTTAAGAAAGTCTTCTCATAATCAGTTTGTGAGTATGATACAAAGGTTCCAACATTATCATCTATTGGTGCAATATTTGTAGTCTTAACAAAACTATCAATCTTAGTTTGACTGAAAGTTAAACTCGATACAGAAGCAAATACCTTTTCAAACTTTCTATTGTATGTCGCTAGTACATTTGTACCACCACCAAAGGAATTACCAGATGCCCTACTAGCTCCAGTGATGTTATAGTAATCAACACCAGTATTAGAAACCTTATAAAGATTACTGTTTAGTGAGGAAGCAGTTACACCACCAACATCAACTGCATTCTTGAAGTAAACCCATGACTTATCAACATCAAAACCATTGTCTCTATGATTAACCTTAACAACATAATTGTTATTCTTGAATAGTGTTGATGTAGCAGTAGTATTCGCTTCTGCATTAGTTTCAATAGGATGATGATCAAGTGGTTCAAATCCTAGATCAGCATTGGAAAGTAGTAAACTTGCAGTTCTGCTAATATCAAACTCTGCACGATTCAATACAAACTTAACATCTTCAAATATATCTTCAGTCCAATCACCTGTGTTCTGTGATCTGAATAGAGATCCCAAAGATGGTTGAGTTGTAACAATTTGACTAGTAGCAATTTCAACTCCACCTAATTGAGAAGACCATAATTCATAATCAACTGAGTCTGTCTCAATAGCAAGAGCATATTCAGTATCGTTCTCAAGATATACAGGGAAATCAAATTCAAACTTAGTAGGAGTTATAGATTGTGTTTCTCCTTCTACATCAATAGCAACACCCATTCTAACTGCTGGTGTATCAATAGTAATTTGAGATTCGATTACAGCACCAGCATTACCAGATCCTGTTCCTCTAAGAACAATAGATGGTGGTTCAGTATAACCAGAACCAGAAAGTGTCATCTCTGCATCATATACAAGACCCTGTGAAACTCTAACTGTAGCAGTAGCATTACCACCACCAGGAAGTTGTGGACTTTCAATAGTGATAATAGCAGAATCATATCCACTACCTGTATTGACAACATTCAATTCAGTTACACGACCAGAATCCTTAGCAATAGTTAATGTAAATTCTGTATTGTTAGCATTATTATTTTGTGTAATAGATGTAACGTTTAATAGTTCATCTTGTACAAAGTTCTTACCGTTGTTATTATCCAAGACAAGTGTATACACCTGATCATTCGTGAGTGTATATAAACCTGTTGTACTAGCAACAATCTCAATATTATTCTTATCAATTACCTTACTGATAGGACCAGAGGCATTTGATTTAGATCCAGTTACGTTCTCACCTTTAGTGATCGTAAGTGTATCACTTGCGACTACTTTTAAGAATGTCTCTGGTGTCAATACCTTTTGAGTACCAGGAATAATGTTCTTACCTGGCTTTCCACTAACAACATCAGTTAGATAAACTCTCAATGGAATATTATCACTCTTCTTATTAAAGAATAGATCTAGACTTGTTACAAATACACCACCTTCAAACCCATCAACCAAGAATGTTTGAGCGAATGGATTTGGTCTTATAGGATTCTGTGTATTGCTTCCTACAATCTGTGTACCTTCATTTGCTTTAAAGAATGCAGGTCTTGTAGATATAATAGAAGAAGGATTCTCAGGTACTATACCAGTAGCATAGAATTTTACTTCAGCGAATGTCTCTACAGACTCTGTTTCAGCATCAGTTGAACTAGATGTAAATCTGATTGTCTTAACACCTGTGCTGAACCTTAATTCATCAGCATCTGTATCATATGATACAGTATCAACACTACCAGACCATACAGCATTCTCTCTAGGTGGATTACCAGCAGGAATAAGGATAACACCACTAGCATTACCATTATTATCTGTAGTAATAGCACCATTAAATGCTGATAATGAGTTACCAGCAATACCAGTATACTTAAGGTCAGGATTTACCCATCTAGCAATATCTCTACCTTCCATAAAGACATAAACCCTTGTATTTGGTTTTAGTCTATTAATTTTAAATTTAACAGGAATACTTCTAGCAAAGTATGATAATGATGTAGCAACAACATTTGATCCTACACCCTTAGTTACTAGTCCCTTACCAACTTCATTGTTTTGTGGACTAATATTTGAAGATGTACCTACACTAGCAGTAGCAACATTAGAATCTGCAATACTAGAGTTAACTTCAGCAAATGATCCAATATTATAGAATGCTTGGTTAGCACCTAACCAATTAACTTTATATGAATTATAAAGACTTGAGAATGCTTCTTTTAAGTTTTCCTTAGCAAGGAAAATAGAATATAGATTAGTGTTGTTATCTGTTACCAAAGGTTCAACACTACTGTCATACCAAGAATCTACATTAGGACCAATAAAGGAATCACCAACATACTGAAGAACAACAAATGGGTTAGGATTAACTGTCTTAGTAGCAAAGTTGTTTCCTAGTAATTCTAATTCGTGATATGGTAGAGTAACTACATCACTAGACTTCTGATATCCAGAAACAGATCTCTGATCATCTCTAGTATTAACTTCAACTAGATCAATAGAATCTTCTTTTGCCTGTGAACGCAATACAGATTGTTGTGTATCAATAGAACACTTATAATCTAATGACTTTAAGGATCCAATCCTATGAGTCTCAAAATTGTCCACAATGAAACCACTCTTAAAGCGATTGACACCAGCAGAATCAGTGATCTGCATATTCAGTGCTTGTTGCTCAAGAATGCTTAACGTTGTGTAATATTCTAGTCTCTCGATACGTTTCTCCAACTTACCAATGTCACGCATTGTGTAACGACGGTTATCGACTGGAGTAATCCTTACATCCTTACCTGTCTCTGTAAAAGCAGGGATGTACATATAATATAATGCAATAGCATCACTAATAACATCTGGTTTAGATGGATTAAGTGATGAATTACCTTGTTTAATAATGAATTGACCTTTCTTATTCAAGAACAATCCATCAATCCTATCAAGATATTGTGTCTGTGTAAATGAGAATGTATATTCTAATCCAACATCAGGAGCAGGAGTACTAGAAACAATACCACCAGTTCCAGTGAATGATCTAGCATTAGGTGCAGACAACAATGATGTATTCTGATATCCACCTATGATTGCATTGTTATCTACTTTAGGTCTAAAGTCTAGAACATCCTTAAGTGATATCTTACCAAGTACAGGTGAGTTAAATGATGGAATCTCTTCAGAACCAACACCTGCTTCATGTAAATATGAATCAACAGTAATGAAATCACCAGAAGTATGATCAAAGTAATCAAAAGCAATTACTAGTTGACCTACTGGTGCTTCAAAACCTGGTTTAATGACAAGTCTAGAGATATCATATATTGTGTCTCTTTGACCATCGTCAAATGTAAACCTATTAGTAACATCAGTACCAGTAACTAAGTTACCTGCTTTATCAACTACAGGAGGTGTTGAAGTAGATCCTTCATAAACATACCTCAAGTTAAATGCATCAGCATAACTGTATACATCTAAAGACTCTGTATCATAGTCTCTACCTCTGAAAGGTATAATTTTATCTCCAAGAGCTTCAACAATGATTCTCTTGTTTAAGTTTGCTGTCTTAAGTCTTGGTTTTGCTTTAGTAACTTCAAGAGTAGCAGTTAACTTAAGTGTTGGATATGTTGTATATGATGTAGATCCAAAATAGTTTGCAGGTAGATTCAACTTAACACTACCAGATGTCAAACCACTAGCAGCATCAGTAGATGCCTTTATCTCAACTTGATCTGAAGTAATATAAACTATGTCACCAGCAGCAACATCAGGAGCATCTCCTGGATCAAGTATTGTAATTAAGAAGTTGCTTTCACTAAATGATACAAATCTTTGAGTTCCAAATGGGAGTTGAGCAGCAAAAGTAATAGCACCAGAACCACCAGAACCAGTAGATATAAAATCTCTTCTGAGATAGTAGGTAATCTTGGAATCATCAGGAGATGCAACAATAGAACTTATCTGATTAGAACCAGTCTTATAAAGTAAAGTTCCTTGATTGAAGTTCTCAATAGATGGTCTTACTCTAACAACACTAGCATTAGTAACACCATTAGGTAATGATCTATCTAAGTAGATCCTTGATTTATATACACCAGCAGGTTTAGTAGATTGTTGTACAACACCTCTTACAAGATTTCCAGTATCATCTGTAAACTGAACCAAATCTCCATGAATAACAAATGTTGTTGCATCTCCACCAAATCCTGTACACTCAATATACTTTCTTCCTTTGTTTCCACTGAAAGTAAAATCAGTTACTGAAACAACCTCAGAATACTTCTCTTTATTAATCTCAATATCTGCTGTGAATGTATTATTATTACCAGATCCAAATTGAGAGTAGAATGACTTAACATTCTGTGGGGTATATGTTGTAACAGCATTCCTTACCAATATTGGAGTTACAACTGCTTGACTGGTAGCACCAGTATCAACAATTTCAACTAATGGTGGTTGTGAGTATTCAACTAAAGCAGCATCTCTATTAACAATAGAAACTCTCCATACTAACTGGTCACCACTAACATCAACCTTTATTTTGGAGTTATCATACTCAACACCATCAACTCTAATAGTAGCATCAAGTGAATGATTTGCTCCCCTACTGTTAACAACAAAATGTGATATGGTATTATCTTTAGCGATCCTCAATGTGTTACCACTTTCATCAGCAATAACTTCACCACTCTTAAATACACCAAATAAACCTTTAACCATAAGGGTTTTATTTGAAGTATATGATCCTGTAGATGTTCCTTCTATGACACCATAAGCACCACTAGTAAGACCTCTAACATATTGTCCTGGACTAAAACTACCAGCAATTGAAATCTTATCATCTAATTGTATCTTAGTGAAGAAGTTTGGATCAAAGTAAGATAGTCCAAATGTACTATTATATGTTGCATCACCATTTGATAGTCTTCCTTTAGATACAACAATATCAGTATCAGAATTGAATCCAGCACCTCTCTCCAATAGAGTATAGTTACTAGGTTTTGCTATACCTATGACTGGAGTAATTGTGTCGTTGTAATCAACAATCTTACCAAAAGGAACAGAACCAGGTGTCTCAGCATCATTCTCATTGATGTAGATAAACCTGTACTTATTAGCATCAGTCTCATCATATTCAATAAGGAAATCATCTAGAAGATCTTTCTGTGCAGTTACAGTTATCTCTAGGAATGTAACTGTATCATCTGGGTTTGCTTCTATTCTAGGAACTTTAGAATAAGATAGAACATCAAAACTATTTGCTATAATAGTAGTTCCACGTGATTGAATATACCAAAGAGTTGGAATACCATCAGCAGTAGTTCTAAAGTTAGCACCAGTAAGACCTGCTACACGTGTTGCATAGTTATTATCAACTTCAATGTAGATAGTCTTAATACCTTGATTAATATCAAAGAAAGAACCTCTCCTATTAATAGTCTGCTTAGGATCAGTATCCATCTCAGTATTATTCATACCAATAGATCCGTCATTAAATGCAGCAGACAGATATACATTAGGGTATGATGTAAGTTCAGATCCTTCTGAGTTTACTGGTATCGAACTGTAGTTATTAGTAATTCTATAGGTTGGTAGACCTTTAGTTTTAAGACGTATATCTTCTCTGTTTAGAGTTTCACGTGCTTTATCAACGTCAATATATTTGGTCTCTTTATTGACAATCTCATAACCCTTAATATATGCCTTACCTGGACCAACACTAGCAACTAACTTCTTACCAGCATCAGATTCAGATAAACCATTTACTAGACCCTCTTCATCCTTTCCATAGATACCAAGATTACCATTCTTCTGATAATACTCCCTTACATCAAGAGAGAAGTTGTCAACAACATAATCACCAGACTCATCATAAGTTCTACGTGCAAGAGTCTGTTCTAATAGGTTATAATCAGTTTGTGTTACTTGTGTTTGTACTACACCATTCTTTATTTGGAGTAGTTTTATAAAATTCTTATCTGTCTTCTCGTCTAATGAGTATACAACGAGACTCAACTTGATACTTAACCTATGTGCTCCAGGCGCAGAATAATTTGAAGATCCTATTGAATTGTCATATAGACTTGCATCTTCTTCAGGAGTTACAATACTCTCATTGATTTTAAATCCAACTTTAGCAGATGGAGAATCATAATATTTGTCGATGACCAATAACTGTGCATCGTTCCTTACAAAATAACCATTAACAAAGTAAATACCTTCTTCTACTTTAACAGCAGAAGCATATCCCATTGCAGGACTCTCTAATGACGACGATGTACCTGTGTCAGGATCAGTAATAGAAATACTAGTAGGAAGTACGCTTCCATCGGTTCCAACCACCATAAGTGGTGTATTAACACCGTCTACAACCTCTAGGGTCTCACCTTGACGGAATGTTTCCTCATTACCTGCATCACCACTGTTAGTATATGTAACATATAATACATCAGCAGCAGTTTCTGTTGCAGTAGCAGATTGAAGGATAGTTGCAATAACTCCAGAAGTTAATCCTTTAACCTGACGATTTATTAATTGTGATACATCATATTTCTTATAAACTATCTGACCATCTTGGTTTGTAGGTATCTCAGATACCGAAGATAGTTTAACAAAATGTAATTTGTTATTAAAACCAATTTCACCAGGAATGACTAATTCACCCTGTTTAAAAGCATACTTACCGAACTGCTCAATTTGATTTTGCAGTAATGACTGAAGCTGCGTTAACTCTCTCGCTTGGATAGAATATCCAGGGCGAAAGAGTACTTTGTAAAAGTTTTTGTCAGTGTCAAAATCGTCGTAATATGGTGCGACATTAAGATTCGTCTTTTGAGGCATTGCAACCAGTCTCTAATAACGGTGGGTAAATTAGAATTCGATTACTAGTTTGATGTCCTCAATTTGGTCAGCAGCTCTAGTAATTTGTCTTCTGTTCTCTATGTATACGATTTCGCCAGAGTTTGCAGCGATTTCGGGAGATGCAAGACCGCCTGTAAATCCAATGTCAGACACGGTTCCATTAGCACCAGTATCTATATTTCCACTAGCTGTGGATGATTGACCTACAACGGCATTTGCTGCATTCGATTCGAATGCTCTAACAACTCCAGTGTCACTATGTAACTCTGGTGATTGATAATACTTAAGTACTCCTGTAGTACCATCCCAAGAAACAACTTTACCATATGCTGTTCCACCAGTAACTGACTGGAAGATATCTTCATCTACAGTATAATCTGCTGTTGCTCCATTAACCTTTAGTACAGCTGTACCACGTAATGTTGAAGCAGAAGCAAAATTAGTTGTTCCGAAATCATATGGATCTTGAATAATTCCAATTCTACGGAAGTCATTATCAACAGGGAAGTCTCCACTACCCTCATCATATGTCAAACGTACATTTGTCATGACACGCTTAGAGAATAACTCATTCTCTGCGTCAGAACCATGTCCTCCTGTTGGAGAAATAACAACCTCTATGGAAGCAACTCCAGTGAATGCACTAGCAGCAGATGTAAGACCTGCATCAGTAAATACCTTACCAGTTTCTAGAATTGTTGATCCATAAGTATATCCACTACCTACAGCTTCCATTTCAGCAGTAGTGATGGTTCCAGAACCGTCTGTAGCGAACTTAACAATAGCACCTGACCCATCACCATATACAGGAGTATAAAGTGTTGCAGTAGCAGGAAGAGCAGCACCAGCATCTTGAACAACTGGTACGTGTACACCACCATCAACTGCCTGTCCAATTACAGTCACCCTACTTGCTTCAGTTGCCTCAACAATAGGCATGAAGTCTGTTGATAGGAATGATAAAACATCTGCTGTAGGAAGGGTAAACATATGCTTCCAAACATATCCAGCAGTACCAGAAGGTTCTGTGTAGATACCAGAAGCAAATGCACCTTGTCCACTAGCAGGTTGTGACTTAGGCTCATAAGTAGCGTTCTGTCCTGTTGGATTAGCAGGATTCTCGCCATTATAAAGACACTTAAAGACTTCGTAGGAAGAGTTCATTACATAGAACTTACCATCAGAGAGACTAGTTTGACCAGTAGCAGATGACTTACCAACTGCACCACCGCCACCTGGAGTAGGTGCGTATGATGGACGGTACATGTCAAACTTTGGATTTAGTGAAAGGTTCCAGTTATAACGTGGAACAACTAGACGTGCAAATGGTCCTGTAATACGCTTGGCAGCAATCAGTTCATTATAAATTGCTAGTTTCTCGGAATAGTTATCAATTGGAGCAGGAGGTGCTTCTTCAGTAGCATACCTATAAACTCCAGACTTAGCAGTAGCACTTGAAGTACCACCAGTGATGGTAGTTCCAAATGACGGTGTAGTTGTAGCAGTAGGAAGAACGTTGTTAACCAGAATACTATTCTCATTAACCTCAGCAACTGTTGCTGACCATCCACCACCCGAAACAGTTTCACCTGCTGCGAATGTACCGTCTACATTGAATACTTCAACGTAAGCATCCCATTTTGCAGATCTTCCAACGAAGAAATACATTCTAGTTCGAGCTGCATCTGCATCGTTTGCACCTTCGCTCAATGACTCTAGGAATTGCTTCGCATTGAAGATCCTAAATTTTTCTGAAATAATAGCTGCCATAGCACTGGTCTCTAAATGTTAAATTAAGACTAAATCCGAGTTATTTATATTTATTTATAGGGCATTCCTGATGTACTGTCCCACGAGATGTTCCTCGATAGGAGTACCATTTACGCCTCTAGTACATCCTGTAAAACGATCACTCAACTTACCTGTATATGTTATCTGCTCACGTCCAACTAGGATAGTTCCTGTTGCTGCAAAATTAGAAGTATTTGCGTAAACAATAGCACCAGATGCAAGATAACCTGCACCTGCTTCATCTGGTAAGTCAGCAGTGTTCAACTGACTTATATAGTAGTTAATGGATGGATTAACAAAATTCCATTTGACATTACCTACCCATAAAGTATCTTTTGAGTTTTCAATCTCTTCAATAGTGATTCCCCACATAGAAACCTCTTCCACAGTATACTCGGAAACTGGTCTACCACCTGTTGAAAGTACATCTCCTGTGTTATAAGTAACACGATTAAATGTCTCAGGTGTTGGTCCTAAAATTGCGGAACCATAAGTGTTAAAGTATGATTTATATGTATCGACTGCACCAGTTTCGATATATTTCACGATTTCTTTTTTAACGTCAATATCAAGAGTGATGCTTGAACGTATTACTCTACTTCTTTCTATTTCAATCTCAATTGATGTTCCCATAAGGGCAGATGTGACTGAAGTAGGCCATGATATAATGAGTTCCTTAGTTAATACATTACCACTGAGATCAGCAACTTTCTGTATTGTAGAAACTACAACAGGTTTATTGGTAACAAGACCAATACTACCAGATCCACCACCGATAATACCAGTATCACCAATGATCTCAACACCCTTAAATGTGTCTATCGAAGTAGTAACTGTAACAGGTGATGATTTTAATACCGCAGTAGAGAAGATAAGATCAACCATACTGTCGATCTTTCTATCAGGTCTCTTGATGATCTTATACTTTCTGGCAACACTAACCTTTGGTGCATTAGTATATCCAGATCCAGAATGTATAAGTTTGATATCAATAATCTGACCTTTGCTGACTATTACCTCAGCATGTGCTCCACCACCATTACCATCTTCAGGAATGAAGTGTAGTACAGGTGTACTATCATAACCATACGCAGTAGTTGGTTCTAATATACCTTCATCATAATATAATTTGAGATTCTTCTTATTCCATTCCAAACTTACAACTTTACCATTATCAATAGTGCAAGTAACACTTAAACCTACACCTCTAGTATCACCACTGTAATTAGTAGTTGTTACAGAACCAAAGAACTTAGAAGATATTTCAGCACCAGGATTGTAATTCTTTGGATTTACATATCTTGGTAATCCTTGAATATCTCTCCAAGAATCTTCTCCATCTATCTTTATGACATCACCCTTATTAAGACGAGATATCAAATTATGAGATTTGTAGAATGTATCATCTGCTTTTGTACTATCATATAACCACTGAGATGCATTTCTTTGCATTCTATGACTACCATACTCATCTTTCTGATATTCTAAAATACCATAGAGAGATATAGAGAACTCATCAGAGAAATTGATATAATCACTAGAGAAATATATTGGTTCATTGCCATTAAATACAGGATTGTTACCAGCAATAGTTAATATACATGATGTAACAGTATCAATCTCTATCTTCTTGATTTCACCAATCATATGTTTGACAGTACCAACCTTTTGATATGCAAATCTATTGAAATCATATTTGGTATTAAACCAACTCCTTAGATCTCTGAAATCATTCAAACTATTAGAATCATTGATTCTTAATGACAATCTATTAAAATAAGTACCTGGTTCAAAATCATGTAATGTAACTGTCTGTTGTGCATCTCTACCATAAAGAACTATAATCTCCACCTTACGATCTCGATTTATCTTTCTAGTAAACCTGATAGCAGGACCATTGATACTATATGAATCAGTGTCTCTTTGTAATACACCATCTACAAAAACATATGCATAATCTGCATCATCAATCTTCTTAACCTCTTTAGTAACACTATCAAGTATTAAGAAAGGACCAGCAGATCCATCCAATATACCAGAAGTTTCTATTTCACATCTGATATAGTTACCAATACCATGTAAAGCAATATTATCTACTGCTAATGGTTCTTGGACAGTCTTAGTATTCTCTTGCTGTTGCCAAACAGGTGCTCCAGTAAATACAATCTTATTTGGTGTAGTAGTTCTATCGATAGAATAGTTACTGTCATGTTGTACAATACCACCTATTGAAACTATTAAATTCTCATTGACATCAGTAACTACTTCTTCACCATCATCATAATACAAATCAAATATCTTGTTCTCGTTGTTAACATAGTCAGGAAGAGACTTTGTAGCAGTTCCTGGACCTGTTACGATAGTTTGTTTAAGATTCTCATATAAAGAATCTAAAGCAGACTCTACATCTGCACACTTAGGAGTAAAAGGACTACCTGTACGAATATTGAGATTTATATATGGATCTAATGATGTATATTCGCCAGCAGTCAAAGTATTCCTCATTGCTTTAACAGCAAGGTCTTTTGCTTTCTCAAATGCTTTGATAGTAGGTTCAATCTCACCTGTAATAAAATCTAAAAGATCATTATTGTAGTATGCTTCACCACCACCAATTGTTTTAGAGTTACCACCGAATCTCAAATCATGCTCAAATGAGTCTACTATGAGACCAATATCTCTATGGCATGTTGGACCTAATGTACCCCATGATAGATCTGGATATTCTGCCTTAATGAAACCTAATGTCTCTGACTGAATATATGCTCTATTCATTGATAACTGGTTAGCAGCATCAATCCAAGTACCAGATCTCTGATAGATATTTCTTAGTTTCTTAAGATACCTAGCATTCAATGCATCAGTCTTAAATTCAAACCATCTACAATAGAATTTAACCTGTGGTATATCCTGACCAAGTTGGTTTCTTGGACCTAATGGAGGTGAAGAGAATGTAATGTTACTACCATTGACAGCATATGCTGAACCAGGTTCTTGCATAACACCATCAAGAGTTATAGTCAATGCTTGTGCATTATATGGAGATACAGAATTACCATTTACGTCTACTAGAACGAATGTTGTCTGACCTTCAAGATTACCCTTATCAGTAAATCCACCAGTAAAGTCTGCATTAAGGAATAGTTGCTTAGCTCTGATCTCTTCAGTAGAGAATGTATCACGTGATACAGAACCTAATCCCTGCTCAACCTTAAGTTGTTCTGTCTTAATAATATTAACGGTTATTTGCTTCTTAGTGCTAACAACAGTAATCTTATTTTTATTTGGATCCCATAATTGAATCCTACTTGATCTATCACTAGATGTGATAGGTGACATGCTAGCCTGTGCATCAGATTCAATAAGTACTTCACCAAATAACTGGAATCCAGCAGGGTGAGTAGTTTTCTTTATTAAATCTCTCCAGATATCAATTGAAGTCCTTGATTTAACAACGTATGAATAGTCCTGATAATAATATGTGTCAGTGATCTTTTGATTAGATGAACTAACAATACCCTGATCATCACTATATGATCCAAGATTATCAAAATACGTTTTGATATTTGGTGTAAACTCAGTATATGAAATACTTTCTAGTTTTGCAGTATTCCCTTTAGCAAGACCTTTAATCTCTAAACCTTCTCTAAAGAGACCAGTTACATCTTTAACAGAAAGTATATTTGATCCATCTCTCCATGCAGTAACTGTTGCTCTAGCAGTATCTCCTTGAACTATAGTTTCACCAATTCTAAATGTAGTAAAATCAGATACCTTAAGTATATAATTTGATCTAATAGTAGAATCTAATGTAGTATCATTATGATAAGCACCACCATTGTTAATGATGCGTATATTTCTAGGAATACCAATATCAACACTAGAAAGATATACTCTAATGTCAGATTCTACAATAGTTACTTCTGGTGCAACAGTATAATCAGATCCAGCATCTGTTATAATAATACCAGTAAGTGATCCATTGTTCACTACTGGAGTAAGAACTGCATTACCTTCAACAATTACTTTTGGTTTAGAATAATTTGATCCAGCATTGACTATAGTTACACCACTAATAGAACCATTGTAAACCTCAGTGATAGCAGTGGATCTCAGCGTTTCAGTTGGAGTAACACCAACTACTAAAGGTAATTTCTTATATTCTCCACCAACGTTGATAACATTGATCTTGTCAATAGCACCAACAGAGAACTTAGACATAGATGTATATGTGACAGTTCCAGAACCGTCATGTGGTGCTGTCACACCAGTGTCATATACAACTGTATCATTTGTTACATATAATGCTTTCTTGATACCTTGAAGTGGATCGTCAACCACATTCAAATAACCAGTCTCACTAGATGTACCACCATTTCTATCAAAATAATAATACTTGGAATAACTTAATGGTACTTTTGTACTATAGGTGTTTGTAGCGACTCTAGCACCAAATCCTAATTTAAGATCGACTATATTGTTAGAATCAAGTTTCTCTGGAGTATTAATGTTATAATTGATACTAGGAGATATATCAAATTCTCTGTCACTCATTGAAGAGTGAGATACATCAAACTTGTAACTATAGAATTTCTTAATGTTTAGTATAGGATTTCTGGAGAAATTTATTTGGTCTGTGGAAAACTCAAATACTTCAATTGGATCACCCTTTGTACTTACACGCACAAGTCTCTTATCTTCACTTGTATCATAGAATACAGTACTCAACGAAACAGGAATAATTGTGGATAATGTGTCATCATAATCCCAAACAACTTGTGCTTTCTGTGTAACAGGATCATATGACTGTATAACTGGATCTCCAGCTGCTTCACCAATCTTATAACCTTTGTTGAGAGTATATCCTGGAACATCTAAAGTGATTGTAGCACCATTATAGTGGTCTACTGCTTTGGTTCCTTTTTGTCCTCTCTGTACAGTGAATTCTTGATTTGCAACATTCTTCTCTTGTAAGAGTAGAATCTCATCATCGATTTTAATGTAATCACCTTTTGTAAATCCAATGTTACTAGCAAAATTAACAATAGTGTTAGTTACTCCTAATCCAATATGATCAACTTCAACCTGTAGTGCAGGTGTAGTCAGATCAGTTTTTGCTAGATCAGCATCACCAACAGTTAATATATCAGATTTCTTATATCCAGTTCCTTTATTCTTAACAATAACTGAAACAACACTACCTGAAGGATCAACCTGAAAGTCTGCTGTTGCTCCACTACCAGAACCACCTTTCAAAGCAATATTGCGATAGTTGTCAGGAGTAGCAAAGTTATCTGTATAATCCTCACCACCATTAAGAATGGTTATTCTTCCTATACCAGAATCATTTAATGTTGTAGATACTGCTGGTGATACAAAAGTGACTTCCTGATATATTCTACTTCTAACATACTGTGTAGTTGTGGTGACACTATCATCAGGGTTAATATCAATTTCAATATCATCACCAATACCAACACCATGACTACCATTAGTTTTCAATAATGCTATATGGTCATTAATAGTGAATATGTTAAGTCCAGCACTCAATGAATTGGTACTAAGAAGTTTAGAACCAACACTATCAATCAAATTACTACTTCTAATGAAATAGTCATCAGTAACAACAAAATCACCAGTTGTTACTTTAACCTTAACTGTATTCTTACTTGCAGTACTCTCTAATACTTCTCCAATAGCAATAGTAGTAGCAACACCATCTGTGTATGCTAGATTTGCTCCTTTGGTATAAGATGAATTTTCATCAAGTATTAAAGTTATAACTTGAGTATTAGAATATAATTGATCTGTAGATGTAAATACACCATTTACATCTCTAAGAGTAAATGTACTACCACTAAAGACATTACCAACAATCTTACCAGTAGAACCAGTATTTGTTTGTGTTATAGTATCTCCATCAAAGAGATATGCTGTATTGGATAGATTGATCAATAATCCTTGAGTCTCTTGTGACTCAATAGATTCTACTGCCTTTCCTTTTACAGAAGAAACCTCAGCAGTAACACCATGACCACCTGTACCTTCATTATTAATCTCAACTGTAGACCCAACTGAGAATGTTGAGGTACTAGATACAACCTCTACACTAGAGATACTACCAGTATTGATCTCATCAACTATTAAAGTTGTTTTATCTCCATTCTTAGCAATACCAGTAGTTCTCAACCTAGTTGATGACTTTGGTACATCATTATGAGTTAATGATTGATTGTAATTTGAATCTCTAGGTACTCCATAATAATTCTCACCTAAGATATATGGGAATACTGGAGTAGAACCATCAACAGTAACAAAATACGCATACACACCATTAGGATACTCAGGTGTCAAACAGAACCTACCATTATTTTGATCTAGAGTTCCTCTCTTATGAGTATATTCATAATCTTCGAAGAATGTACCTAGAGGATATGTTGATTTTGATGGACCTTGACTTCTAGCAGAGCGTAAAGAGTAACTACTAGTCATCAGTGTAACAGCACTAGAAGCGTCTAGAGGATCACCGTATCCATAAGCACCATAAATGGGGTTGCCATCATATGCGTACCCTAAGAGAGGCGAATGGGACGCTCCAGTATCATTTGCTCTGTATGCAGCAGGTACAGGATCCGTACCAGTTAAATTATATCTGTCTTTAGTCCAAGAACGTATAGAAGCAGTTCCAGTAGCACCAGATCCGACAGCAATAATATCAACACGTATATTACCAGCACTATAACCACTACCAGCAGTTACTATGTTACATGCGGTTAATTCACCATCATTAGACACTTCAGTTGTGTATTCCGCAAATCTTCCCTTACCTGCTAAATCTAAAATTCTAACCACAGGTGGAGATGAGTAATATTCACCTGGATCCGTTACCACAATACTGGTGATAGCACCATTGGTTATAATTGGAGTAACTACTGCACCTCTACCAGAAGTGATCTCTACAGTGGGTGTAGAGGTGTACAGCATTGGTGTATCAATAATAACTGATTCGACTACCTGACCTGCTAACTTTGCCCTTGCAAGGGTAGGAGAGTCGTTTATAAGAACAAATGGTTCTTTAGCGTATCCGCTACCTCTAGTAACAACATCAACTTTTTGAATTGCACCATTGAGTATACTATCAGTGTGCCTTGCACCCATAACAATACTACCATCAAGGAAGATACCAATATCTTTATTGTTGGTTTTATAGATTTCAGTAGTTAACGTAGGTTCTTTAGGAAGAATACGCAACTGATTGTTTGGTGACGCAATGTAGTAATCATCACCATCTTCAAAGATTGCTTTTATAGAAGTTAGATCCCATCTGATATTATTAGATGAATCAAAAATCTTTACGTCAGTATTAACAAAACCAGGATCAGATATCTCAAGTTTCTCTCCAACATTAGCATATGGACTTGGGTGTGTAGGAGAAGCATTGTATAATACTCCAAGAATCAATACAGAGTCCGTACCAACAGTAACTTCCGCAGCGTCATATACTAAGTCACCAACATAATGTGAGGAAGATGCGGATCTAGTCTTAATTACGAACTGATCTATAGTCTTTTCATCAAAAGTGAAGGTTTCATTGCCAATAGTGAACTTTCCTTTGTCACTCCACCCCAATGTAGAGAATACATCAACGGAAGTGCTCTGATAATCTATATCAGTAGTAAGAGTAGTCTTTGATGATAATGAGAACGTTCCGTTAACTGTTTCCTCAGCAAGGATCAATTCATACAAATCCTCACCATCAAACGTTCCATTGAAAAGTACATTATCTATAACCGCCGAAGCGTAGGCCCCGTCTACGTTTTGGACGATGCGTTTTCCAATAAATGACTCTGGAGTACCAGAAAGGAGTTTTGCCTTAAGAGAATAATTTTTTATCCAAGTAGACTCAGATGACTTAAGAGTCTGTTCTCTAGGATATTTTACTTCAGGTTCTGGATCATTTTTAACCAAGCATTTGAAGAGAAACTTGATTGATTGAGCAGTACCCTTAGATTTGTAAAAATCTGCAATATTTTTGATCAAATTACGTTGATCAACAGTATCATTAAGAAACGCAGTTGGAAAATCAGGCAAATACTGAGATTCAAAACTCTTTACTAGAGCAAAGAGAAAAAGATTGCTTATATTATGTACTTTTGCAGAAATTTGATGATCTGCTGCATTAGTAGTGACGAATGTAGACTCCTTATAGAGATCTCCCAACTCAGTGTTCCCTGAGACTCCTCTACTGACCTCTAGGAACTGTGTAGCTGATTTAGACTTATAGAAACATATCTCATCATCAACGTGCAAATAACCACTATCAGGGAATGCACTGGTGTCCCCCACAGTTAGTGACACATCCGTTGCTTGTGCGAACTGGGTTAATGGTACACTCTGTTTAAGGATACTCTTCTCATAAAAATCGATATCACGATATGTTGCGAGATGATTCGCAATATCTAATGGTTGTCCTTGTAACTCTAACTGTTCATAGTACTTTTGTATGAACTTACCAAACAGCTCATACTCCTCACCGATAAAACCAGCGAGTTGATTTTCTATTAATAGTGAGGTTTTCTTCGCAGTCTGTTGCACTACTCTTTAATCGCTGTAAATTTACTATTTGCTACATCTACGTCAAGATATACTTCTCTAAGTACAGTGACATCATTAGATGCAGGTTTTACACGCAGTTCAATACGATTATCTGAAAAACTTCCTTGAATGATTGTCAAATCATACAATACAATCTCACCATGATCATAATTAATGTCACCCAAAGAGTCATTTAAGACAATTTTTTCGCCTGTTACTGAATCTAGTCTATATAGGACTATTTTGCCAGATCTATCCTCTAGATACGTGGTATAGTTTGGGTATTCTAGTGTTATGAAACCTGTAGATGATACAACTGGTTCATCACATTCAATCTCGAATGCATTCTGATAACATATCTCATAGAAGGAAGATGAATTCAACTGTGCATAGAAATCTTTCCTTAGTGTGATTGAGGTTAGGTTAGATTTGATTGCTCTATCTGATTCGTCAATGACACTAATAAATTTCGAATATCTGAACTTACCATTGAACTTTTCAGTCTGAGAAGTCTTCAAATATTCAAGTATCGCCTTAGCAGCATTAGATGCTATTTGTTGCGGAAGTAATTCTGTTAGCGTACCATCGAAATTGATTTTCGAATCCATTTCGACATATAGAATAGATGGATCCACCAATACAGGTCTCACAGATCCCACAGAATACTTCTTCAAGTCATCCTGTATCTGTTTCTTTGTGTAAGCAGATAGGAATGAAGCATCAGATGGTTTAATTGAGAGAAACACCTTACCAAAGTCAGGTGGTACTTGATCTTCACCACCAAACACAATAATATCACTGATAGCAGGGTATACATTACGTGCAATAACCTCATAGTCAGAACTAGTCACTGCTCTGTTCTGAGAAGAGAAGAATTTAGGAGCAAGATACTTGATTTTAGAGATACTCTCTATATCTTCACCACCATATGCTTTTTGTAATGTAGTTATGTTCTTTACACTATACGGAACATTGATGTTGATAGTACCGTCTGTCAATACACCACCAAATGTAAATGCCTTAGCACCATTGACATCTTTGCCATGAGTGATCACATAAGACATTTCAATGATATTACCATTCTCAAGTTTATGACCTAGAATACCGTCACCAAATATTACTTCATAGTTCTCATCTTCAATCTCATTCACAAAGTAAATTTTAGAATTACTATCGATAGTTGGATCTAAAATATTGTCTGCTTTCTTAAACTCAGTAGAAACACTGCTATTACTATTATCAAATATTCTAATAGTGAGTGTATTGATATCTACATTAGAGTTTTCAATTAAAAATCTCTGACCCTTAACAGCACTATTATATGTTGTTATAGTATTAAGAAGAGTACCCTCTACTAATTCAACATCTTCAAACACAGCAACGTTATTTGCTACCTCTGCTCTATAGTCCTTTGTAGCAACAAATTGATAACTAGTCTCATCTAAATTTGTTAAAAATCCACTACCCTTTTTCAAAGTAACAGAATCAGGTGCATTATTAGGAATGTTGACATTAAAACTAAGATTAGACTTTGCAGCAGTAATTGACTTGGGAGTATAACCTAACTGTTTCGCCAGAGACACCACATTGTCCCTCAGAGACGCAGAATCCAAGAACAGTTCATTCACTACCATATTGGTATTGAACGCTGTATAGTACGTATTATAGGCAAGTACGTCTAGTAGTTGACTTAGTGCAGATCCTTCAAAATCATAATCAGTAAAATCTGTCTCTGCCCTCATGTAATCTTTGAGTGCAGTTTTTATATCAACAAAGTCTAAATTGTTTAACTGGGTGTATGGCATTATCTCGTTCTAGCTAGAAAGAAGTCTACTGTGACTGGTGGAATTGTAGTTCCAATAATTTTATAAGTTAATTCAACATCAAATCCATTTTCGACATCATTAGGTATTGCTCTACAAGCACTGACCCTAATTCTTGGTTCAAATCTACCAAGACATTGCCTAATTGATGTTGTTATCAGTCCTGCTGTAGCATAATCTAGCGGTTCAAACAAAAAACGGCGAAGACTGCTACCCAAATCGGGTTGAAACAGTCTTTCGCCTCTGTCGGTTAATAATAATGTCGTTATAGACTGCTTAATCGCAGCACTATCCTTTGTAACTACTACATCGTCAGTTACAGGGTGCTTTTTAAAAGCTAAAGATATATCCTTGAAGGACTGCGTTAACTTCGCCACACAAGTAGAAAGAATATTCCTACTTATTTAGACGCTATAAAACGTATAATTCAAAAATAACTCTTCTCCCTTCTTAATAGCTCTAATAGTCCTCATATGATATATTTGCCCCCACTCCTCAGTCTCGAAGTCTTTAGCACAATTAGGTTCATATGAATGATTTACAAATCCACCCAAAGGTGTCCTCATAATCGTATCATCCACTACTACGTGGGATATACCCAGATAAACATCATCTGGAATATCTTCCAATGCAAAAAGACCTTGACCTGCTATAGGACTATCTTTTACATGTAGGAATTTCGGTAATGCTTTATATGTCATAATGTCTCACTCGGAGATTCGGCGATAGGGGGGTCGGCGTTCGGGTCAGAACTGTTTTGGATGAGTTATTACATCTCCATGTATCTCACCAATGTCATCTATATGTGCATGATCGATTTTCTCGATATGTAGATGCTCTAATGCAGTCGCAATTCGTTCAAGCGAATTAGCAATGCGAGTAAATTCTTCACTCATTATATTCTACCCTGTCCTCTATAACGTTTCTTAGCCCTGTTTCTACTAGAAGCAGAATACTTAGTATGCTGACCAGACCCTTGACGAGTCTTTTTAGGTTTTGCCTCAATCGTAACGAGGTTCCCACTAATTGATTTACGGATTGCCATAAACTGAAATAAACTATCACCATTATATCACAAGATTCTCTATCCTGCAATAACACTGGTATTACCTGAACTGATCTCGCCACCATCACTGCATGATATACCATCACCAACTCTTGCTAGTGCTTTCCCATTCACCTCGACACTTGAGGATCCTTCTGTTACTTTCGTAGCATGTGGCAAACACTTATCACCTGCTGGTGCATTATGTGTAGTCAGGTTCGAACCTACGACAGCAGCGTCCTGACCACCAATCTGCACAGAAGACTCACCACCATCGATAGTGGTGGTTGCATCACACCCATGTCCAGTAGTTACTTCACTTCCTTTAGTCGCTGCTGCTGGCATCTTTATTCTCCAATGCTATCTGTACACTATCGATAAACTTACCCATAGAAAGATGTAGAGTGTTTATCGATATAATGTCATGAATTAACATGATCTCTTTATAAGTTTCTTCATCCACCTGTATAGCGTCCTAAAATATCAATCTTCTCATATATGTCATCAAGAGTCTTCGCTAACGTCAAGTATTCCTCCGAGTGCGGTGGCTTGTACATCAATTGAGGGTGTTCTAAATTCTTCACCCTCTCCTCCAAGCTGTTCAATCTCTTGTACAGCGTCTGGAGTTGCTCGTTGTATCTGTTCGTTAGTGAGTGGTTGTCTGCTGTCATCATCTATCCCCTGAAATCTTCGGTTTGCTGCGTTTTCAAATTCATCACAAAAGTGGTCGAAATCTGCTAACGCCTTTTCATAGTAGTTTAATTGTTCTTTGGTCATAATCCCATTCCTTTGCCGAAACTTGACACTGGTTTACCACCTGACATACCTGGCAAGTCTGCAAGGGGGTCATTTATAGGATCCTGTTTGAACCTTGAGTCTAATTCGAATTGTTCGAATCGTTTCTCTAAAAGTGTCAAACGGCGATCTAGTTGTCTTTCGACATCATTGACTCTATTTTGCAGTTGCATCATCTGCATTAGAATCTCACTTGTAGTAACTTCTGCCATTTTTTAAAGTATGATTATTGCTAGTATAACACCCTCAGCGAAACTTAACCACTGTATTTGGTAATTCGATAACCCAGTTTTCTTTTGGAACCATCGGATACTTTTCTTATGCAGCATAGCAGTTCCGATTCTTCGTTGGTTAAACCACCTCGCAACCTTTTCTGCTTTACTTAACTCTCTATATGCCATGATAAACTTTTTCGGCGAATTTTTTGCTGGAAAATTTTTTTCAAAATCAAGGTTTTGAAATATGAATTTCGTAATTATATTTATCACGCTCTGGGAAACGTTTGTAGGTTACAAAGGTTCCACGTTTTTCGCTCGGCGACCCCATCGGTCGGGGGATCACAAAAAAACCCTGTCTCAGGGACAGGGTGTGCTAGACTGTTAGTAGTAGCAACCGTTGCGACTGTCGCCCCAACCGTTCCTAAAATACTCCTCACGCTCACGGTCTCTGAGTTGAGGGTCGCCTAAGTCATCCAATACATCCTGTAAAAAGTTGACTGGTGAAACCTCAACTGTGTGAGGTGCGATTCCTGCGGATGCTCTGTCATGCTCTTCAGTCATGCGAGCGAGGATTGATTTCATTGCTGCCTGAACAACTGGGTCACGGCGAGCAGATTCGTTTGTGAGGAAAATGTTTTTGTTCATGCTCTTATTATAGAGGATGGGGTGACGGTTGCCCATCACCCTGTTACACTTAGTAACACAATTCACAACGTATGCCAGCACCTTGATAAAATGCTAACATGTCCAACGCTTTCTCTTTGCTAGAAAATGAAATTGTTCTTGCGTTGCGTTGGTCGTTGGGTGTCCAGTAGCGGATGCTCATTAGTTAAAAATTGCGTTGGTTTGCACTTGTGAGATAAGAACGCTGTCTTGTCTGAACTGTTTTTTGTACGCTGCTGCGATACAGTTCAAAGATAGCATATGCTCATCCACTTCAGAATCAGCACACTCAAGATAAAAAATCTTGGTTTGCTCTAGTTCACCTTTCCAGAGACCTTCGCCATCTATGAAAGTGCCATACTCAAAATGTGGCATGATCTCACGGCGAATAAACTCATCCATCATGTAATCAGTAACTGTGCCATTGTTAGGAATGTCACGACCCATGATTAGTTCAAGTCTTTTCAAATGGTCTCCCTTTGTGTGTACATTCTTATTATAGCAGACCAAATGATTTTTCAACCACTGGTGGGACACTTGTTTCATTGTCCACTAACTCATCCCAGAGATCCTCATCATGCTGTATAATGAATTCCTGGAGTTCATCTTGTGAAAGTTTGCTGTAGTAATCCACTAGGTCATCATACACATATTGGCAAAGGGTCTTTGTGTCCATGCCATCAACAATGATTTCAGAAAATTGGTCAATGATGCCGTCTAGTTGATCGGTTGTTAATTTCATAGATCCTCGTTAGGTGAGAGTACGTTGCAATCAATGTCCCAACTAATCGCTGAGACATCATAACCATTTTTTGCCAATGCTTCGGCAATGTCTTCTGCTATGCGGTCAACCGTGTGACCATCTAGCATTGAATACACATCAACTTTCATAATTCCTCTATGTTCTCAATTGCAATTTCTGAGGTGTAGTCATCCTCAATATCAAATGAATTGATATTTGCTTTAGCAAGTGTGCTTGCCTGTTCTTTGGTCTCTGCTTCAACTAAAACCGTGAAGTAGTTTACCTCTGAACACTCGACTCTAAATTGATTCATGAGAATAAAGGTCTCATGTAATCTTTGAACTGTTCACGCATATCATCAGCAAGGACTCTCAACTGATCTTCTGTTGAATTGTTGCCACTTGCGACAAGTTCATCATAACATGCTTGAGAGATCCCCTTGTCGGTGATGTCGTACTTATGCAATTGAACGTGATTAAAAAAACTCATGATGCCTCCGTGATTAAATTAATTTCCCAGTCGGTCACCCATTCTTGGATGACCTCATGTGAGTTGATGTCATTGTGTGCTAGTTCCCTTGCGTGGTCTTCGCTCTCTGCTTCAACCTCAACAATGAAACAATTTGTTTCCATGCACTCAATGTGGTAGGTTCGCATCTAGTCGTGCCTCCTTTTGTGTGATTAGTTCAGAGATGACATCAAATAACTCATAGTAGTTGACACCCTCCCAGTCAGTCCAATCGCAGACATAATCAAAATTGTCATAGTCTGCTCCACCTTCAATAAAAGTGGCAGCACTCTTAAGTTGGTTATCTTTACCCAACCAAAAAGTTCTGCCAAAGAATTCAGATTGTACCATTAGTTGTACTCCCAAAATGCTGGTTCGCACACCTTCTCAGTTAGTGTGTCGTAATCTGTGCTATCAACGTTATCAGGTAAACCCATATCGTTGAAGTAGCGAATGATCTCAACCAATGCAGTCTCTTCTGCTTCGGTGATTGTGAGAGTTCGAACGGTTTCAGACATGTAATAAATGAAATGGTTTGAGTGTTGAGGACTTACAACTTCAAAACTCAAGCAACTCAAATTTGAGTTGACAGTTTCAAACTGTGAGTACTAGAGGTCTCCAAACATAAAGAGCAAAGGAAAACAGTACGATCACCATGTTCAATACACGGTCATTTAAGATCCTTCTGAATTGTTGCTCACCCTTGCCTAGCGTTTGCCTCAACAAGTTAATTATAGCAAATGGGTTTGTCTTATCTACATGAGTTGTGCCACTTTGTGAACTGGTTCAATCCATGTAAGAAATCTCAATCATTGCACAATCATTTGTATGTGCCTCTATAATAGGGGCATCCTCTTCGGGGTGCTCATCATAGTAAGCAAGTTCATTTTTTAAATACTCTTCCCAGTCCATGATCAGTCTCCGTAGGGTGTTCTATATTATAACATGAATCAACATGATCCCACGCTTTCTTTGCAAAAAGAAACAAAAACAACGTCATGTACTCTTCATTGCAATAAGACGCAATGTAACGTGCCATAGTATTAGAGGGGTAAGGTTAAAAAAAATCGGGGTGTTGCCACCCCTTATAATGATATCATCTTTGGATGACGTATCCGTCAAAGAATAGGTCAGTTTGACGACTGTCACCGATGTACCAGGTCCAGTCTCTCTGAAATATTCTGAGACCGTACCCAAAGAAATTATCTAAAATTGCATTCAGTCTTGACTTAGTGGTGACAGTCTCCCATCCTGCTGAGGATAGTTGAAGATCGCCATTGTCATAAACTGTTGCAATTTGATTGTTGTGCAAATAAACCTCTGAACGGTTGCCCATTCTGTCAACACGTGTATTGCTGTTGTGCCATGATACACGATTGTTGATTGCTGAATTCATTTGCTGTTCAATCTTACGCATAGAGTCCTTTGTGTTGTACTCTTCTATTATACACATAAAAAAAGACCCCTGTGAAGGGGTCGGGTGACAGTTTGTTTACTGGCACATGCTTTCGAATCTCATTTGGACTGCTCTTTCGATGTCCTCGTTGTTCATCATAGCAATATCACCTGTGTCGGTGATCTCTGCCATTACGTCCTCATAGCATGACTCTAGTAATGACTCGTGATGAAGTGTTGACATAAACCTTTTTTGTGTGTACTCCTTAATTATAGTCAATAAAAAACCCCTTATGGGGTTTTGTAACAGATTCGTAACAATTTAGTGGTCAGTTTGTGAACTGTCTCACCCACTTGTTAAGTTTGGTTAGGTCACGTGCTAACATAGTAACTTCGTACTGATGAATTGACCAACGTGCTTTGATGTCTGACCAGTAGCGATTAGGACTAATCAACTTTGCTGCACTTGGTCTACGTGGTGAGGTGACCTTAACTGTCTTTACTGCGACCTTACGTGTGCGTCTCTTACGAGGTGCTGTTGGTTTGGTTGCTGTTGCGACTGTCATTAATTAAATGCGTGTGACTCGTTCATTATAAAATGAAAAAAGCACCTCGAAAGGTGCTTTGTAATGAATTGAAACAATTTGAGGACAGTTTGTGAACTGTCATACCTTAACTAATAACCATGACTGTAATTATCTGAATGATAATAACTATCATCATAATTCTTGAACTTTGTAACTTTCTTTTTCTTAATCCTCCTTACATTCTTTACATCTAAACCGTAATCATCGAAGTCGTTAACAAAATTATCCTTAAGTTTGGATGATTTGTTATGCTTACCGTGTCTTGCCATTGTTATTAACTAGGGGAACATTATTTATTCTCAATAAGGACACCTGTTTTGATTTGATTGTTAACAAATCGTCCCACAGATCCTCCCTCTAATAGTAACTCATGTGCTGTTAATACTTCACATAGTTTATTAGTGAATTGAGTGATATTTTGGCAATTAAATACATATTCTTTGTCTATATTGCTATTATAAACTATTTTCACAGTGTTGTCAAGTGTTTCGACTGATTTAATCGCACTTGATGTGAATTTATCGTAAATAGTTGACATTTTAGGGCGTTTGTGTTAAGTTAAACTCGAAAAAACTCGAAAAATCGCAAAATATGAAAAAATAGCCTTCTTAAACTTCTTAAAAAGCTTAAAAACCCATTTTTTCGTCTTTTTGTTTTCCACAGGGTTGTGAAAAACTCAAAAAGTCATAAAAGTGCTAATCCTCCGAACTACTCTTTTATTATAGTGTGCTTTCGTGTCTTTTCGAGGGTTTGTGTGACACTAAAAGAACTGGCACAAGGTGACTTGACATTCGGTCGAGGGCGGCCTAAGACAACATCATGAGAGCACGTTACTTATATTTTTTAATATATTTTAAATGTTTTCCACAACACCTCAAAAAACTGTGGAAAACTCAGTGATACCAATGTGCGGATGTACATAGAACAACTGTACTATTCCTGTAATTCATCCAAACGATATTGATGTCCTGGTTGCCTACGTTTATGTAGTGTGTTATACTGTCTATCCAGTATAAATTTGATATCTCTGAGTGATGCTGATAGTAATGCTCCATCTGCATTATCTTCAAATAAATCCTCTAAGTGTGCTATATGTTCTAATGCAAATAACAATTTAGTTTGATTGTTCATCTTCAACGTAGTTTACCTCTTACTAATTGTATTTGTATTGGTTCATTTAATCTATCCAATACTGATTGTACTGTGTATGCAGTGAATACTTGGGGTGCTATGAATGCTAACATTGCTATTACCCAGAAAATGTAATAGTAATTCTCTTTGTTTTGTGTTCTCATTGTGGATAGTTAGGTGGCATAGGTGTGTGTCTTTCAACTATATTTTGTGCTGTTGATTCAAACTCAGGCATATATTGATGTCTTGATTGATATTCAGCATTTATTTGTTGTCTGGGATTAGGACGTGATTGTAATGCACGTCTTAAATCATTTAACTCTTCATTCAAATTATCATCAGTGACAGTATACTGTTCACAATTAACTAATTGAATGAGTATGTTGAGTTGTTTGTCTGTTAATTGAATTGATTTCATCGTCTGAATGTTATATTAAATGATAATGATACACGATTGTGATTTGTTTCATTCATACGTGTACCATGCATTAAGAATGAGGGCCATAACAACAATTTACCTTTAGATGGTGTGACTTGTCGTGCCATATCCAAATGTGCAATGATATAATTATTCTCACTCACGTAATGGGGTGAATGAAAATATATATTACCATCCCTCTGGTTAGTACTTATATAATACACCCCAGAAATATCACTGCCACCATGACTGTGTAGGTGAGCATACTGTCCATTTGTAGTTGACGTGTACCATGAGTTGTTAATATAATACTCATCTATGTGTTTGATACCAATTTCAGACAGATACTTATGTACATGTGTTTTAAGAAATGATTGAAACACGTGTGAGTTTTCTATTACATTTGACTCAAATGGATGAGGTGTGAGTTGATGTGTATCAGCACTCCAACCTTCACGATGGGTAAACTCACTCAATGGAAGATCATTGTTCAAGTCTTTCCTTTCTTTTATACTCTCACATTGATATTCATATAATGGGAGGGGAAACCACTGACCAGTTGTCATAATTTTAAATTGTGTAGTTTACGATCAAATCCAACATTACCTGCTAATACTATTCTATTCAAACATTTATTCATAGGGACGTGATGCATAATACATGCAGGAAATATTACTATTTTACCTGCTACTGCTTCAATCTCTGTGTTACTTGTAGATAATACTAGTGGTGATGATCCTTCGGGTGTATTCACAAAATATACCCAACCCCATGCATTTGGATGATGACAGTGCTTTCTAGCATACTCATCATGATCATACTTAGAAAACCACGTATCAATATGACTCCATCTCATGTCTATCCAATATTGTTCATCAATACCAGGAATTGATAAGATGGCATCATGCACATAGTTCTGAATGATAGTAATATTTGGTGAGTATGTTTGCCAAGCAGTGTGCTTAGCCATAACATTTGTTTGATATGATAAATCATACTCACATTCATCAGCATCACGCATAAGTCTTTTATTTAATGTCTTATGATGTGGTACTGTTGATATTATTATTTCATGTTGTTCAGTGACGATCATTTGAGATATACTCATATGGTCCTGTTGGTGATCTATCGTATTCAATTGCAATTGATTCAAATATTGTCATCAATGCTTTTGAATACATTCTGTAACCATTACCAACATATAATTGACCTAGCAGAACTGATACAGTTGCTGAACTCCAAAAGAAATAGTACCATCTACTTTTCATTTGAGCACGTATCTTTGTCTTGTCTAACATAATATTATAGTATTTCATTCCATTATAAAACCCCTGACTGAATAAGTCAAGGGTTTGTTGTGATATTTAATTTTATTAGCGTGGCAGTAAACTTCTACATATTCGTTTATCGCCGTGATTCATCTCTTCATCTATAATACAGTCGTAGTAATCATTGAGATCGACCAGTCTATCTTGTGTAACATCTGATTCGATGTGATTCCAATCTGCTAATTGATTCTGAGAGATGAGATTATGCATATACTACCTCGTAAGTGAATTAAAAACATAACAAAGTGACTTTGGGTGCATCTTGTTTTCCTAATTCTACCACTATTTATGTGGGATGTGTGACAATTCTCTCTGTATGTAACAAGAATTTATGCCTATTTCTCCTCTAAGATATAATCGATACAGTTTGGGTGTTCATGAATATATGGTACATCCTCAATTGCTTCGGATCTTGCTTCGTATGAGTCTTTTGCATATTCACACACCTCGTGTGTATGCATTTCGTAGTCGTGATAACCAACAACGTAATGTGACATTGTAATACTCTCGTGGTATAATATATCTATCTGTTTCGTTTATCGTTCTTTACTGATTCTTCTGCTAGTGTTTCGATCAGCAGATATAACCAGACACCACCCAACACCATGATAATGAATAATCTTATGTTCTCAGCATTAATGACTACCATCGTTAACCATTCCACTTTAATTGTACATAAAAGTTATATGATACACTTATGCGATCATCATTATTATTATTCTCATTGACGTAATGCCATACATGACCTGGTAATACAATTAACCTACCAGCATTAGCAGGTATTGAATAAGTGTTATCATCATCTAATCGTGTGTAAGTTGAACCGTCATTGCGAGATACTACAAGATCACCACTGTTAGGTTGTGCTTTTATGTACGCTATCGCAATCACATCTGTTCGACCATGATGATGTATACTATTATAGCAATGCTTCTCATTAATACTAGTCCACCAACCTATTTGTTCTTTACTAATAGATTTGTTAAATCTTCTACCAATAACAGTATGAACAAATTCATACACATCCCACTGTAGTTTAGAGAGACTTTCTGGGACTTGTGATTGAGGTGAAAATCCTGGCGACTGCCAACCTCCGACGTTGCTGTATCCTTGAGAAGTATACTGATCCTTCAACTTATAGACATCATCAGTAAGTTGTTTTAAATCATTATCAAATTCAACATCAATTATGAAATCACTGAATACTTCACTAACATTTGCATTCTCAAGGTATATCATGTTGTTTCTTCCATGCAGCATACATTTTACCATAAATCATGCCTTCATGTGATTTGAGAGGTGATCCTTCAAGGATCTGCCTCTCTCGCTTGCTAATCACATTAAATGCATCCGAGAGGTATTCTCTCTCCCAACCATTAACATCAGTCATGTGTCTTTTTATTGCAAAGTTTGTTAATCATTTCAATCTCTGCTAGAATACGTTGTGCTAGTTCATCATCATGATTGGCTTGTGCCTCACAATATTGTAGAACCAGTTCTCTCATGGAGTCATCCATTTGTGATTGATTCATAGAGTTCAGTGAGCTCATTTGCGTTATAAAAATGAGTGGACTCGTTTATGTATAAGTCGGGATTCATCCACTCAATATACTCATCAGCAAAATCTATGGCATCATCATGTCGTTCTTCCTTAATTAATTGGAAGAATCGATCTTCAACCCAATCACAAATCGCATCCCTCTGTTGAGAGATGCGTAGTGCATCAATGTTATTCATCTTCTTCATGCCTATATGCTGGAACACCTGCTGGATCTAACCATTTGGTGTACTCTACGTCTTCTAAGCATGCATCTAATTGCATTGCATTATCTAGATAATACATGTCATTGTATCGTCTAGTATACTCATTGAATTTCTGAATACGATAGTCTGGTTTACCATTGATTTCAAGTGTACCATCCTGTACGTATCGATACGGAAATCTTTCTAGAATAATGTCCATTTACACACGCTCCAATGATAGTTTATTATTCAAATGATCATACTCAACAAGGCGTAAACCCTGTGGTATCAAGGACTCTACTGCTTTAACAAACTCAAGAGTGAAACGAGATTGGTAATTCCAAAATGCTCTGTAATCTCTAGACTCAGGATCAGCGTTAGTATTAATACGAACGGTAAATGCAGAGCGTTGGTTGTTCGTATCAATAGGAGAGAGTAATTCTTTAACATGAGATACTACCAGTGGTGACAAGCGTTGTGCTTTTAATTGTTGATTGTAGAACTTTTTTGACATGATGATAAAAGTGCTAATTGTAGTGTAACAGAGAATGAGTAGAAAGTCAAGAGGACTTACAGGACGTAATTTCCATGCTGAACACAGACAACCATAGATCCTTGCCTCTATTATTATCTCAAATAGAGATAACCACCTGCCCAATCTGCTCTTGCTAATGCTTTTTGATAAGATGTTTCATCTAACAAATTATATCTAGCATACTTTGCTGGTCCTTGCCAACCTGCTGGTTTGAACACATCACCTGTCTTTTTATCTACAAATGCATGTACACCACCATCACGATACTCATTTCTATCTTGGAATGTATCATAGTCCTGTTGAATTAGTTTGTAATACTTGCGACCACTTTGTATTCTAAACTTAACTAGTTTAGCAGTGCCGTTGTCAATCTCTTCAAGTTTCCTTAAACTATAATCACATGGATTTCTGATGTATCCCTGTCTTGTGTATTCTTTGTAGTTATTCTCAAGAGCATTTACTAGGTCTTGAGTTCTTTCTGCTACGGTCATGGTAGTGTTCCTTTGGTTGATGTACTTATTATAATGGATGGTTGCATGAATGCAACAGAGTGTGTGACAGTAATTAAACTGTCTCTAGTATGATATCTCTTACTCTTTCTCTGTCTAAACTATCACCACCACCCCATGAGTAATGTACATACTCTAGGTCACCTTTCTCAATTCTCTCAATGTACACATCAAGTGCATCTTCAATCTTCTGACTAGTTAATCCTTCAATAGGATATAATACATCTTCATGTGTTGGTAAGTAGAATGATTCAACATACTCAACGAATTCTGGTCTAGTCATGTGTTCCTTTGTTTGTTATGTACTTATTATAGTGCATACAAAAGCGGATGCAATAGAATGTGGACACTCTCTTGAGTGTCACAGTCTTTCTACTTTATCCCAGTATGACCTGTATATTAAAACATTGACCTGACCTACACCATTACGCTTAGTCTTATCCTCCCACTCTCTAACACACAACGTAAAGTACGCTGTGTCTATAAATGTGATGAACCCTTCATCATCATTGAATCGTACACGATCACCTATCGAAAAAGGAAACTTCTTTGGCATTGTTATAAAGCAAACTTGCTTACAGAAATGCACGTCATGAATGATAACATAATAACCACATCCCATCCTTTAGTACGAATGAAATATGGTATGCTGATCACATCAGCAAATGCATGTAATACTGTACCAGTAATCACATTGACATGCAGTATAACAAAATAAGAGACTACTATTAGTATAGACCCAATGATCCTACTAATAGTATCTGCTTTCAAACTCATTAATCTACCTCATATTCAAAATAGATGCCATGATATGTGTTAAATGTATCAATATCAAGGAATTCTCCGTCTTGATATTTCATACATGGTTCACCATCGGGAGCAACGATAAACTCTTCACAAAAATATTCAACTGAACAACCTAAGTCATCAGCAGCAGCAATGAGTTCATCAGTCTGCTCTTCATTACAACCAATAACATGTTTACAATATGAAATGTTATCAGTGAAGTCTTGGATCAATTCGTTCATAATAAGTTCCATGCTAATTTGGGTACAGATTCATCACAGTGAGCACATGAGAGTGCTGACCACGCAAAGTGGTATACTCTTGATGGTTGGTCACAACAAGGGCAGATAATAATCTTCCCATTTGATGTGCTTCTTGTTTTTGAAGTGACTTTCATTGGGTAACTTGTTGATGTACCTAGTATAGTACAGATCAGACCATTGTCACCCAATTTGAAACAGTTTGTTAACTGTCACACTACAAGGTGCTACCCCTGTGAAATTTTGCTATATCTGACATAGTAATGTGAGCAGCATAATTATATGATTTTTGCTCTGCTTTACCAGGTATAGTGGTTGGAGTATACTCATAACCTTCTTCAGGTGGTGGTGTCCAATCAGGGTTTTGACCCCACTCATTCCAATCCTCTTCATTTAATAGGACTGTCTTGGGTGCTTTGCCACTCATTTTAGCAGCATCATCAGCATGTTGTTGATGATATGATTGTAGTCTCTCTAATTCTGACTCTAGATCAGCATGAAACTCATCAACAGATGCATCATCAAGATACATTTGTATTGCTTCTGCTAACATCGTTCTTCTACTTTTCATACTGGTCTCCGTAAGGTCGTTAAGTATTCTAATACATGTGCTCTTACTTCCATCAGTTCATTGAAACACTTCTGGTTATGAGCACAACCACGTAACTGATTATCAGGTTTGTGTACTGATTCTATGTATAAATCCAGTCCACGATTCCATTTCTGATCATGTGTCTCCTGTTCATCAATGCTCTGTTGATCCTTCATAGAAACCTCTTAAGTGGTGTGTGACGCTTAATACGATCATTTGCCATCTTAACATACTCTTCATGAATTTCAATACCAATATACTTTCTGTCATGATCTAGACATGATATCGCAGTAGTGCCTGACCCCATGAACGGATCAAGAACAACATCATTCACAAATGAATAGTATTGTACAATCTTATCTGATAGTTCTTTAGGGTATGGTGCTAAATGCTTTGATGTAGTCTCAGGATTAAACTGCCATACATTTGATCTTTCATAACCATCAGGTACTAATGATTGTTCTAATATATCAGGAGCATAGGAACGCACTGTCTTATCTATAAGGAATGGTGCAGGCTTCTTGAATATTAATATAGTCTCTGTAACAAGATTTGGTTTGTATGCTACTGGTTTACGATGCTGATAGAATCCACCGTTACGATTAACAGCAGATCCTTCTGGTTTCAACCATATAATATCATCAATGTATTGCCATCCCAATCTCTCCATAATACTAAAGAAGTGGAATGGTATCGCAAGTCTCTTACTTTCATGTGCTCTTGACTCACGTGCTTGTATTACTGGTGATAAATTAACAGCACACATCCTTCCTTGTACTGTGACTCTGTGAACTTCACGGAATATATCCTCAAGGAATTGTAGATACTTATCATATGTTGGCCACTGTGCGTATGCCTTTGCATTAAAATATGGAGGAGATGTACACGTAAGGTGTATACTATCTCCATCCATCTTAGTTAAATGATTTAATGCATCATCATGTATGATCATCCAATACTCCTCGATGATGATTTGTTACTGTTACAGTCTCCATTTAATATTGATTTACGTCCATGACATAGTTTACAGTATGTCTTGACATTACTAGGAACATTGTTATGATGATCACCATCTAAATGGTCTAAGTCAAGACTAGTCTCAAATCCTACGAATGTGGATACAGGACATGTCCATCCTAGATGACCATCGTTGTTTTCGCAATAGTTCTTTTTATGTCTTGTAACATTAGGTCTATCAACTCCTTTCTTACGTGCAGTGGCACAACTAGAACATTCTGATTTGAATGACCAATACTTCCACTCTCTTACCTGTACATTATTATTACAACCATCATTCACACATGTAGGGAGTGTGTGTCCTTCAGCAAAGAATCTTGCTTTTTGTTGTTGTGATACTGTAGAAGGCATCGTTCAAAATATAATGGGGTGTTGAGAGGAACGTGGGGCAATGATCTAGGTTTCACCCAGTTGCCCAAATTTACCCTATGGGAATCGCTTACACCTGAACCCCCACCACTTGACTCTATGCTAACTCCTTTACGAAGTATAATTAAGAGTCTCAACCATCTGTCATGTGCAGTAATAGGTTTCTACCAACGGTCATGTGTCTGCTTCTAAGTCAGACTAGTCAGTAGGTTTGGGGCATAGGAACCACATCAGTTCCTCTCAACATTCTTAGTATAACGGTAATTTGTTTGGAATGGTGCGAATACGGTCACTTATTAAACTGTCATACTCCTTATGCAATTCACACCCTCTGTATGCTCTACTATGTTTCTTAGCAACATATGCGGTAGTGCCACTACCCATGAACGGATCTAATACTATATCACCCTTCTCCGAACCTGCGAGGATGCATGGTTCAATGAGTTCTTCGGGATATGTAGCAAAGTGAGCACCCTTGTATGGTTTCTTATTTACTGACCAGACAGAGCGTTTATTGCGTTTTGTATATGATTTTGTAAGACCTGTATGCGGTTGCAGTCCTGATCCTGGATTGTGGTACTTTCCATTTGTTCTGTCTCTTGTACCCCAGTCCTTTGCAGGTTCTTTGATTGCTTCGTTGTCATAGTGATAGTATTTACTCTTACTTAATAGAAATATGTACTCATGTGCTTTAGTACAACGATCTCTAACTGACTCTGGCATTGGATTTGGTTTATGCCATATAATATCCTGCCTTAGATACCAACCATCAGCACGTAGTGCAAATGCAAGCATCCAAGGTATACCAATAAGATCTTTATCTTTGTATCCTACAAGTTTATTAGATCTACGTGGTGTAGTTTTAGGTAAGTCTTGTCTGTTTTGAGAGAATGTTTGTTTAGGTATACATCCATCCTTTCTGTAATTATAATATGAATCACCTATGTTTAACCATAGTGTACCATCATCAGTAAGACAATCTCTTACTAAACGAAAGACATTAACCATATTATCAATATACTCTTCAGGTGATTGTTCCTGACCTAACTGTTTCTCTTCATCACCATAGTTTCTCAAACCATAGTAAGGTGGAGATGTGACACACATACGTGCCTTCTGTTCTTCATTTGCAATTATCTTGAGTGAGTCAAGACAGTCACCAAATAATATGTAATCTTTCATTAATAGTGTTTCATCATTAAATTGAAGGCAACATCATAACTGCATGCCTTGAGTATTTCACCATTGTGTATGACCATGTACCTGTTATGCTTACCAGCACAAGGAACAGCAGCCCATTCACCATAAGGATCTTTAGTAACAAATCCTGGCATCATAAACTTATCGTCTAATAGATACGGATTGTCTAATTTCTCTAACTTGGGTTTTCTGGTACGTTTTGCCATACTATATCACCGTATGTATCTACGACATACGCATTTATGAAATGATCTGAGTCAGGACAGTCTGCCAGTCTAGGGAACCAAGAAGCAGCATTCAGTGTAGCAACCTCTTCTGAGTCAAACCTGATAGTAGTATACACGCCCTGTTTGATTATGTCAAGTGCATACTCATCGATGAAATCCTGATACCATGTATTGACAGTTGCTTTCTTGCTTGCGTCAAGAGTATTATACTTGCTAAGATCCATGTACAATAGATGACATTGATTCCTATTGGCATAGTACTCCATCAAATCAAATACAGATAATTCGTTGCCTTGTATAATCATTATTCTAACTCACCTAGAGAATCATTAGCTTGTTGTATAATTTTTTCTAAGATATCTTTGTTCTCTTCAAGTGTCAACTCATTATGCACAGCCTGTGTCATGTTAACCTTGAATGACTCATACTGAACCAGTAGGTCACTAAAATAAGTGGCATCTGTCTCTGTCTTGAGTGTCAAGAAGTATGCTATCTTATCTCTAAACTTCTTAAGACGGTGTTGTCCCATCTTAATGAACTGTCCATCAGTCTGCAAGTATGCTTCAGTTGGAAAGTCTACCTTGTATATTTTATTATAAAATTCAGGAGCAATGGGAAACTTAGTTTCAGCAGTTTCTGTACTAAACTCAGTAGACTCAGTTAATTCTCTTAGTTTAGTTCTATACAATGTATACTGTGCTTTAAGATCAGCATCAATTGGTGCATCAGGTAACTGTGTCCAATCTGTTTCATCTAAAAGGAAATTTCTTGCTAGTCTTATACTCAAAGGTGAGACTTCTTTTTGTTTAGAATACATTCTAGCGAGTTCATTAGTGAACTCATCATTCTCAAGTGAATCAATTAAATAGAATCCATCAATTAATTTATCCTTAAGTGCAGTTGCTTCAGCAACACCAACTTGTTCCATCTCATAGTCAACCCATGAGTATGTGCCAGTCTTAAAGTCTTTTACGTACTTCCTACGCTTTGCAATGTATGTGTCATTGGTAAACCACTGGAATATGATAAGTTTATCCTTGTCACTGTCCCATAAAGGATATAACAATGGAGTGAGCGTATCCTTCCAATATGATTCGGGAATAGTTTTTGGTGTACCTACATACTCAATCTCTTGATTGATTACATCTAACTGTACTTGCAGTACTGGTGCATCTGCCATTGTATTATTAGTATCTCCGTAGTATTTAGAAAGCTTTGATCAAGTACTTACATAATCTATATGTTGTGATCAATGGAACATCTATATCAGGATCAATAGTAGCCTGTGGTTCTATCTTAGTAGTTGATTTTAATGTCAACGTTGCTTCAGATGATTGTAAACCAGAACTATATGTAATACCTGGACCTGTCTCACCTTGAACAGTATATGATAGTTTATCAACAGCAGATTTACTGATCTTACCAGCAGTAGGAACAAATACAAGACCTGTTACCTTCTCATTCCAGTAAATGAATTCAGCAATACCATAATGGTCACTGTCTAAGTCATTATCATTAGAGGCACTAGGTGTTGCACGTGGTTGTTCAATCTTAATCTTAGTACCAACTCCTCTAGCATTTTGTGGTAATCCTACTGAATAAGTATACCATTGAGTAGCACCACTTGCACCATCCCATGCTTCACTAACAATAGGAACATTACCAATAATAGGATCAGTTCTAGGAGAGTTTGGTGTAATAATAGTATCAATCAATGTCCAACCAGTTGTATCAGCAGGTTGATAGTATACACGTAGCACTTCTTCTGCTACATCACCACCATTAACACCATTACCTCGACAAGCTTTGATCGAAAAATAATGTGTGTTGGTTGTATCAACTGGAACTAATTCAATGAATCGTGTGCCAGTTGTACCACTGAGACCACCGAACTTGACGTAGTTGGTATATTGTGTTGAACTATTAGCAGTTAATAGTAATTGATCAATATTTTCTGCTTGTACATCAATTGTTGATGTAATCTTAGTGCCACCACCAGCACCATTCATAACATAAACATATGGTGTCTCAGTATATCCAGCACCAGCAGAATCTAAAGTGATTGCTGTTACTTTATTATTTGCTACAGTTACTGTTGCTTGAGCAGCAGTAGTAGCACCACCACCAACAATATAAACGTCTGGTACTTGTGTGGTTGGCAGTTTAAAGTTACCAGCAGTACCAGTACCCTGACCATTACCAACAACATTTACATCCCATACTGTATTGTCTTGTGATCCAGCTGCAACAATATCACCTACTGATGTACCTGTTTGTCCACCACTGTATCCAACAATCTTACCCAATCCAATCTTGACGTATCCACCATCACCACTTGCAGTAGATCCAGTAGTTTGTCCACCTGGATTAATACCTGCACCACCAGCTCCAACTGTTACTGATATGGATCCAGGATTATTTAATCCAGTCCAACCAATATCACCTGCCCAAAGTCCACCAGCACCACCACCACCTCCTCCAGAGGTCCAGTAGTCATTATTATATACAACAGTTGCGGTTGCATAACCATTACCATTATTAACACCACCATAGTCATTTGAATGACTAAATGAGTTAAGAGTAAACCAGTCAGAACGATAAGAACTAACTCCTGATTGTCCTGCACCACCACCTTGGTGTCCTCCGTCTCCACCAGGAGCACCTCCAGGACCACCTGATGCACCACCGTTTCCTATACCACCAAATGTAATACCGTTTCTAGCGACTCCTGAGCCACCGCCGCCTCCTCCACCACCGATACATCCGTAGTGGCCACCTGTACCACCGCCACCTGTACCTAATGCCTGTGTTGTAGCGTCTGGAGATGAATACCCTGATGGTGGTCCTGAACCATTAACTCCAGCACCTCCGTCGTATCCAGATGCACCAGCACCACCACCTCCTCCAGCACCAACCAATGTTTGTGTTCCTCTCTTTATTATGGAACATGCTCCACCACCGCCACCATCTGCTTCTTGGTGTCCTTCACCACCATATCCACCATTACCACCATGATCACCACTACCATTCATTCTACCACCAGCAGCAGTACCACGTACAAATGACCATGTACCTTGATTGAATTCATCTAACTCACTTGAAACTAAATCAACAGATACAACAGCACCATTATATCCTGTGTATCCACCACGACCAGCAGTTCCACCCTTACCTCCAGCAACAACGAAATTTACTGATGATGGATTTGTGATTATACCACCACTAGCATTAACAAAGTTGAAAGTGCCAGTTATACCAGTAAGTGTTTCAGTAAATGTACCACTCTGTCCACCTACCAATAAGTTTATACCATTACTACCCTTACCATAATCACCACCAACACCACCTTGACCTCCACCCGAAGGATCATTTGGATAATCTGCTAATGGCCATCCAAGTGATGTTTGTCCAGTTGCTCCATTTGCACCATCAAATCCATTAAGGGCTCCACCAGCACTTACACTACCACTGCTGGTTGCTTGACCACCTGCACCACCTGTTCCACCTTGCATCCCTGACGACGCTCCACCTTTCGCTCCACCTTCAGCAGTTAATGTCAACTCACTACCAACAACTATAACACTGTCACCACCATCATTACCTTGAGAAGTACCAGCAGCACCTGATCCTCCACCACCAATAACTTGATAGATTAATCTGTCTGGTGTACCTGATACATTTCCTAAGTTTATACTATATGATCCTGGTGATGTAAATTCCCATTCATCTGAAAAATCATAAACAGGAGTACCACCACTATTAACTGTTCTACCACCTATATTAGATGATCCAGTAAATTTTTTCATTACTGGCTCTGGTATATAAGTTTGAAATTCCCATGTACCAGCGTCAGAAGCACCTGATGCCATATAAAACTTATCAGTTGCTGATGGATCTTTAATTGATCCACAACCACCAGCACCACCAACTGCATCAAATACATCATAAGTAGCAACAGTATTATCTGTAATGGGACTTCTTAGTAATCCATGTTTGTGTGTGAATACAATACCACCAGTAGGATACCATCTACTAAGTCTACCTTTACCTTCACGATAGTCTTGAAGATATCTATCACCAGATGCTTCTGCTTGAAAACTATTAAATCCTGGTTCTGAATGATATACTGTATGATTATGTTGAGGAGCACCAGAGAGTTTAGATTCTCTCATTGTTATCTCAACTTGTTGTTGACCAATAATACTACATTCAGTTGACTCAACAACTTGATCATAACCACTAGTAACTATTCTACCAAGCGAGAAGTATTCATCTTGTTGTTCTTTGGCAAGATACCATGCTCCACCTGTTGTACCAACACCAAGTTGTGAATTACCTACGTTAGGTGAGTTCTGACCAAATACAGGACCATTACCTACAACCTTTTTAGTTTTTAAATCAGGTACACAGAATGTTCCTAAGTATGGGTCACCCCACCACTCCATTACATTATTAGTATTAATGCCTTCAATTTCACCATCACTACCTAATCTTACTTCAAATGATGCACCACCAGCACCCACAGAAGTAACTTCAATAGATCCTCTTTCACCATCACCAGTAACACTCAGTACTTTTATGACTAGATCATCGCCACCACCAATAGAAGAACTAGGAATAGTTATGGTCTCATTCTGTACATAATTCCATCCTCTGTTACCATTAGGTCCAGGAATATAATCTGATCCCCAATCAAGAGTAGCAGAACCATCAGCAGCAACAACAACATTAAATTCTCCACCCTCACCATCAGCTGATGTCCATGAATTTAAAACTTCTACAGCATATGTTACTCCACCAGTTCTATTTGCATTAGCACCTTCACCACTCACATAAGTGGAAGACATTATTGCTCCTGGATACTTATGATTTATTTTAAGTTTATCACCTACAACATACCCAGTTCCTCCACTAGCAATAGCAATTGTGCCAATACCACCAGCCTGATACGTACCAATTGTAAGTATATTGACAGTTGCACCAGATCCAAGTCCAGATCCAGAGTAAGGAGTAGTTGTGTAATTATTACCAACAGTATAGAAAATACCACCTATGTAAGCTAAAACATTAGTATAACCTTGAATACTACTACCTGTACCGTTTCCTGTAAAACCTCCAGTTAATGTTAGTGAAGGTGGTTCTGTGTATCCCTTACCAGGAAGAAGAAGATTGATATGTTTTATTTTACCTGACTCAACAACAGCCTCACATGTTGCTGTTATTCCACCAGTAGGAGGATCAGAAATTGTTATTGAAGGAGCAGATGTATAACCTTCTCCACCAGTGATTACATCAATACCACTACTAGATCTACCACCATACTTATTGCCAATTATTTGATATAAACTTGGAAAATCACCTATATTATACTCATCACCATTACAATAAAGATAACCATCATGTGTATATGCAGGGTCATCACCTAATAGATATGCATTACCAGCAGACTCAGTTAATACTGGAAATGCTGTAGCACCATACTTAACAAAATTATGGTCAAATGAATTTGTGCCAGTCTTTAAATTGGGTACAATAGCACCCACTGGTGTAGTATCTACGGTAAGATCTGTATAGAAACCTTGTCTAGGATTTCTGTATGATTGAGTTGATGTCATATCTTGATTAGAAATTCCATAATGATAAAGGGTTGACATGCAGAATCAATTGATACTGATGAATCTTCCCCTATTGTCATAGTAGTTGATAAATTATCAGGTGGTATAGCAATAGCAGCAGTCTTAACTTGATAGTTATGATCACCTTTTTCTATATCTATTCGATGATTATGTATTGTTGGATCACTCTCTCTAGTAAATTCTTCTGTTTCTGTTGTAACTTGATCAATGTCTGGTATAGCACGATTCTCATTAATAGAATCTTCTGATTGTAATGGGAGTACATCATATAAACTATTACCAGCAAAATCATTTGGCACACCAGGTGCTCCTTGATAATAAGTTTTAGGAGTATTAATATAGTTAGGTGATTGGATAACTGATCCAGATCCTGGTGAAAAACATCCAATACCAAAAAACTGATAACTATTCCTAAACTTTGCTAAATTAGAGTTATCAGCAGAACCTGCTAAAGTTTGTCTGTTCAACGACTCTCCATTTGGACCTCTAGTGGCATCATTCCAATCAACATTCATTATACAACTCCATGACATTGTATTGGTATCTGTTACAAGACAACCACCATAGTATACAGTCTCGTTAAGTCCAATTTGGTTAGTTGCTCCAAGACCACTTCTCCACTGAGATTTACCAAGACAAGGCATCTGACCAGATCCTGGTATATTACTTATGTTAGTAGTAGCATCTAACCAATCTTGGATAGCTATAGTACTAGCATTTCTCCTACCTGTCTGACCCATTACAGATGGAGCTTGACTACTAGTTTCATTAGTGGTCATGTTTCTTGCTCTTACAGCAGAATGGAAATGTGTATGTGGATGAATAGTATTTTCCTCTACACCTTCATTATCTGTACGATGTGTTGCACCAGCATATGACCAAGAAGGTTTACCTCTAACATCAATCTCTTGACTTGGTACTGAAATAGTTCCACTATAATCTATTCTAACATTAGTACCAATAGCAGACACTGCATCAATACCTATACCAGAACGACTTACCTCATTACCTAAAGCATTATCTAATCTTATATTATTATATACTCCTGCGTTAGCACCCGAAGTTGGTTCTGGATACTTTGAACCAAGATCAGGAACCATAAATTGATTATCTTGTAATGTATCAAATGGTGACCCATCAATATTTCTTCTAATAAATTTACATGCATTACCTACTCCACAAATAGCAGCAAGTTGTGGATATTCATCTGCATAGTATTTTGTGCCATCACATTTTAAATAACCAGCAGGTAAATTTCTTTTGTTGAGAATAGCATCAGGATCTCCATTATATTCTACTGGCCACATAATTACCTGGCCTGTCAAATTACCATATTTTGCTCTCTCTTTAGAGTAAAATGTTGTCATTAGTATGCCTTTATGATAAATGTCATAGTTAATGAAGGTTGTGTAGTATCACATGAAATATTTAGAGCATTTTCTAAACTTTGTGCTTGTAATGCAGAACCATCTGCATTGGCAGCAGTATGTGATGGAGGACCAGCCATTGATCCTATACCCTGAGCAATTTCAAAACTACCATGATTATGTGCTCTGAAAGCAGTTTCAAGAGGATTTTTATTTGTAGCACCTTGATTCAATGAACATGGCCATGCACCATGCCTGAACTTAAGATCAAATGTACCAGTTACTAGTGTACTTACATTAAGAGTAACTTCCCACTGTGGTGTAGGATTAGTACCAAGATCAGCAGCAGGTTCCATTGTTTGAATAAATGTACCTTCTTTTAATACATCATACTTATCATCAACATTAACTGGTGTAACATACATTAAAGGAACTATTTTATCCCATTGTTGCCATGTATCTGGTGCAGTACCATAAGTTCTCCTAAGATCAGTACCAGCAGGTAATATAATTTTACTAGTACCATCTAATATACAACCAGTAACACTAAACACTGGTGCAGTCTCAGGATCGTCTACCAAACCATCAGATCTTACTGGTGATCCTGTTTCATACCCATAGAAGTTTGGTCTAGATCTATATTCCATTGGTCTAGGATAATATCCAGTATGACATGGAGTTTTATGTGTATCTACTGGTATAGTAGCATTTAACGCATCAGTAAATCCTCTACTGAAAATATTTTGTGTGTATGTTGTACTAGCATGTCCAGATCCTCTATCACTAGCATTTGTACGCCAGCTATTAGCACCAGCAGGTACAAAACCCCAGTAGTCTTTATTAGAACTGTCCTGTATAAACTCTTGAAAACCATCACAACGTGGTAGAGTATGTTCATGAGTTGCATCACCATAGAATGTTAGACTTGTAGCACCTTCTTGCCATGTTGTTGGATTATCATCTATCAATACACATTCTTTTGGTCCCTCATTCATACAAGTAGTCTGTGTTGAACCAGTCATTTCAACACCTGAATCTGTTCTGAATACAAACACACCTGTAGGGTTTGCGTTAACAGAAGTGATTCTATCAGAATGACTATGTGCAGGAGTATGATTAATACCCAACTTACGATTTAATGTGTATATTGTCTCAACAAAATCAGGTTGAAATAAAGTTATATCAGTGAACTTAAAGTATAAGTTACCAGCTATATTAAGTGTGAAATCAATATCAGAAGTTGCTTCATAAGTTGAACTAATTGGCGTTGTCTCACCATAATCAGAAACTAAAGAACCTACTACAGATTGAGCATCATTCTGATTCATTTGATACTTTGTTTGATTAAGATCAGTGTTCTCCAAATCAACTAAAGCAGTACTAGAAAGTTGAGGTAATCTAAACGTAGCATTATCATAACCATAATAAGGAAATGGATAATCATCTCCTTGAGCATCAGTCATACTACCACCATAGGTGTCACCTAAATTTGCTGCTAACAATGGATATTCAGAAGCTTTTATTGTTTGTCCTGAACAAACTATCCACCCTTTAGGTATATTAGAAGCAAGGAAACCATTTCCTCCATCACCACCCCAAGGTAGGATAGTTCCTACCTTTGCAGTTCTCATACTTTTGATAGAATCGTAGAGTGCAGTCATGTCTTTATAGTTCTATTAACCACCATCCTCTTAGTGCTGGAGGAATGGTCTGTGCAGATGCAGAACCCTCAACGTCAACAGTACCAGCGTAAACTAGACCGAACGATGCGTTGCGTGTCTGTATAATTAATTCACCTGAATCCCATGCTGTTGATAATGTTTGTCCAGAACCAGCAGCAATCCTCGAACCAGTTGAATCACCTTGAATCGCTACCGATACATTATTTGCTTTCTTGGCTCGTAATATCAAACTTGTATTATATGTTAGGTTACCACTAAGTTCAATGAATCTAATCATATCACCTGTCTGTGCATTATCTGGTAGGTATAGAACCATGTTAGCACCAGAAGCTGCATTAATCATATAGTTTTGGTTAACCTGAAGTGAATTGTCTTGCTGTTGACCAATACCAGTTCCAGGATCAAAGGCAACATAAGTGTGTCTTCTACCACCACCAGCAGTCCAGTATTTCTCAATACCGAATGAATCAATAGCATTGTTCTGATAGATCTTAAAGTCTTTTGGACCTTCAGTTCCACCAGCACCAGCAGCACCTAAGTTATCTATATGGAATATAGGATCAATTGCTGATTCAACAGATAATACTTTACCAGCCTGATAGAAGGTTTCACCCATCAAGACGTTACCTTCTCTGTTGGTAACTCTGAATGAAGTCTCAGTTGAACAGACTCCATGCATCTGACAGTTATCATAGTAAATCTTAAGATCACCGTAGAATGCAGCAGCACCCTTAAGTGTAAGACCAGCAGTATCTGTCTTAGGATCTTCTAGTGATCCATCACCTGAGTGACCATCATCGTTAGCGATGGACATGACCAGAGTCTTACCATCAGAACCATACATTCTAACAGCACCACTGATAACCTCAAGATCTTGATTGATCGTTGTGGATCCACCACCAAATAGTTTGACAGGTGTAGTACCTACATTATTAGGTTCTCTGATCTGCTTAGGCATCTTGATCGCATAGAATGCATCAAGTGTTCCATCAACAGAATCAGGTAAGAAGAATTCAGATCCTATTCTTACAAGAGTTACATAATCAAGTTTAGGAGCAATTAGATCAGCATCAGCAAGTGAGATTTCAAGTCTAATATCACTCGTGTTAGGTGTTCTAGCCTTGAGTTCTGTTGCTCTATCAGCCTGCAATGCAGGAACATCATGTAAGAGTGTGGTAGTCCTATCATACTTGTCTAACTTAACAAGGTTAGCACCAATAGAGAATGCTTGAGCACTAGTGCCTTCCATTCCTCTACCACCGTTACTATATTCAGCATTAGATGCCGTTGGTAGAATTAACTCACCACCTGTACCTGTGTAAGGATCATCAGTAATTTGAATGATTTCAATAGATGCTGTGGTATAAAGTGCAACCAGATCACCCTTAGTGAATGATGTTAGGTTACCTTGAATTTCAATGTTAGATGTTGCAGTAACAACAGCAGCAGCAAGTGTTGATAGAGGACCACCAGAGATTTCAGACATTGGATTATGTCTGTAAACGTGTACTTCATCAACACCCTTAGTGTATGCAGCAGGTGATGTACCATACTGTTCAGCAAGCATGAAGACTGTACCATGATGGTTACCAATTGTTGTGTCACCTGTACAAGTGTCAACCTCGAAGGTCTTAATGGCAGAACCATTTGTTATACTTAACTTCTTATTGGTAGTTGAGTTAGTATATGGTGTTGAACAACTACCTTGAAGGTTAAATGTACCCTTGATTATAGTAGTACCACCTGAACCAGCAACTATGTCACCAGTTGTTGAATCAACTTCAAAGACTGTTTCTTCTTGTGCTGTATCACAACCATTCTTAATGGATAGTTTCTTAGCAACCTGAGATAGAAGAACCTTGACCTTGAATACCTCACCTTGATCAAAGATACCATTAGCAGGGTTAGTTGTATCTTTACGATCAATGATTATATAATCACCAAGTTCAATATTACCACCGAACTGTGCTAGGTATACATTGTCCTCAGTACCTGCATCATCTATAGTTGTAGTAGTCCAAGTAGCATTATACTGTACTGTACACTTGTAGATAGCAGTAGTATCTGGATGATCAGATCTAGTAGCAGTGAATGTACCAAATGGTAGTCTTTCAACTACGATCCAGTAAGGTGCAACGTTAATTCTTGGAAGAGAAATAACTTTAACAAATTCTGGATGCTTAGTACCACCTGAATCATCAGTATCAATGAGTAATATATCTTGCTCATTAATATACTGAGTACCATTAGAATCGTATGGACGATTCTTAAGTGGTAAGTAATATTGATCACCACTCAAACCTGTTAGAGTTAGAGGTTCAACAGTTCCAGCAATCTGTGTAATTGGATTCTGGAATACAGATCCACCCCAATCACCAGTACCAGCTGTATCAATTGCGTTGTAGTTCTCATCAGTATTAACGAGTCTCTTAACTTCAATCAAATCAACATTACTGTTGAAGATATTGTTACCTAGATCTCCACTAGCATGAGCGAATGCAGTAGATCCTTGCTGTGCTCTGTATGCTGTGAATGAGTAAGATGCAAATCCACCACAAAGTGTGATGTCAGAGTTAAATCTAGCAGTAGAATCAACTACTAGGTTGTTTCTAACTGTAGTCTTACCACCTTTACCAGCGATTGTGATCTCAGAAGCATTGGTAGCAAAGTCAAGTTTAGATGTAGCAGAGTTACCAGCAAAGAACTCAACAGTTCCAGCAGTAGATGTCAACTTAACAGTGTCAAGTAGTCCTCTAACTGTACCTAACTGGAAGTCTCCCTTAGTCTTGAATGACTTAGTACCTATAAGTGTATATGATAATGATTCGTTATTCTCATAAGCACCACCTATCTGCACCTTAGAGATATTGGTAGACATTGTAGGTGTGAAACCAATGTCAATATTACTATGGAATGAGAAGTTACCTATCTTGATAAACTGATCAGATGGAGTTGCATCTGCAATCTTAATACTAGTACCAAGTGGTGCAATCTCTACTTCACCAGTGAACGGAGTTCCACCAGCATTAGGGAAGAATTGTACCTTACCTGTAGTAATAGATGTTCTAATCTGTGCAGTATTAGCTCCACCACCACCATTGATTTCAATATCTTCTTCGAACCTAGCATCACCAGTGAACCTAGACTCACCATCAACAACTAATGATCTATCTAATTCAGCATCAGTTACATTAACACCAACACGTCCACCGTTAGCGGTAGAAACTCTGAAGGTTGACTCATCTGTTGGTGAGGAAGAATCTCCACCAACCATGAATGCATCAGTACGATCTTGATATGTTCTAGTAGCATCAGTTGCATGTGATGCATAGTCAGTGATTTTCTTACCACTAATGAATGCAGTACCAACAACATCAAGGTTTGCACGTGGGTTTGTCTTAGCATCAACAAAGTTTTCACTGTAAGATGCTTTATCTGATCTACCAACTGTGTTAATACCAAGTTTGTAATCACCAATAGCATCAGTCTCTGTTCTAATTGCTTCAGCACCAATAACACCCCACTCTTTCCAGTTGGAATTGGAGTATTCAATTGTGATATTAGCATTAGCTGCAACTTCATCAGACCACATTCTTGGGTTCTGATTATTAACAGTGTTTTTAGTTGCACCGATAGCAAACTGTAATGTATTAGCAGCAGGATTAAATCCATTGGATATAACTTGCCATGTACCATTAAAGTCAGGATCGGAGAATCCACTGAATCTAAGTTCAGAAGCTGATGTAATACCAAGTTGCTGGTTTGTTAATGTAGCCCATGTAAGTGTAATAACGTTAGTGTTATTAAATGCAAGGGATTCAGGAACAGCATTACCAATTGTAGTGTAGTAGTTTGAATAGATCCAACCAAGTGATCCAGACTTACCAATACTTCCACCCTTAAGGAGCATGTCACCAGAATCAGGAGCACCTGCATTACCATAAGAAACAATCTGACTTGCATTAAATGCACCAGTTTGATCAGGAGTAATGTTAGAAGGTGTAGCACCTGTAATATGTGTCAGAATCTTGTATCCCTGACCATCTCTGCGACTATTGAACTGGAAAATTGCTGCGGAAATTTTATTCCTAGCAATGACAACATCACCACCAGTTTCGACATTTCTGACGAATGCTGATCTATCAAGAGAACCATCATCAATAGCAGGATCAACGAAGGAAGAAATTACCAACGCAGGATTGTTTCTAACAGTTCCAAGAACATTAATTAGAACTGGTGAGTTAAATGTACTTCTCTTATCCTGAGCCTCACCACCATTAACAGTGATGTACTCATTAAATGTAACAGGAGTATCAAACGTTGTAACTAGATTACCTAGTGTCTCGTCATCATCACCAGAATCTTGTAATGTTGCAGACTCAAGGAATACTTCCTCACCAGTAATAGCATCAATCTTACGGTTACCAATGTATAGGTCACCATTTGAGTTAAGACCAGTGTAGAATACTAAACCACCATCTTGCTTCTTAGACTGAGCATAGAAGTCTTGTATCTCTGTGAGTACAACCTCTTGACGTTGAGGTAGACCAGTTGAGTAGTTACCTGGACCAAAACCAAGATATTCAAACGTGTGGTTACCAGCTCTTGCGATAGATGGTCTTCGAAGTTCAACATAGTATCGTTGATCTGCTACGACTGTACTATCACCAGCGATAGGAATTAATCTATCTTCAGATCCAGAAGCAGCGTTACCCTTCTGTGCTCTGATTCTATTATCAACTACAGAAGATACTTGTGTATAAGTATTGTCTCCGAATGCATTGTTCTTAATTAGATCAATGACACTCTCTTGAGTTAGTGAACCCTTGAAGTCATTAACTCTTACAAGACCATGAACATAGTTATCAGCAGCAGAGTATGTCTGAGGTGGATCAACTAATGTTGCATCCAACTGCTGATACCAGAGAGGATCGTTCTTATAGTTTAATGGATATAGTGAGGAGATAGGCTGGGAGAACTTAAAGTTCCTGAAGTTACCTAAGTTACCAGCACCTTGAGGTAGTGGTGAAATGTTACCACGAACAGCAGTTAGATAATAGATACCATCTTGCTGACCATAGATACGTTTCTGAATCTCTTGTGTATTGAAGACATAGAATGTGTCATCAATCTGACCAACATCTTCTACTGACTCAACATAGTATTGGATACTTGCGTCGTCTTCAATAATATCACCTGGTGTGATAGTATAAACACCAGCACCATTCTGTCTGTAATAGAATTCAGGATATTCTTTCTTAATAAGATCCTTAAGTACCAATGACTTACCCATGTCAGCATCAGCAAGTAGATCAGCGAATGCTGTACCCTGACTGAACCTTGTGTTGTCAATAGCATCATAGTCAATCTTACCAACAACATCCTTAAGGATCATGTGCCATGTAGTAGTACCAGGTACATTCATGATGGCATGTAGATAACCATAACCACTAGAATTACCAGCCCACTCGACCTTGTTACCTTCTACAGATTGTGTCTTGTTAGCAGTGAATGATCCACCTTGAGGTGCAGTAATCTTAATAGTATTAAACTTAGTGTTAAGTAATGCAGGATTAGTAACACCATGTTCAAACACAGTTAGTTCTAAGTAGTCAGTTAATCCACCAGTCTGAACATATCTACCAGACTGAATAGTCATAGAGATATAGTTCTGTGTTGTAATAACTTTCTTAAACTGTGTATTACCTACGACATCCTTCTTGTATGGATCGTATGCAATCTCTTCATTAAGACTATTAGAAATGAACTCTTGCTTAGTATATCCAATGTACTCATTAGATTGTACTGGGTTAGAGAAACGTGCCTTAGTTGTACCACCAGAGACAGGCTTAAGACTTATCTTCTGAGGTACTATTCTTCTAGTTTCATCAGTCCTTGTCTTAATAGTAAATCCGTTAAGTGGATCACGAACAGATTGTAAGTACTGAGGTATAACATAACGTAAACGATATAGTCTATCGTTAGCAGGTCTCTCATCCTTAATTCTCTCGAACCAAGAATCATTTGTCTTATCAATACCATCAGCATACTCTCTAAGTCTCTTGATGATTTGATCTGTATTGTTGCTATTCTCAACCTGTAAGTACCACTTACCATATATTACTGGGTTAGTATTAGGATTAACAAACGCTGGATCAAATCTCATTGGAGACTGACGCTTGTTAGCAAATACGTTAAAGTCGTAAGTACCTGGTTGATATGTTATTGGGTTAACACCTTGCTCTGCATCACTCTTAGTCTTATGGATAGTAAAGACTTTCTCTGTTTGATACCTAGCAAAGAAGTACCTGTTACCTAGTAGTCTACCTTGACTATCTGCAACAGTAGTATCACTAGCATATGCTGCACCAACTAGAGGTAAAGCACCACCTTCTCTTTCTCTAAAGAATACTGTATGTCCAGTAATGTTAGAGAATGGAACATCAAAGATGTGTGGAACATCTGTACGGATGTTTGTATTACTTACACCATCAAGTACACAACCATATTGATGTAGATCATAGTTATCATCAAGAACAAATTGATATAGATCAATCTCTATGTCTGGATGTATATCTTCTACTTCAGCAGAGTGTAGGTAGATACCAGCAGCAGCATTCTCTTTGCTGCTTGCAAGCATTAATTTAGTTTGATCACTTCCATTGAATACAGCATTAGCAGAATAATTTTCTGGTTGTGTATTCCTTGCAGGAGCAATTACATAATATGTTTCGTTCGTAGCAAATCCATTAGGAAGTCTAACGAAACGCTTATCAACATCAACATAAGAATTGGTTTGTGTATCATAACGTGGACGTGGAACCAATCTAATTGGTGTACCTGTCTCAAGATCATGTGGGTTAGCACCAGCTCCTTGTGTCAATGTAAAGACTGTTGCTCTAGATGATAATGATGTAGTTAACTGTGATGGTTGTTGACGTGGCACACTACCCAATCCAGTTTGGATAATTGTGCTAATATTAGCGAAGTATTGACGAATAGCATTTGCTTGATCAACACACTGAGGATACGTTGTATTCTGTGTGATAGTATTGTCAACTGTTCTAGTAAGAGCTGTGTATACTGCATCAGCAAACTCAAAGTGTAAGTAAGAGTTAGTGCTAGTTGCGTTAGCATTAATAGAAGGACCAAACTCTAGACCAAGAGGAACAGGGTTCCTTTCAACACTGTCAAGATAAGAAGCAGAGTTGATAGTTCCAGTGATTATCTGGTAGAGAGTTGTGATTGTAGATGCAACCTGTTGACAAGCACCATTAGAAATGGTTCTTGTTACACCATCAAGAGATGTTGGTGTTTCAACTGTATCAATAACAATCTTGAATAGTGAATTAAGTGTTGATCTTACATCTTCACATGATCCAACTGAAGGAGTTCTTGTAACTCCACCAACTACGATTTTCTCTGATGCACTGACGAAGGTATGAACTGACGTATCAGATGATACACCAACATTAACCGTGATTGTGGTAGCAGTAGTGCCAGTAATGGTAGGATCATTGTTTGAAGCTGGGTCGGTTGAACGTGGATAAGTATGATTTGTTGCGTTGTTATCTCTCTCACATGTAAATGTTAGTGAGTTATCAACGATGTGTACACTGGTTCCATTTGTATAACTATGATTACCAATATCAAGTGTTAACCAACCAGTTGCAGGATCATAAGTTGATGTAGTTACTGTATGCTTCTTACCAGATAGTGTACTAGGATCTGAAATAGCATCAGTTACAATCTTAGTAAGAACACCAACAGCAGATCTCATGTCCTCACAAGGACCAACAGAATCTGTACGTGTTATACCTTGTAGTGATGTTGGATCAGATATTGTGCCAGTTAAGATAGCAACTAAAGTATCAATAGCACTCAATACAACATTACAATCTCCATTAGTAACACCATTAGTAATGGTAAGATCTCTTGTCTGAGTTAATGATGTGTGACCACCAACAGTAACTTCTACGTTAGTAGCAATCTCTTTGATGATGTCACGTACTGCATTGAATGCAAAGATAGTTTCACTCTCAGATCCAGCAGCATGAGCACCTGCAACATAAAGGTTAGCAGCATCCCATACTCTATGGTTACCACCATAACCTGTGTTATGTGCAACAACTTTAACTACATCTTTAAGATCATCTAAACAATCAGCAGAACTGTAACCAGCTTGCCATGAATATGAAGGGAACTGAGCAATCATTCTACCCAATGCTACCTCTGCTGCAAACTCAACGTTAGCCAAGATTAGATTCTTAGCATCAGCATGTCTGTTACTTACATGAGGAGCAACGCTACCAGTAATAGTAGTGTCCCTAACCTGTGTACGTCCATGAGAACCAAGTGTTACAATGTTCTCATTCCTAGCGATTTGAATCATCAAATCACGTGCATGATTAAGTGCTTGGATAGTTTGTGTTTCTTCTCCAGCAACCTCTTGAACCATACCCTGTACATAGAGATCGGTCATCTCCCAAACTCTATCGTTACCACCATATGCTAGGTTATATGAAACTTCTTCAACGAAGTCTACGATGTCATCCTTACAATCCTGTTGGTTACCTGTTGGAGGAACAAATCCAGGATGTTGTACCAACATTCTCTCGTATGCTTCATCAGCAATGAGTAGTTTGTTAGCAACAACTAAGTTACGAGCATCACCAAATCTATCTGTTGGAGGATCAGCCTCATTGAATGTAATACTCTTATCAAATACCTGTGGAAGACCATGATGTCCAGTAACAAGAATCTTCTGGTTTCTAAGTGCTTGAGCAGCCATTTCACGTGCTTGCTCAAATACATAATTGGTTTCATCTTCTTCACCAGCTACATGAGCACCAGTCTTGTATGAGTATGCTGCATCCCATGTCTTATCATTACCACCATAAGCAATGTTATCAGCAACTGCTTCAAGTAGATCAACAACATCATCAATACAATCTTGATTATGATACTGTTGATTACCAGCAACTGTAAATACTTTGTGTATGGAATTGTTTACTGCACTAACAAACTTATGGAAGTATGCACCACCAGTTTGAATAGCACCAGCAGACGCACTCTTAAATTGGTGTGGATACTGATTAGATAGAGTAGCAACACCTACATTAACTGTAAATGTTCCAGTTTCTTTCTGAATATTACCAGCAACTGATCTTACAAATGTATGATTAGCAGTAGGATAATGTTTGATTGAATTAGCAATAGCACTTACAAATGTATGTGGTGATGCTGGTTCGAAATGAACAGCATTAGCAACAGAATTTACAAATGTATGTGTATATCTCTGGTTGTAGATGATAGCATTAGCAGTTGCATTAACAAAGGTATGATCATACTGATCATTAGCAGCAGCTGCACCAACATTAACTGTGATTGTTGTAGTTGTAGCATCCTTAATTTCTAGATCACTATTGTATGCTGGATCAGTAACTCTAGGATATGTGTGGTTAGTTGCATTAGCATCTTTAGCACACTGGAATGTTAATGAATCAGGTGCTATCTTAATCTTCTCACCATTTTGTAGATCATGTACTCCAATAGTAAGAACCATATCACCAGTGACTGCATTATAAGATGCAGCAGTAGGTGTGTAGTTACTTAATGGTGAAGCACCAATGTTAACTGTGATGGTTCCATTCTGTCTGTGTAATCCATTGGCAACAGCAGATACAAATGAATGTACTGACTTATCAGAAGAGATTCCTACATTGACTTCAAATGTATTGGTAGTCTTATCAGCAATCTTCAACCACCTTGAACTTACAGGGTCAAATCCTGCCCGTGGATATTTTTTCTGACTTACGTTTCCATCAAGGTCACATGTCAGAGTTAGAGATTCATCATCTAACTTGATGTAATCACCATTAGAGAATCCATGATTGTTAACTGTTAGTTTAAGAACACCTGTCTCAGGAGTATATTCTGCACCACTAACACTATGCATAGATGCACCAACACTATTAACAGTGATTGATTTATCACCTGCATATGGATCTATTCCAGGACGTGGGTAACTATGGTTAGAAGTATGATTATCCTTAGAACATGTAAAGGTTAGTGAATTATCCTTAAGAACAATACCTGCACCTTCACGAAGACCATGCTGACCAATTGTAAGAATAAGATCACCAGTAGTTGAGTTATAATCAGCAGCAGAAGGTGTCCATGTCTGGTTATCTCCAGCTCCACCAACATTAACTGTAATTGTATTTGCAGTTCTAGCGATAATATCTACAGATCTTCCAGATACTCTATCAGTAGCAGTCTGACGTGTGATTCCATCAGCAACACCACTTACAAATGCATGTGTGTCTGTGTTAGTAGAAGGTAGAGCTTCAAGACATTGGAACTCAAATGAATCAACACCTGTCTCTGTTACCTTAATCCATGTACCACTTACAGGATCACTAGGACGTGGATATGATTTCTCAGCAGCAGTACCTGTTGCTCCATTAAATCCACAACTGAATGTTAGAGCACCATCAGCGATCTTAACAAAGTCACCAGTTTTTAATCCATGATTAGCAGTTGTTGTAATAGAAACAATACCTGTTGTAGGATTATATGTTGTACCAGTAGTTGCAGTAAGACCTTTAGATGCTGGACGTGGATAAAGTTTATTGGACTGCTCTTCATCCATCTGACACTTGAATGTCAGTGAGTTATCATCAATAGTAATACCATCACCAACTGCAAGAGAATGACTACCAATTGTTAGAGTAAGATCTCCAGTTGCAGGATCATAATTTGCTCCTGTTGGTGTAAATAGATTCTCAGTTATGTCAGCAGTTACAGCACCATAATTAGCAGAAACAAATGTATGACCATAGTTACCACCACTGGTTATAGCGTCAGCAGTTGCAGAGACAAATGCATGAACAGTAGTGTTAGAAGACTTACCAACATCAAGAGTAATTGTTGTTGCTGTTACAGCTGTAATATCTACAGGTGAATCATAAGACTTATCTTTCTTCTGAGTAATACCACCAGCGACAGCAGATACAAATGTATGATCTGTAGTGTTGGTTGAAGGTGCAGAATCTAATACTTGAATATCAAATGTATTTGTCTGTGTATTAGAAATCTTAACCCACTTGTTACTGATAGGATCAGATGCTCTTGGGTATGTGTGGTTAGTAGCATGAGCATCTTGAGCACATGTAAATGTTAGAGAATCATCTGCTAACTTAACCCAATCACCATCACGCATTCCGTGACCAGCAACAGTAACTGTAATGATACCAGTATCAGGATCATAGGCAGCCATGGTTGCTGTATGACTTTCAATTGTTGTTCTAGGATATGCATGGTTTGTGGCATTATTATCCTGACCACATGTGAATGTAACTCCAGCATCAGCAATCTTAACAGACTCACCAACAGTTAGGTTATGAGAACCAATGGTCAATGTCATCAAACCATTTGCAGGATCAAAAGATGCATCCGTTGGAGTGTGACTGACTAAAGGTGAAGCACCAACATTAACTGTAACTGTTGTAGCATCAGCAGCAGTAACTACTGTACCTGTTGAGTAGATAGGATCACTAGAACGAGGGTAAGTCTTAATGTCAGAAGTACCACCCATTGCACAACGGAACTTCAATGAATCCTGTGCTATAGTAATATTCTTACCAACAGGAATGTTATGATTAGGAATAGTTAATACTAACTGACCAGTTGCAGCTGTGTATGTGGCAGCAGTAGGTGTGTATGTTTGAGAAGCACCAGCCTGACCAACATTAACTTTGAAAGTATTTGTTGTTGCATCAGAAATTACTAACCACTTACCATTGCTAGGATCCTTAAGTCTTGGATATGCATGCTCAGTTGCATGGTTATCCATATCACATGTAAATGTGAGTGATCCATCAGCAATTTTAATTCTATCACCATTAGTGAATCCATGATTAGCAACAGTAAGAACTAGATCACCAGTGGAAGGATTGTATGAAGCATCTGTTGAACTATGATAAGAAGAACCAACTGACTTAACAGGTAGAGATGATGTTCCAGCAGGATCAGTAGGTCTAGGATAAGCATGGTCTGTAGCATTGTTATCTGCATTACATGAGAACTTGATAGAGTTACCAATGATCTTAACGTCTTGACCTGGTTCCAAATCATGTGATCCAACTGTGACTGTCATGTCACCAGTAGAAGGATTGTAAGTTGCATCACTTACATCAAGATTACCTTGACCTGTAGTACCAATATTAACAGTAAACTGATTAGTAGATGCTGCTAGAACTGGTAGATCTTCCTGATATGCAGGGTCACTAATACGTGGATATGCATGTTGACTGTTGTGACCATCCATGTCACAAGTAAAGTTCAATGCACCATAATCAATTCTTATACGATCATTAGCCTTCTTAATACCATTTGGATTAGAAGATATGAATGTATGTGCATAGTTTCCACCAGTAGTAATTGCATTAGGTATAGCAGATACAAATTGATGTGCAGTAGTGTTAGAAGATGTACCAACATCCAAAGTTACTGTTCCATCGTATCTTGTTAATCCATTAGCAACAGCACTTACAAATGTATGTGCGTAGTTACCACCAGAAATTAAAGCACCGCTAGTAGCAGATACAAATTGATGTAGATAGTTACCACCTGTCTTAAGAGCACCTGCATCAGCAGACTTAAATGTATGAACATATCCACCACCAGACTTAACAGCACCTGCTAGTGCAGATACGAAAGTATGTACGTCTGTAGTCTTGCTTGAAGGTCCAACATTAACTGTAATAGTATCAGCAGTAACACCAGTGATTTCTATTGCCTGATCATATGATCTGTCAACCTTAGAAGTAATACCGTTGTTGCTTCCAGTTATGAATGTATGAGCAGTAACGTTAGTAGAAGGAATAACATCCAATACTTGTACTTCAAATGTAGTTGAAGTTACATTAGAAACCTTCAACCACTTACTACTTACTGGATCAGTTACACGAGGATATGTGTGGTTGGTGCTGTTATTATCCTCCATACATGTGAAGGTAAATGCACCAGTAGCAAACTGAACATAATCACCATTCTTGATATTATGAGCAGCAGTTGTTACACTCAATATACCTGTAGTTGGATCATATGTTGTACCAGCAGTAGCTGTATGTGTTTCAGTAGCAGATCTAGGATAAGATTTAGCACTCTGACTACCAGTAGAGAATCCAACGAATACTGTCATTGTTGTACCAGTGACAGAATCTAAACCTAGTGTTTCATTACGGAATGGATCACCAGCACGAGGATATGTGTGTTGTGTAGCGTTGTTATCAGCATTACAAGTGAATGTTAATGCATCCTGATCAAATGTGATTGTACTATTTGCTTTCTTAAGACCACTAGCAGTTGCAGAAACAAATGTATGTGCATAGTTTCCACCAGATGTAACACAGTCAGCAGTTGCAGAAACAAATAAGTGTGCTGTAACATTAGTAGATGGGATTGTACTTAATACCTGAACACTAATTGTTGTAGCAGTTACATCAGTAATAGCAAATGATTTATCAGAGAATGGATCAGTTGCACGAGGATAAGTGTGTGTTGTTTGATGATTATCTTCAGCACAAGTGAATGTTAGAGAGTTATCTGCAATCTTAACAGCAGTACCAACAGTCAAACTATGAGCACCAATGGTAAGTTCCATTATACCAGTGGTAGGATTATAATTTGCACCTGTAGGTGTATGCTGTATTAATGGAGATGAACCAACATCAACTGAGAATGAATCTTGAGTTACATTAGAGATTTGTAACCACTTACCGAATGTAGGATCAGATCTGCGTGGGTATGTCTTAGTAGAAACATTACCATCCATAGCACAGTTAAGTGATATGGAACCCTCAGCAAATTTAACTCTATCACCATTACTAAATCCATGATTAGCAATGGTAACAACCATAGCACCAGTTGCAGCATTATATGTTGCGTCTGTTACTGTATGTGTAGAAGCAGCATTCAAAGCATGTGCTCCAACTTCAAGAACCAATTCACCTGTGATAGGATCGTATGTTGTTCCAGAAGCTGCTGTCAATGCTGTGCTACCATCAGCAGTAATACCACCAGCAGCACCAGTTATAAAGGTATGTGGAACATTACCATAAGTACAACTGAATGTTACACCACCATCAGCAATCTTGATTGACTCACCAACAGTTAGACTATGGTTTCCAATCTTCAAGGTCATCTCACCTGTTGCAGGGTTGTATGAACCATCATCAACATTGTGACTTACTATTGGAGATTGACCAACATTAATAGTAATAGTTGTAGCTGACGCTGCTGTAATTTCAATAGAAGTATCATTTACAGGGTCAGTAGCACGAGGATAAGACTTGACACTATAGTTTCCATCCATCTCACAAGTAAACTTGAGAGAATTAGGATCAACCTTAACACTTGTGCCAGCAGTTAAACTGTGACTACCTATAGTTAATTCCATCAATCCTGTGTTAGGATCATAGGTAGCATTAGTTGGTGTGAACTCTACAATAGGAGACTTACCAACATTAACTGTGATGTCACCACCTCTCTTGGAGATAGCATAGTTAGCTGCTCTCTTAAATGTATGAGCAGACTGTGGTAGATGCTTAACTGAATTTGTTAATGCAGATACGAATGTATGTGCTGACTGAGGCTTATATTCTACAGCATCGGTAAGAGCAGATACAAATGTGTGAGCATATCTGTTAGCAGGATCAGCATCGAAACCAACATTAATTGTTAGTGTTCCGTCTTGCTTTAAGATACCATTAGCAGAAGCAGATACAAATGTGTGTACTGAATTATCAGTAGAAGAACCAACATTAATAGTAAAGGTATCAGTGCTTGCTGATAGGATAGGAACCCACCTGTTGCTTAGTGAATCAAAGTTAGTACGTGGATATGTCTTCTGACTTACGTTACCATCTAAATCACATGTTAATGTAATAGAATTATCTGCTACCTGAATGTAATCTCCTGGTGAGAATCCATGACTAGGAACAGTAACAACCATAACACCACTAGAAGGTGTGTATGCAACATTAGTTGCTGTATGTTGTGAAGAACCAACTGCTGTAATAGCAATTGACTTACCAGCATAAGGGTCAGTACCAGGTCTAGGATATGAATGCTGAGTAGCACCACCATCTTTATCACAAGTGAATGTTAATGAGTTATCTTTTAATGTAATATCAGTACCAACACGCAATCCATGCTGACCAACAGTAAGAACCATCTCACCATTGTTCTGATTGTATGTTGCACCAGTAGGAGTTAAGTTCTTATTAGAACCAGCAGCACCTACATTAATTGTAAACTTACCTGTATCAACTGAGGTAATTGGAAGAGATCTTCCAGAAGCTTTATCTAAGTTTGCACGTGGATATGACTGAGCAACTTGGTTGTTGTCCATTGTGCAAGTGAAGGATACAGCACCGTCATCCATGACGATTCCATCACCAACAGATAGATTATGAGCACCAACAGTAAGTTCTAAGTCACCAGTTGCAGGGTCATAAGAAGCATCAGTTGGTGTAAACTCTACGTTAGATCCAGCATCTGCAATCTGAACTTTAAATGAATTCTGTGCTACATCATAGACAGATAACCAATCACCAGAATAAGGATCAGTTGCACGTGGATACTTATGCTCGGAAGCATTATTATCCATGCCACATGTGAATGTTAGAGAGTTGTTGGCAATCTTAATGAGTTCTCCATTTGTCAATCCATGATTAGCAACAGTGAACTCAAGTACACCTGTAGATGGGTTGTAGTTAGCATTAGAAATATCATAGTTACCACCAACACCTATAACTTCTAACCCAGTATTATACGCAGGGTCAGTTGTACGAGGATATGTGTGGTTAGAACTATTTCCATCCATACCACATGTAAATGTTAATGCATTATCAGCAAATCTAATATTCTCACCAACATCAATGTCATGGTTTCCATCAACACTAACTGTTAACTCACCACTTGCAGGATCATAAAGTGCGTTAGTAAGATCATATGTTACCGCACCAGTAGTTCCAACATGTGCTTCAAAAGTATTGTTAGTTTTGTTTGTAATAGTAACCCACTTACCACTAATAGGGTCAGACTTACGTGGATATGAATGCTCAGTAGCATTAGCATCCATTGCACAAGTAAAGACTAATGCATTATCATCAATTCTTATCTTATCACCATTACTAAATCCATGATTTGTAAGGGTGAATTCCATAGTACCCTTATCAGGGTTGTATCCAGCACCAGTAACTGTGTGCTTGGAACCATCTGCTACAATCTTAACAGAACTTTGATATGCTGGATCAGTTGAACGTGGATAAACATGTTGTGTGCCATAGTTATCTTGAGCACATGTAAATGTAAATGCTCCGTCTTCAACTCTTACATTCTGCCCTTCACTTAACTGGTGACCTGGAATAGTTGCAGTTAACAATCCAGTAGCAGGAACATATTCAGCAGCAGTTACATTATGTCCAATTAATAGAGACTTACCTACATCAATACTGAATGTATTTGTGTCTGCCTCAGCAACTTCAACCCACTTATTACTAATAGGATCAGATGGTCTAGGATATACATGAGTAGAAGCATCACCATCCATTGAACATGTCAATGTCAATGATTCATCTTCAATCTTAACCTTACTACCAGCAGCTAAACCATGACCATTAGATGTAATAGTCAACCAACCAGTTTCAGGATTATAATTTGCATCTGAAGCTGTAATAGCACTAGCAGCAGTTAATCCATGACTCTGAACATCAAGAGTCAAATCACCTGTTGCTGGATCATACTCAGCATCAGTTGGTGTATACTCAGCAGTAGAAGAACGAACCAACATTCTCTCTACAGATTCAGCAGCAATCAAATGCTTGTTAGCAAGTATTAGATTACGTGCGTCACCATTTCTGTCATTAACCACTTCAGGTGGTTCATAAGTGACAGTATTATCATATGTTTGAGTTAGACCATGACTACCAAAGATGAATGACTTCTCATTACGCATGATCTGCACAGACATATCTCTGGCATATTCAATCGCACGAATGGTCTCTTCTTTCTTCTGTGAAATATACTGAACTGCACCACTATCATAATGATATGCAGCATCCCATACTTCATCGTTACCACCATAAGCAGTATTCTCAGCAATTGCTTCAACGATGTCAACTAAGTCATCCCTACAATCCTGTGGACCGTATCCTGTTGGTGAAGTATAAGATGGGAAATCCAATACCATCCTATCAAATGCTTCAGCAGCAATGAATAGTTTGTTTGAAAGTAATAGGTTTCTAGCGTCACCATTACGATCAGAGATTACCTTCTTACTAGAGAATGTTGCTTTCTGTCCAAGTTCAATCTCTGTTGATGAGATAACACTCTTAACATATGTGTTATCAGGAATAACTGGAGATGCAGGACGTGAAGCACCAGAATTAAGTTTGTTGTCTGTAAACTGAGTAGGATCATAGTCAGCAACAGTCATACCTTGAACGATACCACTTGTGTCACCGACATCAACAATAGCAGATCCAGCAGTTGTCTCTGATCCAGTACGTAGATATGTGAAATTACGTATAGATGCAATAGCAAGATCTCTAGCGTAGTCGTAACCTTCTAGAGTTTCAGTAAGTTCTGATGTAATGTATGATAAGTTATTACCAACATAGTATGATTCACCAGCTTGAATAGTATTAATGTTACCACCAAGTCTTAAATCCTGAATAGTAGCATCAAGCAAATATCCAATGTCACGACGACACTTGACAATATCAATACCTTCTCTATCTAAGAGGTATGGATACTTATTAGTAATATATCCGTATGCCTCGTAAGCAATAAACTCTTTGTTTGCTTCAATAAGGTCAGCAGCATCTAGATCCTTATTGTTAATTGTAATACCAGTAGGATTAAGAATAGTTGCAGTAGCATTAAACTTCTTAAATCCATTAGGAGATAATGTTGCCTCGAAAATATTACTACTTCCAGCAGATCTAGGAATTAATTTTACATATAACTTTTCATCTGACCTAGCACCTATACGGAATCCATCAATAGATGCAGCAACACGTGTCTCTGGATTAAATGCTTCATCGTCTCCAAGATAGATCTTAGTCTGGTCTGATGCACTGTTAAGATTTTTGGTAGCTGGAATATCAATAGTATAGTAAGCATTCTTCTTGATATTTCCAGTAGTTGTATCTACAACCTGTGGAGGAACAATATCTGTAATATATCCACCTTTATCCTGTGTAAAGGCAAATCCTTTATGACCAATAGCATGTAGTGATGTATTACCAAAGTTACTGTTAGAGTTGGTGATACTCATATCACCACCACTTTCCATTAGGAAGTGATCAGCGAAACCAACAGCGAAGATACTAACACACTGAATGAATGCGTCTTCTGATGCACGAACGTGGAAGTTTCTCCAGTCATCCTTCCAGTATGCATCACCTTTAGTATGATATGGAACAGTAGCAAATGCATCTGATAGTGATGCTTGATTAAATGTGTTACTGTACTCATCATATCTGATGAATGCTCTATCGTCTTTCTGTAGAGATACACCAGTATACTGAGCGATAACCATTGATTTGAAACCAGTGGTTTTCAAACCATTTGCCCAGATACCACAAATACCCCATGTTGAACGGATGGAGCAGTTAAAGACGTATGGAGATGCAGATTCAACAGAGTCAACCTCTGCCTTAACTACAGCATTAGAATCTAAACCATTTGATGCAGTATAAGTTGTGCCACTTATCAAAGATGCACTAGTTCCAAGAGCACCAACAGTTCCTGGTATATTATATGAGAACTTACGTTGATCAACTAAATCAATCTCAGAAATAGAGAACACACCATTGAGCTGATCATCTAGACCATTGTTCTCAATAGCAACAAATTGGTTCCTGAAGTATCCATGATTAACTTTGGATGTTACTTCAACTGTTATTGTTCCAGCAGGTGCTGAATCTGTAAGTTTAATACTCTCAACAGAACGAATGTCTGATAGAGGACCAACAATTCTAGTCTCTTCGATTCTATCACCGAATTCACGAGGATCATCAATTGTTGGTTGATATTGTGAAAATGCTTTAGCAACTTTCTGGTAGTACAGACCTAATTCTTCTTTGTCTGCATACTCAAAAACAGTCAGTTTGTGGTGAGAGAAGTTTGGTACAGCTTTTGCAGTCCAATCACCATTTTGATAATAAACTTTACCAATTCCTTCTGAATTGTCATATAATGGTGACGCAGGCTCTAGGTCACCATCTCTAATAGTGAACTGCCAGAAATAACAACCACCAGTAACATTGAATATAGCAGAGCGAGCTTCTAACCTGTCAGCAGGATCGGGAACAAACAGTGGATGAACTGATGTTCTACGTAAATCATAACCAATAATAGATGAACCACGAGGGATTATGGCTCCACCCTCAGTGTTATTAAACTTGTACAGACAGTTATTAGGATCTCCAATGTCTAAATTGGAATTATCAATCCATTGATTAAGTGCTTGATCAAACGCAAAAGCATCAATTCCGTCAGTAGTAGCAAGACCAGGTCTATTATCAACATAATGTTTACCAGGCATCACCATGACGGTGAATTGATCAAACCTGTCGTTATCAGGACCAGGTTGATAAGAGAATCGTGAAATCTCTAAAAATGCCCTCTGAATCGATTTAAACGGTCTAATAGGGGAGTTACCTCTATTATTAATCTCATCCGTTGCGTTAAAATCGTCAGGTGAGACGTACAAATACTTACCAGTTTTAGAACTAATAAGATTGTCAAGTCTTGTCAATGCCATAATTGCTCAAGCTGAATCTAGTCTGTGCTCGTTTTATTTATACAAGCAAAACCTTGATTACGCTTAGGTTCTAAGGAATTCACATTTATGTGATTTTAACCCACTATATTATGAGATTTGAACCCTATGAAGGTAGTAGTACCAAATCAGGTAACTCTCTAAGACCAGCATGAACCATTCTGTGACAATTAGCACAGAGTGGTACACACTTATCAACTTCTTTTTGTAAATCTGTATATGGACCTGTCCTAATAAGACCAGTTATACTTACTGTCTTTTCGCTATTATCTGCATGATGCAGATCCATAACTGGAATAGGATACTGAATGTTGCAAATGACACAAGGGTTCGACTTAGCATCATCAACTAACTTTTGCCTATTCTTTGGACCTCTTTGGTTCACTCTTTTAGTCTTACCATTTTTTCTAGCCCACTCACGTTGATATTCTCTATTTTTCTGTTTGTCCTTTATGGGCATGTAAAACCTCCAATGCTTTACGTACTTCAGGAGTTTCTTCCCACTCCCATGTTTCCTCACGACCTTTTGAGTCTTTTTTTGTGAAAGATTTTTTTACGGTTTCGCTCTTTTTAAGTTTCATAATTCAAAAAAGTTTAAATTTATAACAGATTTAACACGTTTATTAGTTTGACTAACACCTCTATGTTCAGTAGAAGATGGAAATTTTACTAACCTATTAGCCTTACACTTTACTTTTGTGCCGTCTTCAAATTCAGTATAACCATCACATGTGTTAACATAGTAGATAGCAGTTGTCATATTATTAGATACATGTTTTTTGCCATCTTCCATATAACCCCAATCAGTATGAAAATCACTATAAAACCTTTTAGATTTTAAAGGTTCTAGATTTCCTTTCACCCTATGTAATGCAATAAACTCAAGTTTATTCAAAATAGGTATGACATAATCAAAATATGGAGATATTTCAGTTTGAAATTGTCCATTACAAGATTCTTGAAAATAAAATGGATGAACAAACTGATAGTTGTCGAGATCCTCTTCATTTGGTCCATAAACTTTATAGTTTAAGTAAGTCCAAGGAAGACCACCTCCACCTACTAGAAAATGTTCAATTTTCTTAAATTCTTCTTTAGGTAATAGATTATCTAATATTTGCATAATATAAAGGGGGTATCTCACCCCCAGTAGGTTATTTGGGTTAGAAGGCTAACCTCACCCCCATCTCACCTTATGGTCTAAACAGCCACGAGGTCACGCTTGGCAACCTTGCTGAATGGACGTGAGAATGCTACGATGTTATTCGCAGCAGGTGTATCTGTTTTTGCAGATATGGTTTGCTTATCCAAGCAGGTTTCAGTCCCGATCCTTATACCCTGTCGAAGCCGTGGCATCCCCCTGAATGGAGATGAGGGGAATCGAACCCCTGTCCAGAATGTAGGTGTCGTCACCTATCCTCAGAAGAGGATGCCATCAGAGGGATTTGAACCCCCGACCTTGGCTTTACAAAAGCCCTGCACTACCACTGTGCTATGATGGCGATCTATCAAATTTAAAGTGACCCCATTGAGAACCCCAAGTGTCACCTTTATCTAGCACATAATACCTGTCTTTGTCAAGTATAGCATCAACTGTATATTGTGCATTATCGTGGGATTTACCATGCCAATGGTCATTCTTCCACTCAAATATTGTATCATACCCTTCCTTGTATGTCAAACCTTCTGAGTCAAAATTTTGTACGAGAAATTTTTCCCCAATTGGTGTAACCCACATTCGATATTTCCTGTAGGGTTTAGGGTTATGGAAATATGCTTGGAACCCAGAGATCCATCCATCACCCATATCCTCGTGATGAATTAGTATTCTAGCAAATCTACTAGGGTATTGTAATGCTTGTTTATGATTATCAAATTTACCTATAAGGCATTCACGAAAGGGTATCATCTGGTAATTTTCCAACTAAAGGTACTTCAAACAAAAGAGGATGTAGTTCCTCTTCCATCAAATAACTAGAGACCTTTTCAACTTGTTCTAGTGTAAATTCTGGGTTAAGTGCTGCTTCACCCTGATTCCATGGATTCTCTAAGTCTTCTTTCTCCAAAGAATCGAATGTAAATGGCATTCCATTTATAAACCACATTCTAACAACCGAAGATCTAGCCTCATCAAAATACAAATAAACATATTTTGATGCTAAATCATATCCCTTAAATGCCATTACATAATAGCGTCACGTCACTATTTATTCGATTTTATCAAATCTATAGATCACGTCACTACCCCAAACTACTTTATCATCTTTCCATCCTTGATCTCTACTCTTATAGTATGAACCATCAAATTTAACTAATGATACTACTCTACCACCATTAACAATACAAGCATCTGTCTTAACCTTGCCAGCATAGTAGTCACCAACTTCAAAGAATAACATATCACAACAATGATTATGATCTTTCCAATCAACTGTCCAATTCTGTACTATGATCGTACCTTGTTGTTCAGATACCTTATGCCACTTATGTCTGTATGCTTTCTCCTCACCAAGATATTCATACCATTGTTTTGATTCAAACTCATGATCACCTATACGTTTCCACCGCAATTTAACATGAGACCACACAGCAGGGTTTCTACATGCTTGATTCCAATTATCATAGAATCCTTCTAGTTTATCGCAAAAATCTTCTAACATAAAAAAAGGAGGGGTTTCCCCCTCCATTATACCACATTTAATTGATTAGTCAATTAGAATGTGAACTTAGCACCAAGCTTAGCACCCCAATCAATGATTGTGTCGCCATCTGTATCTTCACCATTAGAAGCACCAGAAACTTCTCCGTAAAGAGCAAGATCTTCGCTAACAGGAACAGAAGCACCAACTTTACCAGAAAGTTCTGTTTCTGTATCGTCAGTAGTTTCAGAATGGTTAAGTGAAGGACCACCTTGTACATAGTAAGCAATGTTACCAGTAGCACCTGTTACTCCCTCATATCCAATATGGATATCGGTAGCAGCAGAAGAGTAGTCTCCATCAGGATATGAAAGATTTGATTCGACATTCACGTATGGACCAGCAAAAGCTGCACCAGCGAGAAGGAATGGAGATGCTGCAACGGCAGCGATTGTTGATTTAATAGACATGTTTGTATTGTAGTGTCTCGCAAGGATACTAAAAGACCCTGCGGATGATAATTCCCCCGACATGGGGAACGTTAGTACATCAGCACAGGGTACGATAGTTTCGGGCCTGATTTTGTTGTATAGTTATTTATAACATGAACTTATATAAATGTCAACCCCTTGTGACAGTTTTAATTGAGTTTGATGACTTTACCCTTAATTACTACGTTTGCTGCTGGACCTGACTCAATATTAACTGGTCCAGCACTTGATTTGAGATCCAAACCTGTCTTAGTAGTGTATGTACCCTTCGCACCTGCATCTATATCAACGTTAGCACCAGCTTTAATATCAACAAAACCAGTGTCTATCACTACTTTAGATGTAAGAGGTGTACTAGACTTGATAGTAGTACCCAATGCTGAATTAATTGTTAGCATTCCTGGTTTAACACCATCTAAACTAGGCATCTTACCACCAGCAGTAGCACTTATATGCATACTACCAGCAGCAGTTCCAAGTTTAAAATCTCCTGCCTTAGTGTTGATAGCAATACCAGTCTTCTTGTCAACAACAAATGGACCTGTTGAAATACCAGCAACATCTAATCTATAAGCACCCATAATCTGATGCTTGACATCACCCATATACTTAATACTCTGATGACCTGGTGATATTAATGCTTTAGTTCCTCTAGGATCGTAGTTGAGTTCTGTATTTTCAGATGCTACAACCATCTTCTGACCTATAACATACTCTTCTTTATTAGAAGCAACCTGTGTTATTGTACCTGCTTGCATTGTAATAGGACCACCACCTTCTGGTCCTGCTTGTAATTTGATACCATTGTGACCAATAAGAGTTAATAGATCTGATGCTTCAATAGTGACATTAAGAGCATCAATTCTCTTATTAGCTGTGATGTCTTCATTGTCATCACCATTTATTACTGTTGACCTTCCTACCCCATCAGTGCTACCTTCATTATCTGTCTCAACAGCATTAGATTTATTTGCATTCGCTTCAACAATAATAGGTCCACCATGCTTCTCTAACTTACCACCAGTGGTGTTTACCATAAACCTACCACCACAAGGATTATCCTTGCCTCCAGGACCAGAGACATAGACAAAATCACCAGACTGTGTGATAGTAAATCCGTGACCTGTTAGTTTATTCCTAGCATCTAAGTCACCACCATCAGTTCTCAGAACATAATGTTTGTTCTGAAATATAACAGTGACCTCTCTAGCAATAGTAACATCTTGTTCTTCAGCCTGACCAGCCTTGATCATCTTCTGCTGAAGTTCTTCGCTTCTATTGTTTACTTCTGATAAAGGCATTACGGACAATCAATATAGGAACCAGTACCAATCTTAGCAGATCCAACTTTAACAAGTGCTTCGGTACTTAAGCAATTGAATGATGGTAACCACCTTGCACCATACCCACCACCACCAATGATCTGGACTCGTGGATATTCAGTGAATGTCTTCTCTCTATTTTTAATTCTGACACTAACAACCATACCCCTCTCAACTACAGCTTCTGCTACATCTGAGTCTCCATCAATATAGACTCTAGGAGCACTGGTATATCCTGTGCCAGGTGTTAACATTGTAAAACTATCAATAATACAACGTTTCTGCTCTGTCTGTGGTGCATTAAGTTTATACCCAAATCCAGGATTTGTCACCCTAATCTCTGAAACCTGACTATTTTTATCAAGTAAAGCAATTCCAACAGCACCATACCCTTGACCTGTTATAAGGACAGCAGGTGGTTCTGTGTATGCAGTACCAGGATTCTCTATAGGAACTTGTATGATACCTCCACTTGGATCTGTTATAGGTGCTCCTGCTGTTGGTTTAGTAGCTTTTGTATAAACATTGGTCTTATCAATATCTTCAGACTGATCTAACTCTTTCAATAAATCTTCTCTACCAAAATCTGTTAACTGAGATTGAATAAGAACAGTAGCACTAGCATCTGTACCATTTATAGCAAATATAAGTCTCTCATCACCTTCTATAGTAGCATCATCTTCAATACCAACCACAACTAAGGATTTATTATCTTCAATAACACACTGACCTTTCAACTGACCACCAACAATATCAGAATTAGTGATGCCCTCTCCAAATAATTGATACTGCAATACAGTACCACTATCAACATTGGTAGTTTTTATAGTATATGTTACAAACTCACCTTCTTCAACAGAACTCTTATTAGGTTCCACTGCATAAGTTGGTCCATCTGGTGTTGACTCTACAGTATCACTATCATTATCATTCGCTAGTGATTCAAATACTTCTCCAAATTCAAAATTATTAGGATCATTTGCATTCCTTGATGGAGTAGGTGGTGTGTCATCTAGATCTACATTTGGATCTGAACTAGATCCTATATTAGATTTGTTAATAACACATCTAGCAAGACTACTGATAAATGACCTAGTGACTACACCAGGAGTTCCTGGTCTCAATGACACAAAGAAATCTTCCGAACCTTCTATCTCATCAGAATAAAGTGTTCTCACTTCAATAAACTTTTTCGTTTCTCCTATAGAGAATCCTACTGTCCCACTTCCTTCTTCAAAATCAGTCACATACTCTGCCGTACCTTCTATAGTTCTCCAGAAAACACTAGAAGCAATATCAGTCTTGCCAGTTCTAATAACTTCAAACTTTGCTATATCACCTTCCTTAACACGTATGTCACTAATATTATATGTTATCCTATCTTCCAATCCATCTGTCTTTTGTCTACCACCAACAAATGTAACCTCAGTGTTCTTTAACTTAACACCTTCATATGCTTCTTCACATGTATAGGTAGCCCAATCCTCACCAGCACCGTCCCACGGATCTTGTAGACTTTCTAGTAATCTGTCTAAGAAATTCTCTCGCTTATCTGTTTCACACTTAGTAGTTACAGAAGTGACCTTATTACATCTGCTGTCAGGTCCAGTACACTTGATACCAAGTAGATTCAATACATAATTGATTGCTTCACCAATCATATTGAGTGGTGATGCTATAGCACCAAGTAAAGCTTGTAGAGGACCAAGAATACTGGATAGTAAATCTTCCATCAAAGACTGAATCTTATTAAGGATACCACTAACCATCTTGTCTACTTGACATGCAGCAGCTTTGTAGATATCAAACAAATAACCAAAGATAAGATCCTCTAAGAACTTCTCTAAACGCAATCCCAGATCTGCCATAGAACATCCAAGATCTGATAACATATTATTGAACCACTTTGTCACTGGAGTCAATCTATTACCAGTTTCACTTGGTGATAGAATTGCTTTAACAATATCATCAACTACTCTCTTAATCTTCTCTAATACAAATCCCTTAACTTTAGCAATGAATTTCTTGATAATAAGTACAGCTTTATTTACATATTTTCTACCAATATCAACATAGTCAGTAATCTGACCAGTCCACTGGTTAACAACATATGTTCCTAACTGACCATTACTCTGTTGAGTATCACGAAGCATCTCACTTAAGAGACGTTTAAACTTTCCCTGCAACTCAGGACACTTATCAGCAACTTCAACTGTAAAGTTGATACCTGCTCTATTAGATTCCGATGCATCAGCAAACTTTGCTATGGTTAGATTATTAACACCATCAGTAATTCCCTCAGATTTAGTACCATCTAAAGGTACACCTGCATCAGTAACACTAAACTCAACAACTTCATTTACTTCTTGATCTAGTTGTCTCTTATTTTCATCAACAAATGTTGTAAGACTCTTACAACCTTCTCCAGGATTAGGATCTTCTCCTGGTGGTGTTCCAGAATTAGCGACCTGTCCAATAGATCCCATGATAACAGGTTGCTGCTGTTCTTTGTCTAAAAAGAACCCTATAACCCAATCACCTGGCTCCAACTGTGGCGTTGCTGAACGCACAGCACCAGATGAATACGGAGTAGTCACAGGCATCATAGTGATTGCCCATGGTAAATCCGAACTCTTTACTGCATTACATGATCTAGGATGATGTCCTATAATCCTGACTTTATATCTTCCAGAACGTTTCTGATCTTTATTCTCTTCGCCGTCCTGAGAATGCATAGGCGACTCAACCTGTCCGATCCACCAGGCGAACCCGTCGGATCCAATTTGGTGAATTGGATATAATTGATTAAGTCCTTCCATGTTTAGTCGTCATAAATTAAGCACTCTGGCTCGTCTGGATGCTGGTCACACCATAGTTCTATGGTATTAGGGTCATGGTGATCTCCTGCTGCTATCTCTGCTGCATGGTGAGAAACATAATCTTCTAGATCATGCAATTCACCTTCAACATGCCTACGCATTTGAGGATTTGTCTGAGGATCTTGTAAGATCTCCTGATCTTTTTTAATATGGTCTTCTATACTTTTCATATGAATTTACCTTTTACTTAGTGGCTGTGTCTTCGTAACCATAACAGTCACGAATAAGTTCCAATACAGTATAAACGCTCATCTTCATTCTGTCAAATTGATGATTGAGTTTTTTGATCAAATACACACCGCTATGTTCGGGGTCGAAATCCCCTTGATCTTCCCTGTCCTTTTCAGGTATTTGGTTTGGTATCATAACTGTGATCTTTTGACCTGCTCTGAGATCTAAGTTACCTGGAATCGAAATCATCAATCGCTGGTTGAACAATGAACCAGCACGTGCTATAGATTGTACCAGAAATTGCTTCTGGTTATCGGTAACTTCACTTGGTTCATCACTATCTGCCTCAGACTCATTTGACGCAATTTCAGTGCCATTATGCCACAATTCGTGGTTAATGACAGAGGATAATCGTCTAGTTGGATACTGGGATAATTGTTCTTGACCCCAAGGTAACTTTGTTGCAGTACCTAGATGACCCATTTTGTCCCAGTTTTCACTTAATTTATAGGTATACTCCGTAAGAACACCAGTATTTATGTCGAAAAACGTACATTCGGCAGAGTATGCACCCTCTCTTAATTTTTTCAATATATCCAATTCAGATACAAAGGTGACTTCTTGTATCTTGTATGGATCCATTGCTTCTGTTTGTTCTATCATTGCTGGAGCAAATTCATATGTTGCAACAGGCTCACTACCACCAAATTTCTTTGGATCTTTTGATGCCATTGAATCTATACTTTTAAAATTAAATCCATCTACGGTTTCCCAAAAGAAATATCCAGCACTACCCTTAAGTTGTTTAGTATCTTCTGCTGTATCAGAACTTGCAGTAACTGAATCACTAGCATCAATGTCTATAGATGATGTAGCACTATTACCACTAGCAGCAAATGAATCTTTAGAAATCGCTTTAGCTTGCAAATCTCTAATAACCGCAAATGGAGACTTACCAGCAGGGAATATCTTCATTATGTTAGTTGCTTCATCACTCCTAACCTTAGCTTCAGGTATATTAAGATAATCTTGTAATACTTTTTTGACTATTGTATTTGCTGTACCTTTCAATAGTGCATTTACTTTAACGCCCTCATTAATTAATCCTGCTGTACTTATCAAACCTAAAATATATCCTTGACCTTTTTCTGTAGAAACTCTATTACCAACTTTCCATACACGAAACTCATACTGATGATCTTTACCATTCCTATCAGTGAGTTCCATAGTAACCAACTCAAATCCTTGTATAGGCATAGAAGCAGGGAGATTTGCTGCCTTATCAGATATGAATAACGTAGCAGATATTGATGGTGTAGTTATATCCTCGTAATATTGAAATCCAAGAACAACATCAGTTAAGATAGCATAAGGTTCTATTGCATGGTCTTCACCAACTCTTCTAATTTCAATAGTTTTTATTGTAAAATCTTCTGCTTTCATTACTTAAATGCTGAATAAACGAATTGGTATTGATCGACCTGAGAGTCACCCATATTATCAATATGAGATATTGATTCATTTGGCTGATTATAATTGGCATTATTCATACTATTAAGGGTAATCATTGCTGGATCAATATCTTTCTTACCAAATTTACTCATAGCATGTTCTTTAGATCCTAAGTCAACAATATCTGCTTTGTTACTGGATAATGGAGGAGCCCACTCTGGTCTCTCACCAGTAAATCTAGGATCATTATAGTATGCATTTGGACCATGCATCTGATCATATTGAGCAGTTGGATCTGGGAATATAAAATCAGTAAGGAAACTTGCAATACCAAGTGCTTTTGATCCAAGTCTCATACCACCCTGAAGGAATGGTGACAACTTACTCATCATACCAAGACCCCTACCTCCTGCTGGTGATGTCATCATTCCTCTAACCATATTAGCAGTTGGACTATTAGGATATTTACCACTCAATAATCTCTGAGCTAGATTCATTCCTTTAGTTGCTTGGTTAGGTTTAACAGCAACCTCTGGTGATAAACCTAAACCCTTCAACCAACCAGGCAATCTAAGACCAGCACCTCTAGGTTGTAGTACATTTAATACCTGACCTCTATTACCCATCATATTACCAAAACCAGTGTTAGGAAGACCCTTAACACTGAAAGGATTCAAACCAGTAGCACCAGGTCTAGCATACTGAGCAGCATTCCAGAAATCTGGTGTTAGGAATGACTTACCTCTACCAGCCCAACTCAGAGCATTGCTAGGTTTAAATCCACCAGAGAATATCTTAGCTGCTCTAGCATTACTGGTTCCATGATATAAGTTCTGTAGATTAGAAGCACCACTTAGACCTGGACCTCCAATACCATAACGATCACCACCACCGCCACCTCTAAACAGTCCAAATATATCCCACCATGCACGTCTGTTCTCACTCTGTTCTCTCTTGTATATCTCAGTATTCCTACGTTCAGTCTGTTGTGACTTACTTTCTAATAAATTATTAACTTTACCACTAATGGTATCTTTAATACTAAATGCTTGAGCAACAGGACTGATAACAGAACTAACAGTTCCTTTCATTTCACTAAATCCTGGCATTGATCTGACAGCATTACCAGTAGCTTGCATTATACCCAAAGAAGCAACCTCAAACGGTAACTTCATAGCCTTCATTAAATCTTCACCAGCAACGTTAGTGTCAGTCTTAGGAAGATTCAATACATTAGGTGTCCCTGCATGCTCTGACTGATTCTTTGCAAAGAAATTGAATGATGGAGATGATGTTGGTGGAGTTTGTGGTATTGGAAGAGTCTTCGGAGTTAAACCACCAGTACCTGTCTCGTATTGTGGTACACTACGAACTTTTCCATCAACAGCACTTGGTTGACCCTGTGTGTAATTATTATCTAATGGAACAATCAGTTCATCACCGTGTAATCTAGCTAAGTATCCGCTATCAGGACCACTTGCTATACCACCCTTCTCAAAGTCTTCTATTTCATCATTATCAACATCAAGATTATTCTCTAACTCATTAGCACGTCTGATTGGTTCAGTCTTTTCTCCAACATCAACATACCTCTCAGTACCAGAGAGATCATCCTCCTCTCTAAATTCTTTGACAGAAGCATCAGTTTCTGACTGATCAACTTGTTGTTTAGCAAGTTGCATTTGCTGATTTAATAGTTCAGCAATAGCATCTAACTTAGATCCTATATGATCATTACTATATTCTAATGCAGAAGCAATAGCAAGATTGGATTGTTGAGCACTAGAGATCTCACCTTCAATCTGACTCTGTTTCTGACCAATAGAAGATACTGTCCTGTTTAAAGATTCTGCAATAGCAGCAAAGAATACACCAAGTTTTTCATCCTTGACCTCTACAGGTTTCTCCTTCTCTGAAACAGTACTTTCATACCTCTTAGTACCAGATGATAGTAATGGTGTCTGTGGTTGTACTTGATGCTCTCTGTATGGAGCTGCAATGTAAGGAAATGGATTCCCTACCATCTTTTCCTTTATGGAAGCAAATGTTGGTTCTGGATTTATAGGACTAGCAAATGGTGTACTCTGTCCCTTTAAATTTTTAGCAAAATAATCTGGATATCTATTACCAAAACTACGACTCCTTGCCCATCTAGGAGTCATCTTATATTTCAATGCTTGAGCAGTAAATTCACCAGGACGGAGCATCAGATCTTCTGGTTTCATTCCAGAAATCTCTCCACCTCTCAGAGCACGAGCTTTCTCAACCTTACCCATACTAGCAGCATCTATTAGATTCCCTAGTACAAATGAAGTTAAATCTCCACTAACTGTGCTACTATACCTCGCCATATTATCCTGCTAGTTTTGCCATCCTAAACGAATCCATATTAAATCCACGACCAATGAGAAATTCCCTCTTAACGGTATCGTTATGGTTCACTACAGTATTATTTAACAGAACAATTTGAAATTTATTCGCAGCTTCAGTCTCCATTTCATCCAAAAGCATGCTATTATTCTGTAATTCTAAATTTCTCTTATGTAAATAATCAGGAATTTCCCAGAGTTTTTGATTCTTATTTAAGAAAGGATCACTTAAATCATTAAATCTCTCAGAGTCAATAGTACCGTGTTCTTGAAAATATTCTGGACCAACTTCATCTTGAGTTATACCAGTGAAGTTATTGTCAATCAATATTTGTCTTACATATTCAGCAAACGCTTCTTCACCTGCTGGAGAATCTTCCCACTGAATATCTCCTGATTGACCAATCAATTGTTTAATCCATAATTTCCATGGATGTTCATCTCTTATCATATGAGGACCAAACTGAACATCAAGTGCTCTGTCTTCATAATGTAATGATCCTTCTGTATGATCACCAGGTTCACCACCAGGATCAACTATAAGTCCATGTTGTCTTAGGATTGCCATTGCACGATCCCTTTCTTCTTTAGAAGAAAATCCATAATGTTCATGCTCGTTTCCTCCATCATGTAAATATGGTTCCCAATTTGGATGAGACTGATCACCAGTATAATATTCAACAATACTATCTGTTGAATTAGGAACTATTGCCTCAACTTGTGTAATTGCTAATTTTTGTAGAAGATTATTAGGTTTTAATCCATTAGAAGATAAAATTAAATTAATTATTTTATCTGCATTAGCATAACGTGTAGCACTATCAGGTTCAAAGAAATCAACACTGGTATGCCATCCTGACATGTTACCAGCATTATTTGGTTGTAGTTCTGGAACTCCAGGCTTACTTACACTCACAAACCCAACCTTACCAAGAATAGCACCACCTGTCACACGATCTCCTGGTTTAACATAAATTCCACCATCAGGGAAGTGTGCATACAAAGCATCAAATTGCTTACCGCAACTAGGATCAGTACTTCTAACTACTACTACGTTACCATAATTTTTACCATATAATAATCCTGTTTCTATAACTGTACCATCGAATAAACTGTAATTATTTCTATAATCACCATAACTAAAATCAACACCTGGTTCTCCAGACAAATCTCTACCTTGTTTGCCATGAAATTGTATAGTTGTATCTCCTTGTTGTGCTAAAAGAGGACTATTTGATAATATAGAACTATTACCACCATTACCAAAATTAAGATGCCTTCTAGGGTCAGTGAACCAACGACTATTTTGCTTTTCTTCTCGATCTAACGCCTCATTAGCCTTCTCTTCTCTAGGATCTTCAACAGCAGTTTCAGCTTCTTTCTTAAACTGACTGATATCACTTTGTACATCAAATATACTTTGTGTATCACTTCTAGATTTTACTGGACCAGTCTTTATACCACTACTATAATTTACTCTCTTTACAGTAAAAGGTAGACTTGAAATTGAATTAGCGACATCCCTACTGACAGCAAGATCCTGTGCCATTTTAGCACTAGCAGATACTATGCTGTCACCAATATTTTGAATATGATCTGTTGTCATACCAGTTCCAGGATCCACACCAAGAACTTTCTCATCACCATGTAGTACTTTAACTCCTGGTTCGGTCAACATAGAAGTACCAGCTTCATAATAACCACCAAGATTACTCTGATCTGCACTTATGGTTTGATCTGGTGGAGGTGGCAACCCAAGTGGATTGAATCCAAAATCTCTACCAATATCAAGAGCAGTAACACCCCATCCTAAAATAGGTATAGCACTCAATAAACTTAAAATTGCACCAGTAGTATCACCTGCACCCAATCTATAACCTGCCTCTCCAAGAGCTATCATTGTACCAACTCCAGGTACAAACTTACCAGTCTTTGCTAATGCTTTTGCACCTGTTTTAGTTGCTATTTTCTTACCTGCTGTTTGAGCAACAGAACCTGATAATGCCTTCGCCATTTTAGGAGTTCCAGCTCCTAATACTTCAGTAGCTGGTTTACTTACTCTAAGAGCATCAGCACCCATAACTAAATCATCAAGAGAAATCGCACCTGGAGCAAACTGTTGGATTTCATTAATTAGAGCCCTACCTGCATCTGCAATTTTTGGATTACTACTCTGAGTCATTGCAACAGCAGATTCCTTAAAAGGTCTAATAACTGTATCAGCACCAGCAGATCCACCTCCAAAATCTCCACCCATTTTCAAAAATCCTTCCATAGATTGTAACATATCTAATGGAGTTGATCCTGGAAACATTTCCAAAAAGTCTTTCGTAAGGAACGGTGTTAATTCTTTTATACTAAGTTTCCTAAGTGCATTTTGAGCAGTAGTTTTTACTGCTTTTTTAGGTTTTAATGCTAATGAGTCTAGTGCTCCAGAACTTCTAGTTACTGCTGAGAAACTTTCACCAATTGCCTTTGTCCTAGCTCGTTCTGCTGCTAGTTCTGTTGCAAACTCTAATGCTAGATCTTTCCTTGCTTTTCTTAAAACAGCAGTTGCAGTTGCACCAGTAGCTGCTCTAGTAGATGATTTTGTTAAAATTGTCTCTAGTAGACTAGCTTGGGATTTAGTTAAAAGTTTAGATTTTCTAGCCTTATCGAGTAAACGTTTTACTAACCTTTTGACAAGGTTATCAGTTAACCCACCAAAAAGCATTCCACCCATTCCTCCCATTGGATCAAGAGCACCATAACGTCTAGTTATCGATAAATCCTTTCTCCTTTCTAACTCATTCTCCGTCCTACTTGCTTCTGCTTTATCTTTTAACCCTTTCTGATATTGATATTGTTCACTATACAATTCCAATATTTTATCAAGTTTACTTGCAATTAACTCATTATGATCAACCATGAGATTGATATTAGTCTCATGTGATTGTCTTATATCAGATAATACACCTAAACCCTTAGATACTCTAGCATCTACTTGTGTTAATTTTGAATCTATACCAACACCAAAGACACGAGTGACATAATCCCTTAGTTTTTCGTCTTTTACTGGTATGTGATCATCATCTCTTAAAAGTTCATCCTTAGCACGATCAACTTCTCTACTAGACTTTTTTATGTCTTGGTCTTCCTTCTTTTCTGTTCTGGGAAAATTTGCAGCAAATCTTTTTGCTTTACTAGAAGCTCTATCAGTTTGTGCAGCAGATTGCTTTGGATTAAAAACACCTATTGTCCTAGCAAATAAATCTCCACCAAATTCACTTCCTAATGCTTTAATGAATAAATTACCACTATTTGCAACATTCAGACCAGCTTGTTTATCTTTCTCTTGTGCGTCTGCCTCATCTCTTGCCATACCAGCAGCACTAGCAATCTTACCCCCGATAAAGGAGGTCATATCACCACTATATGTTGAAGAGTACCTAGCCATTCTGTGCTTGTTGTTGCTTTTGTTTGACTTCTTCTAAATATTGCATCAAAAACGCTACATAAACTTCACGTTCCCAAGGCATCCAATTTTCTACTTCCGTCAAACTGTATTTATGGTACTGCATCAGAGCAAAATTCATTCTATAGTACCCTTCCAAACTATTGTGGAAGAGTGCTATGCGAAAAAACTCTGTAGACCCTCAATTGTATATTCCGAATCCACTCCAGTATTAGGGTTTACCACTGTGAAGGTATGACTCAATTTAGGCGAAGTTTGATAAAATTGTTGAATTGACTCAAATTGTTTAGTAGTCAAAGTATCTACAAATGTGCGGAATTCCTTCTTTGTAGTGGTAGTTGAGTCAAATACGTCTTCACCATCATATATCTGATCTATACTTTCTGCGATTAATTCAAAAACTTCCTCAGTATTCAATTCTTTCTGTAAAAAGTCTAATTCGATGAATCTCTGCATACTTGGATATTTCATAACAATACCCATTTCGTCAGTTAACGCAATTTTGTTAGAATGACCTTCTGGCTTAAAAACCTTAATATCATCAATATTGATATGTGCTTCTGCTTTTGTCTTATTATCATCAAGACAAGTTACAGTCAAAGTAATGGTTTCTCCAATAGAAGCACCACGAATCCTCAAAAACAGATATTCCAAATCAAACAATGGTAGTGTTTCTACCTTAATTCTTGAAAGAACGCAATTTTTGATTAAATCCTTAACAGCAGATGTAACCTGTTTTTCGTCTTCTGACTCTAAAGCCAGCAAAAGTACTTTTTCTTCTTTTACCAAAAATGGTCGATATTTGACTGTTTTGCCATTTGAAGGTAATTCTAATTCGTAGGTGGGATACCCAACTTTCGGTAATGCCATAAAAACTAATTCAAGTCGTATATTTATATATACGACTTTTTCAGAGAAAAATGTGCGGAGATTTTTTTCCCGATTTCATGGAATTGAAAATCCGAATTTGCTGGTATATATCAGTCGTTAAAGACCTGTGTCTCTGCTCCTGTGAGTCCACCCATTCCATTGCTATAAATCATTGAGTGTCTAACATAATGGAAATTAACATTCACTCTAGTGATTTGAGATGACCCATATGACAAGGGAACAGCATCAATAGCATAAGGATAAGAACCTTCGAGCATATATGTAATCGATGGTACATCTGTTGCTCTTTGTTCAACCTTTGTGATATATGTGGTAGCAGTATAATTTGCTGGATAATTTAATCTATTTGTTCTGAATCTATTAGGTGTTCCTTGACCATGCATCTGTTCAACTGTTGCCTCATCCTTTATAAAATGTTGATTATTAGCACCAAATATTTCATCATACCAAACTTGAAAATACTTTAACTGCGTTAACTCTGCATCACATAGGAATCCTAGAGACACATCAGTAAACAATCTAGTGTGTGGATACTGAAACGGACCTTCACCAAGATACCTACCTGCCATCTGTGCAGTAGCAGCTTGTACGTTAGGTAACTGTGCTTCATCACACATCATTGTGATCGCATCATTAGTGCCACCTGCTCTAGCAAATTTAATTCGATACGAAGTAGTAAGGGACATTCCTCCCTTAGCACCTACTTTCGCCATTACTTTTGAAATATTCACACTAAATAAAAACGTGAGATCTATATTATATATGGCTAAAACTGGATTGTATAAACCTAAGAACCCTAAAAAGTACAAAGGTAATCCCACTACAATCGTTTACCGATCATCGTGGGAACTTCATTTTATGAAGTTTTGTGATAGAACTACCTCTATAATAGAATGGGGTAGCGAAGAGGTCATCATACCATACCGTTCACCTCTAGATGGTAAACCACACAGGTACTATCCTGATTTTTATATTAAAGTAAAGAAGAAAGATGGAACGTATGGTAAGTACATCATAGAAATAAAACCAAAGAAACAAACAAAACCCCCTTATGGTAAAGATAAAAGAACATCTGCCTACAAGAGAGCTGCTCTAACATTTGCAAAGAACCGTGCTAAATGGGATGCTGCCGAAGACTGGTGTGGAGATAGGCAGATGGGTTTTCTAATATTAACTGAAGATAACCTAGGAGTGTAGGAGATATGAACAATGGCACAAGGATTTGGAGACATACAGCGATCTGCTGTAAAAAACGATAGTGGATATGAAACTATATTTGAAAAAATAACAACATTAACTGGTGGTGAAAAGAAAACGTACACATGGTATAAAAATGCTGTGCGTAAAGAAGTAAATAGATTCAAAGAAGATCATAAAAAATTTGTTAGAGATGAGAGATATGATTCTCTTGACTCTGAAGATCAACAAGATGGAAATGTATTGAGAAGGTATGCAGTGCAAGGTCACATGTTCCTCTTCGAATACAAAGCACAGTCCAAATATCTACCATATTGGGACAAATTTCCGCTTGTTTATGTGATTAAATCAGATCCAAAAGAATTCTTTGGGGCTAACCTACACTATATGACACCTAAGAAAAGGATACTTGCTATAAGAGACTTGCAGAGAGGTAGAATCAACTTACCTAAGGCTTGCTTCCATAAATATCTTAAGTCTAATATAGATGGTCTATTATTAGATCTTCATGCAGAAGAATGGGATACAGCAATCCTACTTCCAATAGAAGATTTTGTTATTACTCGGAAAGCATCTGAATTTAATTTCAGAAAGGAAGAGGTGTGGAATGAAACTAATGAAAACTTCTACGATAAAATCAAAGCACGTAGAGTTGTGAGAGGTTATGGAACACAAGAATCAGTAGCAATGGCACAATGACACAAAGTCTAAAAATCGAAGCGATACCATCAACAGCAACCCAATTAAAACACGATGGCCAGAGTAATGTAGGATATGCTGCTGGACAGACCTACTATTTTGATGCAACAACTAATACATTCTATGTACATAAGGCTGATTCTACTGCTGATCCTGTCAATCAATACTTCTATGCTTCTCAGAAAGAAATAGATGCACTACTAAAAGATTGGGAAACAAAAAAGAAAATTCAGGAGTTACGTGAAGAATGGGTAGCAGAAAATGGTGCGTATCCTGAAGTTGGATTTCAAATACCAGATTCTGAAGAAAGTTCTGCGTACATGAATCTACAAGAGGTTAAAGGTAACCCAATTGAAATTAAAAAAAGAGGAGAAGCAACTGGATCAACAGGTTCATTACGTTACCCTAATGATGATAATATAACCAAAGAAAGTGACTATGTTTTATTTGAATTTGGTGAATATCTACCACCATTTTATGACTTACAGTTAAAGAATACCAGTGGTGTTCCTCCTGGTATGGATGATAGTGCTGTAAATATTGCTACAGGTGGATCTAGATATGCTAGTTACAATGAATCAGCAGCATCTTTCAAACCATTTGAAGATAATGCAAAATACAGACCAATCATCATGTACATGCCTCAAGATGTATCAACTGAATATAAAACTTCATGGAATGCTAAATCATTTAGTAACCTAGGTAGAGGTGCAATTTCTGGTGCTAATGGAAAATGGGAAACTTTAGGTGATTATAATGTTGGTCAAGGTATGAAAAATCTAGTCACATCATTGTTTACACAAGGTGTCAACGCCGTTCCTGGTTTGGCTGGAAACTTAACCTTTAATGATGTTACTGGAGCAACTAGAGGTGTGATATTAAACCCAAACGTCGAAGTTCTATTCGATCAACCAGATCTAAGAGAGTTTGGATTAAAATTTAAGATGACTCCACATGATAAAAAAGAAGCTCAAGTCATCAGAACAATCTGCAACACATTCAAACGTGCTTCACTACCAGGTTTTGGTTCTCGTGGTAAAAGAGATTGGGAACAACAATCTTTAGCAGAAGAACTAGTTACACTTGGTAGAAGTAATGATGAAGATGATCCTGCTTTAGGTGGTGGAAATTTCATAACAATACCACATCAATGTAGGGTTTCATTTATGAAAGGTAACACAGCACACCCATACCTAACACAATATAAAACATGTGCTATCACAAGAGTACAAGTAAACTATACTCCTGATGGAGCATATGCTACTTACGAAGATGGTTCACCAGTAGCAACAGAACTATCACTAGACTTCTTAGAGACAAAACTTGTCTTCAGAGATGACATTGCAAACAACGGTCCAACACTATAATGTTCTTTTCATTACTACCTAGTATAGAATATACTAAATCTCCTATCAGTTATCCGTTTTCGGCAGCTGACTATACTATTGCGAAGAATTTCTTCAAGAAGTATAAGATAGATGAAAACATATATGACTTTGCAATATACTTTGACAAGTATGTCTTACAAACAGGTGAAAGATTAGATACTATTTCAGATAAAGTTTATGGTAGTGTGAAATATGACTGGGTGATAGCAATAACAAATAACATGGTGAATCCTGGTTATGATTTACCAATGGATGATAATGCTATAAGAATTCATAGTGAAAATAAGTATGGTGACAAAGCATATAGTGGTGTACATCATTACGAAACTATTGAATACAAAGACATCAAAGGTAACGTTTTAATACCTGCTGGTCTAAAAGTAAATCAATCATGGTATAATAGTTTCCATGACCTCAACAATGGAACTGGTCCTATTAGTATACCAGGCACAGCATTGGCAAAGGTAATATATAATTATGATTATGAAGTACAGAAGAACGAAAAATACAGAGAGATATATCTACTCAAACCAGCATTGATCGATGTATTTTTATCAGATTTCAAGAAGACTAACAAGTATAAAGAATCATCTGACTTCATAACGTCAACACTAAAGAAAACTTCAACAGTATGATATTTTGGATTGGATTTTTTGTGATGGTATTTAATGAAGGGTTCGTTATCATGCGACACCAGTCTAAATTCTTTGCACAATTAAGAGACGAACTCATCAAAGAATTTGGTGATGGATGGAAGAAGTTTCATTCAACAATGGATTGGGTATGGCTTGGTGGAGTTATTCTAGGACTCATACTAGCAGGTAACCAAAGACTTACAGACATCGTTGCCCTTGTAACATTCTGGGGTTGTGTTCTGTTTTTTGTTTACATACCTAAGTGGGTAGGATAAAAAACTTTTAGGCAAAAAAATACCCCGAAAATTTTTCGGGGTTTTATGGAATTGAAAAATCAATTTTGGTATTCTGGTGGTGGTGTCTGTGGCACAGGTTGTAACGTTACCAAACCTTCGTACACTACTGGTGGTTCTGGTGGTGGACAACAGTCAGCTTCTTTATGTGCATGCTCTAGCAGATGTTCAACCTTTGCATTAAGTTCTTCTAGCAAACCAAGAACATGATCTACACGAGGATCAAGAGGTGCTGGTGGATAGTCTACTGTAAAAGTTTCATCAGCAGTTGATGCATCGAAAGTAACACTACCATTAGCAGAATCATCTGTTGGATATGGTACGTTAACAACACCATCAGGAGTATCAGGTGCAATGTTCTCTGGATACAATCCAGGTTGCTCTGTCACCTCAGTGCCTGGCACTGGTTCATTGTTATACTCAGGTGTAAAGTTTGAATTTGTCATTAGTTTTTTACTTAGAGATTAGTTCAGGTAGTTCATCCCCTCTCTGCTTCTTAGTAGAGTCAGGATATATTCTCTTATCATCTGATTCATATGGTGGTTGAACAGATGTAATGAATGTACTTAGGTCTGGTGGTGCTGCACCACTGATAACAGAATGACCTGTAGCAACTAGTCCAATAGACAGTGTTGTTGCTATCATAGTTGCTTCTGCCAACTGTAATAGTCCTACTAGCATTTCCTTATTTAGATTCTATAATCATATTATACACAAAAAAGAATTGAAATGTAACTACCTTGTGTCAGTTTGTATACTGTCCTAGCAATTTTTATTTAAGTCTTCTGCCATGTTACCACCGATCTCTGCACCTTGATCCATTCCGATCATCGTAGCAGCACCAGCAAGCACCCAACCAACATAAGGGATAGAGGCAAGACCAGTAGTAGCAACAGCAGCACCAACGCTACCACCGACAATTCTACCTGTTCCTTCTCCTCCACCGATTGCTTTGACGCAGGCTTCAGATCTTTGTTCTCTCTCTGTTGATTCCCAAGCGTCTCTTTGATATTTCTGTGTTCTAGGATAGAGTGACCCATCAACAGGTACTTCTTTAACGACAGTTTTATTTTCGTTAGCGAGTCCCAGAAAGCCACCTTTCTCTTTGACCTCCTCTGTTATCACAACAGTCTTAGGATCATTTGCTCGGTATTCTATATCATATCCATCCTTAGTAACTCTTGCTCTGTAGGATGTGTACTCATTGACTGGTACATTTAATGTTGGTAGGTTACTACGAGTAGCAAGCGTACCTATCATAGCAAGATGGGATACGCCTAGAATTCCTCCCAGACCTATCCCTATCAGTTTCATCTTTTCCATATCTTATCATCTATTTGGCCAATAGACCTATATTATAGCATTAATACTCAGCCTCGTCAAGTGACTGAATATACTCTTTGTTCTGCCTACAGATACCATGCACATCTATCTCTTGATGAAGATGTGCAGAGGTGTGAAGACCTTCTATCAGTAATAGTACTGCTAACATCATGACTGGGGTAAACCAAAGTGGGTTACCCAATACTTCATTTGTTTTCATCAGCATACGAGAAGAAGAACTCATCCATCATTTTGTCAGCTTTATCTTTACCGAAGATGCCTGTCATATATCCTAAGATAGGATCAAGTTTCTTCATGTAAATATCAAAGTCTTTATAGAATGATGTGTCCTCACCAGTTGGTAGTGCTTCATCAATCATACTACGATACACCTCAAGATACTGTCTGAATTCTGGTAGATAGTTATCTACTTCATCAAAGGTACAGTACCTAACAAAAATGTTCTCTGAAAAATGGTTGCCCATCTCAAAGAACCTGTAGTCTCTTTCTGCTTTAGGTAAATTAGGTAAAGAAAATAAAAACTTTTCAACTGGATGTTGAAAGTCAAATACAATGATGACTTTCTTTTCATGGAAACCCATGAGATCCATCCCGAAACAGGGAAGATAACTCCCTGTCTTAGGATAGATTACATTGTTATAGATATCACATTTTTTATTGTAGATATCTACTCGTCTTGACTTTATAAAATGAGGAGCAGTAAAGATGTCTGCTGTTAATTGCATACCACCTTTACCTGTCCACTCACACCACCGTGAATCAAATTTAAACTCAGGGAAAACATCATCAAGAACTTTTTTATAGTTGACCCAGAGGTCAACTGTGTTAGTCATCAGATGCTAGTGATGCAAAGTATGATAGTGCATCGTCATCATCAACGACTGCTTCCTTCTTAACTGGACTAGCAGCAGCACCTACCTTCTCTCTAAAAGATGAAGGAGTAACACTTGCTGTTGGTGGTGCAGTAATAGGAACCTCAAGTTCTTCAGCAACAGGTGCTGCTTGTCTACGTTGACCAGTACCTAAAACAAGATTCAATCTTGCTTCGAGGTCGTCGTAGGACTTGAAGTTGTCTTTTGCTGTGAACGCTTCGAGGGAGTGCTCCAACTTCCATGTTGCTTCAAGTTCAGAGTCATCTGCACTAAGAGCACTAACACTATCAAACTCACTGCTGTCATAGTTCCAGTAACCTGCTACCTTTTTGATCTTCAACTTGAAGTTAGCACCTTCCCAAAGATCAAACACATTGATAGGTGTCTCATCTTGGAACTCAGGTTGCATTGCTGCAAGAATCTTATCGTGGATCTTCTTGCCATACTTGTACAAGAATACTTTACCCTCATTCTCAGGGTTCTTTGGATCTTTTACAACATAGATGTTGCTGTAGTATGAAAGCTTACGCTTCTGCTTACGTGCAGTATCTTTATCTGCATCTTCACCACTGTTCCATAGTCTGCGGTTGACTTCACCTACTGGATCCTTCTCACCTAATGTTGTGAGACTGTTCTCAATGTACCAACCACCTGGTCCTTGAAAGGCATGTGAATATAACTTTGCCCAAGGTACTGTTTCACCATCTGGTGCTGGTAAAAATCTGATGACTGCATAACCGTTACCGCTTGCGTCAACTTCTGGTTTCCAAAATCTATCATCAGCGTTGTTGTTTGATGATGATTTCTCTAGTTCCTTCTGAAGGAATTGAAAATTGCTACTTGATTTTTTCTTTAATTCTGCGAATGACATATTGTTTTAGATTTAATTGGATTTGGGGTGGGAGGTAGGAATAATGTGTACCTACAAGTACAGGGCATTTCTACATAAGTAAATTTTTACTGTACTGCATGAGTCCTGTCTGGTTGGACAGTTCTGTTGTTCCCAACAGCGAGCACCACCTCTGACTCATCACCTTAACTAGACCATTGCCAGCAAGTTTAATTCAGTCACTCCCTTGTCAGGTAGCTAACCCGACATTTATATTTATAGCACGGTTAGGAACCTTTGTCAAGCCCTTCAACATGTTTTCTGTATGCTGTAACTTTCTTTAACAAGTCGTTGAACATGTTAAGTACATCCATGTTAGGGTCACCACCAAGCAACAGTGCTGCTTGCTTCATGTTCTCCTTGATAGACTCTGCCTCTGGATCATCAGTCAATTGGATACGAGTATAAAATATCTTTTGTTTCTCTATCAACTGTATCAAAGCATCAAAATATTCTAACTGCTGCTCCCTTTTTAATAGGGGAAGGTTCATAGCAGACTTGAAACAGAACTCTTGGAGTACTGTCATCTCTTGTATAGTACCACGTACCAGTTCGGACTGAAAGAATTTTCCCATTAGACTAGAAGTAATTTTGCTCTTGATGTTTTTTTAATAAAGTTTAGTTCCTGTGCTTCATATTTAATCTTTTCTTTCAGTGGTTTCGATAGTAACTTAGGTACTGATTCCACTTCAATCTCATTCACTTCACAGAAGTGTAGAACTGCATCAATATAATTCATATCAGAATTGTGGATAGCAATCTTCTCAACTTCCTGCGAAAACTTTGCAGGTGTCATAAATTTATCCTCTAGTAGTTTTGATTTATCCATACTTGTTTTTATACTGGTCGATGTACTGAATGAGTGTCAAAAGAAACTCTTTCTTTGGTGGAATTACTTTTACTTGTGTCTCACCGTTTTCACATGCGACAATAGTCACCAGTTGTTTAACAGTTATACCATAAATCTCCTGTAAACAACATGCATATGCTGTCTCTTGGATATAATAGTCGTAAAGGTAAGCCTCTTTCTTAGGTTCGGCAGCAGTCTTAAAGTCTATGATGGATAGAACTCCATCAAATTCAGCAATACAATCGACACGACCAGCAATTTCAAGATGATCAGAGTATAGTGCTGCCTCTTGCAAGAATATATTATTTATCCTATCTAGAACATGCCTACTTGAATTAAACATGACTACAGGTAAAGGAGAATCCTTGTAAGAATCTATGTCTAGATTATTATTAAAGTAATCTTCAACAATAGAATGATACGTTGTCCCTCTAGTAGTAGAACGTTTACAGATAGCATCTGCCTTAGCATTACCTATCCTTGCTCTCCACTTAGCAATGCCAGCCTTCTTAGCAGGGTTATTACTAATGACTGTAGTGATAGAAGGATAGTTGTGACCACTAGGTGTGGCATACAACCTCCTACCTTCTACCATCTTAGCATTCATTGCAATAGGATCGATGTCCTCCTTGTGTATAAACATTATAAACTAAGCGACATCTTACTAATGAGATAAGACTTTATCAATCCAGAACGAACGATATCTCCTACCCCAAACTCAACCATAGAAAACTCTTCCATGTTCTCAAGGATACGTTGGAAGTCTACGATACCATTCTTCTCTTTGTCTCTAGTCAAGTCTGTCTGATTAACATCACCACAGAACATAATCTTAGAGTCTTGTCCAACACGAGTCATGATAGAATCAAGCTCGTGGAAGTTAAGATTCTGACACTCATCAACAATAACAATAGCATTGTCAAGAGTTGTACCACGAAGGAACGATGTAGACCAGAAGGAAATAGTCTCTTGGTGCTTAAGATTTTCATATAACATTTCGAAACTAGCGTCATCAGGCATTTCAAACATTGCCTGAACCATATTCTTGTATGGTATTTGATAGATGTCAGACTTATCTTCATGATCTCCTGGTAGGAAACCAATCTCTCTTGTTGCTACAAGAGACCTAACAATATAGACCTTATCATATGGTGTGAAGTCACTTAGTACATCCTTAAGTGCAAGGTACAATGCAATGAATGTCTTACCTGTACCAGCACAACCATAGGCAAAGATGTTTTTATCTTCACTCCAATCTTTAAAGAACAACTCTTGGTTCTCTGTGAGTGGTTTGATGTCTGTCATATAAGACGAATCGATAGGCTTCTTACGCCTCATCTGCCTCTTAGACATCTTAGTTTTTCTTTGTTTCACTGCCATTAACCTTGCCCCCAATCATATCCACGACGATCCCATCCCTTATCAACCTTTCCAACTCTACCAATAACATCTTTCCATCCTGGATGTGTCTTACTCATCTTGTCACGCCAGTCACCCACCTCTGCAACATCACCACAGACACCTGCTTGCCAATCTTTATCCCAGTCAGGATTATCTTTTCTCCACTGATCATATTCTTTCATAGTCATGGAGAGTTCTTGTTTCTCTTTAGTTTTTAAATTTATTACAGGATATGTTGGCATATTAATTCCACTCCAATGCTTTAGATACTATAGGAAATTCTTGAATAAAAATAGACCTAACCATCTCTGCTATATCCATGTGTTCCTTTTGGGTTCCATGTGCAGAACGTAGGTCAATGTAATGTACCCAAGAACGTACACTACCTGTCATATATAACCGAGTCGGTGTAGCAAGAGGTAGTACAAACCGAGCACACTCCTTTGCTATACCAGCATGAAGCATCTTCTTATACAAATCAATACCAGCATCAAAATGCTTTCGCATCTCAATCTCATAGTTCTGTCTAGTATGAGGATCTATATCATCAATACTATTCTGTCTGTTCTTTGTATCTTGTCTACGAAGTTCAGGTAGAGGAATATCTTCCCTGATATGAGAAACATCAGCATATCTTTGAGAGAACTCTTGATATGTGAATGATCTATGTCTTAGTATCTGTGCAGCAAGACCACGAGTGGTCTCAATCTCCACCGTCATGTGTGCTTGCTCGAAGACCGACCAATGACCGTGCTTGATACAGTAACTTAGTAAACCAGCTACGTTTGGGTTGTCTTGATTGTTTGGATTGCTGACTCTCGCCACGTAACCCATCGTCTCCTCCGCTTTCGGAGTCACCGTTACTAACTTCACCTGTTGCATAATGTTTTTTCTTCAGTGATTTTCGTATATACTTAGCGTACTTGACATCCTCTTTAGTATACCACTCTGGATGCTTTTTGGCAAGCTTGATTATCCTTTTCGCTGTCTTCCTTTTATCCTTTCTCTGACTCTCTTCCACCATAAGGGTAGTCATACTTCATTAGGTATTTATATCAGACTTCAAACACAAAAAAATCCAGGAAAAATTTTTCCTGGATTTATAGAAATCAAAAGTGATTTTTGATTTAGCTCTTAGAAGCGAACTTGCGTTCTACTTTGATACCACGATACATTAGATCATGGTTTCTATGTTGTGCTTCTGCTTGTACCATGTTGCGGTACTCTTCAGAGTCATACTTGACTCCACGGTAAGTGACTTGTGCCATTGGCGTGTCCTCTGGATAGGGTGTATAAGACCCCGTTCCTTCAGTCGGCATTTGCGTCCCACTCACAATGAGTTGTTTCTTCTAACACTATACTGATCATCTCAGCTCGTGTCTCTTCTTCTATCTTAAACTCATTGATCTTATCAACCAATAGTTGAGCATCGATACAAGAAAAGGTAGTTGCAATAACTGCTAGATGAAACATGGGATGAACGTTCCGTTCCGTGTCGGCTTACTTGCGTCCCTTTCGGGATGAACGATTGTGTTAATATTAACACAGTTATATTATATAGTCAAATAAAACTGTAGTCTTTGATACAATTCTTAATTTTCGTATGAATGTGGTACATAATCAGGACACAACATAGCACCGACCATTTCTCTGGCAGGTATATTGTTATCGAGTTTTTCTTGCATCCAGATTCGTTCCTTTAAAGAAACTTCTCCGTCTGTTGATATCATTCTACAAACTATATCAATTAACTCCAACTGTTCTCCGTTGCTTAACTTGTTTGATGGCTTCTGGAAGAATTGCATATTCTTGTCTCTGTATTCTTGGTGTTAATGTTTCTACTGTATCATCAGGTTCAATTGGTACTTCGTATTGAAGTATGACCTCACCTGAATCTAACTCATCATTTACATAGTGAACTGTGCAACCTGTTTCCTTATCACCTGACTCCAATGCTTGTTCGATTGCATGAAGTCCTTTGTACTTCGGAAGCAGTGATGGATGTAAATTAATTATTCTATTGGGAAATGCTTTAACAAATTCAGGTGAAATCACCTTCATGTATCCAGCAAGAACAATAAGATCAACTCTCCATGCTTGCATTAGTTGAATGATCTGTTCCTCATCCTTATGTTTTATATAACAATGAGGAACACCAAATTTTTCTGCTCTCTTAGCAGCACCACAATCTTTCTTGTTGTGTATCATCAACACAACCTCATCTTCCCAACATGATCTAAGGATATTTTCGAAGTTGGTTCCGTTGCCAGAACATAATACTCCTAATCTCATAGCGTTTGATGCGTGTAATTTATATAGAGTGTATCATTTAATACTCAACAGTTATGTTACCAGACAAAGTTGTACCAGTATTTCCAGGTAATACTTCATGTCCTAAGAAGGATGGAAACATTATCATAGATCCTGGTTCTAGGTTAGGTCTGTAATCCATTCGGAATACCTTTGAGGTATCACCAAAATGATTTTGAATCAATGGCATGATGGGATGAACGAATGCAGTCTTGGATGTTACAGTTTCATAAATGATGTAACTCCACTGTGCATTCGGATGAATATGATATCCTTGATAGGATCGAGGATCATATTTGTTCCTCCACATACCCATAAACTCAATCGACTTAGGAGTATCTGGTAGGGATTCTAACAGTGGTCTGACTACTGTCAACAAGTATGTCCATGTACTGTCATAAACCTTAAGACCATTATTAAAAGTGGTGAGCACCCCACTCTCCCAAGTGGGTGAGAACTCACCAACGCCAGTCTTTATTTTCTTTAGGTTAATCTTCTCTTCGAAGACAGGGATAGCAAAGATATCTTTCTTCACTTATGACCTACCACCCCATTGGATAGAAGGGAATGCTTCAGACACACATGCCTTAGTAATCTTCCATCGCTTACCTATCTTTTTATCTTTAGCAAGGATAAGAACTTCTGCCTCACCTTTATTGAGACCCTCTAGCATTTGAATAAACATATTCTCACGCTTGACCTGAGATACATTTGATCCACCCTTAAAGAAATGATGAAGCAACCTTGCTTCCTTCTCTAAAAGAGTATGCTCTGTACCTTCTGGTGCATCGTTAGGTGTGTAAGGTACATCACCTGGTGGTAGCATACTAATTACTGTGTCATCAAAATTGATGATGAATAAAGACCGCAGTGCTTGAGTGTTATACTCTTTCAACAATGCAATCTTTTCTTTCTTTGTTTTTGCGTTGGATACTTTTTGTAGTACCTCATGCATCAGAAGTTTCATCTATTTCATCCTCATTAATAAATTTTACTGATAGTAGTTGTTCATTGATCATCATGCCATTTTCATCATACATTTCTGGGTGATATCCTACCTCATCTCTAGACCACATGTAATCATGTGCAAAATCTTTTGCTGTCCAACCAACAATGACTCCAACACATAAAAACAAAAAAGATAATGTAGCCGAAAAATAAAGAATCGTAGTATCTGTCATTGTACTTCTCCAGTTATGATTGTGTGTTCTTCTCCCACCTCAGATCAATTACAAAATAATAATTACGTCTGAACAGAGAGAACGCTTTCTTAAAACCAAAACCTTTCTTTGGTATAGGTTCTGTCTTCTTCCTCCTAAGCATTAATTCTATACCTTTATTTATAGACAGATCTGGAGGCTTACTTTTATCTGGCATGAATATATCCTTTCTTAAGCAACTCTTTAGCAGTCTCAACAAGGCCACCAATAGGTTTGCCATCTATTATAACATACGGATATCCTTTAGCGTCAGGATATTTTTTTATAAAAGAAGCACGGTTAGTAACATCAACTTCAATCTCTTTGTAAGTTAAGTTTGCCTTCTGCATCAGGAGTTTCATCTGTTCACAATAAAAACAACCATGAGAAGAATACACTGTGACATTCATTCCAAAGACTTTTTCCTCTGGTTCTAGATTTCCATGCATAAAAAAATGGGTGGTATTACCCACCCATCTTATCATGTTGTTAGTTATGTGTCAACCAACTGAAGGAGCAACGAGTGCAACTTCACTAGTCTCAGCAGATGCTAAGTCTAGTGGGAAGTTGTGTGCATTTCTTTCATGCATAACTTCCATACCCAAGTTTGCTCTGTTAAGCACATCACCCCAAGTAGGAACCACCTTACCAGATGCGTCTACGACTGACTGGTTGAAGTTGAAACCGTTAAGGTTGAATGCCATTGTGCAGATACCCATAGAGGTTAACCATACACAGATCACAGGCCATGATGCTAGGAAGAAGTGAAGACTTCTACTGTTGTTGAATGATGCATACTGGAAGATAAGTCTACCGAAGTATCCATGAGCAGCAACGATGTTATAAGTCTCTTCCTCTTGTCCAAACTTGTAACCATAGTTCTGAGAATCTAACCCAGTGGTTTCACGAATGAGTGAAGAAGTAACTAGTGAACCATGCATAGCAGAGAAGAGTGCTCCACCGAACATACCTGCGACACCTGCCATATGGAAGGGGTGCATCAGTATATTATGCTCTGCTTGGAATACGAACATGAAGTTGAACGTACCAGATATACCTAAAGGCATACCATCAGAGAAAGATCCCTGACCAAATGGATACACTAAGAAGACTGCGAATGCAGCAGATACTGGTGCAGAATATGCAACACAGATCCAAGGTCTCATACCTAAACGGTATGATAACTCCCACTGACGACCCATATAGGCACTGATGCCGATGAGGAAGTGGAAGATAACCAACTGATAAGGACCACCATTATACAACCACTCATCTAGAGTAGCAGCTTCCCATATAGGGTAGAAGTGTAATCCAATAGCGTTGGATGATGGAACGACAGCACCAGAGATGATGTTGTTACCATATAAGAATGAACCTGCAACAGGTTCACGGATCCCATCGATATCGACAGGAGGAGCAGCGATGAATGCTATGATGAAGCATGTAGTTGCTGCGAGTAAGCATGGAATCATTAAGACTCCGAACCAACCAACATATATTCTGTTGTTAGTTGAAGTAACCCACTCACAGAACTCAGTCCATCCAGATAGCAAGCCTTGCTCTCTACGAGTAATACTTGTCATTGAAGAAGATTGCGTTTAGAGTTGGTATAAAAAGACATTATAACCCCATGGTCTTGGTTAGGGGGAGTATATGATGAGCATTTGCTCACCGATTTATTTATAGTAACACAATGTTAAGTTGGTGTCAAGTCTTATTACGAAATCTTTTAGATACTATAAGTTCTCCTAATATTTGTTGGACATAACTCCATGCCAGTTTCAAGAACCCTTGTGATGCCTTGCCTTGTATCTCATCAAACATATACATGTTCAACCTGAATGCATAGTTTGCTTCAGTAATCAATGCATTGACCTGATGTTCGTCACATCCAAGTGTATCCAATGATGCTCTGTAATTATTCTTGAACTCCTTAGCATCAGGAATGCTAGGAAACTCATAGAAGTCTAGTCCTTTACCAACTGGAGGGTTGAGGACACGTTTAGTAATTTCTTTAAGGATCTTTCCACCAGACAGGTCACCAATATATCTGGTGTAATGATGAGCGACAAGTAAATAAGGATTCTCTTCTGCTACTTCATTAAGTCTGTGGCAGTACTTATTACATGCTTCTGATGGTATCTGTTTGTCTTTCCATTCAGGACCATAATAGTATTCAAGATCTCTCTCGATACCTTCCTTACGTTCTAAGCTTTCAGATCTGATTGCTTTAACCATTGGATCTTCTGTCTCTCTGATCCTCTGTTCCATTGTGTCATAGACATAATAGAAATTGGTTAGTAGTTTACGATACTCTTCATAGTCCACCACACCCCTAAGAAAGGATGCAACGAACTTAGTGTTCTCTGCTGCTGAGTGAGACTCTTTGGTCCCCTCTTTAAGTTGTAATGATAAAGTCATTATAAAATATCAAATCATGTACTAGGATTTTTAAAATACTTATTGATGACATTAACTTGGTCATCATACCTTGCAATCTTATCTAACTCTACTTGTATTGCTTCAGTAATATCAGAGTGCTCTCCGATACCTGCTGGATGTTCAAGATACACTTCAACATTTGCTTTATGTTTTGCGATCTCACCTTGAGCATGTGCTAATACTGCACGTAATAGTTGCTCTCTCATATGTAATGGTGGCATTATTATATAAGTAACGTACTATTATTTAGTCTACTTATTAAAGTATGTCTCATAATATTTCACAAGTCCAAACGAAACGTTGAACTTACTTGACCACTCTTTAGCACATGCTTCTGCATTCTTACCAGAGTAACCAAATCTTTCTAGTATTATAAGACATTCTTCAGTTGACATAATAGTTATACAGCCCACGCACTAGCGGCTAATCGGAAAGAAAGAAAGAGTGAGCAAGTCATGATGGTGAGTCGGCTCATCCACCACATTATCTCGTGCTTGTTTTTTGTGATAGTAGTCATAGTAGTAGGGTTACGATAGTTTCGAGTCCTAATGGTTATGATTATATAGTAGGTACTTCTGCTTACTTGTCAAGTAATGTCAGCCTTGCCAGATCATGTCAGGCATTGCTGATTGACCTGGTCTGTTGGTGACTAGAAGTATGAAGTATCCAACAAACCAAATGATGTTGAACAACCATGCCTGTCTCCAGAGATACTTTCTGATACCCATAGAAAGGAACACATTCCTTACTGCTATAGGATCATCCTCGTTACCTGTTGCTCTGAAGATCTGTTCTATTATTACTGCGATGATAGTACCTACCACTAGAGGATAGAACACAAAGTTCGCAAAGGACATTACTGCAATTAAAAATGTCATTGGATTATTGGTCCCAAAGTTATTCCTATGGTAATCATACCACAGAATTCAATTAATGGATACCATTCATTATTGAAAAGCGTATTGACCAACATTGGTAAAAGTATATGATGCTACGATTAAGAAAAATAATGCTTGATACATGGTGAGTAAAAATACTTATCATACTATATAGGTATTTTTACTCTGTGTCAAGCTCCTGTTGGGACAGTTTGAAGTTGTGTTACTCGCACTCCTTTACCACCATCATCATCGTCGTCATCATTAAACGCACGAAGAAGTAGTTCAATCAAGACTAAAGCAGTCATGGGATATAAAACCCAGAGGACTGCTACTAGTGGTGAAATTGTATCTGATGCGGCTGTTAAGTCGCTCATGAATATGTCCCTTTGAAAATTTTTACGAGTAACTATTTAGTTATGTGAAGTATTTGAAATGCGTATAAGCACCTACGATTGCCCAAAAAGCAACCATTGCGAACCTACCGTTAGCTCTCTGCCAAATTGCTGCGTTTGTCATTAGAATATACCTGGTATGATTTGTCCTGTTGTTGCATAAGCACCTAGTGCTGCAACGATTCCTAGCATGGCCATCCAGCCATTAAACTTTTCTGCTTCTGGTGTCATTGTAATTCTCCTTTTTAGATTGAGGGTTAAAAGTGTCTCGCTATGCGAGTGGTGTAAAGACCTAGTATCTTAAAAAATACCTGGTATGATTTGTCCTGTTGTTAAGTAAGCACCTAGACCAGCAAGAATGCCGACCATAGCCCAACGTCCGTTCTGTAGCTCTGCATTCTCGTTCATGGTTTTGTCCTGTTGTATAACTTGGATAGGTGGTTCCTTAGCAAACATGTTTACTTTGCCGTATTCGGTTATAGTAGTCATGATAGTTTGTAAAGAAACGTAACATAATTATATAGCAAAGATTAAACTCCGTCAACTAGGTAATTGTACGGACAACACAACCTCTATAAAAGATGCTGATAAGGTGCATAAGAAACCTTTATATAAATGGTATCAAAGCAGACAATATGAAGAAGTATAAATAATTGCGGAGATATTGTGAGTAAAATGAAAAAATTTATTCCTTTAATGATGATTGCTAGTGTAGGTGCTCTAGCGACACCAGTGAGAGCAGACCTAACATCAAGATTTACATCCAGTGTTCAACTACAGGTTAACGCAGCTGCAACACAGATGCAGCGAGTAGGAAATTCTTATAGCATATCTGGTACTAACGTTGACACAACTGATGGAACGACAGCTAACACAGTGAGTGCTGGTGCTATAGCATCAGGTGTCTATGGTCCTGGTACTATTAGTGCTACACAAGACGATCCAGGTGAGGCATTCAGCTTCTCTACTGCGTTCACTCAAGGTGATGCTCTAGTAACATCTGCTCCTTCAGTAGGTGCTGTTAGTGCATTGAGTAACCAATTGTCTACTGGAGCAGGAACCGCAGGAAACTTGGCTGGAACTGTAAATTCACAGGGTGCTCTGACCGTAACAGCTGGTGGGGCAGGTACTGTAGCTACTGGACAGTTTGTAACTGAGCTTCAGATTGACTAGGAATGTAGGTCATGAAAAGACTTATAACTATATTAATATTATTAATTCCGTCTAAAACCCTTGCTGTACCAGTGGTCCCCAACTTCCAGCAAGGGTCCATGACGAGCCACACCGAGACTGAATCTACGGTCACGGAGACAATAAATTCAATTGATTATAGGACAGGATGGGAATATTCAGTGACAGGGGTAGGGGTTTCCAACAACGGAGAACCACTCAATCCCAATGTGAACACATCAACAGTAACAATATCTCCGAGCGTCGGAACAGGAGACGGAGCCATAACAGGGTCAGTAACATCTTCTCACGATGCATTAGACTTCTCCAGCCAAAGCAACTTCACACAGACGACTCCAGGTGCAGCATTTCAATTCACCCAGAGTTATCAAGGACCAGGGATCACCAACCAAACTCTCATACAAAGATTAACCACCGTAAAGTCAGTCACAGACACAACAAGCGTGTTTACGCAGTAGTTGCGACTGTTCTTGGGTTTAATAGTTTTATACTTCCTGTGCGAGTTAACGCAGAGGTTGGTGGTGTATCTGCTACTGCCAATCCAATCGCTAATAGTTCGGGCTCGGTCACGAACCAGGCAATACAGGTTTTACAAGGTCCATATGTAACTAACACCTACGGTGGTGGGGTGTCATGTCAGGGTACGACTCTCAATATGACACCATACATTCAGTTCGCTGACTCACGTAAGGATCCTTGGGAAGATTTCTATAACGAACCACAGTACAACGTTACTGATGCTACAGGTAAGATGGTTCCTACCTATGTTACTGTCAAGAACTATCCTTGGGAAGAATGGTATGATGATAGAACTAAAGCAGATGGTACTAGATGGTTCGAAGATGGTGCAGATATAAGTATCATCCAAGACATCGATAGTCCTAATGGTGTACCAGATGTAGTTGATAGTGGTGGTACTATGACACCATCATGGTACAAACCTGTACGTACAGACATGAGAGCGAACCAAAGTTTCAACTTAGGACTCTCTGCTACTCTATCCATACCATTGAACAGAGGTATGCAACGTAAGTGTTCTGAAGCAGCATCAGCACAGATAGCATCAGTTACACAAGCCACTGCTAACAAACGGTTAGATTTTGAGATCGCAAGATTAAAAAATTGTGGTGAACTTCTCAAGGCTGGTATCATGTTCCATCCTAAGTCACCTTATGCATCTGTATGTGCTGACGTTGTGGTAACAAATCCAGGTGGTACTATCAAACCTCACACCCATGACTTCCCACAACCTACATTCAACGACCCTTCCCAGTCTTCTTCGTCGGAAGTAAACCCTTCTTCTCTCGATACTGATCAGTCCTCATCTCTTGGAGGGTCGGACGGCGTGGATTCTTCCCAAGCATCTTCTGAACTTTCGCAATCGCTTTCTTCACAACAGGCTTCACCACCTTCAGGAGCAGATCTGCTAGGGGTTTGGCAAGTAGGGCGGATGCAGTCGCAACAGTAGCGATTGTTGCAGTAGTACTAATGGTAGCAACAGATGGCAGATATTGCTCTATTGTTGGAACAGGTTCCCATATGGTTTCACATCTCTTACCATCAACTGTCAATTTATATTCTTTAATCTTCTCCGTACCTGCCTGATTCAGGTCTCCAATGCGTCTAGCATTAAGAGGAGGACATTCTACCTCTCCAGCAGTCTCACCTCCAGCAGGGGGTGGTGGAGGTGGTGCAGGTGCTTCTATAGGATCTTGTTCTTGTGACTCAATACCTTCATCACCTTTTTCTGGTTCTGTATTAATTGTCTGCCAAAATAATTCTCTATAATCATAATCAGGTGGTTGGTAGTAGGGCATACCAGCGTCACACAGGGTGGTCTGTCCTTTAGGATCATCATTAACTAGATTCTTATTAGTGGATGGATCCCTCTTAGCATTCTCTTTGTGTACTGTTACACAACCAGGCATATTAACAATAGGTGTACCAGCATAAACGGTTACAGGTACATCTATCGGTACTGCATTGGGAGGATTAACTAACCAAGGACGTACCTCATTTACATTAACATTCCTTATATCTGAAACCCAAGCATTGTTAACACCTATTTTATTAATACTACTACCCTGAATCAATGGTATCCCTGTACCGTTAACGGTAATGTTAGGAATACCTTGATTACTATTAGTTGGAATGAACGGTATCGACATCGTTATTAGGAAGTATATCTAAATCACCGACCACACCACCTATAACAATAAAAGCAGTGAGTACAGCACCAGCACCCCAGACCCATTTCTCAAGTGCTCTGATCCTTTCTCGTACATCTTCATTTAGTTTGGTGATTCTCTCGTCTGTCCTATCAATTCTTTTATGAATCAATTCCATTCTACGAGTAGCATTCTCAAGAGTACTATCAATGACAGCAATCTTTACGTCTTGCTCTGAATCTTTATTAGAAATTTCAGTCATTCTTGGCTTCTATAATCGCCTCTTTAATAACTGTCTTTAACTGTCTCAACTTTTTCTTACCTAGACCAGCACGTGTGTCTATCTTTACCTTCAACCAATACACAAAAGCAAGTACCAGTATGAACTGAATACCTTCACTCCATGATAGGTTCCATGCTTCATTAAGATCTAATGATGCTGCTGCTAATAAATTAATCATTTTATTTGTTGTCTATAGTTCAAGGGTGGAGCATCTGCTTTACCAGAGACACCACCAGTTTTAGGTGGGAATGCATCCTTGAGTTGTAAGTACAACTCTTCTGCAACCACCTGTCTAATTTGTTCTATCTGTGCATCTTGTCTCTTTTGAGGACCACCAGTATTCTGGTCGATGACATGATTGCCACCGACAAACGCACCAGTACCTAGCACGGTCACTGCCGTGCCAGTTGTCGCTATCTTCTGTAGATCCATTAGAAAGGTTTAGGAGGACCAAATGGTACAAGACTTGGTGACGAAGGTGAAGGTTGTGAAGGTGCTGCTTGTTGTGGAGCTTTACCTACATCACCTGTAAGAGCACCACCAAATCCACCAGATCCACCAGCGAGACCACCTAAAGCACCCCCACCAATAGATTCAATAGCATCTTTCTTGATGTCATCAATGATGGCATCCTTATTTACAAAGATGTATGTTCCTACACCTATAATACCAGCGAGTGTTACTCCTGATGCAATACTAATTGCATTAGCAATAGCGTTAAAATTAAATTTCATAATGTTCTCCTACATTTTATATGGTTTTTCATCAGTGACATCAGAGACACCGATTATTTTTAGAGGTGCTTGTTCAACTCTAATTGTTTGAGTCGGTCCAGCCTTAGCAATGATCGCCTCAATTTCTTTTGCAGTAACAGGAGGAGCTCCACCATTGGAACCACCATTGCCGTTACCATTCATTTTCATAGTACCGTCACCCTTCTTAGAAGCTGTCTGAATTCCAAAGCTAGCTAAAACTCCTGTAAAAACTGAAGCTATAAATGTCGGATCTATTTTCTGTTGAGGAACGCCAGGTATGGCGACATAATTTAAAGTTAAGATGCCTCCAGACCAGGCCAGCACTGTGATTCTGACCATTGTACTAATGATCGCTGCCTGTTCCTCTGGGTCAGGAAGAATAGCATCTTTTGCCCTAGCAAAGATACCTTTTTTCTCTTCTTCCTTAATCTCTTCGACAACATCTGTTGCCTTTTTCTCTTCTTCTACTGCCATAATAATACAACGAGTGTATTATATATAGGCATCAATTATGGAATAATGTATTTGTTCTAGGGAAATTTTGTACCGTCTGTAATGTATTAAGATCTGTACTATGAGAGAACCTCCTACCATTGTTAGAGATATTCCATGCACCTATCATCTTTGATATATCTCTAGGATTAGTAGAAGATAGTATAGCATCAGGACTTCCTCCTCGTCTTGTAGAATCTCCCCAGTTTCCTGGTGCATTAATATTTCCTGGTGGTTGTGCAATGTTTATCTCACCGTACATATTAGCATGATTACCACACTGATAGTATATTGTTTGTCCACCTTGATTATACTGAGTAGTAAACCAAATAAATCTGTAAGCACCCTGAATTAAACTGTGTGTCTCACCTTGATACCATACATCACCATTATTAACACCACTACCAGTCCATAGGTTAGTACCACCTGTACTTCCAGCTTGAGTAACAATATAAAGTGGATGATTATATATGGATCCTTTATTAACTACATTAATAGTTCCAGAAGCACCACTATTATTAGAAGAACAATAATAATATGTTCCTGTGTTTTGAGTATCAGTATAGAAGTAAATAGATCCAGAGGTAGCACCTTGATTTGTTACACCACTATTAACTTGGTTACCTGTACCAGTTGTATTTTGTGTCTTAATATAAATTGGTTCGTTACTAGTAAAACCATTAAAACTGAGACGAACTACATCACCTTTCTCAACGGTTATGGTATAGTTGTTTTGATTGTATTGCCACTGACCATACCCACTTTGTCTATCATATACATGTCCGAAGTATCCAGAACTAGATGCAGATGTTAGATAGTAATGAGAACCACCGTAAGGTTGACTAAACCACAATGCATCTCCTGCCATTATTGTTATGGGAATATTATTTCCAGAGATTGCTCCACTTGCATCTGTTCCAGAAACATCCCATTGGGTGCTGTTAATACCATTAATATCAATAAAATAATTACTGCCAGCAGTACCTAAATCCCATGACATCTCATCTTTGATAGATGCATACTCCAAGTACCCAATCAAATCACGATTGGTAAACCTCATTTTATTAGTCGCTAAACATGCTGCTACACCAGCGACCTGTGGTGATGCCATGCTAGTACCAGATATTGCTTTAAAGAAGTTATCTCCTCCATACTTGGTATCAAGATACCCAGTAGAATTATTAAAACAAGATAATATATCACTACCAGGAGCCCAGATCGCAATACCTGGACCATAAGTTGAACTTGCAGACTTTCTAAAGTCAGCGTAGTTACTTAAGTTACCAACATTAATAGCCTGATCAATACCAGTTACATTAGATGGACTTGATCCTCTCCATCCATACCAATAGTAACTACTTCCAGGAAAATCTAAGTGAATAAAGTTATTCCAATACTGATCTGGATACTCAGGTGCATAGTCATCTGAATTACCAGCAGCACCAATGACTACAACACCATCCTGAATAGCATCCTCAACGTCTGCATAATTAGCAGCATTATGTATTTGAAGGTTCTTAGTTGTATTATACCCAAAGTCTGCTTCTAATCCAGCAAAAGTCCAACCACTTGGGTTAGGATTGGATGCAGTATACCAAGTACCAAGCCAAGAAACACCAAGAACTTTAGCCTCTGTTATTGGATACTCCCAAATATCAGTCTGTCTGATACTGTAACCCCAACTATGATTTGTGATAGTAGGATTTCTAAATCCTGTCTCAGGATTAACTGCTTTATACCTATGAAATGCTCTTAGATAATCAAAGGCTAACATAGGATCAGTACGAATTGTACTACCACCAGCACCACTAAGAAGACCCATGCTATAGATATTTGCTTCAGTAGCCCATCCATAAAACTGTCCAGCAACAGTACCTGCTACGTGAGTACCATGATAACTTAAGTTGTTTGCATTCGTTACATAGTTTGGATATGGACCTGTAGGTAATGTATACCCATCATCATCTATACTACTAACATACCCATTTAATTCTTGATACCACTGATACTGGACATACCTACTCATCCCTGTACTAGGACTATTCCATTCTGCCATGTCAATTGACACTGGTTGATCACAGATAACTACATCAACATGCTTACCATTATTAAACCATTCAGCAGTATCAGTGACAGTTTCTGGACCTGATCCACCATCACCCCATACATTCTTTCTTCTCTGTGCTACGGTTCCACTACAAAATAACTTAGCCCAGTCTCTATGGTTAGCACTATTAAAAATTCCATCCTTCTGGAATAGATCAGTGTATCCAACTGGTTCATAATTATGCATCAGTGCATGAGGCACAGCAATTACATTTGAATCCTCAATGTTAAGCTCTACAGCAAGGACTCTACTATCTTTTCTTATTTCATCTGCTGCTTCATCAGTCAACCAATAATGAGTAACCCTACTAATAGGACGCTTCAAATTTAACCTGTGACCATCAGATTTCATGTCAGCATAAAATCCTTCTAGATCCTCTTTCTTTTTAAGAGTAACGTAGTAAATTCTTTCAGCCATGTTATGCCTCTAATTTTACGTAAGTTAAAGTTACTGTTATATCATTTGTTTGACCAGACATATTAACTACCTTTCCATACACAGTTGCTCCTGGTGTACTATCATTATTCCAACCTGTAACTGCTGGAGTAATATTAATTGTAGTAGACTCTGTTGAAACAACCTCAGCAACCACACCTGATCCTGGTAGAGGGTCGGTATGTATGTTTCTATTAGCATCATTAGTTCTAGTTAAAGTATCAATGTAAAGTGTTACCCAACATGGATGAGATACTTGTACTTTTAGTAATGAATATGTTTTTGCACACGTCCATGATACATTTTGTGCAGCTAGATCCGCAATAGCTCCTGTCGATGCACTGTCTGTACCTCTAGATGCTAGTCCTGATAATGTATTTGAAGTGGCAGCAGTAACTCTTCCTTTAGCATCTACTGTAATATCTGCTGCTGTATATGATCCAGCAGTGACTGCTGTGTCTGCCAGTTCATCTGTATCAACAACACCAGTATCTATCAACCAAGTTTGTCCACTGGATGATACAACTATGTCACCTTTGTCTCCATCGGTAACACCAGCACCGCCACCACCAGTAGCATCTGCTTGGTTAGTCCACTCAGATCCATCGTATTTTAATACTTGGTTTACTTGTACATTAGAGATAGTAACATCAGTTAGTCCATCTAATGCTGTAGCACCTCCACCTCCACCACCAGATGTAGAAAGAACACCACTACCATTTATTGATAGACCCGATCCAACCTTAATACCACCAAGAACATTTGCTGTTGCAATAGGTAGTGCTTCATTCCATCCAGCACCAACACTTCTTGTAGGTGTTGAAGCATAAACTACAAGACCACCATTAAAAATACTAGGTGGTAAATCAGATCCATCATTATTAGTCCATGTTGTTCTAAATCCTGTGGTTGTTTTATTAGTTACTGTTATCTCATGTTGTGCATACTGTTCTCTTGACCAAAGAACAAAATAGTTTGCATCTGGTTGAGCAGTGTCAAATGTAAATTCTATTCTATTGTTAGAACTATTATAAGCACCCCATGATACGCCAGTACCAGTACCAGCAGTATCAGCAGTAACATGTGCGAATGCTACTGGGATAATTTCATTACTACTAGTACCTGAGTCAACAAACTCAAGAGCATTACCAGCAGTATTGACTACTACATTTTTATTAGCAGCACCAGTAAAGTTAGCAGGTGTATCAGTTAAACCTGCAAATGTACTGGATCCACCTCCACCTCCTCCACCAGAGTTATCATCATCAGCAGGAGACCATCTATTATTTGCAGCATCCCACTTCAATACCTGACCATCAGTAACACCAGTGGTGTATACATCAGCAAGTTTACCAATAGATTTGTTTACATCTAATAGTTCAACCCATGCTCCAGCATGTGCAAAGTATCCACTACCAGTAGCGTGAACATGAGCAAACATACCATGATATGTACTGGTACTAACTGTCTGTAGGTCAGTTAATGTACTCCATACATTAGAATAAAGTATTTTATATTGAGCAAAGTTAATATCATTAGACCCTACTCCAAGATCACCAAGGTTAGCAGGTATACTAGGTCTTCCAGTTAAATCTGTGTAAGCACCACTTGTAGCAACAGGTGAAAACGCTGGTTTGTTTTTAATAAATGCGACATCACTTGGTGTACCTACGTTCCAGTCAGATTGAATCTGTGCAGGTGGAATGGTAGGTTTATTAATTAAATCTGAATAGTTACCACTGGTAGCAACACTGGCTAACGCAGGTTTATTTTTTATATAATCTGTCTCACTAGGTGTTGATTCATTCCAGTCAGCCTGTATCTGTGCAGGAGGAATAGTAGGTAGTGTTGTCCATTGCAATGACGTACCATCAGTAGTCAAGTATTGGCCTGATGTACCAACAATACCATTTAGTTGTAGTGGTTTTCCTGTAGGAAGGTTCAGTCCTTCTTTCGCTTCTACAGGTCCGTTATCATTGTAATTTGCGATCTGATTCGCTAAGAGTTTTGACATACTTCTAGTCCTGAAGACACTTTTTCTAAGCTAAAAGTATTTAGGCAATAAAAAAAGACCCCCGAAGGGGTCTTGTTTATCTAGTCTTTACCAACCGTAACTACATTGTCTGGATGATTTGATGTATCAATTTTAATATCAACACCATCTAAAGATGGATCAATGAATGTAACTGTATCATCATTAAATGTAACTGTGTTATCATTTATGATATCATCTTTGAATAGACCTGTATTCAGGTCAACATTACTTTCAAGATTAAAATTGTACTGAGTAGGCACATCATATAGATGACCACCAAACTCTATTGTATCATCTTGATCACCAAACTCTGCACGTACCACCTTCAACTTTTCAGTTAGATCTGTATACATTGCTGCTAATTGTGGAATTAGCTCAGCATACTCTTCTTCTAACGCACCAATCAAACCTAATCTAATCTCTTCCTTTGCCTTTATCAAATGTGTTCTAACGTTGGACATAGTGTATCTCCTGTAGGTTTAAATGTCACACAGACCAGTCAGATCTGCTGGATCTTGTGGGACCATGAGTATTGTAGCACCATTTGGTTTTTTTATCAATACTACTTCACCATCTTCAGCTTTTTGTTGCCATTTGTCAACATCTTTCTGAAATTCAGATTCATCTAATTCTATCATTGCTTTATACCACACAACATATATTCTCTTGCTGCATGTACCTTATAGACTCTTGGCATCCACCAAGATTCGTTTGATCCATTACAACTTGAGGGAAGGTAGCATTATCACCAAACTGGCCATAAAATGCTTCCCTTGTAAAATCTATATCCAACTTATACTCAACGTAATTTAATTCTGATAGTCCTAATACCTCTATAATCTTTTGGCAGTAAGGACATCCGTCCTTAGAATATACGGTGAAATTTTTCATGTGGATTCTTTTAATGCTTGTTGATAATCATTATCAAATAATTCTAATCCCTTGTCGGTTAGAATATGCTTATACATTCCTTTGAAAACTTTAACAGGTAAGGTACATACGTTTGCACCGTATTCAAAAGCCCTGCCTACATCCCTGACGTTCCTAATGGAAGCAGCAAGGATTTGTGTTTCAACATCATGCCTCTTATATGTATTAGCGATGTCTTTTACCAAACAAAGACCACCAAATGAGTTATCATCCACACGTCCTACGAATGGTGAAACATAAGTAGCACCTGCTTTTGCAGCAAGAATTGCCTGTGATACTGAGAACACTAGAGTAACGTTAGTAAGTACACCATCATTACTTAACTCTTTACATGCTAAGAGTCCTTCTTCTGTGCAAGGAACTTTAATAGTAACGTTGTCACTAAGAGCAATGTATGGTTGTGCTTGTTCAATCATCTCATCAGCAGTATCTGCTACTACTTCAGCAGATATAGACTCAAGGTTAGGACATGCTTGATAGATCTCTTCTATCACATCACTCTGCTGCCTACCTGATCTCAGTATAAGAGTTGGGTTAGTGGTAACACCATCAACCAGACCAGTCTTATACCCATCAACGATTTGACCCACCTCTGCGGTGTCTAAAAATATTTTCATTTTATGTTGCTGTGTTCATTCAAAGGTTCCATTTTTAAGAACTGTTCGTTCATATTATAGTACAGTTTATAGTTTCTTGTGTTAACCCAGTACCCTATAATGTCCGAACCATCACAATGGTAACCATATCCTGTTACTGGTTCGTTAACTCCATCAATACGAAACCCCTTACTACTATTGATGTAAGATCCAAATTTTTCTTCTAGGTTAATCATCTCTCCTCAAAGGTCATTTTACGGACTTTCCGATTACGGCGAGCCTCTTGGTATTTTAACTCATCACTGGAGAAAAGTGATGTTTTCTTAACATTCTTATTATTTCGTAACAATTCTACTTGAGACATGTTGTTTGCAGACACAGTATCTCCATGAAGGGATGTCATATTAGCACATCCACAGCATACAAACTGTACTTTATTGGCAAACAGTTCTTTACCGCAAGCAAGACATTTAACGCCTGTCATTCTTCTTTAAAATAATCCTTCTTATAATAACGTCCTAAGATGTTACTGTTATAATACTTTGGTGTACCATCATCAAGAGTTTCCTGTAACACATTGTTCAGGAAGAGTTCTTTTGTTTCTGCGTAGTTGGTTCGGCCGACTGTTGTGTGGAGAGAGATGATTTCTCTCTTGAAGATGGAGTTCCCAAGTAACTTTCGATCTGCTTTAAGTTCGTCAGAGCTTCCATAGTATCTTTTCCAGTCACTCTCAGACGTAACCCTTCTCTTACCACCTCTAGGTTTACGACGCTGGTAAAAGTATTTTCTTCCGATGTATTGTTTGCCCGATTGCAGATTAGTAATCCTGTAGACGTAACCGAAGAAGCCGTTAATGTCAGCAGAAGTAAAAGTTGAACCCTGATAGGTCCAGGGGTTCTCATAACTTCCCTCTGAAGTTTGCTTATCTTTTTCCACATACTCATTATCTAGTCCTCAGTATTTAGTCCTCCATCTCCTAATGGAAGGCCCATAGTTTTGTATTCCAGCTGAGTCTTAAGAAACAAGACCTCCTCCTGGAGTTCATCAACTTGCCTCTCAAGATACTCGCAATGTTCTTGGTAGATTATTACGCTCATAAACCTATTTAGTTAGATAATATAGAATTTAATAATGTTTTTATATTAATGAACCCACCTATTTACAGTAAGTTCTATGCTGTTGTCATCCATCTCCCACTCTTCTTGAACTTGAAAACCTAAGTCCTTTACTGTGTTGTGAACAGTCATCCTAGCATACTGTTGGGTAACCTTTTCAATGAATCTCTGAGGTGGAATAGGTTGTTTCCAAGTTTGAAGATCTGTAACAAGTTCGTAAACACCTTCCTTGTTAAGTCTGAATCCAATGTCATTACCAACAGCAACATCAACGTTCCATTGTTTATGTTTATGATCCCATGGATTCTCTAAGGTAACATCAACCTCTACGTTATACTGTAGAAGTTCCAGTGCTTCAATCAGTTGTGGTTTGTTCTTGATCTTGGTTTTGATTGTGCTGAAGTGTGACATTGTTATAGTATTCTGGTTTATATTCTCGTGTAACTACTGAACCTAATGCTTCTTCAATAGACTCTGTAAGATTTATACAATTTCCAGATTCTACTCCAATAACCTCTTCAGTTACGGTTCCATCTTGTCTGATGATAAATTTAATTGTTTCGTTCTTGTTCATAATGGTAATAATACTGCTCCAGGATCATCTTTAATAGCTAAATCAAATGCTATAGTAACTCTAGGTGTGTTAGTTTTCTGTACTGTAGTACAGTGTGGTACTGTTGCAGGAAAAAGAGTTAATGTACCTGCTTTGTTATCACTATAAAATTTATGTCCATCAGGTAATTGAAATAATGGATGTGAGTATATCGTTTGAGAATCATCACAAGATATAGTCATATGACCTGCCAGATATGATATAGGACTTGTTGAATGAATATGATTTCCTATCACCTCACCTTCTCTCATGATATTCATCCAACAACGTATCCATAATTTTTCTTTAAACCTATAGTCTTTACCCCACACTACTTTATTATATTCCTTGTGGAATTTTTTAATTATCTTACGTAGTTTAAACAATTCAACACACTCAGACTCCCACTCAAATATATTATACTGGCTCAGTCTCTGTGTTAATGGTGGTGCTTGAGGTGCAACATCAGTGTCGGGAGCATAGGTATCAATAACCCATTGTTCCTTTTTCAAAAAGAATTTTGTTAATACATCACAGTCAACATCAAACTCTGTACCTTCTAGTATCAACCAACGTTGTTGTGGTGGTGCATAAGGAGTTAGTGGTTGTGGACAATCAAACCCCATAAGATTTCTGTTACCTTCATTCTCAGACTTATGAAGGATCTCCATGTCATCACCATAAGAATGTATTTCAGTCATACTCATTCTGTTTCTTATAAAACTCACTCAAGGATGATGATACATCTGGTGGTTCAGGATCCTTAATCCCTTTAATCTTCTTCCATTTGTTATGTAATGCACCCATCATCCATGACTGAGCAAGACTCTTAGGTCCATTCTCTAAGAGATCTAACTCATATTTGCTGGAGGTATATGCTTTGTACTCCTCTCTCCAATCTGGAATGACACACTCATTATATTCTTCAACACAAGCATCTTTACATTCTTTATCATTTACATCACATTCACTGGTGCATTCCATCAATTCATCAGTACAGTCTTTCTCTTCATTAGTCATAGTATCGGTAGTTGTTTTGCATCAGTATCAAACTGTACTACATTATTCAACAAGGTAAGATCAAACGCCATAGTTATTCTAGGTTCATCTGTCTTGTGTCTTGTTGTGTAATGTGGTATGTAATTAGGAAACAGAGTTATACTACCTGCTTCGTTCTTTAATTCAAATGGTTTGTCATGTTCAAATGGTGTCACATATATCGTAGAACTATCACCACACTTAACAGTGATGTGACCTCCAATATATGTGTATCCATGTGCAGAATGATAATGTTGTTGGATCTTCTCACCCTTTCTCATGACGTTGAACCAACATCTAATACGAGTACGAGGGACTCTATGATCCTGTCCAAAAAGACTTCTCACATATTGTTTATGAAAAGTCTTAATCTCTTTACGAACTTGATGTATTATATCATAATCCCATGTCTCTTTATCCATAACATTAAAATATTGAAACCTAGAAGTAACACTCTTCGGTCCCAACCTAGTACTACCATCACTGGCAGCAGGATATGTATCAATAAGTTCTCTTTCTTTCTTTAATAATAGTTCTGTTAATACATCAAGGTCTATATTTATTTTCTTTTGACCTATAGTATACTTCCACTGAGGTGCAAAGTCTGAAAAGATAGGTGGATTCTCAAAGTCATATCCAATCCAATCACCTGCCTTTCTTAGTCTACAGGTTCTTATATCATTACATTCAAACTCTTTCCTACTCTGATCAGGATAGTCGTTCATAATTTAAAGCCAGCAAATGTATCTTTCTTAACGTCTTGTTTGATGCTACCCACCATGTAGCTCTCGACCTCTGTCTCCTGTGGTGCAACTTGCATACCTTTAGATGATAACCAGTGTGCAGTCCATGGTAATGGATTGTTTGCTAGTGGTACATCAAAGATAGGTTTCAATCCTATCGATTTTAATCTACGATTAGCAGTCCACTCAACATAGTTCTGTAATAGTTTATCATTCAAACCAATAATAGATCCATCCTTAAACAAATACTGAGCCCATTCTTTCTCCTCCTCTACACATTGCTTAAACATCTGGTATACATTTTCCTCTTCTTCCTTAATGATGTCAATCATTTCAGGATCATCACCCTCTTTCCATTTGTTTAGAATGTTTTGGGTGACTGCCATGTGTTGTGACTCGTCTCTTGCTATTAAAGATATGATCTTAGCAGAACCTTCAAGTAACTTAAGCTCACCAAAAGCAAAACTACAAGCGAAACTAACATAAAATCTAATACCTTCCAAAATGTATACATTAGCAACTGCTCTATATAAATGTCGTTTTAAATCTTTACGTGTCCACTCTGAGTTAGGATGATCCTTCATCTCAGGTGTCCAAGCACTGCTCTGACCATACTCATTAGCATAGTTAATGAAGTCATCATATGCTTTGGTCACTGACTCAGCACGTGCTAGTATCTTCTCATCATCTAGTATAGTATCAAAGACCTCTGATGGGTCAGGGTATACATTCTTAATTACATGAGTATATGATCTGCTATGAATCATCTCCATAGTCTGCCATATATTCATGCAACCTTCAAGCTCAGGTAGAGAACAGTATGGAGCAAAAGCCATGCCAGGAGCACGACCTTGTACGGAGTCCAAGAGGATTTGATATTTGAGATTGCTAGTAAATATGTGTTTCTGTGCATGATTTAATTGTTGATAGTCTGCTCTGTCTTTCTGTAAAGATACTTCTTCTGGTCTCCAGAAGAATCCTAGTTGTGTTTGTGTTAACTTATCAAAGATAGGATACTTAAACTTATCGTATCGCTGGACTCCTAATGGAGGACCGAAGAACATTTGTCCTTTGGTGGTATCGTTATGACTAGTATTAAATACTGTCATTCCTTTAATCTCAGATCGCACAGCTTTCACACGCCTCCTCTTCAGTAGAAAATATATCATCAAGTAGATTAACCATACTTTGCTTTTCATCTGGCAAATTATCCTTCCATCCTATTGGATGTGCAGGTTCATCTATATCTTTCTTACTATCATATGTATTCTGATAGTAAGAGGTCTTCCAACCATACTTGTATGTGGTAAGAAGGTCTTGTGCCATCACCGAAGTAGGTACTTCAGAGTTTTCGAAATGCTCTGGATTATAGGACCAGTTTCCAGAAATTGCTTGATCAAAGAACTTCTGCATAACAGCAACAATATTAATATACCCAGTATTGCTAGGCATATCCCAGAGCAACGTATAATTGTTCTTAAGGGATGCAATCTGTGGTACAACTTGCTTAAGTGGTCCTTTCTTAGACTTCTTGACTGAGAGATAATCTCTGGGTGGTTCAATACCATTTGTAGCATTGGAAACAACCGAAGATGATTCGGATGGCATCTGTGCAGATAGAGTGCTATGTCTGAGTCCATGCATAGCAATGGATCCTCTGAGTCCTTCCCAGTCACAGTGAAGTTCGTTTGGAACCAATTCATCTACATCCTTTTTGTAAGTATCTATAGGTAGAATACCATCAGCATACTTAGTACGTTCGAAGTAGTCACATGGTCCTTTATCCTTAGCAATCTGATTAGATGATTTAAGTAGATAGTATTGGAATGATTCAGTCAAATCATGTACCAGTTTCCATGCTTGTGGATCCTCATACTTAACACCTTGCTTCGCAAGATAGTGTGCTAATCCAATGAATCCTACACCTAATGACCTACGTGCTAGAGTAGATTTTTCTGCTGCTTCAACTGGATACTGTTGATAGTCAATCAACTCTTCCAGTCCACGTACAGCAAGGTCACATAGTTCTTCCATCTCCTCAAGGTTACGTAGTTTACCTACATTGATAGCAGATAGTATACACAGTGCTATCTCACCACCACCATCGATATGTTGGATAGGTGTAGTAGGTAAAGTAATCTCTTGACATAGGTTACTCATGGTAACCTTGTCTTTAAAAGATGAATGCTCATTGCAGTGATCGATATTCATTATGTAAATACGACCAGTCTCTGCTCTCTCCTTAAGAAGATCAAGAATTAATTCTTGGGCAGCAATAGTCTTTCTAGGGATGGTCTGGTCGGACTCATATTGTCTGTAGAGTTCGTCAAAACCATCAGTTCCGAAAGCATCATATAGACCAGGAACATCGTGAGGAGAGAATAAGCTAATGTCCTCACTTGTAATAAATCTTTCATAGAATAGTTTACTTAACTGGATGGAGTAGTCGAGCTTTCTGACTCGGTTGTCTTCTGTTCCTTTGTTGTTTTTGAGGACGAGGATGTCTTCGATTTCTTGATGCCAGATCGGAAAGTGGACAGTTGCTGAGCCGCCACGGATCCCGTTCTGCGTACAACATCTGACAGTAGACTCAAATTTCTTAAGGAAGGGTACAACACCTGTGTGCTGAACCTCTCCACCTCTGATTCGAGAGTTGATTCCTCTGATTCTTCCAGCGTTAATGCCGATACCAGCCCTTTGTGCAACGTATTTCCCAATAGCCATATCAGAGCTAAAGATACTATCGAGGGTATCGTCAGAATCAACCAGAACACAAGATGCAAATTGACGTATGGGTGTTCTGACACCTGCCATAATGGGCGTTGGGATGTTGATTTTGTGTCTGCTGATTGCGTCGTAGTAGTTTTTGACATAATTAAGCCTTACATCTGTAGAATAGTTTGAAAATAATGTAGCAGCAATCATTATATACATGTACTGAGGTGTCTCATAGACTGAGTTTACACTTCTATCTTGTACAAGATACTTATCTGCTACCTGTCGAAGACCAGCATAAGTGAAAAGCATATCACGGTCATGATCGATCCATGAGTTAATCTTATCCCACTCTTCTGTTGTATACTTAGCTACAATGTCATGATCATAGACACCTTTCTTAATACATCCTGAAATATGATCAGAAATATGTGGATGATTTTCCATCCACTGTGGACCATGAACTTCTTTATATAAAGTAAACAACAATAACCTTGCTGCAACGTATTGATAATTGTAATGTTCTATATCAATCAGATCACTCGCTGATCTAATCAATATTTCTTGGATGTCTTGTGTTTTGATACCATCATAAAACTGTAAACCTGAGTTCATTTCAACCTGTGAGGCACTCACACCGCTTCCTAATCCTTCACAGGCATCTTCTACTACCTTATGGATTTTGTCAAGGTTGAGAGGTTCTACCTCACCGTCTCGTTTAACTACTTTAATGCCGTTGCTCATACTTTTTTCCAGTCGTTTAGTTTAAGAGTTGCTTCTAACCCACTGTATGAATTAGATTCTACCACCTTTTGCACATCATGTCCAGCTAGGTACATGTCGTTGATGTCCTTCTGCTGTATATTCTTAGGCCAAATTACTACTTTACCTCCTCCATCAATGGACTTGGAGATTCGGTTGACGATTTCTGTGTTACGTGGTTCGTTATCATAAACGTAAATATAATTGCGCCAGCCAAACGTCCGAATATCAACATCAGACCCAGCCATCGCAACGGAATTCTGAATGAACGTTGCGTCGAATGGTCCTTCTGTAATGTAAATGGGTTTTGTGTCATCTATCCTATCCAATCCGAATATTTTGGGTCTGTCCTCATCAAGCATGACCGTTATGTACCTAAGCGTAGCCGTCTTGGCTAGAGATCTGCCTTGATAACCGAACAGTTTACCATCTTTATCCCTGAATGGAATGATGATCCTTGAATCATCTCCTCTAAGACTGTCAAAAGTTTGTTTCAATTCATTAGTCCAAGCTTTAAACTTAGGTGCATAATAGAACTGAGATAGATCCTTTATCTTTCTATCTTGGAGATATTTTCGTGCGGTGTGTGATGTATTTAGATCAGATATTTTATCTAAATCTATATCTTTTTTCTTAAATTTAGGTTGTGTAAAATTAAACTTAGGATTGGGTGTGGTAGTACCCTTACCAGTCTTACCATCTCTAAATTTCTCCATGATATATCGATCATGAAGCATTGTATCTTGATCCTTTAAAAAATTAGAAAAAGTTCTTCCATACCCACAATTGTGACACTTGTATACAAATTCATTTTTAATTTTGAATAAGTATCCACGAGCCTTGTTCTTCTTCCTCTGTGAATCACCACAGTAGGGACACCTAAAATTAAAAAGGTCTGCCTTCTTCTTCTTGAAGAGGGGCAGACGAGGTGAAAGGTATTGTATGTACTTTACGTCAAGGTAAGACAAGTCAGCTCATCTGAGGTGACTCTATACTAACAGGACTTGCTACTGGTGTCAACCTAGGTTGTGACGGTTGAAACATTGGTTTAATTATTCTTTGTCCGATTGGACTAACCACGAAAGATAGAATAGACAGAGCACCAAAAATAGACCACATCTTCTTTTCCATCGCTCTAAGACGGTCATCGACTTTTCGGATATCTCTTTCACAGCCTTTCTTTATATCAATTGCTTGACGGTTTACTTCACGATGGACTGACTCGATCTTCTCAAAGAGAACACCATCAATCCTATCTTGCTTATCCAACTTTTCATTATGGACAGCAAGAAGGTTACCCATCTTAACTGAATTGTCTTGGAGAGTATCAACAACCTTCTCCAGCCGCTCAATGATAGCAGCATTAATACTCTCGGCCATTTTTAGACGTTACGGATGGCGAAGTCCAGTGCAGACTGGAATGTAGCAGCATCCTTATTTACCATGAATCTGAACTGATCCTTATGGGCATCATCCAATGAACCATAACATGCTGCAATTTTCTTAGCAGAAAAATTATCTAAGTTCTGTACACCACCATCAGAGAACTGAATCTTTGCCATATCGTTCTCACCAAAATCAGGAACATCCTTAGTTGCTACTGCAACTGCTACTTCAAGAGCATCCTTCTGACTTAATGTAGTTTCTTTAATCATGTCATCACCTTTTAATTCTATAGAGTTGTTTAATGTTTTTAATTTTTTGGTCTGAGAACCTGCCTTCTTTTTGAAGTCAGATAGTCTTGCCTTCATCAGAATATCCATCTCTTTGGTTTTATTCTGCATCTTTTGCTTGGCTTCACCACGCTTCTTCTGTAAGTCCTTCCTACGATTGAGTTTTTTCATTTGCCCAATCTGTTTCTGAGCACGTTCTGTTTCGTTAGGAACGGATTCAGCAATAGGAGTTTCTAATTCTTCTTTCTTCATCTTTCTACGTTGGATACGTGACATCAAATCTTTTGCATCTTTGGAACGACCATCAATCTTGGAGTTACCCTTCTTATATTTACGTGCCGACTTAGTATTAACAAAGACAAAAGCAGGTGGCAGTGCAAGACCGCTACCATCTCCAGCCATCATTTCGGAAAGTCGTTTCATATCAGATTGAGTTCCTTGAGACACGTCTTGTCAATATCATTATTTAGTGATTCAGGTAACCTATCTAGGAAGACCATGAATGATTTAATAACTGGCCAGTACGTACCCTCAATCTTATAGAATAAGAGTGGTGTGGCAGCATCACCAAAGACATTATATAATAATATAATATGATTCAGGATCAAATGCTTGCGAAACTCCCCAGTGGTTTCATACCTTCTGAGGAGTCTCTTGATATATTTGAACCTTTTCAGATCCTCCTCGAAGTCAGCATATGTAACTGATTGAGGATTATTATAATTTTTAATAGCGAATAGGATCCAGTTATCCTGTGTCAATTCATCAAATTTCATTTACATATTATGTAACTGTTAATGTGGCAGCACTTGAGATCACAGGAGTTGCACCCTGTGAGGTTCCAACTACACATCTGTACTTGTTACCATTGTCACCAGCGGCTGTTGCTGCTGTTGTGTATGTAGCAGTAGTATCATTGGTTCCAGTTGTAACATCAGCGAAGTTAACACCATCTGTGCTGACCTGCCACTGATATGTTGCTGTAGCACCTACTCCATTTACATTAACTGTAACGTCTGAAGCACCACCATATGTACCAGTTCTGCTGAGTGTCAATGTGTCATTGTCAGTGTATCCACCACCCTTACTTACTAGTGTAGGAGTAGCAGCACCGTTAGCATCAACTACAAGAGTAACAGTAGCACCTGATCCAGTACCACCTGTTGCTGCTATTGCAGTATATGTACCAGCAGTTCTTCCTGCTGTGTTTCCAGCGTTGGCAGCACCATCAATTGCGGATGCTTCACCTGTTGGAGTAACAACAACTGAGAAGTTCTGTGTGTTAGTAGCAGCAACCGATGCATCAGAAGGTTGTGTACCAATAGAAACTGTAGAAAGGAAGTCACCAGCGAGTGTATCGTCTGATTGTGTCTCTCCAGAGTTTGCTTCACCACCAGCGATGAACACCATCTGCTCTGCTTTATGACGTGCTCTACCTGAGCTATCGTTATAAGTGAAGTATGACCACCAACCAGGAGCATTCAACCCTCGCTTCTTATTCTGCTCAAGTGCTGCTTCTGTTTCGTCAATATAAACTATTGTTTTTGTTTGTGAATCCGAAGCAACACCAATCCCAGCTTTGGTTTTGTTAGCATTACTATCGGTACTACCGTATAGAGACATTGATACTCTCCGAATAAATTACCATTTCTACAACTTATTTATACCGCCCCCAATCTCATAGCCTTCTTGACTCTGGCTACGAGTTGGTCATCCACATCGTTATCTGTGGACTGAGCAAAATCTTCGAGCATCTCTACAGCGAAAACTTTCATCTGTTTTTTAAATACCTTCCTTACCATTAAGAATAGTAAGGGTTTGAATAACAAAAATAGAAAAGTCATCTTGCACCTACACGTGGTTCGCTATCGGGTACTTCATGGGGATCCATCTCTCCTTTTGGTAAGTAAGCCAACTCACGCAAGGCTTTAACTGAGGGATCAGTTGTAACATTAGTGGGCA